CAGGTATATTTTGGGTATCAGTATGAATCACTCATAAAATTAAAGAAAAGGTTTTTCGATGAAAAGTCCATACCCTTTAGGGAGATGACGTTTCAGGAATACGAAAAGAAATATAAGAGGTGGTGTTACATGAGAATTGATCTGCCTCATATATTTGATTTATAAATAAAATAGAGTTTCATATATTAACGTATGTGAAATAGGAGTCAACAACGGTGTTGGTTTCCCACCAGTCCCAACAAGTAGATAGTATCTAGGGGTTCCGGATAATCCTTTTTACTGTCTTTCAGAACAACCCCGGTGCCATGTAGTTGGTCGGGGCTCTGAGAACTAAATTATAGATGGATAGCATCAGGGAGGTAGGGAATTAATAATACGATATAGAAGGACGGGCGCTATAAACCAAAGGTTTAAAAACACCCTTCACCAAGTTGTTCTCCTAGGTTTAAGGTGCCATTGTATAAGAATAATCTTTATTGGGAGATGAGTCCGGGGAGGTAATTCCCGGACTTTTCTTTTGTTTTCTAAAATAAAAGTCCAATAAATTTAAAAAAATACTTGACAGCGGTTTAAAAGTATAGTACAATTAATCAAATATGCTTGACTAAACAGAAAGGATAAAAATGCTACCATTACTGATAGCTCTTCTGGTTGGTTTTTTTCTGGGTTGGAAGCTGAGGGGTTATCTCATTAGCGTGTTCAAACATAAAACCTCCTAGAATTATATATATAATAAATGGCAGGTAGTATAACTGGTAATGCGCTCGGCTGTTAACCGGGAAGATGGGGGTTCGAAGCCCTCCCTGCCAGCCAATCATAACATGGGGGAATCATGCAAACCGGGGATATCATCAACGTATTGTTGGTTGATAGCAATCCTGAAAATAAGGCGGTTCTAAGGTCGGCCTTGGAAAGATACGATTGGGCTGATCACGAGGTGAACATCGAAGAGGCGCAGGATTGGTTGAGTTACTTTAAACATTTGATGTACCTGCAGGTCAATGGGTACGATGGTTACGATTACATATTCCTCTCCCTGGATCTGGAGAGAGAATTAAAGATAGACCTGTCAGGAATGATCCGAACGTACAAGCAGATGCACTCCTTTAAGGTCACTGGGGACGAGTTCATAGTTGGGTACTCTAGTGATAACATAAATAATAAGGAGCTGGACGAGTTTTTAACCTCACCAATACATGAGGATGAGGTGCATAGAATTTTAGATGTGAATTAGTTTAATAGGGAGAACACCCCGCCTTCGGGGCAAATGTTCGCTAGAAGATTGTGGTGTAAATGGTAGCATACCCAGTTGAACAACTGGGAGGTGGTCACTTCGAGATGACAGGAATCTGAGAACATGGGAGATGCAGGCTCAAGTCCTGCATTCACATCTATAAAGTTTTTCTGGGTTAGGGCCATTAGGAAGGCCACTTGGTTTGGGGCCAAGAATATCGTGGGGGTTCGAATCCCTCAACCCAGACCAGAATTGAAACAGGGTGTAGGCCAGTCTGGTAGGTCGTTTGGTTTGGAACCAAAAGGTCGTGGGTTCAAATCCCACCTCCCTGACCAAGTTATTTAAAAATGAATATTGAAAAGAAATTGAAATTTTGTAAAGACTGTTGGTATTATTACGGTACTGAATCGAGTGTAGCGGATGAATTTATTAACGGCTTTACATATACAACAGGAATTAGAGATTTAAGTTTTGATCTGGTTTCTGATGTAGGAACGATTCCCATGTGTCAACATCCAGTATGTTGGGAGTTTGGAAGTCGGATAGATAAAATAAGTGGCATAATAAAAACAAAGAAAAGAATTCAAGGACAAGGACAATTAAATAAGAATTTTAAATGTAAATATTTTAAGAAGATAACATTTATTGTAGGAACTGTAAGAAGGATTTGGTGTTTTTTATTTGGGTAGGAGGCAGCTGTCGGTTGTGCTGTGAGTGGCTGTAACCCACTTCCCTTTGCGGTGAACATCGGGGGTTCGACTCCCTCCCTGCCCACCATATAAATATTAAAAGAGAATTCAAGTACCGGTGGCCAAGTGGTTAAGGCGGCTGGCTGCAACCCAGTGATCCTCGGTTCGATTCCGAGTCGGTACTCCAAAGTTTTCGGGTCATAGTTCAACGGTTAGAACAGTAGGCTGTCGACCTGCAGATCGGGGTTCGATTCCCCGTGGCCTGGCCAAGTTTCAAGCGGGCGTAGTATAATGGTATTACGATTGGCTGCCGTCCAGTAGACAGGGGTTCGATTCCCCTCGCCCGCTCCAAATATAAGGAGAACATATGGATTGGAGAACATATGTAAATGAGGATGATAAGGATTTTTATAAAAGATTCAAACAGTCTTATTTAAAATCGAAAAAAGAACTAAAGTATTCTTATAATCTGTTTAAGAAAAGTCAAGAGGCGAAAGAGTTGCCCTATATAAAGACATTTGAAGATTATGTAGTTCTTGAACTTCATAAAACAGGACAAGTTTGAGGCGGTATAGTTCAGTGGTAGATCGGGAGGCCCTCAACCTTCAGACTGGGGTTCGATTCCCCATACCGCTACCAGATATATGCCGGTGTAGCATAATTGGCGATGCAGCTCCCTTGTAAGGAGAAGATTGGGGGTTCGAATCCTCTCACCGGCTCCAAGAGTTTGGGGGGTCATGTGCCAAGGCGGCGACGAACTTTTGCAAGGTTTGTGTGATCAGTTCGATTCTGATACTCTCCACCAGATGTTTGCTGGTGTAGTTAAATGGTAGAACACCTGCGTGGTATGCAGGGGACGACAGTTCGATTCTGTCCTCCAGCTCCAGATGTTATGCCCTTGTAGTTCAACGGTAGAATGCCTGTTTCGTACTCAGGCGACGGCGGTTCGACTCCTGCCCTGGGGCTTCATATAAATATTCTTAAACGGAGGTTGTATGGATTTTAAAGAATATCTAAATGAGAGTAAAGATTTTACTGATGAAAAATTACAAGTTGGAAAATACGTTGAGATTTTTTCATCAGATGATGAACAGATGGGCTGGGTTAAGATAATTAAATTAACCCCAAAGGAAATAATTACAAAGGAACAATCCTTTGATAGAAAAACAGGAATAGAAACAAGATCAAAAAGAAAAGGTGAACTTGATAAACTTGGGCAACATCTTATTGATAAGAAAGAAGCAAGGACCGCAGATATATTATATTAATCATTCAATAAGGCTCCTGTAGCTCACCGGAGTAGAGCGTCTGGTTGTTAACCAGTTGGTAGTGGGTTCGATTCCCACCGGAGCCTCCAAAGAGTTTTATGCCAGTGTGGAAAACGTGGTCAACTCGTCCGGTTGAAGCCCGGAAGATTCCAGTTCGATTCTGGGCGCTGGCACCAGATATATACTAAACAAGAAAACTAAACAAGAAAGGAACGAACATGAAAAAGTTTATTTACCTACTTATGTTAGGCGTGATGTTATTGGGATGTGGTGATCAATTAGTACATCCTCTTATCATAAACAACAAGGAAATTGAGGATCTTAAAAGGGACCTTTGTTCATTTGATATATGGGCCGTTGGCGATCCGATTAATTATGTTTATTTCGTTGCGCCGTGTAGCCTGTACAATGTGGGAGATACATTAAGATAGATTTATGCCTCCGAAGCATTAATGGTGATGCACCGGGCTTTTAACTCGGGGAACTGGGATCGTTACCTAGCGGGGGTACCAACTTTTGAATGAGGATTGAATGAAAGCAACGGATATAAAAGGTCGGATGTTAATCAAGAGGTATCCGAACTGGAACATGGAAGAGGTGAAGGTGATAGAGACCTCGCCCTCCAAAGAGTATTTTAAGGTCCAGCATGCCGATGGCACAAGCACATGGGCAAACCCTGATGAGTATAAGAACTGGACCTTGGTGGAGAGATTGTAACCGAAAGGATTGGTATGATTGTTTATTCAATCAAGAACACGAAGGATAATACCTTCTTCACCAACGGTGGGTTCAGGAAGGAGTTTGGTAACCTATACAAGACGAGAGGAGCTGCCAACTTTCAGGTGACCCAGGGAAAGATAAATATTGGTATAAGATTTGGAAGTATTAATCCTTCTGACATAAAGATAGTTGAATTTGAATTAAACGAGATTTAATGGCCAGGTACCCCAACTGGAAGAGGGAGCAGGCTTAGACCCTGTTCAGTGTGGGTTCGACCCCCACCCTGGTCACCAAAAAGTTTCTCTTTGATAAGGCACCAAAAGGTCGAGGATGAATGGTCCCGGCGGTCAAACCTCGGATGCGGGAAATGGCATCTTGTGTTAGGGTTCTTTATCACGGACGTTGTGCATGGTGACTGTCATCTAATTGGTTAAGATACTAGACTGTGACTCTAGCAATGCCGGTTCGATTCCGGCCGGTCACCCCAGAACTAGCCCCTGTAGTTCAACGGATTAGAATACGGCGCTTCTAACGCCAGGATGAGGGTTCGATTCCTTCCAGGGGTACCAAATATATGGGTCTGTAGTTCAATGGATAGAATAGTACCCTCCTAAGGTTCAGATCGGGGTTCGACTCCCTGCAGACCTACCATTTCAATTGAAAGGACGTTTAAATGAAACGTGTGTTTAGTATCCCTGGGTACAATGCAGAGAAGGCAGAGAAGTATCTGTTCATTAGTGGCATAAAGATTGTCAATAAGAAAATAAGAAAGGAATACTGGGGCGAAAGAATTATAGAGGCCATCTTCGAGCTTGATGTGAAGAAGGAGGACAGGCCCAAGCTGGAGCGGATAAAGGATTTCATACCATTCAAGTCCTCCCGTTCGCTTGAAAAGTTTTTGCAGGAACAGTTCCCACCCGGTGATATATTGGTCAACCGGGAGAGAGGATGTGGGATAGTGATGTACATATATCACAACAAGAGGATCAACAGGATAGAGGTCAGTGACGCTCTGAAGTACCTAACCCTTGAGAGATTGAGAGAGAGATTGGAAACCGTTGGGATAATCTTAGGAGGCGTAGATGAAACGGGTGTTTAATATACCTCCATACCACGAGGAGCATGTAAGTCAATATCTTTTTATAAGTGGGCTTGAATTTGATAAAGAACCTTACTATGGTAGGTACGGGCCAGAATACTATGCAAGATATGGAGGATATAAACCCGAGCCATATCATATTAAATTTATCATAGAGGTTGATAAAGAGAACAAATATAAGTTGGAACGGATAAAGGATTTCATACCGTTCAAGAGTTTTGAACTGATTGAGACATATATAAAATCTTTTTTCCCCGAAGGTCATGCTCTTATTCGTAAGGAAGCAAGGGCTGGTAGATGGAATAAGGATGTTCATTGGGCGGCCTATGTTTTTTGTAACAATAAGATAAATAGAATAGAGATAGGTACTCATCTAAAGTATATAACGGTCAAGACGATCAAGGACACTTTATTCAAGAACGGTTTACAATGATATGGGGGTGTAGTTCAATGGAGAACGTCTGCTTGCTGGTGTAATCGCAGGCAGAAGACCGCGGTCCAAGTCCGCGCATCCTCCACCACTAAATACATATGGCCCTGTAGTTCAATGGATAGAATTAGCGGCTACGAACCGCTCGATGGGGGTTCGACTCCTCCCGGGGCTACCAACTAATTATGACCTTTGAGAAGATAGATACGATAGTAAGACTAACAATAATCGGAGCGGGCGCATGTTGTATCTTTGGTTGGCCTGGCGCGGCGGTTGGTGCGGTACTTGGAGTGTGGTTGGCGCTTAAAGAAATTAAAGGAAAATCCGATGGCTAGATGTAGAAAGAAACACGATTTTGAAAAATTTCAACCATTGACTTTTGAGGTTAATAAAACGACAGGTCTTAGAGAACGGGTAATGACCGAGGACGAGATCAAGGAGCGGCAGAGGAAGGCCGCGAACCCGCCGGGACCCAGTGGTTACTGGTTCACCAACATCAAGTGGCAGAGAGTCTGTAAGAAGTGTGGAAAGGTGGACTGGAGATATGTAAATTGTTTTGATGTACCAGACGATGACAAAGTGATAAAGGTGAAGAAAACAAGTGGAAAAGGTGTACCAAAAAAGATTAAAGGTTACGGAAGGAAATTATCAATAAAGGATGAGAAACGCTGTCCCATAGAAAGAAGGGATTAGTATATATGGAGGGTTGACAGAGAGGTAATGTGCCCCGCTGCTACCGGGTGGCCTGGGGGAACCCAGCAGGTGTTCGATTCGCCTACCCTCCGCCAACTTGATTATGACTGTCTGGAAAGGAAAACTAAAACAGCTGACAGTTGGTACCATCTTCTCCTATGAGGGTGTTGTGAAGCATTATAACTATGGGAAGGTTGTAACACGAAAGGAGCAGAACACCACATACCTAAAGATACATCCATTAGGAATAGGTATGGGTGAGTATCGAAACGAGTTTAATTCCAAGACGGGAAACGACCTTGGTCCTGTATATATCGATCCAGAGTCGGAGGTGACTGTTCTTTTTGTTGAGGAACCTGTTTTATGTCAATAGATTGTATCGACATTGAAGAAATTGATTGAAGAAAACGAATAGGAGGGCGCCGCGGGATGGTCCGCAACCAGGTTTGAACCCTGGGGTGGCCGAGAGGCTAGGGGTTCGACTCCTCCGTCCTCCTCAACTTGAAAGGAAATTGAATGGAGCTTCCGGTTAATTATGACAGGTTACATTATTCAAAACGCAGGCTCGTTAGAGAGGAATATGTAAGGCGTCAGAATAACATATGTTGCCACTGCGGTGCGTCACTTAGCGGGAAGCCTGATAGACAGATAAGGGAATTGCCGATTCTTTTAACTTTGTTTCCAAGGGGCTTTTTCAAGAACCCTATACATTTACATCACGATCATAATACAGGAATGACGATTGGCGCGGTCCATGCGAAATGTAATGCGGTCCTTTGGCAGTATCATGGAGAGTAGGTTGACAATTGAAAATATTTTACTATATTGTATTTAACCATTTTCATTTTTAACAAAAGGAGATAGAATGGCTGAAGATACACAGGTTCAAGAAGCACCCGCCGCGGATGCGAAACCCACAGGGGCGTTTCTTGATAGCCTTATACGGAACAACAAAAAGATCCGTGAAGATCGTGCGCAGGCCATCGCTGAGGATGCTCAGTTGATATACAAACGCAAGATCGAGGATCTTGAGGTTTCCATCAAACGTCTGAATCGACAGCGTGAGAATATGCTCGACCTGTCGCCCGACAATGCGATGAATCTTAAGGTTGCAGCGGATTTTGATCCAGATGCCTTCGTGGCGACCGATCTGGATCTCGGTGTGAAGATCCGCAACAAGACCATCGAACTTGATATTGCAAAGGCGCAGTATCTCAGATTGTTCGGGGAGGCAATATAATGGGAGGTGGATCATATTGCACAACGACACGGATGGCCCGGGCCGAAGACCTGGGCTATCACACAAAGTCTGTTCATGAGACTTTTAGCCAGAGACAGATCAACAATGCGATGAACCCCCATGGCGTCAAGCTAAGGGAGGCTAGGGACTCCAAGGAGCACCCAAACTCAGTCGCAATCATGTTGGCTCTCGACCTGACAGGGTCAATGGGTTCCGTTCCTCATCACCTTGTGAAGGACGGGTTGCCCAACATCATGGATGGGATCATTCAGAAGGGCGTGAAAGACCCTCAGCTGTTATTCGTTGGCGTGGGCGACCATGAGTGCGATGACTCGCCCCTTCAGGTGGGACAGTTTGAGTCCAGCGATGAGCTGTTGGACAAATGGCTGACCGATATATACCTGGAAGGTGGAGGTGGGGGGAACTACGGTGAGAGTTACCTGCTTGCATGGTACTTTGCCGGATACCACACGTCCATCGACTGCTGGGAGAAACGCCAGAGAAAGGGATACCTCTTCACGATAGGCGATGAGCCTACATTGAAGGATGTTCCGAAGGCAGCGGTTCAGAAGATCATGGGTCCTGGCCAGTATCAAAAGTACACGGCGGCACAGCTTCTTGACAAGGCGAGGGAGACATACAATGTATATCATCTCCATATCTCGGAAACTGGTGCAGGAAGTGATCCTACGACAGTCGCAGGTTGGAGACAGCTCATGGGTAAGAACCTGATTGAGGTCAAACACCATGCAGAGGTTTCAGACATAATCGCTGACATAGTAACAAAGAACGAAAACGGACAGCAGAAAGTAACAGGGAAGAAAGAAAGTTCGACCGAGGAGCCCTCGGAAGAAGTCATGTTATGAAGGCTGTCATAGACTTAGGTTTTGGTGACTCGGGCAAGGGTATCCTCACGGACTACCTTTGCTCTGAGGCCCAGAGCCCAGTTGTTGTAAGGTTCTCGGGAGGGAGCCAGGCAGGGCATACCGTCGTGCGTGATGGTGTTCGCCATGTGTTCTCGAATTTCGGTTCTGGTACATTGAGTGGGATTCCCACTTACTGGTCGAGATTCTGCACAGTCGATCCCGAGGCATTAATAACCGAGTTTCATGTGCTGAAGGCTAAAGGGGCTGACCCATATATGACCATACACCCCGACTGCCCTATAACGACACCTTTTGATAGGCATTTTAATCAACACAGCGCATTGACTAAGGAACATGGAACCTGTGGGGTCGGGTTTGGTGCGACTATAGAGAGGGAGGAGAACTTTTACTCTCTACGGTTCAAGGACCTGTTTAATACATCGGTCCTTAAGATTAAGATGAACCTGATTCAGAAGTATTATGGATTCGAGGATCTGGACCTTGGTGAGTTTTATAAAGCGGTCGATACATTGGAAGATTTAATGCCAATGTGGATAACGATGAACGCAGAGATGCCAGACGGAGAGAAGGTCTTTGAGGGTTCGCAGGGGTTGCTGCTCGACAAGGATATAGGGTTCTTCCCGCACGTGACGAGATCAAACACGGGTACAAAGAATATTCTAAAGATGATCGAGGACGCAGATAGGATACTTGAAGGCCGTGATATATACATGGTGACCCGGGCATATCAGACACGGCATGGAAATGGCCCGATGACAAATGAGCACATAGATCATGATATAAAGGACAACCCAAACGAGACCAACCAGATGCATGAGTATCAGGGTGAGTTTCGTAAGACAGTTCTTGATCTTGATCTGTTGAGATATGCAATCGAGTCCGATGATTGTCTAAGGACGAATGTTTTCTCCAAGCTGGTGATCACCTGCCTGGATCATGTCGAGGGAGAATGGAGATTCACGGAGAATGGTGAATTGAAGGAATTTGGAAGTGAGGATGAGTTTGTGGAGGCTATTCAGACTAAATTGGGGGCATATAAGGTGATACGATTTAGGTCTGAGGAAACTCCTTCTTTGATTTATAAATAATATGGGGATGCTTACAACTGGCTTCGACAGGGGTGCAGAACTATACATAGCATGCAGAGGTGCTGGTGGCCTCTTAAAAAACCAGAGACACGATAGACGGCAACACCGTAGATCATACAGGACTTCAGTTCGTGATGCAGTTCGCTGCTCTCACCGGGCTGGCACAAGTCCCTACCTACGCTTGAGGGCATAGGCGCCTACCCCGGAGTTATCTCCGCCCGGGGAGTGGTGTTATAAAGGAGGATACACCATCTGAAGGGTTTCCTTAGACACAGGTGGTAGAGGATATCAAGGAATAGGTCAGGGCATTTGTGTCCACAGGGGTGTCCGACCGATTAAGTTCTGGGGACTCAGCATGGAGAAGTGTATAAGGAAGGATTCTTGGACGCGGGTTCGACTCCCGCCATCTCCACCAAGTTTACTAGGCGGTATAGTTCAGTGGCAGATCAGCCGGCTTTCTACCGGTAGACCGGGGTTCGATTCCCCGTACCGCTACCAGATATATTGGGGTATGGTGCAATGGTAGCGCACTGCGCTCTGAACGCAGAGATAGAGGTTCGATTCCTTTTACCCCAGCCAATACATACGAAGGTCTGTGGTGTAATTGGCAGCACACCAGCCTTTGAAGCTGTTAGTTCCGGTTCAAGTCCGGGCGGACCTGCCAGGAGAATCAATATGATTAAGAAAATATTTCTAATACTTGCCTTCATTCTATGTATAGGAACAACAGAAGAACCAAGATTGTTTCAACCAGAAGATAAGGACAAGGGACTCTGGACTGCACAGAAGTTATATAAGGGGGCAGAGTTCATAAGGGAGACCGATGACAGTGTGGTCGTCTGGCTTCAGAATAAGACGGCAAAGTGGCAAGGCGATCTATATCTAATGTGCCTCGATTGTGAGAGAAGAACTGAGCTCTCAAATGAAGATAAGATGTACTGCAGAATGGGTTGTGATAATTACTGGGACAAGGCATCGTCGGAGGGACTCAATATATTTGCGAAGGACGGATGTTCTTTTGAGGAACCAGAACCTCCAGCAATATATGGACCTTGGTTAGACCCAGAATTATGGAGAGATTTTGAACCAGTCGAGGAATGTGTATATGCTTATGATGATGAGGTTACGTGCGGAAACGAATGTAAGGAGGATGACCCAGAGAGATGTTTTTATGTCGAATGTTTAAAGGATTGCGAATCTGGAAAGATAGGATTTTATAGAATCTTTTCAAGTGAAGTGGAGCCTGGCGCAGAGGTGAATCTTAGTCGTATTTTTGACATTCCGAAAAACAAGCCGATACATTTCACATACAAAGTCAAGGATCCGGAAATGTGCGAGGATGGAATGGATGAGCATCCATCGAATGGTAACCCAGCAAGCTGGTGGATGAAATACACAGGCGGCCCGTTTAGTGTTGCTGGACTATCAACAAACTCGATCTGTGAGTTTGGATTTGAGGAGGACTCCAATCCAGAGACAAGCGATATGGATTACAATGATATAATTTTTCAAGTGAAAGGTTTACGCATAGGCGTTAAGGACTTCAGTTACCAAATACTAAAAATTCGATAGTTGACAAAACGAATTTCTTTACTATATTTTCATTAGAAGGCCAGGTACCCCAACTGGAAGAGGGATCAGGCTTAAACCCTGTTCAGTGTGGGTTCGACCCCCACCCTGGTCACCAAAAATTAACATAAAATTGAAAGGGATTGAAAATGGATTTGTACGGAATAATAGGTCTTATACTTGGAGGCATGATAATGTCATTAGGTCTCCTGATGTTTGTTGGAACAATATGGACTTTCATCAAGTCCTATATAGTAGAAACAGAGATTAAATACCCCAGGTTTGTAGTCAACCTTGCCGTATTTTTTTATAACGTATTTCAACCCGACGTTGAAATGAATGCAGCAGACCTTGACAATGATGATGTACTTGTTGGATTGATGGGAATGTTATATATTACACTTGGTTTTTTAGTGATGTTGATATGGCCCATATTTATTATCGGCGGTCTAATATACGGCATGATGAGAACTCTCAGATTCGCATATAGGATCAAAAGTGCCATCGGTAAGCTGGTTAGCGGTAAGAAGTGTCTGAAGGACTATGAGGACGCGGACAAGCCCAAGATTGAACTTTAATTGAAAGGTGGTGAAGGATGACTCTTGGATTCTATTTTATCATCGCTGCCATCTGCGCCGCCCCAGGGGTGGCACTCTGGTTATTATCATTACTGCTTCTGTTTGTTGAATGGAACATGACTTACATTGACGAGAGAAGGTTCAGGTGGCCCAAGATCATAGTGGCCATGTACAACAGCCTGGCGAAGTCGTTCGGCGACAGTGAGATCAAATATGAGCTGTTCGAGGATAATGATTACGGTAACTTCAGCGCCATGATTCTGATGCCATCGATCTTTGGAGGATTGTTCTGGCCCGTGACAGGAATAGGATGTGTGTATTACACAATGCTCAGAATGCTCAGGTTCTCCTTCCGCTTGAAGAAAGGTCTGATGAAGCTGGTCAATGGTAAGAAGTGCCTTGCTGAATACACCGAGGCGGACAAACCTAAACTTAATTTCTAAATGAAAGGAAAGGTATGACTGAAGCATTGTATTACACGATAGGTGCATTATGCGCCGCTCCGTTGGTGGCCGTTGTGATCTTTATCCTTCTTTCTCTATTCGTGGCATGGAATCTGTCCTTCATCAAGGACAAGCCATACAAGAGACCAACGGTGATATATCCATTTCACAAGTTCTTTCAGAAGGTGTTCACTCCGAATATGATAGCAACATTGGAGGAGTTCCAGAGACCGAATTTCTGTCAGACAGTTGACATGGAGTTTGTATTTCTTGCATATAGCGTGGGGGCAATAGTCATGATGGGCGCATGGCCAGGGGTCTTGTTAGTTTCTATGTACATCATCTTGCTCCGTATGATGCGATTCATGTATCGGACAAAGACAGCAATAGGGAAGGTGGTGAATAGTGGCAAGTGCTTAAAGGACTTCAAGGAAGAGGACAAACCAAAGATCGAATTTTAACTTAAAAGGGTAATATGGGAACAAGAGGAAGTAAAAACAACCCTGCAGCTAGAGGGGCGGAGAGAAAAAATCTCTGCCCCGCTTGCGGCGAATTCAAGAAATGGATCTTGAAGGTGACCATTGGTAATAGGAAGATGGTCGCTGAGTGTAAGTGTGGTACCTTCGATAAGAGGGGAGTCAAGGTTTAACTAAGGAGATTGTATGCCTTATATTGATCAGAATGATAGATCAAAATTTCAATCTGTTCTTGACAAGCTCCCAAGAATGAAAAGTAAAGGTGAGCTTGAATTTTGCATATATAGATTGATGCAGTTATATATGGCCGACCGTGAGGAGAGGTACTCCGATTTACATGACACGGTATACGCCGCGGCACATTGTGCGGACGAGTTTCGTAGACGAAGGCTAGACGCCAGAGAGAATGAAGCCAGATTAATGAACGGAGATGTATAATGAAAAAGAGATTCAAGTATACCACATATCTTGCAGGATCGATGGAGTTCTCCACAACCGAGGACATGACTGGATGGCGAGATGAGATAACTGAGAAACTAAAACACCCAGACCTCATGATATACAATCCTGTTGTACAGGAATCTGAAAAAGGAGGTCTGGAGGTCACTGAGCAGATTGAGAGAATAAAGAATCTTAAACGAGCTGGACAGTGGGATATCTTTTTCAATGAGATGTGGAGAATTTGGTTCGGTACCATCTCACAGAACACGGATCTAATTCAGCTCCTTGGAAATCTCAGGATGAGAAAATACGTGGACGGTAACTATGCTGAGAAGATACAATACTGGGGAGACAGTGAGGCCGTGGTAAGGTCTGACTTCATTGTGGCTCATGTTCCAAAGGAGTCAAAGATGGTCGGAACGATTATAGAGGTCACATTTGCGTTCCTATTTCGAATTCCAATATATCTTATACTTCCGGATGATAAAAACACTAACGCAAACTCGACCCTGTTGTTTGCAAGTCAGATTTCAAATAACGGTCAAGTGAAAAGTTTTTATACCATAGATGATTGCGTGAAACAGATAAGAGAGGATTTCAAATTCTAAATAGTTAAAAGGATTTTATTAACTATAGGAGTCATTATGAGTTGGAAAGAGTATTTACGGGAAGGTAATTCCATAAACATTAAAAATGATATTATAAAATTTCTAGGCAAAACCTTTACTAAATCCATTATGACACCCAAAAGATTTTCTATGTGGGTTCCTCATGGTAATCATGTTATTGTTAAATATAAGAAGGTAAACCCAACTAATTCTGATTTTCAAAGAGTTAGTAGGGCAGTTCAAAAAAAGATTCATGATAAGTTTTTACATCAGGACTTTGAGATTACTAATACTGATGTTCAAATATTTCCGGTTGATGGTGGAAACAAAGAAATTCATGTAATGATAACATATAATAAAAAATAACAAGCCGATGACTGTGGGACAGGGCAAGGTCTCATATGCCTTAGCAAGAGAGTTCGAGTCTCTCCATCGGTACCATAAAGGATTGAAATGGCATTGAAAATATATATACTAATGAAAGAGGACATTGACCTCGGCCATGCGATAAATGGAGTCGGTCATGGTGTACTTATGTTACACAAGAAATTTAAGAACGACCCCATATATCAGGATTGGTTAAATAATCACTTTAGAAAAGTAACTTGCAAAGTATCAGAGGTAGAATTTCAGCAAGCTAAAGAATTCAACAATTACATTACCATTACAGAAATGGCTTTTGATGGAGCCGAGATTGGATTGGTATTTGCTCCACGAAAGGAATGGCCAAAGGCTTTTAAATATTTTCGATTATACAAATAAAGAATTGCGGGGACAAGCCCTGGTGGGCTACTGGGTTTCATAAGCCCGGACTTATGGTCAGGTTCGATTCCGGCCCCCGCTTCCAAATTAATGACAAATACATTTTTTGATACGGATCATTTATCTATTGAAGAAAAAGATACATTACTTCGGGATTCCAAAGATCGATGTTATGAATGGTGGGTAGATACTCTGGACTGTAGTATAAGTTTTTCGAGACAGAAAACTCAAATGGAATTTGAAGATATATTGAAAAAATTAACAAATGACTGTCTTTTCACCATAATACATCGAAAGTTTATTGAAAGGCATTTGGAAATTGGATTTTGTACACTAAGTGGTGCGCCAGATTATTTCTTATGGATTAAATGCCACGAATCGGACATACAATATTTTGTAGACAAATATAAGTTAAAGGTAAAATAATGGATAAAAAGAAATTCAATAAAAAAGACATTGAAATTGCTCCTCAGATCGATGTTGATTCGTATCACGATGTTGCCGAGAGATTCTTTCCAGAGATAATTGGAATGAACTATTGTGATGTATTGATTACAGATGAATCCTCGCTTACGGATTTCTTCATAGCCTTTAATGAGGACGAACAGGATCAGAGAGATAAGGATATTGATAACGCCATTGAAAAGATAGAAAAGATATATGGTATAAATGTAACAGATCTGGATCCAGAGTTTTATCTAATAGATATATTCAAAAGAATAGAAAATCTAAGATGAGTTTATTTTCACATGAAGAAATATGTGCAGGTTGTGGATATTCGGAATGGATAGAGGGACAAAAGTTCTGGCATGGCCAACCTGTATTTGCATTCTGCGGACTTGGTTGCGAGAATAGGGTCGACCACACAAAAGGAACGTGTCTATTTAAGGAGGATCCAAATGAGGTGCCCAATTTGCCAAAGGGAGACCCCGAATGATTACATCACGGAGCATCATCTCATTCCTGCTTGTAAGAAGGGCAAGGAAACGATCTCTTTATGTATAGATTGTCATGGTCAGGTTCATCTACTATTTACCAATAATGAACTTCGTGATTATTACAATACATCGGAAAGATTGTTGAAGAATGAGAGAGTTCAGAAGTGGATTAGGTTTATTCGTAAGAAGAAAACATTCGGAACCTGCATGAAGATAAAGAAATCAAAAAGGTGAATCATGAAAGAGTATATGACCATAGCACATTATAAAAATCATTCAGGCAAGGTCTATGCGTTTGATAAACTCGATGGTTCTAATGTTCGTGCGGAGTGGGATCATAGAAAAGGATTCTGGAAGTTTGGTTCCCGGAGGAGATTACTAGATGAGAATGATCCGCTTCTTGGTGAGGCAAAGCAGCTGATAAAGAACACGGAGCCGTACTTCAATCATATATTCAAACGACAGAGATATCAGAAGGTTATCTGTTTCTTTGAATACTTAGGCGAACATTCAATGTTTGGTCAGCATACCAAAGAGATACATGAGGTCAAGTTGATTGATGTTAGTGTATATAAGCAGGGGTTAATGACACCGCAGGAGTTCCTTAAATTATTTGGGGACTCTGGGTTCGAGGCCCGCCTTCTATATAGAGGAGAGGTCACCAAGGACTTTGTTGACAGCGTGAAGGATTCGACACTTGAGGGGATGACATTTGAAGGTGTGGTGTGTAAGGGTGCCGAGAGGCCTAAGAAGTTCTCCTATCCCATGATGTTCAAGATCAAGTCAGACGCCTGGTTGAAACAGTTGAAGGAATACTGTAAAGGTAACATCGGAATGTTTGACAAATTGAGATAAATTAAGTCCAAAATATACTACCGAAAGGATATAAATATTTCTACATTAAGAGAATGGATGGATTGGATAACCATTCAACAATTATTGAAATGTGACCTAAGGGCACAAGGAGGAAAGTATGACTACACTATTTAACTGGGATGAGTTCGACATCCTATTCAGCAACATTTTTGAATCACACACGGGTTTTGGTCCGATACAAGATGGTTCTGTGAAGATTGGTTACCCGGTTGATATACTCAAAAGAACAGATGGATTGGAGCTACAGATCGCAGCTCTTGGTCTGAAGAAGGACGATATAGAAATTTCCATTGAGGGGGATATCCTTGGTGTGAAGTACGATAAAAAGGCCCGGGATATTCCCGAGTCAGACTATATCGCCAGACATATCACAAGAAAATCATTCAACCATGCCTGGAAGATAGGAGCCAAGTTTGAACTTGACAATCTTGAAGCCAAGCTGGAGAATGGTCTGCTAACTATAAAGATTCCTATAAAGGAATCCGCGCAGACTAGAAAAGTGAAAATCAAATAGAACAGTAAACCAATCCATTCATGTTAGATATAAATAAAATTAAAGGGGTCGTGGTGACAACGGAAACATGCTTGGCTTGCACCCAGGAGATAGGGGTTCGATTCCCCTCGACTCCACCAGAACTTTTAATCATGTCCAGGTATCCCAATTGGTAGAGGAGGTTGGTCGAGAGCCAATTAATGTGTGGGTTCGAATCCCACTCTGGGCACCATGCGTCCGTAGCTCAACTCGTAGAGCAGAGTATTCTAAACACTCTGGTTGGTGGTTCAAGTCCACCCGGACGCACCAAATATAAATACTAATGTATCAACATTAGGAGCGACAATATGGACTATAAAAACTATTTGAAAGATGGTGACGATTTTGCTGGCGTAATGAAAGTGATGAAACAGAGAGGCGTATATAAGCCTAGAAAAGAAGGTGGATTAGAATACGCGGCTTATGTGAAAGATAGGGTTAATGTTTTAAAACAAAATATTGAAGTTTTTGAACAGGCACTTGGCACAGAGAATGTACAGGTAATGAAAAAGCAGTTAAAACAAATTGAAGCAAGTATACGATTGATTAAAAAGAAGGTGAAATAAAATGAATCATACCTAGGAAACCGAATACGTTTATGTTGTTGTGAGGGACGATCTTTCTATCCCTCAACAATGTGTTCAGTCTTGTCATGCAGCGATAGAGATGGCAAGAATGTATATGAATGGTACAGAGACACATCCACATTTGGTACTCTGTAACACCGATGAACAAACGATTGAAAAATTATTATATAAGGCGAAACAGAAAGAGATAAAGACATACATATTTAGGGAACCGGATATTGGTAACATAATCACGGCCTTCTCCACGACACCCATTAAGGGTGATAAGAGGAAGGTGTTCTCAAACCTTAAACTAATGAGGGAGGGAGCATGACTTAGAACCATGTATTCAAACCACCATAATATATTGATTGAACACGGATACAATTAAACACTAACTTAAAAGGAGATATATTATGGAACTTATGATAGACGAAAAAGGATTGGACGCAATCATTGGCACCAAAGAAAGATTTCGGGCACTAAAGCAGGTTATCAAACTAAAGGCAAAGGGACTTGGAAGATTTAAGAGAGACCTTCGGGATAAGCAGAGAAAAGGTGAAGCTGTCTGGAGAGAGCAGGGACAGCTCTTTGGCATGAGAAGGGACTTCCGTCATTATCATATTGCTTACTGCGAGATGAAGGGACGGACCCGGAGACAGATTGAGAGACCTGGACCCGAGACCATGCCTGTCGATGAAAAGGTGATCCAGGAAATTAAAAATAAGGTATACGGAATATAAATAATTGTGCCCGGTTAGTTCAGCGGCTAGAATATCTGGCTTACATCCAGCAGACGGGGGTTCGAGTCCCTCACTGGGTACCAAATATAAATACAATCAAAGGAGGATTGTATGAACTGGAAATCTTATTTAATGACCGAAAAGGTTCAAAAGAAGAAAATTGAAAAACTATTATCTACTGTTTTAGGAGATGCAAGTTTTAGAGTAACAGGTGTACAGAAAATGAAAGGTGGTCCTTGGGTTGAATTTGCATCAAGTAAAATTAGCAATGGACAACTTGCTAATATTAATGATCCTAAGAATTTTAAAATCTGGACCCCTGGTGGCGATAGTAATATCGTAAAGGATTTTGAGAAGAAAATAAAACCACATTTAGATGACTTGCAAAAATTAATATAGAAGATAACAAATATATGGATGCCCTATAAATGAGGTAGGGCATCAATCTCTTGAAAGGATTTTGAAATGATTAGTTTAAATATTGGCGAGGCCGTGGGCATCCTTGAGTCAATTGGTTCTGGTCAAGATCCCATCATAATATTTAATAAAGACATTAGAAAGATTTTAGAACGACAGTGGACCCAGGATGTTTGTGCGTTTAATGTATTTGAGCTGGACCCCAGTCAGTTGGATGGTTACTTTGATATCAATAAGAAAGCAACTACTGTAAGAATTAAATATTATGCAACAAAAAGAGGATGGATTGTAGGAACATTATATTCAATGGTCAAGGAACGATTGTCAATTAAATAAAGGTGGAACATATATGGGTAGAATCTCATTTAGAAGGTCAACCGCCAAGAGACCAAGTTATCAATGTGATAACTGTGGTTGTTCCAGATACTCGCCCTGTGGGTGTCTAAGAAAAGGCGAAGTCAGAAAGAAGAAAAAGAAAAAGAAGAAAGGATAAGAAATGGATCTTGGAAAGATTGCGATGGATATGATCGATTGGTCGATATATATTCCATCAGTGAACAAAACAAAGGAAAGAAAATCATTCTGTATTCATGTGGTAGATTATAAAAATATGGTCTGTAGAAAATGTGGAATGCCAATGAAGAAGATATTAGAGGAGCACAATGACAAAAGTGATGATTAAAAAAGGAGGTCTGCTCTGGGACACGGAACGCAAAAACGATGTGACCCCATTCGCCACCAGATTTCTATTTTATGCTTGTGAGATTGAAAAAGGAGTTACTCTCAAGGATGTGTTTCTTCTACTTCAGCGGGATATAACTTTTTACAATGTATTATTTGGCAACTGGGTTGATGAACTGGTTGCTGAAGGTCTCAAGGGCTCGCCAGGTGGACGGGATCATGAGATTGAATACTTAGAACTTTACTGGTGTCTTGAATCTTGGAAGTTTGATGGTGAAAGGACTCTGGAAGGTATGATGTTTCCAGACTTTCATGGCGTTGGTTTTGAACAGCCAAAAGACAAGTATGCTGAAGGTACCGATATAATAGAATGTAAGAAGGGCGATAGAATACATTGGGCGATAGAGTTCACCCCTTGTAACGAGCTTATCAATATAGAGATCAGATTGCGTGATAGGGTCGATATATCGCTTCATAAAGAGAAGTCGGGATTTAAGGAGTTTAGTTACGATAAGGGAGAGTTTTCCTTTGCCCATATTCTTTACGGTATAATCTGGGAACTATCTTTTATGGGTTCACCCGCGGATAGAAATAAAGCGGCTCAGGATCTTAGAGACACGTCTGAGAGAATACGAAACGGAACGGAGCCCCTGGTAAAGTTTAAAGACGCAGATGATCTTCTAAATAGTTTGGAAGAGGAAGAATAATTGCAAGGAGCGCATCGGTAATGCGGAGCGGTCTGATAAACCACTTGTAGTGGGTTCAACTCCCACTCCTTGCACCAATTTGAAAGGAAATTGAAATGAGATTTACTAAACGAATTCCGAAGAGGACTGGATACTATTGGGTCAAGAAGAAACGTGTCTATGCGCCCAGGCTTGCCATGTTAGGAAAAGAGGACAATTCTTCAAGGGTCTGGATTCACTTTTTTCATCAAACATTAGATGATCCTAACTATGTGACAGAAGGTATGATGTTTAGTAAACGAATAGAAGAACCTTAATACACATTGGGCACGGAGGTCTGGTCGATCCCTTTAGTCTTATAAGCTAGCGGTGCCGGGTTCAATTCCCGGGTGCCCGACCACAAAGATGGATAACCATATTAAAGATTGCGAATACGGTGAGAACTGGAGAGAATGTCCAGCCTGTGTCGAGGCGTTTAATTCGACTTGTGTACCGAAGGACGTTTTACCAATACCAGACCTTCCGTATGACCATGAAGGTTGACAGACTTAAAAACTTTACTATATTTTCAATAGAATTATCATAGCCAAAAAAGGAGGAACAAATGGCTAACTTATCAATCAATGCTCTGCTCTCAATGGAGAAGTCATTGAAGCAGAGAGTACATCAGCTTAACGAGCTGAAGAATCAGAGTACATCAAGGACGAGGTACTACGGCATGGAACAGGAAGAGAAACGTGTCGAGGAGCCTACCTATGATGTGAAGGATGTCGATAGAAAGATCGTTGAACTGAACAAGGCCCTGTTCAACATCGACCAGACCATCAAAGAGAGTAACGCAAAAGTCAAGGTCGATATTGATATCGACTATGATAGCCTAGTCTCACCACTAGAATAATTTTTCAATTCAAGTCCTGTGGAACTAGGATGAACGGACTTCGGTCCTGGATTCTGAAAAGGAAGGATAGACCAAATATATTACACTCGTAATGGATGAACGTATAGCGGGCATGCAAAGGTTCGATTCCTACACTAATTTGTTGTTGTGGTTAATCAGCTCGCTGGGTCTTTTTGTTGTTCATTCTTATTAGTTGTTATCATCCTTGGTATTATTTTTCTCTGTTCCCAGGCACCAAAACAAAACCATTAACATCAAGAGAAAGGACTAAAAATGGGATTCGGATTCGCAGTTAAAGAATTTCCCCGGACAGAGATAAGTGATGGTCAGGTGGAGCAGGTCGAGGAGAGCGTTCTCCAAGACATCGAAGATAAAAAGGCATTCGGTCAGATCCAAGATCGCGGCCCAACAGATTTTGGAGCAAAGGAGCTTCAGATGAAGTTCGACTACTGGCTAATGGGGGTCCAGGGTACGATACCCGAGGACTTTATGAAGATCGTCAAAAGGCGTATGTGATATAAATAGGATAAAGCGGCCTTAGTGTTCAATGGATTAGCACGGTAGGCTTCCAACCTATAAGTACGGGTTCGACTCCCGTAGGCCGCTCCACTACATTGAAATTATGTTTAAATTTTTAAAGTTCAAAACACAGATAGAGAAAGATCGGGAGAAGTATCCCGAATATGATGTATTGAAGGGTATCCTTAATATCGTTAAGGATCATCCAAATGTGTTTCAGATGTCATTTAATGATAATTACACGGAAAATTATACTTATACCATTTACGCCAACGAGGATGCCACAGGATTTGTTCAGAATATTGCTCTTAAAATTACCTATTCCATGGCGTTGTTAAAAGATGAAGGAGGATTCTTACAACCGATCAAATCAAACGTGCCGGAATCGTTGAAGGATTTATTCTATGAGGCATGCTATAAATTTACCAAGGAGTATGCTGATATGACTGAGGAGAAACAGAGACTGGAAACGTTTAAGGCTCAGCTTATTAAAGTCGAATCTATGAAGAACAACTCTCAATCGGCGATAGTGTTCAAGGATGATACCGATACATATGTTAGAAAGATGAGCAGAAAGATATTAATCGGAGATGAACCCGAAGAGGAAACTGGTAAATCGGACGATGTAGAATCACGGAGATTTGAATTTTGAATAATGCAAAGAAAATTGAACAGATAAAGAAATGGCAAACAAGTAAATATTTACATCCTCTTACTTGTATAAGGGATTCGTTGCATAAATTGCCAGAGCCAGTGATAGAAAATGATAAGGTAGTTCTTCGGTGTCCAACATGCTTTCATATACAATTAGTTATTCCAAAGCAAGTATATGAAGTCAAATGGACAGACAACCCATTTGGGAAAATTGAAAAGATGATTGAGAAGTTAGAAAAAAGGGTTAAGGATCTGGAGGAGCGTTCTATATACTCCGGGAGGACTTATAGATGAGAGAGGAATGGGGCGATAGAAAAATACTTACCAAACTAACGGGATGGAGACTTCGTAGAAGAATGGCCTGGGTTTTTCTCTCTCAAGTGATCAATCCTTACTACAGATTCCGAAAGTGGCGGGATATGAAACATGAGTATTACACATTCATGAAGCACACCATCTTTTTCATGTATGAGCATCCAGAAAGGTTTACCAATATAATGGATGGTGAAACCCCTGGCAAGGATGAGCGAGAATTCCTTGCGCTCCTTAGTGAGAAACGTGAACCAACAAAGGATATCGTGATACGGATAGGGTTTAACAAAAAAGATTTTATGAAGAACGGTACGATCATTGACCCGTTCTATTCAGAGATACCATGGACACTAAAGAAGCTGATGTTGAACCTTTTACCAATATGGTGGAGAGACTCTGTCCGGAAAAGGCATGAGGCGTTGGTCAAACAGACACAGAAGGAGAAGATCGTCAAGAAGATGGATTATGTTTGGAAGATAAACGAGATGGACGGGATAATGGATTCCATAGAGAAAAAGAACAAGGCCCTTCTTTATTCTAAGGATGATAACTATATAGTGAGAGAACACGCAAAAAGGATTTTGAAAGAATCATAAATAATCATAGGTCGTTGGTGTAGTGGTAACATGGATGGCTCCAAACCATCAGCTCTGGGTTCGATTCCTAGGCGGCCTGCCAAATTTGAGAGGTTCTATGAAAGAGGTTGATGTTCATGTTAATTTTAAAGATGGGTTAATCCATCTAAAGTTTCCAACACAGTTCGATTTATGTTCAACCATGTTAAGACCACAGGAGTTTTATGAGTCCTCATTCGAAGAAATAAAGGGCAAGCATTTCACCTTGGATACATACATGGATTTATATTCCAGGAAGCATGGTTCGTTTAATTACTTTGATGAGGTTGAGGGGTTTAACATACCCGGAAACTCACTTGTAAAATTCTTCAAGTGGTTTACCGATCTTAGAGAGAGGGAGGTCATACTAAAGCATCTTGTGGAGGCCTGTGTTAATCTTGAATTGGATGATCATTTTTATCTAATAGCGACTGCTGGCGATTTGGCGGCGCTTAAACATGAGAAGTGTCATGCCCTATATTATTTGAATGAGAATTTTAAAAACGAAATTGACAAGATGACCAGATTTGAACTTCCAACGGAGGTTAAGGTAGCAATCACAAAGTGGTTATCAACAATGGAGTATTGTGAGGATGTTTTTAACGATGAGATTCAGGCTTATATAATTGGGGATCAGACCTCAGATATATATAATATATGTAAGGGTGTTCCCAAAGCAAAGATAAGAAAGATTAGAACTAAATATAGACAAGTTTACAATAGATATATGGGTCCGAAGCATTGACGGCGATGCACTAGGCTCTTACCCTTGGGAATCCGGTTCGACTCCGGGCGGACCCACCAATTAATATGCCGATACATAGATGTCCTGGGATGAATCCCAACTTCTGGAAGCCAGAAGATATCACTGAGATACAGTGTAAGGTCTGTAAGGAACAGATCGAGTTCTGGAAGGATGATATAAAGAGGGAGTGCCCCAAGTGTAAGAGAGTGATGGTAAATCCTAATTTAGAGAAGATATGTATGTCCTGGTGTGACAAGGCAAAAGAATGTAAAGAGCAAGGTCAGGTAGCCCAATCTGGTAGAGGCGGTGCTTTCAAAAAGCATTAATGTGTGGGTTCGAGTCCCACCCTGACTACCACAATTGAAAGGATATTGAATGAGTAAAACAAAACTTCCACGAAAGAAAAGTGATAGGACAATCGCCAAGATGGCTTGTTCAAGGTTGGACAAATTACTCACCGCAATAGATTTTGAACGGGGCCGTCGTTCAAAAGGTCATAGTGATGGAGAGAAGATTCTGAAGATCGCATATAGTGATGCTGAGGAGTTTCTTGATAACATCGGCTGGGAAGATATGTGATGGTTACCCCTGTATATACATCACCATTAAACCTGCTTCAGGAGTGGTACAGGAAAGAACCCTGGAAGCTGCTTGTTGGTTGCATATTCCTCAATCAGACGCAAGGTAAGACACAGGTCAAACCAATGATTAAAGATTTCTTCAAACGATACCCAACGCCACAGGATGTTATTAATGCGGATGAGAATGAGATGTTTGATTTTATAAGTCCACTTGGTTTTGGTCGCCAGAGAACACAGAGATTGAAATTGTTTTCATTTGATTGGCTTTACAAACAATGGAAAGATGTGGACGAGCTATATGGCATCGGCAAGTATGGTCGTGATAGCTATGAGATTTTTGTTCGTGGCAATATCATAGTCGATGTGACGGACAAAAGGTTGAAGGCCTACGTAGAGTGGGCACAGGCGGAGATGACATAATGAAACGAATATTGGTCTGTGGTGTGAATGGATTCATCGGTAGTTATATGGCGAACCGATTGAAAGATGAAGGTCATTGGGTTCGTGGTATTGACTACTGGTCTTTATCAAAGTCAAACCCCCAAATGGATGAATGGATATTAAATGATCTAAAAGTTAGTAAGTATTGTGATAAGGCCATGGAGGGAATTGATGAGGTTTATCAATTCGCGGCCGAGATGGGAGGCGCTGGTTTTCTATTCACGGGTGAGAACGATGCAAGGGTGATGTGGATGTCAGCAAAGATAAACATCAATGTATTAAACTCCTGTATAAAATATGGAGTCAAGAAGATATTCTTTCCAAGCTCCGCATGTGTATATCCAAAACGTATGCAACTAAAGAGGAATCATGGAGGATTGTCCGAACACCTTGCGATACCCGCAGAACCCGATAGCCCATATGGATGGGAGAAGTTATATTCAGAGAAGCTATACGAATCGTTCTCTAAGGTCTATGGAATTGATGTAAGGATTGCAAGATTGCACAATGTATATGGTCCTCGTTGTGAATTTGATGGAGGAAAGGAAAAGGTTCCCGCGGCAATATGTCGAAAAGTGGCAGAGGCGAAGGATGGGGAAGAGATCGAGATTTGGGGTGATGGTAAACAGACGAGGTCTTTTCTCTATATAGATGAATGTATAGAGGGAATACGAAGGCTCATGGAGTCTAATGTTTCTGAGCCGATCAATATTGGCTCTGATAGATGTATATCGATCAACGACCTCGCTAGGCTGGTCATAGCAATCTCTGGAAAGGATTTAACAATAAAGAATACACCCGGACCCGTTGGTGTTCAGGGACGAAATTCGGATAATAGATTGATACATAAGGAGCTTGGTTGGGTACCAAGCACCGATCTTGAGAGAGGGATGCGATTAACATATAAATGGATAGAGAGGGAGATCAATGGCGTATAAATTCATAAAGACAGACAACGGGTATGAGACATATATAGACTGTTACTGTCCGGACTTTGACCACGTGTCAAGGTTGGTGTTTTGGGAGGATAATGAAGATCCAGACATGGATGAATTTTATCTTGAGTTCAAACCGTTGCCAGGAAAATGGGTGAATGGAAATCGCTGGAGAAAGATCAAGTTTTATTTTTTCAATATATGGTACGCAATCAAAGGACAGCCAAATACATATTCGTCAAGTGCGACCTGGAGTATGAAACATGCTAATCAGATTCAGGAATTTATTGCATATATCAAACGAAGGCGAAAGAAAGGAGACCGCCGGGCTCCCGGCCGGGGTTCCGGCGCTTAAACGGGACATTCAATATGAAAATCTTTCTTACAGGTGATACTCATATCCCGCTAGATATAGAGAAACTAGGGTCAGACAATTTTGTTTTAGGCAACACCTTGACCAAGAAGGATTACGTTATCGTTCTTGGGGATTTTGGTCTGCTCTGGAGAAACAGTCCAAATCACGTGGAGCGGAACTGGACATCCTGGCTCGATGAAAAACCATGGACCACTTTGTTCATTGACGGAAATCACGACAATCATTATAGATTGGGACGATTGAAAAAGATTTCAATGTTTGGTGGGAGCGTCGGTAAAGTATCCGATAGTATCTTTCATTTAAGACGTGCGGAGATTTATGACTTTGATGGAAAGTCCATCTTCACTTTCGGAGGGGCGTTAAGTATAGACAAACTGTGGCGCACCGAAGGACTGGACTGGTGGAGACAGGAGCTTCCGAATTCAATTGAGATGGAGGCGGGACTTAATATCCTAGAGTCTCATAAAAACAAAGTCGATTACATATTGACCCACACGTTACCACAGAGTCTGGTTAATGTAGTTGCGGATTTTCAGTTTCATGCCGGACATCCGTTACATGATCCGACCTGCGATTATCTACAGCATATATATGGGACAGTGGATTTTGAGAAAGGGTTCTGTGGACATTTTCATCAGAATAGAACCGTAGAAAAGTATACCATTCTTTATGAGGATATATTGAGATTGGTTTAAATTCAAGTCCAAAATAGACGCAAAGAAGCCCTGGGAATGTATCTCCCAGGGCTTTTCTGTTGTGTCGATTTCTATCCGGGGCGTTGGCTGTTTTCAAGCGGTTTGAGATCGAAAAAGTGTCAAGATGTGGGTCAAATTTTCGAGCCTCTAAGGGCGGTTTCTCGCAGTCTTAGAATTGTCCAAATTAAGCCTGCTTTCCTCGCTTTCTCCATTCTTGATAATCCTCTTGGTGAATTCGTTGGTGAGATATCGGATATTGCTGTTCTTTGAACGCATATTGAAAAGTGCCTTCTCCTTACCCCACTTCACGATCTTTGGCCAAAGCCTGAAGAAGTCATGTGCTACTAGCCTGGGATCGGTCGTGTGGATGTCTTTCAGCTTAAAGGTAACGACCTCGGTCTCCTGAAGGTACAGCTGTTTGCCATCTTCTCTATAATATCTGAGATGGTTATATATGTCCTTGGCGGACACAAACATTTTACCCCTTGTTCCAAACTTCCTCATGTTAAGAGCGGTGTTGGCTTTGTCTAATGGCTCCGCCAGGCATCTGGATATGTGTACACAGTTGATACCACCCTTGGAATAAAGGGTAGATTTGGTCTTGTTAAACCTGGAGTCTTTTTTAAGTCTGATCATGTAAGCGATCATGTTGGCAACACTCCTTTCAATGTCTCCCAAATAGACCTCCAGAACATAATTCGAGACTTCCAGTTTATCACAACGATATTACTTGGGTCTGTGATATGTTCCTTTGAATAGTTTGCAGACATTATTAATTTAGATAATCGTTTAACACCATCCTCGGTTAAAAAGTCTGGCTCGTCGGTAATCGCAGTGACCCAACCAAACCCATGAAAATCATCTTCTGAATAATGATATGCAATATATACGGTTCTAATGATCATACGTTCTCCTCCCTAGACGCCAGTATCTGTTTGAACCTTTCTATGAAAAGTTCACCATCGTCTGACTTCAGAATTCTGCGGATTGCTTGCTTCTGAAGCTGGCGAACTCGTTCATGGGAGAGATCCATTTCTTTACCGATCTCCCTAAGTGTTTTGGGTTCCTCGATACCTATTCCAGCGAGAGACTTCATTATGTAAAGCTCCTTCTCTGGAAGAATCTTTAGAACATCCATAGCCAGTTCATCGGCCATATATGGGTTCAACCCATGTTCTGGATTTGCCGCGGACGCATCGGGAATGGTATCGCCAAATGTGGTACGACCTGTTCCCACGGTCTGATGGATGGATGTCCCGGAACTACTAAGCTGCATGAACTCCTGAACATCGTCAGGAAGATCGGCAGTGGTCGTGAATTCTTTTAGCGACTGTCGAATCCTAAGATGCTGATTGGCAGGAATTCGAATAAGGGAGCTCTGTTCATTAAGAGCCCTTGTGATGAATGCTCTGATCCAGTACACCGCATAGGTGATAAACTTTAGACCTCTCTCACGATCAAATCGTTTAGCGGCATGATCAAGTCCCATGGCACCTTCCGTTATGAGATCGGGAAGAGGTACAGAGCAGAACCTGTACTGGAGGGCTATCTTGAGAACGAATCTCATGTTTGCCTTAACCAGTTTCTCTCTCGCCTTTTGATTTCCTTCCTGGGCGAGTTTCAGAAGTGCATCCTCTTCCTTTCTGGAGATTGGTGCGGTGTTTCTGATGTCCTTTATATATAGTCCTTGTATGTTCATGGATTTTCCTTTCTTGGTTTTAGTTCATTATATCATAATTCAAATTGAATGTCAAGGGTTTTCTTGCGCCTTAAAAATCACCCTCAGCAACCTGGAGACAGGTGAGACCTAACTCATTTCTCCACATATCAACAACCTGATTCCTGTCGTCCAGAACAAAAAGTACATTATAAGTTTTGGCGATGTATTTGTCATACAGCTCTCGTTTGACTATGGAGTCCTTCCTACAATCGCCAGCAGTTCTCATATAGAGATGATGGTATAATATCCCATTCTCTTCCAGCCACTTCTCGGTCAGTTCTCTTGAGGAACCATCCCGACCAGAGAGCATGATGATCTTATATGCAGAGTCAAACATGGTATATCTCTCTATGATATGCCTCACGGGTTCATTCACTTCGTCCTGATCAACCTTGTCCCACTCGAATGGTCCTCTGGAAACCATCTTTGCAAGCGTTCCGTCAATGTCACAGATAATACATATTGAACGTCCAGGAGTAAATTTGTATTTTACAGGCTCGGGTCTAAGATACTGATTGTACATTCTCATAATGACCTTCTTACCAACACTGGCTTCACGTTTGGCGTCCCTCTTGAGACAGGTGTCCAGATCCACATCGGTGAAATCCTTAATCCGCAGCTCCGCCTTGCCCTTAATGAGATCATGTATGTGTGTCTCATGTTTCTCATGAAGGTTGGTGTCGTCCACTATGACATGCTTGCCCTCATCCAGAGATTTCAGAATTATCTCATCCCTGATCTTTAGTACAAACTTCTCATTGGAGCCAGACCATTTACTCACGTCCAGCATGGCACGAAGATCGTCCTTGTTCACCCTCTTATATACACCGGGGTGTTTTGTTATCAGGTCCTTTGCCCATGTGGACTTCCCGGACGCCGGTAAACCTTTTGTCATTATAACCTGTTTCATCTGCACCTCCCTGATTTACGTCTCCATTGTGTGAATGTTGAACCTGCCTTCTGTGTTAGATTAGTTTGATGTTGGGTGAGGGACAGCACCATGATGATACCGTCCAGTATTTTACACCAGCCTATCAGCCAGAGAAAAAACCTTTCTGTGTAGTCTATCTTTTGTCTATTCATGCCGCCGTCCTGTACTCAAAAAGTTTATCCAGTTCTTCCCAGAGACATATTGCACCGAGAGTCCTAGACTCGAAATACTCACGGAATGCTGGATACTCCTTCTTATACATCTGGTACTTGTCGTTGCCCATTTTCTTACCACGCCGACCATTTGCGATCATGTCTGCCTGTTTCACTATGACAGACCTGTAGTTGGAGGCCATCTTCGGCCACGTCTTGATTTTTCTCTCTTTCCTGTTATGACCAAGTTCGTCAGTCATATCATAGACCACATCTGCAACCACCCTACCAAACTCCTTTAGAAGATCGTGATAATTACTTTCCGTGTCCTCAAGGGTATCGTGTAGCCAGGCAGCCGCAAGTAGTTCTGGATTTGTGATTCCAAACTCAGCCAATACATCATGAACCTGTTTGAGGTGGACAGTGTATGGTAGACTTCCATATTTCTGTCCATGATGAACATGGGCGGCGAACTGAACGACCTCTTCAATGTCCCTATCAAACTTTTGGGAGTTTTTAGACGGTCCCAGGGAGAATTGATGTTTGGCCATTCTCATACCCTCTTTGAGTTCCTTGTAAAAATATTCAATTAGATACTGTTTGGGTGAATTCATAAATCCATCTCCTTAATTGGATTCTTACCATCGAACTGTTTATATAGAACGAGATACATGGAATTGTCAACCGCGACTGGAATCAATATTGATGCCAACGCAGCAAAAAGATATGTGAAAAAATTATTCAGTCTTTTCATAAGCCCGTTTAGCTTCCAGTAGGAATGCTGGATATCGGATGTATCTATAAGACCTTTCATTTTATTTCCTTTCATTTTAGGTTTAGATGTCTGCAAAACTTTCTATGCTTGTATCCGGGGCAGGTGCACGTTCCGTTTTTTACGGTGTAGTACCTTTTCCCATCGCTGGACCTGACCCTCCGGACTATGGACTTGTTCACCTTTTTACCAAGACCCAGTTCATCCTCCCCCTTACGATCTTCGGGTTTGACATATGGAAGACCCAGCTCCTTATAGATGCTCCGCTCGGTGTTCTTGTCCAACCGGTTTCCATCCTCATCAAAAAGACCATACTGGTTCAGCTTCCAACCTTTGGATTTTGCATACGATCTCATCTGCTGGTTGTGCTGACCGCTACCAGTCAAAAACAAAGAGGCAGGTCCCCAATGCGCCCGTTTAAAAAAGTAAAGATCGAGCTGGGTCCTGATCCCGGCCAGTGCCGTGTGTAATGTAATGTGCTTGTTGCCACCAGAGGTGACCTCGAAATCCTTGCTATATTTGAACACCTGTTCAACGGCCTGCTTAACATCGTCTTCCTTGACGCACGCCCTTAATTCAACCGCCACGTCCAGATCACCAATAAGGCTCTTACCCCTGCGGTAAGAACCCATCAGCTCGATCCTCTTGGCGATCCTACCCAGAAATAATTTCAGATTCTTGTAGTGGGATTCTATAACCTCTCGACTGACCTTCTGTTCGTACTTGCTCACTTGAATTTCCTTTCACCTAAAATTCTGCCCCAGTGATACTCCTCAGGGTTATCTGCAGTTCCCTGTGTTTCTCTTAACCCATTTAATCGCCCTGGGGCAAAAGCGGACCAACTGGCTGGGATTTCTATTATTCAATTATATCATAGAACGGGATAAAATTCAAGGGTTTTCTGAACAAAACCAGGGTCCCGAAATTCAGTCAAAACCCCGGCCGGGAGCCCGCCCCGGTTTTTCGGCTAAAAACAGGAATCGAACCCCGGTTTTTCGTCAAAATACCGTAATTTCGGGTTGGTTTTTATCTTGAATGCGGCCTGAAAACCTAGTATAATTATAATGAAACTGGAGGTATCATGAATGAAATCAAAAACAAGGACTTTTTCAGAGGTGGCAATGCGGTGTTCACTATTCATAATGATAAGGGTGATCACTTTACTTTTAAGATTAGGCAGTGCCAATATGACAGGGAAGGAAACAAGGTGGATAATGGCCCATTCTTTGTTTCATTAATGACAGGATCGGATAATGAACGATCCTATTCTTATATGGGAATTTTCAATACCAAAACATACTATGTGCATCCTACCAAAGGGACCAAAGTACGGGACCAAAAAGCCTGGAAGGTTCTGGAATGGGGTATCGGGATGATTTTACAAGGCAAGGTTGTCCCAGAAGGATATGGGATAAAACACGAAGGCAAATGTTGCAGGTGTGGACGTCGGTTGACAACCCCCAAGTCCATAGAATTAGGCATTGGCCCGGAATGTGAAAGAAGGATGTAATTATGACTAAGGGATATATCTTATATGAAGGCCCGTCCAGGATTGATGGTGAACCGATAGTGGCGATTGCTACATTCGGATCGAAAAATTCAAAGACTGGTGACATGATCCAGACTTTTATTATCAGGTCGGATATTCGTCCGACTGATGCAATTAAGTCTTTGGACGATAAATCGATCTGCGGGGATTGTCCACAAAGGTTTGGTCTCGGTGGTGGTTGTTATGTTAGGACTTTCTTCGGGCCCGATAGTATCTATAAAGCATACAAGGCTGGGAAGTATTCTCGGGTCTGGAATTCTGATGTTTTTAATGGCGAGTCAATTCGGATCGGATCTTATGGTGATCCCACCGCCGTTCCTGTGGAGGTGTGGAGAACGGTACTTCGGAATTCTAAAAAACATACTGGTTACACCCATCATTGGGATAATGAAAATAATCAGGAATATAGAGATATCCTGATGGCATCGGTGGAGACTTATGTTGGTCGGGTTCGGGCCGCTAATAAAGGCTGGAGAACTTTTAGGATGATCAATGATATTTCGGATCTTGGTGTTGGTGAGATGTTATGCCTCAATCTGACCCATGGAATTAAATGTAAAAAGTGTGGAATGTGTTATGGTAAAGGTCAGGCAAAGGACTTATGTATATATCCTCACGGTATAGTCAAGAAAAGAGTTTTTAGCAAGGTGAATGGATAATGAGAACATTGGTTCATGAAAATATTTATCTGGAGCTTAATTACTGTAGTCCTGAAGAGGCTATAAGATCAATCAATATGGCTAAAGATATATTGGTCAAACGAGGTTGCGATGAACAATCTATTCACCTAGAGGTTGGTTCGGTATATGTTGAGGAGTTTGATGAGGATCAGGTTCAGTCTATTATGACTGGTTCACATATATTAGAGGAGGTTGGAAAATGAATAAAAAGTCTGTGGAATATGAATTGGTTCGTGGTGTGGAATTTATGGATCTCAAAGATTTTAGACATAAGATAAATCGTGGTGTTAGGACTCTCACCAGCCAGGGGTGTGAGCATGATACATTGACCATAGATTTAGATATGGATGATATACCTTATTCTAATGAACAGACATTGGTAATAAAACTGGTGGGGTACAAATAATGGATTTAATAGAACATCTTAGAAGTAGGGATCTTAAAGTCGAACGGTATTCTGTTCACTTATCTGAGGCTGATGGTATAGCAACTTTTATGTTGTATAACTTTTCAGGCAAACTGGTCGGATATCAGACCTATAATCCGAACGGCCCCAAGATACGGAATAACCATGACCCTAGACTCCAGAGGTACTTTACTTACTTTACAAGTGAGGGTTATAAGAAGGCAATAGGTTTCTTTGGATTGGATACATATGATCCTGGAAAGAAATATCTATTTCTCACGGAAGGTATATTTGACGCGGTCAAGTTACACAACCTTGGGTTGAACGCATTTGCCCTTCTCTCTAATGATCCGAAGAGGCACAGGTCTTGGCTTCGAATACTTCCCCATCGAAGGGTGGCGGTCTGCGACGGAGACGCCGCAGGGTTGAAGTTGGCCAAGATGGGTCATGAGCATGTGGTCATGCCTGAGGGAAAAGATTTAGGAGATATGAATGAACCAGAAATCAAAACCTTACTAAGGAGGTATATATGACCGAATCGACCAATGACAAAATTGTGGAACTTAAGGTTCCAATTAATGTCACAACGATTGCCAAGGAAGTTTATCAGAACTTTCCTGAGGCCGGAATGTGCCTGTCGTGTATCAATTGGCGTTATGGCGATACCCCAGGGAAACCTTTCATGTTCGTGTTTGAGGATCTGGAGGACGAGGATGATGAAGGAAATTCCAAACTTTACAAGGTCGATCTTGAGATGGCCGAAAAGGGTATTCAGATTCTCATGGAGAAAATTCTCGCCAAGGATTACCACTTTGATGGTATTGACGGACTCGAGGATTTGTTGGAGCTTGGTAACTGGGACGCATGGGTTGTTGACGCCGCAGCTCAGTGTGCCATTTTTGGTGAGGTCATATATGGATAGAAGAACATTTCTAAAGACGTTAACCGCGATGACCGCCATTCCGGCGGTCGCTGCTGGATGGCCTGTTAGAGGTTGGAGGTTTAACTTCTATAAAATCTCCCGTGGTTGTGAGAATCTGACTATCGAACAGGGCAAGTGGATGAACTCTATGATCTTTAGATATCTTCGGAATAATATTGATACGGTCAAAAACTTTGACGAACTTCAGAGATATTTAAACAAGGTCAAGCCCGAGATCATTGGAGACTTTTGGGATTGTCTGTCAGTTATACATTGTAGGTTGAAACATGATTGGGCCAAAAAACTGACGATAAAAAAAACACGATCTATCCGATAGGATCTTCTTTGAGAAAGAACTAAGGGATAACTTTGTGAACGGAGTATATAATAGAATTAGTGATACAGAATTAAGATCCATGAAGAAGGCCGAGATCGAAAAAGTCATATATTGGTATAGGAGAAAGAAATGAAGAAATATTCTATAGATAATTTGATCATCGAGGTGACCCGCAGGTGTAACCTTAAATGTCTGCACTGCCTGAGGGGTGATGCCCAGGACAAGGACATTGATGATAAATACATCGAGGGCCTTTTTCAGAAACTGGAGTATATATCGTTCCTGACCATAACTGGTGGTGAGCCGTCCCTGGTACCTGATAAAATCAGAACCATCATCCGCTTAGCCAAAAAGTACAAGGTGGGGATTGGGAACTTCTATATCGCCACCAATGGCATCAAGGTTCCTGATAGGTTTTTGTTTGCGATTCTTAGACTTTGGACATATTGTGACGATAACGAAGTGACTGCAGTCGAAATAAGTAACGATGGATATCATAACTGGCGAAAAGTTGATGATAAGATCCTGGCCTTTGGTTTTGCCCGAATGAAGTTCGAGCAAGATGGTACAAAAGACTTCTCTTTAATTCAGGAGGGAAACGCATATCTAAAGTTGGGAAAAGGACGGGAGAATCCCATACACGGTTTCACTGTTGAGGATGAACGTATAGATGGTGAACTATATCTCAACTGTAAAGGTAACATACTATCGAATTGCGATCTATCATATTATAGGCAGGACGATGAGGAGAACATAGTGGTGCGTAACATAGCACGAAAGAGATTGGATTTAGGCAAGGCTTGTGAATCATTCAACCCTGAGGAGGAATAATGAAAAATAGGATAGAGGCATCAGTTGTATATAATGGTCCCTGGTGGCATTTTCTTGCCTGCCTGTTGGCGCAGGGATATCCAGTTTTATCATTTGAAGTCGGACTCTGGACTCTGGTTCCGATTTTCAATGCGATGTATGTATTTGGTTTATCAATAGTTAAAGGAGCAATGTATGACTCTACTAGATAAGATACAGACTGAGATTGAGGCTGGAAATGTCATGGTCAAGAAACATCCAGAGGTAGATTATTACATATATAATTACACTCCGGACTGTCAGTTCAAAAGGCGTTGGAACGGCACCAACATGATGTGTCGCGGGTTGATACTCAATGAGTATGGTGAGATAATTGCACGGCCTTTCCCGAAGTTTTTCAACTATGAGGAGCTCCCTGGATTAGGTATCCAGATACCTAATGAGACCTTTGAGGTGTATGACAAGCTGGATGGTTCTCTTGGTATCTTATACAAGATGCCCGATGGTACTCCCAGAATTGCAACTCGCGGTTCGTTTGACTCTGAGCAGGCTCGGGTAGCCAACAGGATACTTGAAAATAGATACAAGGATTTTCATTTCAAGGATGGATTCACCTATCTGTTTGAGATCATATATCCAGATAACAGGATCGTGGTAAACTATGGTGATGTAACAGATCTGTTTCTTCTCGCCATCATAGATAACGAGACCGGGTTTGATTTTTCAATTAATGATATTTCCTTGCCAACCGTCAAGAAGTATGACGGTGTAAAGGACTTTAGGGTTCTAACTAAGAATGATAAGAATAATTCTGAGGGCTTTGTTGTGAAGTTTGACAATGGGTTTAGACTAAAGATGAAGTTTGAGGAGTATGTAAGACTTCACAGAATCGTCACCGGTCTAAATGAGAAGGCTGTTTGGGAGATGCTCAAGGATGGTGCAGACTTTGATTCTATACTGGTGAATCTTCCTGAGGAGTTTGAGAAGTGGATCAAGGAGGTCAAGGATAACTTTGAGAAGGAGTTCGATACAAACAAGGCTCTGGCCCTTGGTGTCTTTGAGAGGGTTAAGAATCTTTCTACTAGGAAAGAGCAGGCAATCACAATAAAGAACAGTATTAGCAATAAGCTGTGGGCTGTCGTGTTCAAGATGCTTGACGGTAAGGGGTACGATGAGTATATCTGGAAGATATTGAAACCAATTACCAAGGAGGACGATGATGGCTAAACATAACTGGGTTAAGATATCGGATAGTAGTATCGAGGTTGCCAATGTAGATTGGTGTACGATAACTGGTGCGATTCGTATCGACGGAAAGGTGGAACATCCTTCTTATGACTGCAATGGTTGTACTGCGAAAGACATGGATTCCTCACACGGTTGTATAGAGTGCCGTCGGTTATATCATGATGGATGGGAGGGAGAATGAACTTAGGCGATAGGATGAAAGAATACGAGCGAGCCTTCTCTGGCAAGTATCCGATACGGATGCCTCTCGTTCTCCGTCTGGACGGTGTCCACTTCCACACCAATGTAAAGAAATGGAAATGTAGGAAGCCGTTCGACTATAGGTTGATCGATTCTATGATAAGAACATCTTTTGACCTTTGCAAAACGATACCAGGTGCACAGATCGCATACACGCAATCTGACGAGATAACGATTCTTATAAGGGACGACCAGACCTTTGAGACCGAGCCATGGTTTGGTAAGAAGATAAACAAGATCACGTCTGTCACTGCGTCCATGGCGACAGCGTTATTTAATGAGGCATTTAGAGCATTTCATAATGTGGACATTAATATGCCTTGTGCGTTTTTTGATTGCCGGGGATTTGTTCTTCCAGAGAATGAGATATATAACATATTCCTCTGGAGGCAGCAGGACGCAACACGTAATGCCATTCAGATGGTAGGCCGTTCTCAATTCTCTCACAAAGAGCTACATAAGAAATCCTGTGACCAGATCCAGGACATGCTTTTTCTTTTGAAGAAGATCAACTTCAATGATCTTCCAACTATCGAGAAACGCGGAACCTGTATTGTGAAGGGGGAGGATGGAAAGTGGTTCATTGATAAGGAGATACCGATCTTTTCACAGGACCCAGACTATATAAACAGATTCGCAAAGTTATCGAATTGAAAGGATACATCATGCGTTGGAGAAATCGGGACTGGAAAAAGGCCAGGCAGGATGATCATCGGTCATTGAAGAAGTGCTCTGAGATCAAAGAGAATAAGGCCCTCGCCCTGATCAACACAAAGGTGAATGACAAGCGGGTGGCCGGGCTCTCGGTGGCGATTATAAAGGGAGAGGCGGTAAAAAAGGACGCCTTTGTCTATATAGAGAGAAAGGAGTTTGAGGACATAGTCCGACCCGCCGGTTTCCAGATTGCGGAATCAGATGGCTTCACCAGGGAGCTGGTTTATGAACGCCCGTTCAAATCACACCCAGATATATACATTCGAATACTCTCCTCCATTGATGAGGCGGGCATCTCCCGAAGAAAGGGAAAGGACGCTATCCGAGTGTTTCTATATAACAATCGGTTAGACAAGATGATCGGGAAGTCGGTACGGATCAACCGGCTTGTTGGTTGGGCTGAGAGGTTAAAGAAGAAGGTCAATGAACAATATCATGCCCTATACAAGTTACAGACCTGTGAGAAGTGCGGGGAATTCTTGGTTGAACGAAAAGCCAAGCGAGGTCCAGGGGCTGGAAAGAAGTTTTTAGGTTGTAGTGCATGGCCACAATGTAGATAAAAATTTTAGGCAAATAAAAAGGGGAGGTGTTAAACCTCCCCTTTCTGCATATCAAGGTCGATCCAATCAAGGCCATGTTCCATCAATTATGTTCACATAATGATCTCTTATTATCTTACTTGCTGCCTTTTGGACCTTACCTTTGATAATTTTTTGAACGGACTTATTCAGCTCACCGAAGGCCTCATTGAAATCCTTGTTAAACTCCTCCGATATATCCCTGGAGAACTCCCCAAGTAACTTTCCAAAGTCCTTTTGCCCAACTGGTCCGAACTTGGATAACACATTCACTAATCTGTTCTCCGTAACGAGAGAATGAAATTCATGGTAAAGTCTTTGTTCCTCGTCAGTCAGTTGAACCTCTATCTTTGGCTTTCTATCACTTGCCTTACTCTTTTCCTCCCACTTGGCGTTCTTGTTCTTGAGAATGACCCTGGACCCGTTAGGAAAAAACCTTGGCTCTACGGGTCTTATAACAACACCCTCGCAGAAGTTATCATCAATCTGTGGAAGTTGAAACTTACCAGGGACGGTGGTCTGGAATTCATTTTTATATTCCAGGCAGTTCTTTAATGAACCTTCAAATAAAGTCTCCGCATGAAGAAACCCAAACCTGTTAAATAGATCATTGGCTTCTGGTACGGATAGGTACACACCGTTTACCCTTATATCGAAGGCGTAGAAATCATTGTGAGGGCAATAATGTATACCCTTCTGTATTTTCTTGGCCCCCGGATCTACCGATACATCCTTGTGAGGATACGAACCACCAAACAGTTCTCCATACACTGCGACCTCGAGCGGGTCCTCAATATTCTGCTGGGACACACGAAGAAAGGTGTGAAGATTCTGTATGTTCGGACGTAGCCGATCACGAACTTCCTGAAAGTTGGAAAAATTATCATCCTCCTTTAGAAAGGCGCTTCTCTTGGCGCATTTGAGATCAGTTCCATCGTACCAAATGGAAAAATTGGCACCATGTATCTTCTCTGATACGACAAATGTACCATCATCAAGAGTATACTGTTTTAATAGTTCCAGATACTTGACTCTGTAACTATTCTCTATACTTGAAAACTTCTTAAACTCTTTCATAATAATTCATCATCCTCGTCCTGAAAATTCTCTTCCACAACCTTGTTATCATTCTGGGTGTCAACGATCTGATACCACTTTAACATGGCTCCATACCTGATCAGATGGGGCATATAGTTGCCTTCGCCTTTACGATATCTCTCATCGAAGGAGTTGAACCCGAGACCTGATCGATCACCTACTTCGGGACAGAACAGAACATACCTCTTTGGCTCCTTCTGCCTCTTCATCTCCATTTTATAATCCATCATGTCCATTGCAGAACCTCTTTCCTTTTAATGTAACCTTCTAGTTAAATATAGTAATGTTTATCTCTTTGTCAACTGTTTTTGGAACTTGACATTTTTGTGGAGTTTACTATATTTAGTTTATAGCAAAGGAGAACTGAATGGTAAAGCGAGTCAAGGAAGAGGAAGAGGTATTAATTGGACAGGATGCGAATAGAGGACCTGATTATGGGTTTGTATGGATCGCTCCCGATGTAAGATATACACCCGAAGAGGCTCAGAGATATTTAAAGAAACACCCAGACGAGGCAATCAATCTCGGTGATGGAAATGGTTGGCTCTATGGTAAGAAATATAAAAAGGATTCTAACGATGTATCCATTGAACCCGTGGTGGAGGAACCCAAGAAGAAAAGAAAGGTAACTGGTAAACGGATTTCAAAGGTCGTTGATCTAGATACATTCGGAAAGACCTGGGAAGAGAAAAAGAAAATGGTCAGAGACATGATCATTGAGAAATATGGTGAGGTTCCAAAAGGGGTTCAGTTTAAAAAGATAGGCGTCCGTGCTGGTAATTGTGATGAGTTTCCCGACGGTGATAGATTTTTGGTTTGGATTGAAGGTCTACATAGACAGCGAGCATACGATAAGAAAGGTAAGTATCGAGTCAGTGCATTATTCTCAAAGATAGATTGGTTACTGGAGCAATAATGGGAAAGAGTATATATGGCGAGGATGATCGCCTTTGGATTGTGGAGGGCTCGACAGGTAAGAGTTATTTTGTAAGATATAAAGACCGCGAGTGGCACTGCACTTGTCCCGGTTACAAGTGGAGAAAAAAATGCAGGCATATTACCGAACATAAGGCTGAGGTCATGCTTGAGAGAAAGGTTGACCCACGAAAACATTTCGGTTTGAAGAACATAAACAAACTAAATAATAGTGACCTTAACTTTTAAGAAGGGAGAATCATGTCAGACATAGAAGGGAGCCTGGAACCTAAACCGGGTAAGAATTACTGGGAGAAGCTGAACAGCGTCAGTCCCCTGGCTATCAAACGTAGGATTGCGGAAGTTCTTTCCAAGGATCCCAAGATGGTCAATTTTAAGTCGTGGATGGAGAAGGAAGGTCCCGAGGTCTATGATAGTTATGTACAGGCCATTAAGAATAACTATCCCCCTGCCATGGTCACTTCTTTTAATGACTTCTGTCTTTACTGTTTCGTTCTTGAGAATCATGGTTCAGGCTTATCCCATTCAGAGGGAAGTTCCGAGCCTCCGATTCAGACGACCGCCCATCAGAAAGAGATCAAGGAAAAGTTCACAGACGAGAACATAGAGAAGGGCGTGGCTGATTTCTGTGACGAACTTGGAATATATACCGAGGACGAACTTCCACCAGACCAAAAACCTCCGGGTAAATAAAAGTCCATAATTTACATTGACATCCAAATATAATTTACTATATTTGGAATAAGTGTTATTTTAACCCATGAGGATTTTAGGTATGAAGAAAAAAGTAACCAATGTAAAGGTTCAACCCGATGCGTTACATGAAGTGGTCGATGTTCCGGGCACCACAAAGATGCGAAAGAAACTAATCAAGTTTGATGTATCTGGTATGACCTTTGCCGAGAAGAAGGAGCTAATAACCAACGAAATGATCAAGGTCTTTGGGGAGTTTCCGAATGATGTTACCATTATGAAACGTAGCACCAGGAAGACTGATGTCAATCCAGATGGACTCAGGATACTTGTCCATTGTAAATGGATCAAGAGAAATCGGTTCTACGATTACAATGGATTGTTTTCATTTGGAAGATTGGTCAAGGCAATTAATAAACAGATCGAAGGTAAGACACGGAGATCCATTTTAGTGTAACCTTGTTGCAGCACTAAAATTAAAAGAGGGAGATTTTTATCTCCCTCTTTTTGTGCTTTAAAATTTACGGTTTTAGCCTTAATCCGCTGCCGGGAGCCCGGCGACCCCTCACCATCTTTTTGTTATCAGGAACGCTTTGTGGTAGTTTTGGAGTCTGATTTCTTATCATATATTCTAATGTATCTGGCTCTATTAATGTTGAATCCAGATTTTCTCTTATCTCACAATCGAACACCTTATGTTTCATGAACTTTTGACTTAGGTTTTTCTCCCAACTAATATTAGACTTTAACCCTAGTATGATTAATGATGGATTACGAATAAATCTTGATACTTCACCCGTGGGCCATTGAAGTATTTTGTTATATACCCGAATAGCCATTCGATGAGGATCGGCGGTTCTCTTGGTTCGAAAGGTGCAGTTTTCATTCAATCCAAAGAATGAAATTTCCTCATTCTCATGTCGGAGGTTATAGTTTTTCGTAAGTGCCAGTTTAAACCAATAGAAATTTTCTACTGAATCATATTGGTAGTACCAGTTGACAGGCACTATATCAGTTTCACAGATGAATACTCTTTTCATTGTTAAATCCAACCGTTTTAGTTTTTTATGTGACAAAAAAAGGGGAGGAACTCTAGTCCCTCCCCTTGCGTGGATTGTCTATAAGGATTAGTCCGTGCGTACCAAGAAAGAATGAACCGAACCAACCGAACGGCATATCACCTCATAAACTCCACCTTCTCCTTTACTTTTGGAATTCCTTTAAGAACCTCATCCAACACCTCAGTCTGTGCCTTAACTATATGTCCTCTCAGTTTGTACTGATGCGGGTTTAGTTTCTTGACAGGTTTTGCGTCTTGGATGTTTTTCTTCAAGGCCTGCACATATTTTGTGAGTCTCTTATCAAACTCCTCCAAATGATTAATTGTCATGGAACTTATTCTCCTATATTAGTTGGTTAATTCTCGTACCTATCAAGGTAGGCTCTAAACCCCCACTCCACTGGAGGACTCTGACCTTTGCTATGTAATAACCAGAGAGTCTTTGTCTTTATAGGCTTCGAGGGTGAATCAGCATACCCGTCTGTGAATATTACGAGACCGTCTGCCTTATGTTCGTTTGCATAGTCGACCACTTCCTGGAAATCGGTACCTCCCCGACCAGTCACTTTAAAGGACTTCTTGGCTTTTTTGAAATCCTTTTCAACTGATTTGATTTTGGTATCGAACAGCATGTAGGTCATCTCGGCATGACCGCACACCGAGTTTATAACTGCGAAACCTTCCTTTAAATCTTCATCTGACATTGAGCCAGATACATCGACTGCGAATATGATCTTAGTGTCATATTCTCTGCGTGCTCCAGGAAGATCGAATTTGTAACGCCTGTTTACTCTCATCCTTGAGGGTACAGTTCTACGGGACATAACCGAGCGACCAAAACGCCTCACAATTTCCTTCCAGGAAATCTTTGGTGTATTGGCTGCGACTATATCACCTAATGCTTCGCCGGTGTATTTGCCCCACTGCTTACTAGAGCCTTTCTTCTCATCCACCATGCTTTTAATGTCCGCGTCCAGAAGATCATTCGTACCCCAGTCAACATTGTTGGTACTATTGGGATCGAAGTATTCCTTCATTGCGTCATTTTCATTGTCGTATTTTTCAAACCCATCCTGGTCCTGATTTCCCTGACCCTGACCCTGACCATTCTGATCATCTTGACCCTGACCCTGGCCATCTTGTGGCTGTTGATTGGGATCTGACTGACCCTGACCTTGATTGTTCATGGCGTCATTGATCATCTGTTGTTTTTCCTCGTCAGACATGGAATCCCAAATCTCTTTGATTCGTTTGTCTGTCTCAGACTTTCTGTCCATCAACTGACGAAAATACTCCTCAAAGAATTTACCCTCGGGAAGTCCGAAGTTCTTTGGAGTAGGAAAGAAGTCTTCCATACCTTCCATATTCAGAAGCGGACCGAGGGACATTGGTGTAACGGTAACAGAACTAGCGAGACCAGATATATTTCTAGGGAACGCCAATCGTGTAGTTGGATGCCTGAGCAATAATTTAAAACCCTCCTGAGCCATGATGCATTCGAGCCTCTCCTCAGAAAGAGTATTGATGAAATTTGGATTGTATTTAATTCTTGGTGTACTTGACCTTGTGTCGATACCAAGGGTCTTCTGATCTTTACTTGCGACCTTTTCGACCAGACAGTAAGTACCAAGCATGACAGGATCATCAGTGAACCAGTTCACCAAGACCTTCTCAATCTTTTCCTTAGCTGTCCGGATGTTATCGTAACCCTCCTCAGAGATGACTACCTCTTTGGTGTTTTCCTGTTGCTGCTCGGCTGGCACCAAGTCTTTTCCGGGTGTGTTCTGTTCCTCTGACATTGTTATCCTTTCTAGTTGTTGGTTCGTGTCGGTACTATAAAAACTCAACTGATGTGAGCCCCGAAGGGCTCACATATTGAAACTACGGTATTCTCGTAGTGATGCCTTTGCGGCCAAAAACCTTCTTGTAAAAAGTTCTGGCATACTCGGCTCTGGTGGAAGCTCCAAACCCATTGTTCAGGGCACGAAGTCTTTCCAAATATCCGGTCTCTGCTGTTCTCTTTCTCAACTTAGCCAACTTGGCCTTGCTGATCCCTTTCAGGTATACCCTTCTTGAAGGCTTCACCGTGAAGTAAAACTCCCAATCATAGGGCTTTTCGACTGCAGAGATATAGGGATATATCTTTCCGTTAATCATTTCAATCAGTCTCCTATACTGTTATCAACTCCAGCTACCCGAGTAGGATGAATTAATCATCCCACTCATCGTCTGTCTGCTTATCCTCGATCTTCTCGCCGTGGACGATCTTGAAGAACTTCTCGGCCAGATTAGGATTCAGATTCAAGAGAGTCTGAGGCCAAGTCTCTCCGTCCGTGTTGGAGCGAGAAAGAAGATCAAAGAACTCTGCCATCGCCTCTGGCTGAATAGTGTTAAGGTACTTCTGCAAGTTCTTGGTCGTGTTGGCGCCAAGCTGCTTGGAGAGTTTAATGTCCTTCTCCTGTTCTTTGAACCAGATTGCGATCTCTCTGTTGAGCTGTGTCACTGTCTGAATGTCCAGACTCTTCAGAGTATTTTCTATCGTCTTGCTGTACTTGAGTATGACCTTCGCAGCGTCAAGTCCCTTACCTTCCTCTTTCACATACTTGGTGAACACGGAGGTGGACTTCGGTCCAAGGATACCAAGGAACGTGTCCCTCATGGTGTGGACATTCAGGTTGGGGTTCTTGTTAAGGATGTCAGACACCCTCTTCCATGAACGCCTGGAAGCCTGAATTGTGTTCCTCTCGGCTCCCGCCTTTGCGCTTGTCTCCGGATCAAGATGATTCGGATGTTTTGCGATGAAGCCAATCACGAATTTATGGCACTTTGCTTTGGTCGCCCAATCCAGCCACTCGTTAACCGAGGGCAGAAAGTCGTAACGGTTGAATCTATCAAGTAACGCCGGGTCCAGCTCCTCAACCTCGTAGTACCCGTCATCACTGACTGGGTTCATAGCGGCGATTATCCTACACTTGGTTGGCAGCTTTCTATCGTTAAGTCTGCGGTTCAGCACCATGTCCATGATGCACTGCATGACCTCGGGCTTACCCCTGTTCAGCTCGTCCAGGAAGAGTATGACATTCTCTTCCATTGTCATGGGCCACCAGGTAGGAGGTGCGAAGTCCGTGTGAACGACTCCTGACTCTGGGTCCTCGGTGTGCCTCGGCAACCCGATAAGGTCACCGGCGTCAGCCAACTGTCCAAGGAATTTGGTTACGACTCGGTAACCTTTTCCCTCAAAGTAAGTTCTGACGCACTCACTTTTACCAATACCATGCTTTCCTTCCAGAAGTATGGCCTGGTCGTCTGGAGTGGCTTCTATGATTGCCATTGTTTCTTTTATGTCTGGCATAATGATCCTTTCTTGGTTTAGTTATCGGTTTAGGTTAGTTAGTTTGATCACTCATCGTTTTAAATTTAGTCAATTTTTATTTTTCGTCAACTTCTTTTTTGGAATTATCTTTGATCTTGTCCAGGAGCTCCTCGCCCTTTCTATATATCTCCTGTGAATCTTTATCCTCCTCGATCTGGCCTGAATTCTTTTCCTCATAGAGCTTGTCCAGAATCTGATTTGCCCATTCACTCTGTGCTTTGAATACCATAACACCTTGATCGAGAAGTGAGTTTATGCCTTTCACAAAGGTGAATAGTAAGACTGCAATTATAGCCAACAATCCTATACCTATCCATCCTATCAATAATGCAGTTTCCATTGTATCTCCTATACGTTAAATATCCTTTAGAAAATCCTTCCTTTTTCTCTTGTAAGGCTCCATACCTTTTCGTGTTGTGTTCTTTTTCTTCTTATTGTTTGATCCTATTTTTCTATTCAGTTCTTTCTTAGAAACACGATCTGTCCTTCTCACTTGTACCTCCTTAACCAGTTGGTAATTGGTCTGCTATAATCCGATGGAATAGTGAGTCCCGCCGATTTATTTTTGAAACATAGTTCTTGGTCTCGGTTGCTAATGCCTCCATATAATGTGTTTCAAGAGAGTCCAGTTCAACACCTTTCAAACTCTTTTCAAGTAACATATATCTAAAAGCCTGTCTTCCCCCTCCGTTATAATAAGCCAATGCGCCGTTTCTATTGTTCTCGATTAGTTTGATTCTTTTGATCAACCAGTCCATATACCAAGCTCCCATCCTCATATTTATTATCGGATTGAACGCAGTTTTATCCGTACAAGTCATACTCCATTCTGCGCAGATCATTGCTTGGGTCTCTGGCATTATCTGCATTAGACCCTCAGCTCCTGCTTTTGAAACAGTGTCCTTAAAAAACTTACTCTCTTGATATATCTGGGCTGTTAGTAATGATGGGGTTAGGACCTCATATGTATTGGCCAGACTAACAATCTCCTCAGCATATATGTATGCAGTGTCAACTGAAATATGATCACAGTATTTCAGAATTATGTTCTTGACACCCTGTACATCCAATCCTCTTTTATTGATCTTAAGGATTAACCTGTTCACCTTATCATCGATCTGGTTCATCCTATCACCGATGTTATCTGTCATGATATCAATCTTGTTCACAAAGAAAATAAACAGCAGAAGCATCAACGCCAAGCTGATTATTCCTCGGAACTTAGATATAAACATCAATGTATCGACCCAGGGTCTTTTCTCTTCCTTGGCTTTTCTTATATTGCCTATTAGCCCTTTCAAATTGTCTCGGATCATTGTTTTCCTTTCCTTTAAAGAAAATAGGCTCAACCTTCCTGTTCTTATTGAACAGGTTCAGTTGAGCCTCTGGATATGCTACTCTCATTTTACTTGATGTAATTGTACCAAGATGGGTGATCCACCCTATCCAGGTTGAGGAACTTGTGCCTTATATTGTCGCAAACGGTTTCCACGATGTCGGGAACGACCGGACGTTTTATTAGTTTCATACCTGCCTCTTTCAAGGTCTTGCAGTCCTTCTTATTGTTACATTTTTTACAGGCCGTAACAATATTAGTCCAGATTGATTGTCCACCCTTACATCTTGGAATGATGTGGTCGACTGTGAACTCCCGAACCGATACCTTTCGACCGCAGTATTGGCATCGGCCGCCATCTCGTTTCCATATATTGACCTTTGAATAGAAATCACGGAGCGGTCTCTTTTTGTTGATCTTAACAAAGTAGTTCATACGCATCACTGCGGGAAGACCAATCTTCTCACCAAATACATCGAAGAACTGGTCATCATATACCTCCACAATACCTGCTTTGTTTTTATCCCACAGCAGCATAGCCCTGTCCATCTCATGTATCGACAGAGGCATATCGTTTTGGTTAACTATCAGAACTCTTCCTTTCATCTTTTCCTTCTTTCAATAACTTCATCTTGATAAGTTTTAATCTGATTAGTGAAAGTAATCTTAACCCTTCATCCTCGCTCCTTAAATCAAGAAGGGCCATTGCCTTATTATTTATTATTCCTTTGACCTGCCGTGCATAGAAATCTATGAATTCCTCTTTGGTCTCTTTCCTTTTCTTCATTGATTCGGAAAGATCCAAGTCCCATTGTATATGATAATTTGGTTGGGTATGATGCCTGTTGTCCATAAACAACAAGTCTATTATAATATCGTTTCCTTTGGTCGCATACTCTTGCTTGATTTTCTTATGCACCTTCTTGTCAAGATAGAAACGTACAGATATTCTTAGGACTGACTCCAACTCCTTTATACTAAACTCTGATCCTATGCATCTATACTTCATGTATATATTTATGATAGGATTCGATCTTTGATCACCTCATTGTTAATGGTTTCTGCAGACCCATATAGATCCTCTAATGTTCCATTATTCTCGACAATAAAGTCCCAAAATTTATATTCATCAAGCGAAGTCTCTGATTCGTGCTCCTGAAAATCTTCCTTACGAACCATCTTCCTCTCTATCCTAATTGAGATGGGATTTATACCCGGTGTTCCCTTAAACAATTCAATCTCATTCGGAAAACGAACATCGGTAACAATTATGTTATCGGCTTCTGAATTCTGAACCCTTGATATTAATTTCTTGACCCAATAATCATCGTCAATTCTCTTGCGGAATATGTCGGTTCCATATAACTGAAGAAGTATTCTGGTGAGGTCTGTCTTGTCCTCAAAGAAATTATCTTCTTTAGTCTCCAGATCATTGAGATGTGGCTCTATGGTGAATTGACAGGTGCAAGACAATAACATTAAATCTTGTCGAATGGCCCTCACCTTACTATTTATATACTCATATAGTTTTTTAAAGTCGTCCCTAGAACCTTCTTTCACGTCCTTTGCAAAAAGGTCAAAGGTAACTGTTCCTTCATTAAGCTGGATCACCTGACCAAGGTATTCAGCAAACTGATTCTTACCGGACTGTAGTTTGCCCGAAACAAGGAAAACATTTTTCATTGATTTCACTCCTCTTCAATTTAATAAAATATAGTAAATTTTATTTTGTTGTCAACCTTATGCGCCAATCTTTAAAAAGACCGATGATGTATTACCTATGCTACTTGTGGAATACTTATATACGAATTTAAAAAAGTCATCATTGGCGTGTAGTGCTATCTGGAGTGCTTGAACCTTGGATGATAGTATGTCACCGACCTGGTTTATATCGCCTTTCTTCTCTATGGTCAATTCCTCTATCACCTTTTCAAGGTCTTTCATGTCTTTGAAGTTACGAAGGAAGCCAACATCCAACTCCTTCCTTTTCTTGAGTTCCAATATTATATGTAGAAAGAAACCTAAAAACTTTTCACTAATTTGTTCATCTATTATTATCTCATTTCGAGAGAACTGTATCACTTTACCTTTGGTGTTTTTTTCTAACCAACCAACCATGGCAGTAAAACCTACTCCCCCGGCAAGTCCCTTCTTTCCCTTTTGTTTGATCTCACCCTTGACCCGAGTTCCAATCTTCCGGGTACTCCGAATCTGGAACTTTATATTATCATCAAGATCGATGAGGAGAGCGTCCTTGGTCATGGCTGTCAACTTGGTCATAATATTATGCTTTATCTGATCAAGCTCGACATCCGCTTCCTTCGACATCTCGGCAATATTGAACCACTTAACGGGGGGATTTTTTGTGGCTTTCTTCAATGATATACCAACGATGTTTCGGCCGCCCTTAGCCTCCCTCATCATATATTCGTTTATATCTTCAATCGTCTTGAATTTTAATATCGTGCGTAATGTCTTTGTGGGATTCTTAAACATCCATACATCTGCGGGGTTCCATTTGTTTATATCCATGCCCGATACATTGGCGTCCTTGAGTAGTTTCTTAACGTGTGCCTCGAGCTGCTTGACTACATCACTATCTTTATGGAATGTATCTTTTTTTGTGGCCTTAAGTTCTTTCTTAATTGCCTCTGCTGTATAGCATGTACCGACCAGCCATTTTTCATTACTCAATAAAGATTCAAGTATCAGGGCCGGGCTCCCGGTCCCGAAAAACCGCTGAAAAAGGGAATTTAGCTCCTTGATCAATACATCGTTACTGGTTTTCTTAATGTATTCGATACATTTGATAGCGTTGGAAAATCTTTTCTCTATATAAAACGGAGTGATCATGGCAACCGCGGTCTCAAAGACCTTCGCCTTCTTGGTTCCAAGTTGCCCTTCGTTTAATATTGTTTCAAATTTCATGTAAATAACTAAATCCTAACTCTGGCCAAAAACTTTTATACTTGACCTTGGGTAACATTTTCTTGATCGCAGCGATCACTTCCTCTTTGTTTTTGACATCCTTCCAGTTTAACCATCCGACGGAGTTGTCTCCCATAATAGAATGTGCTCTTCCAGGTTCATAGTAAAAACCAAAGAGTTTTTTACCTGGTATATGTTTGATAACATCCCTATGTAAAAATGTCGCTGGCCATGCATATATCTTAGGTTTCTTTTTATCTTCAATGAAAAATCTGGCTCCCCATCCATCCTTATCAATCGTTTTTCTTACTTCATCACTTGAAGGATTTACAAAAAACTCAACAGCACGTCCCTTTAACTTTACAGTCTTGAAATATTTTTCATTTAAAAGATCACTAAATTTCATTTTAAATCTTGAATGGTTTTCCGCCAAACGGTCTAAAGGTTTTTGCTTTTGGTAACATCTTCTTTATTCTTTCTATAAGTTTCTTTTTGTTTTTAAATCTTGCAAATGAATACTTCTGATCTGTATATATAATTTCAGGTGTTCTAAACTCATAGTAAAACCCAAAATCAAAGTCAACCCCATCTGGATTCTCTTTCATATTTGGGTGAAGTATTTCTCCTCCCCATGCATATATCTTTCCGTTTGGTTTGTCTATTACACCAAATCGAACAGAGCCGCCCCATTGTTTTGCTATTGATTGAATTTCGGTTGGCGCTGGATTTTCAAATACTTCCACAGTCTCATATCCAACGGGAAATGTTTTTGCCCTTACAGTCTTTAAATATTTTTCATCCAATACATCTCTGAATTTCACTGACTCTTTCTCCATTTATAATATGAATCATATGCCTTTATCATTTCATATACTTTCTTATATGTATCCAGCTCCTTGAAAACTCTCTTCCTATAAGCGTCAGATCCCTCTCTAAAACCCTTCACCAAATTGAATTTTTCTTGAACCCACTTTGGAGATAGATTCAAAAAGAATGAAGGAGAAAGTAAAAAATATTCCTTTGTATCCAATACAAGTTCATCATATTTCTTCTTTATTCCGTCTTTATATGTATCTATCAATGCGGCTGCTGTCTTTTTATTTTTAGTAACATCCGTCAAGTCCTTGACCTCTTCTGAATATTTTACATTCCATTTGCCCTTCGGAATGACTACATACACCTGACCAAACACAGACGCTTTTGCTGGAGCGGTTGTAACAAAGACAGGTTTTAAAATTCCAATCCCTTTAAGAATTGCCTGCATTTTTCCATGTGTTGTATCCAATATCTTACCTTTGAACGCCAAATCCTTTCTGTCGTTTTTTATTTTGTTTGCCCCGTGTGAGAATTTTAGATTGTGTCCTCTATACATCACAGGACTGCTTCCCATTTTCTTTAAATGAGAGAGCAACTCTGTGTGAGTCGCCTGTTCCTCATTGAGAAGATCGGTAAATTTCATAGATCAACCTTTAAACTTTTTAACCTTCCTTTGTCCATTCCAATTATTCCGATGTATTTGACTTGGGGTATAAGTTTCTTAATCTTCTTTTTGAAACTATCCTTGTTTTTAAATGATACCCACTGAGGCGCCCATGTACTTCCAAGTGCAGGTTGTCCAGGGGTCCATTGAAACGCCCAATCAAAGTCTATATGCTTCAATAACTTTTCATGTATCTTGTCACCCGTCCAGGCATATATCTTTCCGTTCTTCTTATCCTCGACACCAAATCGAACATCCTTAAAGAGACCCGCTTTACTTATGGCCTTTATCTCGCCGGGATCTGGATTGACAAAAATCTCAACAACATCGCCATCTACTTTGGTGGTTTTCATGTATTTTTCATTGAGAAGATGTTTGAATTTCATTTTATTTGAATATCCTTTGAATCTGTTGACCTAACCAAATGACAGGATCGCCCGTTCTTGCCTTGGCGACACCATAAGGCATCATTCCCTTATCAGTAAAGTATTTGTATAGTTTATCAAAGGCATCGGTGTCAGTTTCGACCTCGCCTGTTTTTATAATGAGCTTTAGTTCCTTTGGATTATTGATCAATTTCTTAATGTCGGCCTTCTGATCTTCTATTATGAATTTAGTGAATCTTCCCATGGTGTCTCCTATAGTTTTTTGACAAACGTATCAACCAGTTTAGACCACTGTTTCTCTAATTCAAATAATTTCTTATATGTTCTTTTTGTATCATTCTGAGAAGGAACATCCTTGCCTGTCATATGATGGGTGATTAATTCAATATCATCCTCATCCATTTCATCGACATTAACAAATGCCTTTAGGGCATCACCGATATCTTTCCTTTGATTTGGTGTCATTTTTTCATTTACAACTTGCTTAAAGTCCATATTTCCTCCTATAGCTGTTTGATAAATTTCTTTATCTTGGCCTCGTCTTTAATATTTATGTTATTGTCCGCGATCCAATCGACCGTCTTTTGAATATATCGACCAACAGCTGGTCCCGGCTTGATTCTCTTTAAGCGCATGATTAGAGAGCCTGTAACGACTTTTCGTATGTTGGTGAGGGCGTCAGTACCCTTGTCTGCGAACTGCCGTGTAATGGCGTCTATCTTGACTTTGATGGCATCCCACTCCTTCTTATTGAACATCTTTCCGCGGGCACGTGCGTCCATTTCCCCGACCGCTAAAAGGGTTGCCCAATTTGGATCATTCATTAATTGAATAATTTTCTTATTACTCATCTTTAGTAAGTCGTGTATTTTCATATGGTTAAGAGTGGCGAACTTCATTGCGTTTTTTGTCTTGGTGTCCAATTTTAATCTCTGAGCTATCTGATCGACCATCTCCGCACCCTCTTTGTGATGTTGGAAATAGGTGATCCGTCCCTTCTCATCCATCTTCTTTGTTTTGATCTTTCCAATATCATGTAGCAGAATTGATAGATTAACTATTGGATCCTTGGAATCGCTTGCTCGAAGAGCTGCCAATGTATGGGCATACACCCCGCCCTCGGGATGATTCTCTATATCATGTTCAAACTCTTTCATCTTTACTACTTCCGGAAGTATATGATGAAGGAGTCCAACTTGATCCAGTTTCACGATTGCGTCAGCGAACTTACCACCCTTTTGTTTCGCCATCTTAAGGAGCTCCTTGGTCACCCGCTCGGGTGCTATGTCCTTTATCTTAATGGAGCTCTTTTGTATCGCTGTTGTTACTTCTGGATCAAGTTGGAGGTCCAATCGAGAAGCAAATCTCACCGCCCTGAGCATTCTCAGGTAATCCTCACTAAACCTTTTGTCCGGGTCGCCGACGGCCCTTAGGGTCTTATTCTTTATATCACCCTGACCATCAAAGTGATCTATTATATTGCCCTTACTATCGACCGCCATGGCGTTTATGGTGAAATCCCTTCTCTCTGCATCTCCTTTAAATGTTGCTACAACCTCTATCTTGTCTGGCCGCCTACCATCCGTATATGTTCCATCTTTTCTAAACTGAGCTATCTCAAAATCCTCACCCTTGTGTTTAACCACGACTATACCAAAATCCTTATTGGCACCAATGTCATGGGTCTTGAATAAGGATTCAATCTTTTCCATTGGAACATTCGTTGCGATGTCTATATCATCTGGTTTCTTTTCTCCAGAGATTATATCACGAACGGCGCCACCAACAATGTATGCCTGACCGTGTTTCTCAAGCACTTTAAGTATCTCCACGCCCTTCTTTAGAATCGGGATACGTTTTATGTAACCCTCCCAATCCTTAAAAACCTTTTGCGCTTCGGTTAAAACCCTCTCATTATATACATCACGAAATCTCATTTATCTTCCACCACATATTTTGTTCTTATAAGTGTATCTCCAACTGCGCACAATCCACATATATCTTTTACCAATATCCTTTTATTATTCGTTGGCTCAAACACATATATACATTTATCTTCTTCAGAATATATATCGACAACCTTATCACGCACCTTTACCTTTTTGTAAGTCGCAGAAGCAGTACAGCCTAACAATAACAATAATACTATATATCCTCTCCAGTTCATAAATTATCCTGTAATCTCTCTATGAAAACCTTCTGTCTTTGATTTATTTTTCTTAATGCTTCCGGTATATTGTAAAATCTTGCTGTCTCGATCTCCGGGAACTTTTTCATCTTACCGCTCTTTGGAGGCCATTCCATCTCAAATGTATTACTTCGCTTGAATTCTTTTTCACCCTCGACGGCCCATACATACATTGTTTTATTGGCAAGCGGTGCAGAACCAAGACTCATCATGTTTTTGGTTACTGGACGGACTCCAATCTCCTCACTAAACTCACGAACGGCCGCCCTTTTTGGCGTCTCCCCATCATTGACTTTTCCTTTTGGAATCGACCAAGAGCCATCATCTCGTCCTTTCCAGAGAGGGCCTCCTGGTTTTGCAAGAAACACTTGAAGTGTATTTCCTTTGAATCTATATTGAAGTATTCCGGCGGTAACTGTTTTGCCTTCTGCCAGTAGTTGTTCAAATCTCATTCTCATCACCTTTCTGCTGTCTTTACAAATCCGCTGGACTCAAACTCAATTCGTATCAAAGCGTCTCCCCATTTATCGGTATAGTACCATATACTATCTTGAACAACCATGTTTGGTTTCCCATACATTATCTCGACCAAGTCTCTATCGAATCCGGGGCCAATTCTTTTCTCTATGAATTGTTGCTTGGTCTTTGGTGAATATCTAGCACCATTTTTCTCAATATACTCAACCCGTTTTGATTGACTCAATCCTCGTTCACTTAAAGGCCTTGTTGTTGATGTACATGATAATAACAAGGTCAATAATATACATAATAGATATTTCATTATTTATGGTTGGCCACTAAATTTGATATTACTCGCCATCTGTTCAGAGGCGAACTTCGGGCGCATCATCATTATTCGCTTTCCACCAGCAGAGATGATAACATTATCATTACCCGTCTTATCAATTGTAATCTTGGATGAATATAATTTGTCTAATTTCTCGTTTCTTAATGGGTCTGTTATGTTTGCAGAAAAAGGTTCCTTTGAACCCATACCTGTTACTTTTATATATGGAGGAAATGTATCTTTTGCGTCCATCCAATCGTCAAGTATATAATTAAGTAGATCCTTCTGCTTCATCTTTTTAAGTTTAGCCATTAATACATCGGCCATGTCAGAGAGAACTTTTCTTCCAGCCTCTTTAGTCTTTTTTTGAAGATTAGCATCTGCACGTATCTCTAATTTTCTCTTTGGTCTACTTGGAGATAATTTGTGTTTCTTTATAATGACTTTCTCTGCGTCCTCTAATATCTTTCCGAGATTTATTTTGAGTGCTTTTTCAACTGTTCCCATCCCTGGATTCTTGAAACCGATATCCGCCTTCTGTTTGGTTGACTTTGCCGATATACCTAAGAACTTACCTTTTGGATATTCTATCAATGTATCGGTCGGGTTCTTTGCAGAATCAACTTGCTGTCCAACGGCCTTTGATAGAACACCTTTTCTCGCAGTCCAATAGACCTTTACAGGTTCGCCTTTATATCCATTCTTCTTTGCCCATTTCTTGATCTCCTCGGCCATCGTTCTTGCCTGACCGGATCTAAGACCATAGGCAAACATCCCAACAATCTTTCTTTTTGCTGCTAGTTGTTTCTTAGCTGAAGCTGCATCCTGAAAACCTTTCCATGAACCTTTGTTTCCTTGACCCAATATATAGAATCCAACAAGTATCTCATTTATATCGGCCTCGTGGGTGTTTATAGCTTCGTTTAAATAGAAGTCTTTGAATCTTCTCATGTATACCTCTTATGCAAAACGGATCATCATCTGTCGCCAGTTTGGATCGCCAGACATTCTGATCTTAACAGCATTAAGAAACGTTCTCATGTTGGCTTCCTTGTTCAGATCAACTCCGTCCTTCTTTAGTATCTCCAGAACTTCTTTCTTTACACTCATAGGAACGGTCTTTTTCTGACCAAAGATCACTACATCAGGAATCATCTTGTCAAGAACCGACTCCATCCTAGCGAAAACATCTGTCGCTTTTAGAGTCACATCAATGGCAAAAGACCTTGACTTAACGGCTGCGTCAATTTGATTTATGTTCAAGTTAGAGATAAAGATCACCTGACCATCAAATATGAAGTTACTTGGAAACATTGGTTTCTCTCCAAGTGCCAGAGAATCCATCTCATCGTCTGAGAGGGGATCTAGAGGATTGATTGGATAGGTGTTCTTACTTTCCCATGATATATCCCTTACATCGTGTGAGTCAAGAGCGGCCTTCAAAATGTTCTTTGCTGTTGCGTCTTTAAATACATCGTCAGAGTCATCAAATACCACTATTCTTTTTCTATTAATGAATAATGTTCTATATAGACCAAATGGTGACACGGCTCCTTTCTTCACAACGAAGTCCTGACCTTTCACCTTACCTGCGGCCTTGAGCTGCTTCTGAACTGTGAATGTTTTTCCGATACCTGCCATTCCTGTTATGAGAAGGGACGGTTGGATTCCAGAAATAATCATATTGACCAACGATTCCAAATCTTTGAATATTGTTTTTGGATCTGCATATTGGATGTTGGCAAGTTGTTTTGAAGATTTCTTCACATCAGAACCGGGAACTATTTTAAGTTTCTTTCCACGATTTACTTTTAATTTCTCAAGTGCCGATGCTTTTGTCTTTGTTGCCTTTCCCTTCTTTTGGAGTTTCTCAAGTTTCTTTTGAAGATTGGCCATGGAGAAACCAAAATTTCTTCTAATAAATCTTGAGTCCTTTCCCTGTTCCAGGGCATGAATTGCGGCGTCTGATTTGGAGGCAAAGTCTTTTCCATCATATTCAACAAGACCTTCACTTAGGATCGTGTCCTTGTCCATCACTCTCATCTCTTGTATTGGTGCGACCAATATGTCTTTCTTGACCACAGGTTTCTCTATGAAACTCACTATAGCCGGGAGTATCTTAATAATTGATAGACCTTTTGTTTCAATGTTTACGGCAGGATCCGGACTATCCGTAGCATCCCAAATATCGACGGAATGGATCTGGGTGAGTTTTCCACCACCCTTGAAATTAAACTGAATGGCTTTTGGAGAACCGTCTATGCCGAGTAATATACCATGCATTTGACCGCCCTTGGCATCAAACACCCTTTCGCCGTAATCGAATAATTTCTTTCCAAGACGTTTCTCAAGAACCTTTTTAATGATCCCGACCATTTTGCCAGCCTGTTCGACCTTGAACGCCTCTGTTATAAAATCTTTAAATCTTGTCATATCTGAGCTCCATGATTGACTGAATACTACTATTATTTATAAAATTCATTGTTCCGTATCATCGGGACCTATGGACTCTGAATGTATCTCTGCAATTAAGTTATCCATCAGCTCTGCATCCCCATCAAATTGAACTCTATCCTCGTCCACACCAGTGTAATGAATTACTACTCTATTACACATTTGACATTTGAAATTTTCTTCAGGAACCTCGGTCGAATTCTTGAATGAATAGAACATTCCACATTGTGGACAGGTGACTGTGATGAGGTTATCTTCATAGATACTTTCATCATTCTCTATATGTTCTCCACGATCTGGTTCGTCAAGTACCTTTTTTATTCGTTCCTTTAGTTCGTTTCTGGACAACTCTCTCATACGGACCCCATCTTTCATTATATCACTAAATCGTTCAGATGATAACATTAATTCCATATCGGATATAGGGGTATCATAGAAGAAAGAAAAGGTCTTGTATGCCGATACAAACCCAATCAACTGTTCCTTATTCTTTGCTATGATGGGAACCCAGTATTGTTTGCCATCCTCATTTCGCGGAAGCTCCACGACCATCTTATTGGGATCAGCTGGGTTTGAAAAATAAAACATAAAACACCTCACCATTTATTATCATATTATTATTTATATGATTATTTAACAGTGCGATATTTATTCAATATGTCTTTTATCTGATCCTCTGGAAGAACGGTGATTATATTTTCAATCTCTCTTAATCCGCACTCAAAATACTTGCAGAGTAGTTTCTTCTCATCAAGGTCCACGTCCTTTTTCTTCTTTATATAGTTGAAAAAGAATTTTCTTTTTGGAAGTAGTGTCTTGAAATATCTATAGTGAACGGATTTTGGAAGATCAAAACGATTGATTTGATTTACGACTGGCAACAATACATCGGTCATTGAAATGAACCTGTTTATCATATATGGAGTATATGACTTTGCTTGCTCATCATTATGAGGATCAAACTCCGACTTATTGATTGTCAGATTTTTCAAGTGATCAAATAAACTTAATTTCATGTATTCAATATAGTAATAATTTGTTTTTTATTCTAGTGATTTTGGATGAAATCTATGAACCTATCGAGCAACTGTTTCATATTGTTGCTCATTTTCTCATTGTCCTTCTGGAGATTCTCCACGTCCTTTTTTACACCAGTCATATCTGTTTTTAGATCATTGACGGGTTGTTGCCAGGTCGTGTCCTTCTTAAAAAACTTATATATGAATGCCAGAATCGTAACAACGCTGGCCACTACCGTAAAGGCTATAGGCCAAGTAAAGTCCATTCGCTTGTCTCCTTACAATGCGAACATCTCTGTTCGTATTGTCATCAGTTCGTCAAGCAATTGTTTTTTCTTGGAGATGTTTGTTAGGGTTCCAACATATCCCTTTCCCCCGCCATTGATCTTTGCAGCTTGACCCAATACCCATGTGACCTGTTTATCTTTTGATCTAAATCTAAATTCAAGATTCCAATCAAGATTATTTTCAATAGCATTATACCAGGTGTTAGAAACCTTTTTCACATCGTCAAGATGAACAGCATCAAACCATCCAACCCCAAGTATTTGCCCTCTTGATATTTGGGCTATGTCCTCATACTTTTGATTGACATAAGTTATCCTTCCGGTCTCGTCAGTCCTGAATAAACCAACCGGAGAAATTCTGCACATTGTTTCGTAAAAATCTTCTAGACCATCCATTAATACCTCACCCACTCACCATCAATCAATTTACTATGTAATTCGATATGTGGTGAATCAACAAAACTCTCTGTGAATCTATAATCACTATTCCAATCAACGCCGAGCCTTAATTTGATCCCCTTTGAGAAGGCGATTCCTTTGATCACAAAAGCCACCGCGCCGATTCTTTTAATGTCACCCCAATCAATAGGGTATGGTACAAGATCGACGGCAAGCGATGGATATGGGTTATGTTTACTATTCGGATATTTTAATTTAGACTTGCCCTGTTCAAAATACTTATTCTGGGTCTCCTCGTCTCGGTTGCCCTGTAGAACAGAAAAGTCCACATACTTGATTGCTTCATTTAATATGTCCTGTAAATCCTTATGACAGGTCTTCAGTTCCCTCAATGATCTTCTTCCAAATTTCGGCATACACAATCCTCATTATTTAATAAACTTTTAACTATTTATATTCTGATATAAATGTTCCCTAAGAATGGGAAACTTCATACCCCTGGCGGTCCATTTCTTGATGAATTTGTCTCGTTCTGTAAACCAAGAGTCTGAGAGAGGACCTTCAGATTCATGTCTAACCAATACATCAATGATACCAATGGAGAATCCTTTTCTTAAAGCGGTGAAGCATGAATCTACATCATAAAAATGGTATCCATCATAGGTCTGTTCATCAAAACGAAAGTCTTTTAGGAATCGTCCACTCATAAACAATATACATCCATCAACCGATACAAGGTCATCAAACATACCTTTTTTGTCTTCCATCACATGATCAGGTTGATCGGGATGACCTTGTATAATTCTACCCCTTGTTCGTTTTGAGCGGTCGCACATCCACCATCCACCCTCTGCCGGAAATATGGTTGTTCCGATTACTCCAGCAATCCCGATGTTATCTTTATACCTAAAATATAATTCAATCTTTCCCTCTAGATTCTCATCCTCAAACGATACATCATCATGTACAAAAACAAACACATCCTCATCATTGATCTTTCCTTTACTTGAAAGCATATTTAAGACAAGGTTATATTTCTTGAATATACCTTCATCTAAATCCTTATTTAATACTAGGGTAACCCTATCAAGGGCTTCTATCTTTTCAAGCGAGGGTTTTAAAAATCGGTTATAGTTATCCTCATTATCTGCTGCAACAATGTATCGAATCATTTTAGCTTCTCAAATAACTCCCGTCTTTGTTTTTCATATAATGCACCGGAACGTTCCCAAATGATCTCTCCATCAATATATACTCTGGTATGTGGAACATCATCCACATTATGTTGTCGAAGAAAATATCCGGCATTCTGTCCGCAGTCAATTAGATACCAATCCGATGTATCTATTTTCTTTAATTCCTTGAGATACTCCTGACAAATGAAGCAATCATCAAGTATGAATACATATACACCATTAGGTTTTTCTCTATGAAAAACCCTTATATCTAATTGTTTCATCCAAAAAATCCATCACTATTTAATGGCGGTTGATGATCGAAATAAACTTTCAAGATGAACCAAAACAAAAGCTGTACGGGTATCGCAATGTAACATGGAACGCCAAATCCAATTGAGAATAACCCACCGAGACATAGAAACAATAATAATACTATACCAAATAGACCAAATACTATCATTCCTAGGTACTGTAAATATTCAATGAATTCAGACCCTAACATTTTTAATATCTTTTTCATTGAATAAGTCCCATTAGTTCAAGCATGAGTGCGGCGAAGTTTATTTCTTTATCAATTGAATGACTATTTTTATACATATACTCAGCAATGGTTATAATCGCCTCAGGCTGAACTTCTTTAGTCAACATTGGAACAAAATGATGATATAGATTAGTGAACATTTCTTCATAATTGTAATTACTTTCAATTAAGTATTTTCTTGCATTCCGAAAATCCTTATTGAGAAGATATGTATAGAACTCCTCATCCACTTTCTCATAATTAAAAATATTACTATCTATAACACCATTCACTGCACTATACTGTTGACATATTTGAATAGTTTTTCTAATGTCTGGGTAATGATCCTCGACCAACTTTACGATCACGCTATTGTCATAGTCGACCTTTTTAAAGTCGAGTATCTTACAGACACGATTGGTCACCTTTGGAACCATTTCGTCTTTAATCTTCTTATCGGTGAAGTTCATATCAAACACCTGGCACCTTGACAACACAGGATCCTTTATCTGTGTTATATAGTTGCAAGTAAATATGAATCGACATACCTTATGGAATTCCTCTATCGCTGCACGAAGGCCCATCTGAAGATTATTGGATGCACCATCGAACTCGTCCATTATGACGATCTTTGGCTTACCATTAAATGACTTTGTGGATGCGAATCTGGAGATGGATGTTCTCAATGTATCGATCCCGCTTTCACTGGACACGTTTATATAGAGATAATCCGCGCCTATGTCATTACATAGTGCTTTAGCCAATGTCGTCTTTCCAACACCAGGGCTGGATGAATACAACATAAGATTTGGTATCTCCTTTTCCTCGACAAACTTCCTAAAGGTCTTCATATATGCCTTCGGAAGTATTATGTCCTCTACGGACATTGGACGAAAAAACTCTATCCAGATATACTTATTCTTTTTTCTCTTTGTGTTAGGTTTCACCGTCTATTCCTTTTTCTATCCTTTTTCTGTTGTTTCTTTTTCTTCTTTCTCTTTACCTTAAACTCCTTTTTGAGTTTATGTTCAAGTATGTTGGATGCAGATGTGTGAAACTCTTTTCGGGTTATCCTTCTTTCCCGTTTATCGTTTCTATGTCTTTCCTTTCTGCCCAACGATATCATACCCGTAAACATCTTTGGAAGATCATGTTTCTCAAAGACACACTTACAAGGATTTGGAATCTCTCTTGTTACCTCTTTGTCATCGGCAGAGATCGTGAATGATCTAACCGATACATAGCCTCGACCATGACATTTGTTACAGTCCTTATCAGGATCCTTAAGAGAGACCCCATGTTGCTGTGCGGCGAGTTTTATTTTTTCCAAATGCGGAAGATCAAAAAACTCACCTTCCTGCCCTTCAGGAACCTGAACATCAATCTGTTCCTCAACAGGATCCAGACTATAATCTGATCTCAATAGATCATCTTTCTTCTCAGGGTCTTCCATTACTCTTCCTCTATTTCTGCGGTGTATAAATCCAAGGAGATGGCATCATTCTCAAGATACTTGAGCCTGATTATACCTTCCTGCTTGACTTGTATATCATAGGAACCTTCGGGGGCCTTCTCCCAAATATCCTTTGATAAAGTTATACTAAACTCAGTCCCGTCCCATTCCTCTGTCTTGAACTGAGTCTCATATGAATTATCTTTGTCACCAGTTGACAGCTTGACCGTCACCGTGTCCTCGGCGACAGAGATGGTCACATTCTCGGCCTCGATGAGCCTGAGCATGTTTCGTAAATCCTTGAACTGTTCATCACTAATGCAGAATGAAAGCTCCGGGTCTTTAAAGTCAACCTCTGAGAACCCAACATCAACCGCCTCCGAATCTGAGATGAAGTATGTGATCTTGGACTTGTTCTGTTTTATCTCAAACTTCTCATCACCGATCTGGGAAATCTTTGGTTTGTCAAAAACACTAAGCAGCTCGAAGAACTGGCTATAGTCATAAAAGGCGACCTCGTCACCCTCAAACTCAAAATGTTCCTTTGGCGCGGAAAATTTATATGCGATTGTGGTATCTGGATTAGTACCATCAATGATTATATTTTCAGGCTCCTTGCCCTTCTCAACCTCCTCATGCTCTATCATTAACTTGGTGTTGATCTTGGTCAACTCGTTGATTAGCTCCAGGGTCTTTTTCTCGAAGGTGACATCCTGGGGTTGTACTTCTTTTGTCATCATATTCTCCTTTTAGTTTTTCTCAATATAGAATTTTATTTTTTGGATTATTAGTATTTGTGGATTATAGACCTGATGTATATGGTTTTCTCACGGCTATTAAGCCAACAAAATTAAAGGAGCGCCAGAATATATCGACAGGTCCAATTTCCTCCATGTCCTTTATCGACTGTTCAATTGATTGTATCTTCATTATCTTTCTAAGATCCTTTTCCTTCTGCAGAATGGCGTCTCCGGAGAAATGCTCGTTTTTCTTCTCGTAATATAGACTATTGGTAATGTCCTGAAACTTGGCGTTACTGGAATATATCTTCTCGCAAGATATAAATGCACCTCCAGGTATCAACGAATTGTTTATCTTCTGAATCAATCTCTTTCTTGATGAGAGGGGTAGAAATTGTAATGTAAACATTGACACCACAAAGCTCGCAGTGTTGTAGTCATTATAATTTAGAAGGTCAGAACATTCAAAACGGATATCTGGATATTCCTCCTTCTTGGGCAATAGATTTTTACTTATATCTATGCCGACATATCTTACACCATCCCTTCTATTAAGAGACTTTAGGAATTTTCCAGTGGAACAACCCAAGTCATATACATTGGTGTTATCCTCTATGAAATAATCGGATAGATTTCTTACCTGCTCCAAAACAAAAGAGTAGTTTGGTATGGACAGATCAATATGAGTATCGAAATCTTCCATGTCATCAAATGAGAACTCCTTTGAACCTTTTTTCAAATGATTATCTTTATTTGTCATGTAATATCTCCTTGCATTTATTTCTCACAAGTTTGCTATCATGTGTCATGTATAGCAACGCATCGTTTTTGGTTTTAATTTTTTCTAAAAGACCCCATCCGGATACTTCATTATAATATTCATCGACTTTCATTATATCCTTCTGTTGTCGAATTAACATTCGTTGTAAAACATCAATTGCTCTCTCCACCTTTCTCTCCTTCTCTCTTTATCCGTTTACCATTCCATCCGTCGCCTCTAAGAATGTAATTCATATCTCCGGGCATGAGTCTTTTACATGGAGCGGCGCAATAGTTACATTTGATTTCAGGAGTCTCTGTGATCGAATGTCGTTCCTCCTGTATTCTATCGCACCCTACACACTGATAATCGTAGAACGGCATACCTTTACCTCTATTGCTGGGGGTTTTGAAATTTTATTTATTTGTTTAAGTATCATATTATCGATCTCTTTTTGAATCTCCTGAGCCATTAGTTTCATCATTAAATGATCGATTGGTTTTTCTTCTAGAGGATTTCCTAGTTTTACTCCGATTCCCATTTTTGTTTTTTTCCTTTAATATGTTTATACAATGTTCTCTAACAAATCTATTATTATGGGTCACATATAATAACGCCTGATTCTTTGTCGTGATTCTAATTATCAATTTTCTTATTTCCTCGTTTATAAACGCATAAGCCAACCCAGACGGTCCGTTCATTGGTTGAACATTAACAATCTTATTAGCAAATAATTTTGGAAACTGTCTCCTTATTAATGGAATTGATAAATTTTCAAATTCTGGCAGTTTATATTTTTGAGATGATTTTTTCATATACATGCTCCGCGACTGCCTTCATCAATAGAGGAGGAACGGCCCTTCCAACAAATTCATTTGACTTACTATGTCCAAGTATATTGTAATATTGTGACTTGGTATCAACTTTAATCTCTGGTTCCTTTAAATCAAGATAGAAACATTTTTCATCCCAACGTTCCTTTGGAAAATCTACGAGAGAACAAATGTATGGTATATCTCCAGAGTCCTGTCCTGCTTGAAAATTATAACAATTGAATTTCTTTTTAAGTAAATCGTTGACTGAAACTTTTATTCTCTTGAATGGCTGACCCAGTACATCAAAGTCTGATGGGAATGATTGAAGTAATTTTGATTCGTTCACGGCCGTGTATCTATTGACCAGCGCATGAATGTTATAGTCTGATTGGAGGATCGTCCGATGAGGGTAGAACCAGTTATCCCGTGGCATCCTCTGGCAGAACGCTTTGAGGTTGTTCTTCTTTGCTATCTTGGTCACCTGATGAAGGGTGGTTAATGGTTTAAACCAGTTATGTATATAGTCCCACTCCTTCGTCCCGTGGGTCAGATTCCTCTCACAGCCGTTGAATATGAATGGAAACATCACATCTCCCGCCTTTATCGGTCTCTGCCGAAACCCCTTATTCCCCTCTGGGAATGATGGGCTCATTCCAAGATCATCCCGTACGCCAACAAAAATCAACCTCTCCCTTATTTGCGGAACGCCGAACTCTATTGAATTCAGAACCTTATAAGACACCTTGTATCCACACGCTCTTAGTGTCTTAATTATGTTATCCTTCTCATGAATGATACCCACATTCCTCGCCTTACCAAAAAAGTTCTCCAGTCCCTTACCCTTGTTTCCGAGCAGAGCCTTTACATCACCAAGCGCAAGCCCCTTCACGTTCTCTGCTATGAAGGTCTTGGGTTGCATATCTTTAAGTATCCTTGAAAATTCATAGAACAGATCGTCCACACGCTGCTTTGTGGATGAATATCCCTTCACCTCGCCCCACATCTTCTTCCGTTTTCCGGCCATGGAGAATGAGGCGCAAGGAGGTGAGCCATCAAGAAGATCAAGTTCTCCAACCTTAAGACCAAGTTTCTTTAACATCTGAACACCATTTAGTGTTCGTATATCATCGGGGAATATATATGTATCTGGATAGTTTCTATTATATATTGACCTAGCCGCCTTCATAAATTCATTGACTGCGAGTATCTTTGCACCCGCCATTCGGTAACCAGTAGAGCTTCCACCCATACCAGCGAACAATGAAATCACATTGAACTTTTCCTGTGAGGATAGTTTATGAACCTCGTCCATCGTTGGAACTTTATATCTATCATCCATATACATATTCACGATTCCGCTCCAATAGGCTTATGTCAAACTTTAGACTCTTTAATATTGCTGCGACTTTATTTATCCCTTTTCTCTCAAACTCTAAAACCAAAGTTATTGATTTTGTATGATTAAGATTATGTAATCCCCCGGGTAATCGAAACACTTCCACCTTTGCTTTATATTTGACTGTAGTAAGAAACATCAATCTTCCTAATTTGTCAAGAAAATCATGTCTGACCATATCAAGATTTGCTTCTAATTTAACCCATCCGTCAATGTCATCGCTTATACTTGTAATAAAATTCATTTTAAATTTCATCCACCATTAACATTATGGTTCTCTTTTGTCCCCAGCTTATACATCTCTGATAATCCACACCAATCAATCTATATTCAATTGAATTAATTTCTATAGTTTCATTTATGAATTTTTTAAATGTTTCAAATAGACTCCACCCGCCTTCATCAATATCAATTCCTGTATCAAATATTGATTTATTTTTTATCTTACATACATATTTGGCTTCTATTGGTTTCATTGGACCTTTTGATAACTTACTATTATTTTAATTTCTCTTTTTTGAAATTTATATTTTTCAATAAGATTCACTGCTTCCTTTTTTGTCTTATAAGAATATTCACAACTATTTGAGGCATCGGCACCATCTGTTGGAGTTGGATAAATATTTAACCAACTACTTAATATTCCTAGTTTAACCTGAGGGGTATACATAAAATAAATATCCCCACAATCATTATATTTGTATTGTTTAATTCTAAATTTCATACCGCTTTCAATATGTTTTCATATACATGCTTTGCTATTGCCTTCATCATTAGCGGCGGGACCGCTCGACCTATATACTCCCAACTCTGAGCATGGCCTATGGCATCAGCACGTTTATTGCTAGTCTTAAAATCTAATCTAAAAAACTTATCATCCCTAGACACGTTTAACTTGGACAATTTTAAAACTTTGTCCACATCACAACAATTGAATCCTGCTTCATGGTTAGCCAGGCCAGTTAGACCTTCCAGCTCGTTGATGGATAACATTCTTGTCTCCACATTCTCTTGAAGTAGATCAAAGTCCTCTGGAAATGACTGTATCGCTTTGGCTTCCTCTATTGATTCCCATCTATCGACTAGAGCATGTATTGGACGATTGGACTGACATATTGTGAAATGGGTGTTGAACCAATTCGTTCTGTCATAGATGGACTCATATAGTTCCTTGATATTCTGTCCCCTTGATATCTTCATTATGGCTTCACGATCAGTAAGCGCAGGAAAGTATTTCTTCATTGTCTTACAGACAACCGTATCGGGTCTCATCCAGAATTGTGATCCATTGAAAAGAAGATGGCCAATTACGTCTTTAGCATGTATCGGTTTTGTATTGATTGATTTTGGAAATGATGGCCGAAAGTCTATATCATTTCTTACCCCTATGAAAATTAGTCGAACACGTTTTTCTGGAACACCAAAGTCCAGAGAGTTTAATAACTTGAATGACACCTTATATCCACAGGAACGGAGCGCCTCTGTTATAGTCTGAGTCTCACTTAAATCCTTTTTCAATTTACCAAAAGCTGTCAGGCTCTTTGATTTTGATCCGAGTATTTTTTTGGCGTTCCCCATAGTCAACCCGCGGACGTTCTCAGCTATGAACACTTTTGGTTGAATCTCATTTAAAATTCGTGCGAATTCGAAAAAAAGATCATCGACCCGTTGAACAGTTTTTGAATATATCTTTTTCTTTCCCCATGATTTCTCTCTGGTCTTTAGTACCTGATTTGAGAAGGAGGCGCATGGCGGTGAACCGTCAAGCACATCCAGCTCCCCCTTCTTCAATCCTACTTGGTTCAATATCTTTTTACCCGTTAGTTTTCGTATGTCCTCGGGTATGACTAATGTATGGGGATAATTTTTAGAGTATATTTTTCGTGCCGATTCCATAAACTCATTCGCGGCTATTACATTACCACCAGCCAGTCGGTAACCGGTAGAACTTCCACCCATACCAGCGAACAAACTTATGACCTTGAAAAGGTTTTTCTTCTCCGCGGCATATACATCCTTCATCAAGTATGGTTTATAATCCATTCAGCCTCTTCAAATTGATCAACATCTCTAATTTGTTTAATGTCATCAATCTTAATCTTTCCTTTGATTACATTAATACAAAAATCTCTCAATAATTTATCATCAGATTTGCAATTCAGGAGCGCATCGTTTCTATTCTTTATTTTTGAAAACAATTCTTTGATCTTCTCCAATTCAAACTCAAACTTCTTAACGACCTCGATCATCACATCATGGACATTATTTTCCCGAAGTATATAATCACTAATCACATAACTTATTCTATAATATTTAAGATCAATCGAGACACTCAGTCCGCCCTGGATCATATCATACCAACATTTCACATTTTGCACCATGAGTTTTTTGTTTTTCGATTTTACCCTGGCCTTGATCACTTTATTGAGTACGGATTCAATAAACTGTTCATTTAATATTGGATTATGTGACGCCATTCTTTGTTTCATTCTCCTTTATGTGTTTCTGAAGTATATCGTTACATAAGGCGTTCAACGTTATGTCCCGTCTATGTGCTTCCAGTGCCAGTTCCAATAATATTTGGTCGTCAAGTTCAACCTCAACCTGTTCAAATTTCTCTTTATTTTGATTCATAATTATATCCTTTTTTATGTCAAATATAGAAAAACTTGATTGAATTGTTTTTTATTTTTGGATTAAATTTTTGGATTCCGGACTTGGTGTACAAAAAGGTGCAATATAATTCCTGGAAAGTCCGGACCGTTTACTAATAAACATTTAATCTAAAGCCGATGATCGTCCAAAAGCTGAAAGTATGTTCTCATTGAATGATCATTAATTCCTTTGATCTTTCTAATTATAAATTTCCAGCTCCATGGTTTCTTGATTGTCTTTCTTCCATGTTTATCAAAGTAAACAGGTCGTCCCACATGAAAGAAAAAGAATGATGGTATCTTTGTGACCGTATCCTGATTATTGATATATCGAACACATTCCCGTGGTCCCATTAACGTCTTGAATTTTCCTTTCCATGTCCAGTTTCCGACTCGGGGTTGTCCAAAGGTAACAAGTCGTTTGATCCATGCACTATAGAATGAGTCCACAGAGAATAGACAAGCGAGAGCCCCTCCAAGTGAATGTCCAGTAACATATATGTTTTTATCTTTCGCATTAACACGTTCAAGAGCTGTTCTTGTCAATGACCTGAGATCAAGCCATGCCTCCCAGAAACCATTATGTATCTTTCCATAGAGAGTCTCCTGTTTGATAAACTGAACATTCGTCCACCAATCTTCAAGATCATTAGAGCCAGTAAAGACAACCACCACGTCCTTTTCATTATAGAATATGAGACATCGGTCGTTTCCCTTTGTGATTATATCGCATTCAAACCCTTCTAAGTTTGGCATTATTTTTTCTTTATATGACTCAAGACACGCCTTGGCCAATATTGTATCGGTTACCATTTTTCTCTCCTACAGATCACACTTGCCTCCCGCACATGCAACAGTATCTGTTATTTTTGTGTTGTCCCTCTCCTCGTGAAAGTCTTCCCAGTTGACTGGTTTATATTCACGTTTGAGGTCGCACCATAGTTTCCAGTTATATACATCCTTTAGACAGTATGTCATCTTTCTTAAATCTTCATTGAAGTATCTATCTGAGAATTGCTTAGCCCTTCGCAACCATTCCATCTTCTCATCATAGTTATTTTCTCTCTTCCATCTATTTCGTTGTTTCACACTATTAAAGTCAGGAAGGGTTATGTTTTCCCCATGCCCAAGTACACACGCACATGCTGCCCATAGATCATCATCCCATGCCCTCATCCCATCAACAATAAGACCAGAAGCCATTAATGACCCATCTCCATATTCCTTTACTATCTCATCTGGTGTATATACGGTCGTAAATGGTGCTTGAGGGTAGTCCTTGTCTCCGTCGATTGGAAGAATTGAAATACCAGCAAAGAATTTTCTATTTTGATATATGTATTTGGATACCTCATCCCATTCATCGTCTTTCACATGAATAGTATTTGAAACGTTATGACTCAACCATTCTTTAACGCAACGACTTTTATCTCTTCCAGATTGTACCCAGTTCTTCTGAGTCAGTTTGACATATTCAAGAAGTTTGATTCCCTCTATGTTCACCTTTGTTCTTGCGTTGGCCGGTACTTCGCAGACGAAAGTAATCATTTCATCTGTGTTATTAGTCGACCATACGGACTCCTCGACGGCGAGAGGGTTGATCTTCTTAAAATATAGTAACGGTTCTTCCATCTTATTGGACTGCTGTCGTCTAAAATATCTCTTTGAATGATGTGGATGGATTCCGGACGCCGTACCAAGTATGCAGCTAGTGCTACCAGCGGGTTTTACGCAGGTCGCCCGAGCAGCTATGTTAATTCCAATCTTTCCTGCAATTCTCTCATTGGTCTTTCTGACTAATCTTGCACCTTCTCGCTGAAGTTCCTCATCAAAGGCTATATCTGGATTATCCATCATGCCTGTCATAGACACGCCAAGTAGTGCTTCCCGTTTTACTATTTCCTCTGAAGGTTTGCCAAGATAGGGGAAGGAATTATATCCAGCTTGTAATGTTCCCATGGTCGCTGCATATTCACACATTTGAAGAAACTGCTCACGGGTCTTTGCTTTCTTCATGTTTATTTCGCAAAGATTACAAAACCCCCATCCACTATTTCCCTTACTATCATAGGCATATATACCTATCTCAACACATGGGTTGACTAGAAATTCAAGATCATCGGCCCATACAAATCCAGGCTCCCCAAATTGTTTTACATTCTCAATGATCTCCTTAAAGTCCTTATAGTATGTTTTATCTCTAAGAAGGATGACTGAATTGTTACTTCGGGCCCTCTGTGGATTCGTACTCATCCAATTGCCAATCTTGGCATTCATCATTTCCTCATCATCCAATGAGAATAAACATATTGTTGCAGAACGCCGTACGCCACCGGACAAGACCGCGTCTGATATATGCATGACTATATCATATGCGTCTATAGGTCTTAATCTGGTAAGACCATCATCGCAGATTTTATCAAGCAGTTGTCTAATCTTTTCGATTGAGTTTTTCAATCCTTCAGGCCCGGGAGCCTTCCCGCCACTAGATTTGATTATAGAACCTGCTGGTCTTATATCGGAGTAATCAAATTCAATTGTAAAATTCTTTACCTCGGGATGTGGTTGATCGCTCTGAAAATAGGATGAAAGAAGTTGTCCAATGGCATCGGCCCAACCCTCAATCGAATCCTCTATCTTTATGGAATATGTTCTTCCGGTTGGTTTCTTGATCTTTGGAAGTTTGGCTATGTGATGTTTCTGAACACTAAATCCTACACCACAACCACAAAGAAGTAACCACATCGTTTCCTGAAAGAAACGAGGTCGATCACAATATGATGCTGTGCAATTATATAGCCGTGCATTTTTCTCAAGTATCGCCCTTCCTCCAAATTGTAGGGCTCGTTGAGAACCGAGGACGAGTCTCCTCTTCATAGCCTGTTCCACGACTTTCAACTCATCAGTTATGTTTACATTAGCATACTTGATGAGGTGCATGTTGACGACCCGATTTATCTGTTCATCCCAGGTCTCCCGTCTTGCGCATTCGTGGTTATATCTTGCATATTTTGAAATCCGTGTGTATTCCTGAAGCTCCTTTATTGACATCGAGCTGTGCCCTCCTAGAATAGAATTTTCTCTGTGATGATCCTAAACTTCCAGTTTTTCCCCGCACAAAAACGTTTGGCATATTTCCATTTATTTTGATTCTTTACATATTCTCGGAGGGCCAGGTTATAATTCATCATGGCCTTTCGGGTTTTATTTCTTGGGGGTACTGGCTTTTTCTGTTGTTTATCTGGCTTGACCTCAACAAGATAGGTCTGTACAAGACCGTCCTTATCTTTGATCTTACACCATATATCTGGATAATAGTTATGTAACTTTTGATCGATTTCAAATATATATGGTACCTTGATGATCTCTGAGCCCCAACTAATCACATTTTTGTTGGAATCGCACCAATTCATCAAACGCATTTCCCAAGAGGATCTGGCGAATGGCTTCTGACCCCCAAGTGTAAGATTTATACATTTCTTTGGGTTTTTGGGTGTAAATTCACCCTGATACCATCTTCCCATTACCTTTTCCTTAAACCATCTATCGAACCATCTTAACATCAACCTATCTCTTTCAATGACGGTGTGAATTCCTGCAAGTTCTCTATGAAAAAGTTCAGTTTATACTTGACAAGAAAGTTAAATATTTTTCCACCATTGTATGTATTTATATGGTAGTTATCGAATTCAGAGGTAATTTTTTCAACAATTTCCAAAGGTATCATATCGAAATCTATGAGCTGTTTATTCCTCTCGAAATTGTCCTCCATCGACTTGTTTAAGAGGCTATTTGTTAGCCCCAGGTCAAGCATCTGCTGGGCTGTAACAGGGCCGCATTTGCTCTTGACGCCGGGGATATCATCACCTCTATCGCCAGTCAGTATTTTTAGTACCAATTCCCGGGCTGGATTCAAGTGTGTTATGAATTTTTTCTTTATTGGATCAAACTGTGTATAGTTTTTATATTTAAACAACTGATACATATCCTTGTCGGTCGAGTAATTGACCACATCATCTTTTTGGAATCTTTCCTTTGTCAGAACGGCAATTATATCATCAGCCTCGCATCTATGAACTGCGAGAAAATGAATCATTGTAAGCGCCTCTTTAAGATCCTCCATGAATTTGTCATATACTCCAAAGAAGTGATCAAAGTCTATTCCTGATTTATCTCTCATGCCTTTTCTGGATGCCTTGTATCCAGGATATATATCACGCCTCCAATAATTTCTTGAGTCCGAAGCGATTATCACTTTAGTTGGTTGAAAGTTTTTTATATTCTTAAATATACCATTCATCACCAAGAATTTAAAATATCCATAGGTCTTGTCAAGAGGGTCCTGTCCATGAGACACGAACAGAGACCTGAATAAGAGATTATGCATATCAAAAAATAGCACCTTCTCCTTCTTGGTGTAGCCCTTCATAAATTTGGTTAGCTTGGTTTTCATAATTTTACCTTACTTGTTTAGGAAATCCCTTGCCAATATATTGACCGGGTTGGATTTTGTACAACGATTAAATATGGAAATATCTGTTTGGGAAAGATTATTAAGAGAGACAAACCCATATCTAAGTAATAGTTCCAGATTTAATAACTTGGTAGCATAGTATGCGTCAACCAGATCGGTCTTTGGTGAGGCATATTCTTTCAATGATGGAAGATCCAATAATCCTGACGATGCCGCGGCTATGGTATTATAAGCATCGCACATGGACACCTTGTCCGAGTTCCCCTTTCCAGTTGCAAACTTTTTGAGAACGGTGGGTTCATACATCCTGAGCATCTTTCCAGAATCATATAAAAGAATCTTCAACCCACCTACGAATTCTCCAATATGATACACACGACCAGTAGCCGCAAAAGCATAGTCTTCCATTGCCACATACGATACATCGTCCAGAAAACTGGATAAATGATCGTACATGAATTTGTTTTGTTCGATGTAATTATAAAAGTTTGTTTTCTTATAGTGAATAATTGATTCACATGAATATTTTTTCACCTGGGTAAAACCTAAATGACTAACTTTTTGAACCTGTAATTTATCATCTAGGAAAAATTTAAACACTCCTGTTCCATTTATTGATGGGTCTATTCCTGCTATGATCATTTTTAAATCTCCAAATATAATTTATCATAAAAGTTTTTTGAGAAGTAATCCTCTAGATGACCGAACTTAAATTTCTCGATCTCATACTTCACTATTACATCATTTATATCTTTACATCCGCTTGATAGATGCCACTTATTCCAAAGAAATACTTTCTCTCCATCGAGCAGTAATTTCTTACTCTTTTCCATTCCGGTTTTGTCATTATCAAATAGGTAGTATACATCGAGTTTACTTATTCTTTTCTTTACCTTGTTTGAAATACTTGCCCCAATTATAGCGATACTATTTTCAATGAACAAAGAGTCAATTATTCCTTCAAGAACAATAACCGGTTTGGAGGGATCAATATGATCTATGTTATATATAACATCATCCTTTGATCCAAGACGATTTAGGTATTTTGGTTCGTCTCCAACAAGTGTTCGTGCCTGATAATAATATATCGTATTACTCTTATTAAAGAATGGAATGATCAAACGATTTCGATACATTCCCCCAGTTGCAACCCACCATCTCTTCCAGACCTCTCTGGGAATTCTCCTCTTCTCGACAAATTCCCTTCCCTTTTGAGATAGGAAATCACTATCACCATTTATGGTCTTGAAATGTTTGATCGCTTGCTTCTCTTTTTCGATCTGTTTCTTACGTTTCTCCTCTTCTAATTTCTTTTGTCGAAGTCTTTCCTCCCGTTCTTTCTCTGAGTTCTCTTTCTCACTTGAATGAATTTTGAATAACTCCCTACTATATCTCTTATATAATTCCTTGCTTGTAAACTTTAACCACTTCTCTGCAGACCAGGCATTTCCCTCACCAGATGCTGGACATCCTTCATTGAAACATTTGAACGCCCAAAAGTATTCGCTACTCTTCCGACTTTTTGAACGCAGCAAATGACCACGCATACGATTCCCCGTCTTGCCATCGCCACATACATTACAAGAAAAGTTTATATTGTTTGTCTTGATAATTTTTCTTTTGAGGCCACCTACAGCAAGATGCAAATATCGTTCAAGTATGACATGACGATTAAACATAGAGAATAAAAAGGGAGGGCATTACCCTCCCTTTTGTCTGACTGTGTTTACTCATCCTCTTTTCTGAGGTCTTCAAAGAATTTTGAACCTTGAGCAAGATCCTCTTCACTTGGAGAATCAATCTCGCCCCCATTCGTTTTCTTAGAAGTGCTAGTTGCCGGTTCTTGTGCGACAGGTTTCTCCGGAACCTCGGTAACCTCTCCGATCTTTTTCTTGAAGATATTTTCAAGATCCTCAAAGGACTTGAACTTGTCGTCTCCAACAATCTGCTGAAGAGGAAACAACATGGACTCAATCTGTTCAATGTATTCTTCCTCACCAACTGCCGTGGGTACGCCAGTAAACTGTGACGAATCATAATTCTTGAACTTCTTAGGAGCAGGTCCTGTCTTAATTTTGAGCTTGAAATTCATACCGATATCATAGTCGAATATAGGTACAGACTCATCCAGCTCACCAGACGGAGACATCTTCTCCATGATCTTTTCATGTATCTTCTTACCGTAACGGAAGATAAAAACCTTACCTTCGTTCTCGGGTTTCTGCGGATCTTTGACTATCAAAATGTTTGCGAAAAAACTCTGGCGCCTTGCTCTGGATTTTGCAAGATCCTCATCTCCCGCTTTCCAGGCGATACTATTCGCCTTACACACAGGACACTGACCACCGATTGTGGTTGGACAGTTCTCAATGAACCACTGACCACCGAGGGTCTGAAACCCATGGTTATATAATTTGACAAACGGAACACCATCACCATCGTCTTCCCTGCGGGGCAGGAAACGTATGATGGCCTCATAGGTACCATCGTCTTTCATTTGTGGGGTGAAAAGATTTTCGGAGTAACCGTCGTCCTTAATAAAGTTGGGCTTATCGGCGGTCTTGATTGTCTCCGTTATTGCGGACCAGTCGAATTTCCTTCTCTTTGATTTTGATTTAGTCGTGCTTTTAGCCATCTTCTTTCTCCTTTTCGGTTTAGTATAAGTTTAGTTATATTGTTTAGCTTTATTAATTGATTAGATACATCATACTTGTTCTCGGATTCATCCCATCCATGCTCAAACATTACTATATAGAACAGGGGCGAGATCATACCTTTCAAGATCAAATCAAGCAAAATATTGTTGCCGTCGGAGTTGGTCTTGTAGTAAGTATTTATATTCTTAATCTTTAATTTCTTGGCCAATTCCAGCATAAACGCCTCTTCTTTTCGGAGGTTTTTCTCAGTGAAAAGAGTGCTTATTCTCTGAATCTCGGTGACCTTTACATCCTTCCAATATAACCGGTCGTTGAATATGAAATGATACAAAAGATATATCTTAAAATCCTGAAGATCAAAATGTCCATTGTTTATGTATCGAACAATTTTCTCACAGTAGCCCTTTACATAATCTGGACTTCTATTAAGCCAGATGGTACTGACTCTCGAATTAAAATCTATATCCTTACCCTTCTCAAAATACGACTTAACATTCTGGAAGGTGCTAAATACCATTAGTTTGTTCATGTATCAAATATAAGAAATGGACTCACTACCGTTCCCTCTTTTTTGGTCTTTTCTTTTTTGGATAAAGGAACAAATCAAGGGTCGAATGTTTCAGTGGTATATTATTCCTCTCAGCAAGAGATACCCTTAGTTCGTAAAGGTTCTCCTCATTGAGACACGCCAATAATTCCTTCACCGTGAACATTTCTGTCTCTAGATATATAGCAGACTCTGCTATATCAATCCTTTTTGATCTATGAAGTTCTTTTAAAATGAAATTAAATTCATGAAAAGGCAGATAGTCATTCTTCTTTCTTTTTGAGGATAATCGATCAAGATCGATTCCTGATTCATCAATGATTCCAAAGAAGGTCTCTTTACTTATTTGTTTGAGAACAGTCTCCTCCAATCGCTTGTCTATGATGTGTTGTATATCGCCTAATTTCATATTACATATTTACGTCCAAGATTTTCTTCTTCTCGGTCTTCCTATTTTGTTTGAATGTTTTTAATACTCCAGCTGCCGCTTCGTCTACCAGCTCGGTCGATTTGGTCCCCGGTGGGGTGGATGGTTTACCATGACTCACTCCAACACTCGTCGGTTGCTCGTCCTCATCATCATCCACCACATCATATAATCTCATCTTATCATAGGTGACACCGACTGAACATTTAAGTCTATTTAGTCCAAACCTATTTTTAAGAAGTATAAAACAGAAACGATCAATTGCTCGCATTTCTGGAGTTTGGGTTATACCAAAGATAATATCGGCCGCGTTGGTAGTTCCAATTGACTCTGCAATATCTGTTAAGTCTATCTCTGCGGAAGAGAATCCTCCACGGTTGGTCTGAACGGATGATACTATAGGTATACCTTTTTCCATCGCCAGGCCCCTCAACTCCTCGGAGATTACTTTGAGCTCCGTGTTGGTATTGAAAGACTTGTTTATTCTATTGGGTAACATTATACCAAGATAATCAACAAACACAATGTCCGGAACAAAATTCTTTTTGAGCTCCAATTCCTTCAGCAAGTTTCTTATTCTATTGGTATTGGAAGAACGGGTTGGAAACTCTTTAATAATAATTTTACTTAAAATCTTCTCTCTCATAACGTCAAACTTTTTGAGAAATCTAACCTTGGGTATTGATTGAAGATCATTTATATTGAAGTCAAATACATTTGACATGATTCGCTCAGAGACCTTTTCCTCGGCCATTTCCAATGTGATGTATAGCACGTTTTTATTTTGAAGTAGACAGTTTGCCGCAAAGGCTATTTTGACAAGTGACTTTCCGAGATTGGTCTCCGCCATAAATAGTGTTAGAGTCTTTTCGTGAAACCCTCCTTTGATTAATTTGTCTAGTCTGTCGATACCAGTTGGTATTACATTGTCTTTGTGGTGGAGATATTCAAAGAGCTTATCCCCAGACTCAAAGAAGTCTAGCCCAATATCCGTATCAAAATTAAAAGCCAAGGCTTCTCTTAACTTATCAGGAGCCTCGTTCTTTGCTGATTCATCCTCATTCTTTAGAGCCTCTAATGCGGTATATAATTCATTATAGAAAATCTTATTCTTGAAAAAAGTTTCAAGTTCTCCTTTGATAAAATTTTCATCATAGTCTTCCTTGTAATCCTTCTCCAGTTCTTTCGATACAAAAGAATACACATCCTTATTTTGTATTACTACTTTTAGTTCTGCAATGGATGGAAACTTTTTATGAGAGTTTGAGAAGGATAATATATTGGAAATCAGTTCTTTAACCTCAAAGGTCTCAAATATATCTGGTCGAAGAAATGGTAATAACTTCTCCCTAGACTTCGGATCTCTGAACAGAAGTTGAATTATTAATTTTTCAAATAATAAAGGATCCAATTATTCCTCCGAGACCATCTCGTTTATATCAACACTCGCCACATCAATCTCTGTTGATTTGAACGAATATTTATCTTCAAGATGTTTCTTAAAATCTGTGTCCTTAAAGATAGGAAGCCAGAACTCTATATTATATATATCCTTCTCCCTATACTTATGATCATCTCCGGCTCTTACATACCAACCCTGATTGGGGCTAGTCACGCAACCATGTTCCATTGCATCTGGAAGTAATCCATAGAATACATCAAGCCCGCCATTGTTTTTCAATCTATATTGAAGTTTAGACCAACGTTTGCCGAATCTGGATTTATTTGTAATAGCGGTGACAATAGCTCCACTAATTTCTTTCTGGGAATTCTTTTCTTTGGCCATACTATTGCCCTGAACTATACATGATGTGGAAAATTCAAGTCCCCGGCCGCCCGGTATCTTAAAGGCATCTCCATAACCGCTGATGTTATCATATACATGATTTACCACGAACCCAGTTATCTTTTTACCCATGAGCATCTTGGCAAGTCTATTCTTTTTCTTAGATTCTGTCATGTCTGCAACATCTTTACCAATTTCCGCATCTTCAATTGTCTTTGAAGTGAGAAGTCCGCCATAACTATCAAGTAGAACGAATGTATGCATTCGCTCCTCTATAGAGAGATCCTTCATCATCTCCAAAAACTTCTGACGAACATCCTCGATCATGTTCTCTTGATATACAAAAAGAGATTCTGGCGATGTATCGACACCAATACGTTGTGCCCATTTGAAATCAAAGGCGTTCTCTGTGTCAAACACAATTCCAAAGAATCCTTTTCGTTGTGCGTTTGCAAGAGCGGTCAGTCCAACAAATGATTTTCCAAGACCTGATGGTGCCGCGATCTGAGACACCTTTCCGACGGGAATACCGCCGTCCACACGTCCACTAAAAAGAAGATTAAGAACTATTACACCGGTTGAGAGAAACTCAGCCTCCTCGTTTTCACTTGTGGCGAAGTCCATGATCTTCTTGTTTCTCATTATCTTTTTATAAATTTCTTCTCTCATGTCAGTCTCCATCTATTAGTTTTAAAATCTTATCAGCCTCAATTCTATCGCTTTCCTTCTCGGAGCTTTTAAGGTCTCTATAATAAGTATTCATTTGTCGTTTCCATCTCTTGACATATCGTTTAGGAATTGTTATTCGACCAGTGACCGAATCGATCTCGCATTTACTAAATAGATATTCCATCCATCCAGACCAGGCCTCGTGCATCGCATGTGCAACCAGTTCTCTTTTAACGAATTGTATGCTCATCTGTTAGACTTAAAAGTAAGTCTCGTTCCCTTATAAAGAAGCATTTTTTATCATCGACCTTAAATACCTTATTTGCACTATCTCCATCATGCATGCTATACAATACTTTATCTCCAACCTCTACGGTCATTGGTCTTATCTTTCCGCTCTTTGTTTTTCCACCCGGGCCTATCGCTATAACCTTTCCGATCTTTATCGGTTCAAATTTATTTGCAGGGAGTAATATACCGGCGGAGGTTGTGGTGTCTTCCTTTTCGATTGGTGCCACAACGACAAAATTTGAACGAACCTTCAATTCACTAGATTTAAAATTCTCCATCCTACACTCCTATATGTTCTGGTTTAATCGAAATTGGCTTCTGAATAACACAAAGACTAATGGCCTCAGACACGGCAACAATATTGTTGGTTTTTAATAACGCAGCAAACTGTTTCTGAACTTGATGTAGATTGTTTTTTGTTATACAATTACCATGAACCCTAACAACCAATACATCATCTGGCTCCAATCTTAACTTAGTAATTTCCAGTTCATTTATCTTTGGTTCCATGGACTTTTTTTCTCCTGGACTTTAGAAATTTATTCAAACTTCCAGCCCTGAAATTTATCTTTCCCCAATTAAGTACATCAAACATCCTTTGAATAACACCAAGAAATGATTTCTCAAATTGATAATCATAATCAATCTCAAATATATCATCAAACTCCGTTGGCCAATTGCCTATGAATGCTATGGTGTCTGTATCGAACCTGTTCTTTGGATTTGTATGTATGTATTTGATTTTTGTCCCATCAGAGACTTTCATGTATCCAAGTTTGTTCTCCTCAATTAAGAAGTTATAATACATGGACGCACGAACGTGCATCGGTGTACTCTTTTTAATCTTGATGAATCCACGTTTCAATGTCTTTTCAATTGGCTCTGAATACTTCATGAACCCATACACGCCCTTGTTAAAGGCTATATCTGGTAGTCGTTGTTTCTTGAATTCTTTTTTAATTGATTTTAATAGAGCTATAACTTTATCCTTATCTGGGTCTTCCCCTTCAAATAGACAGTCCACCACCTTCTCAATTTTATCTCGACAAAATGTAGGGGTATCACTTCTCTTTATCTCAACGCCCTTAATCTCTAACTCGGGTTTCTTAAACACGACTCCTTTGTTAGCAGCGAGCAGTGAAAGATATTTCTTCTTGGCTAGACAGAACTGCTTGATTATAATTCCCTCTCGTTTTATATTGATCATCTGTTCAGTACCAAACCTCTTAGCCCATATGTCGAGTATATTTTCATAAAAAGGTTCAAGTATGTTTTGCTCAATTATAGTCGCAAATTCAATCAGACCCATGTTAGGGGCAATCGCCTTCTTAATGTTATCAAGGCATATGTAGTTTGAATCAGTGTCTATAATCTTTACCACATCTTCATCAATGGTAATGGCAGGACACCCCGGAAAGAAAGTTGGCAATAGTTTTGGAACGATCTCTCTAAAATACTTGTTGGTTGTACTTGCGATGAATTGAATTATTTTTCTACCATGTCGGGTCACGACTCTGGCATTATCAACATCATAGAAATGGAAGAACTTGTTAAGGAGCACCCCATACATAGCATTGATCATAATCTTTCTTATATGTCTCTGAGATTTATAAAACTTGGCAAGTTCCTTGTCGCCACTATTCTCTGCCTCTTCAGCAAGTCGTTCAAACTCTTGCTTCTCAGTAAACACGCTCTCAACCGCTGCGGGAAGAACTCCCTTCTTTCTTCTATAATATACACCATTGATTGGTGACTTAATTAAATCTTCATTTTCAATTTGCTCAACCGTCGGATTGAATACTTTTGTCTCTGGACTAATGTTGAACATCTGAATCGTTCTTGGATACAAGGATTCAATATCCTCGCCAACTAATGATTTATATAGCCCAGGGGTTGCAGCAACATGAGCCCCCTTGACGGCAAATGCTTCAAAATCTTTTTCACCATCTTCATACTTTACATTTTGAAGTTCGTCACCATGTTTCCATAAGCCCAACTCCTTCCACATATCTGTCTTAACGGTCTTTCTATCGGGCATGACCATGTTTTTCGAATGAAGAAGTTTTAGCATGTATCCCTCTGTTATTGCGACTGACGAGTAAACCTTGTCAATTGGAATAAGGGACTGAGAGGCAATCTTCAATGATAATTCAATAAACTTTTTCTTGTTTTCAATTCTTTCACAGAGCTGTGTATCTACTATATTATACTCGACAAATCTATTCCAATCTGTCTTATATACATCATTAATATGTCCCTCTAGTTCTAGCTTTCCTCCGACCTCTTCCTCAAGGGCAACAAAGTTTAATGAATAAGACGCAAGCTGGTCGTAGGTGAAATTTTTATATAATTTCATCATGTCAAGTATAACTAGACCGGCAATATTACAATAAAAGTTTTTCTTACCTTTATTCTCTGTGTTCTTATATGTCACCTTGTTGATTGGCGAAAGGGACACTGTTATTCCATGCGCAAGACAGCGCCTGAGAATGGTTTGTATATCAAACTGTTCTACATTCCATCCAGAGATGATATCAAACTTTCTTTTTCGCATCCAGCGAATGAAGTTTTCAAGCATTCGTTTCTCATCTGGAATGTATGTATAGTTTTTTACAAGTTTAGAATCACCTGTATATTCCGACGTTCCCCATGTATGGGTCTCGCCCGTCTTTGAGGAAATGATTGTAATTAGATTGATTGGATATAATGCCTTTTCGGGTTCTGGAAATTCATCATCTCCCGCAACCTCAATATCCATATAGGCTATATCAAAATCCTCGACCTTGGGGTCTAGTTCAACTCCCTTGTATCTTTTCTGAAGAAAACAAATCGACTCTTGCAGATCAGATTCGCAGAGGTTGACCCCTGCTTCCTTGAGGGATTCTATTCGTTTCTTATCTCTGGTTGTCTGGAGCTTTACTGGATTTCCATATACATCCCTTATATGTGAAGTTCCAGAGTCATCAGAAGCATAATACTCGTATGTATAGTCCTCAACTAGCTTACTTGTCTTACCATTGAAGGTTTCCCATAGGTGAATCTTCTTGGTCTTAAAGTCGTAATATACACTTTTGAACATTATTTGTTTTTCACGGAGTCTTTGATAACCTCAAGTGCGGTGTCCAACGCCTTCTTCACCAATTCTTTTCTCTCCTCCTTGGTGATTTTCTTATCCTTTATTGCTTCAAGAAATGCATCAATGAAATCAGAAAATTCATCAATGAACTGAGCAACGTTTTTTGTCTTGTCCCATAGATTTAATAGCCACGGCATATGTACCTCCTTACTTTCGATATATTGTATGTTTGTTTACGATCTTGCCTCCAAAGAATTTCTTTGTGAATTCTGCTGCGTCTCCAGATTTAAAATTCTTACATGAAAATATATTGAAATAAACACATTTCAATTCTTCAAGTGTATGAATTACAATATTACTGGTTTGTATGAACTGACAACATGAAACTCCTTTTAAGTGAGGTGGAAGTTTATCATACTCCTCTTGGGAAAGAGTTTCTGGAGAATATTCCCACCAATGAAGATCCTCTCGTACCATGTCGATAAGTTCACAGAGCTCCTTGAGATATTTTTCAATATCTTTTTTATTAAATTTGGATACATCACATTCATGTATATCCAATATTAATTCTTTTCCGTACCCTTTCATCTTATCTCCTTAGTTATAATAGTTTTTCTCAATATGATTTACAAGTTCGCCAATCTTTTCTTGAAATTTAATAATGTCCTCTTCTGCCATACCTCCTGAGTTGGCATGACCTCCTCCAAACCCAAGCTCCTGAAGTATGTTACCGATATGTATATCGGGGTGTTTACTTCTGAATGAGCATGTCGAGTTCGCTGGGTTTTTACATATTATAAGATCATACCCTTTCTCGTCCATTAGCTTGGTGCACACCTCATTAACAAATTTGTTTTCAAGAACAAAACACGCATTGATATTTTCAATGTCCCACATATTAAGATTGGCATATACAAGATTAAATTCTTGCTTCTTTGATTCGATATATTCCTTTTCCTTTTTCGTGAATTTGGTGTCACCATTCTTAAATCGCTTTACGAAATCATCCTCCCAATAGTTGAAATGTAATTCATTCAACTCTCGACTCTGAGGGTCCTCCAGATTCCATAGATCATAATCTTGCCCAAGCCGCGTTAGCTCATCAAGGTAACCAAGATCGACATCTGCATACATGCTCACGAACTTCTTTGTCAATGTCCCACCACATTCATCTTGATAGACAAATCTCATGTTGTCTGGGTCGTGGCAGGCGGACACCGTGTCATGATGATCGATCAACACCAGGTTATCATGAAGATCAAGTAGCGCCGGATCTTGCGGCGATATATCGGTAAGGATCACCATGTCGAACTTCTCTGAGTCGATCCCCCTCACGATCTCGTCTATGTTGCCGTACTTCGCCTTCATAAAGGTCGTGTTCCTGAACACATTATATAATGGAATTGTGGATATTGTTCCGTCCATACATCCAAAATGACTTATACTCAGGATCTTTAGATCCTTCCTGAAGGGTATCTTTTTCTGGACTTTTTCTACGTCCGATTTGGTTATAGTTTTCATTGAATTTCCTTTCAATAAAGATTCTTTGAAAAGAAATTTATTAAAGTTATTTTTTGATGGGTGAGAATTTTGGATTTTGTAAAAGATTTTTCCAATAATTCACATACTGAATCGACTCAAGCCATCTTCCATCATCATCCAATTTCTTTCTCTGAGTATCACGAACTGATTTATAATATTCAGGATCTTTAAGTTCATCAACAATTTTATTAATATCCTCTACGGTGCATGTATTGGGTACCTTCAATTCAATGTCATCATAGGGTGATGGCTTTCCGTTTTCAAAGACTGTCCCGATTGCAGGGACCCCGTCTGCACAATGCTCGATGTACTTGATGTCAGATTTACTATAGTTGAAATCATTTGGTACCAGAGGCATAACACCGATATGGGCCTTGCACCTCTTGACCAATGTATGATATCTGAACGAGTCCACCCATTGCTCGATCTGAATCTTATCCTTTATATTTTCAAAGAACCATGGTAGCCCACCAAGACAAATAAAATGTATCTTATCCTCCTTGACGGACTCGGTGACCCATGCTCTCCAGGCGTTATCCCAATCACCTAATTTCTTTCTCTGATTGTGATAGTGAGTCGGTGAGCCTGTATATATCACCCGCGGTTTCTTTAGTTCCTCTGCCGTTGGCATTGGTCTAAGATCCTCGCCCCAAAAGAATTGAGATACGGAATTTGGTACAACCACGCACGGGGCCTTGACCTTCAATTCATTCTTAGCATAGTCAGCAAGAAACTGTGTACTAAATGTACATACATCCATAAGTTCCATCACCCGGATTGACCATTTCTTGACCTCCTTGGTTATGTTCTTTGAACCGAAGTTATATGTAGGAACACCATGTTCCTTTGTTCCACCCTGCTCCTCATTGAGACCCCAAATCATATCATCCATGTCCCATGCCATTGTATACTTCAGGTTGGGTTGAAATTTCTTATATACACTCAATGTATTATAGTGTTGTTGAGTCATCTGTCTTTGAAAGAACAACATTCGTGCTCTTGCCAATAGTTCTTGCTGTGTGAGAAAGAACGGAGTTATTATAGTATTCAACATACCCTGTTTTGCGAATATGGAATTTAGAAACTGCATTGGAAACACATTTCTAATATGTCCACAACCCGTGGCATCTGATACAAATGAGATCAATATGTTCTTCTGTACTTTGATCTGCTTAGTTCCCGTTGGCCCGCCCGCTGTCATTGGTTGTCCAGGAACTCCTTTTGTCGCTGCTGCCTTGAGCTGCTCCTCAAATTCTTTTAGATTACTTGGATTCTCTCCTTTTATTTGTTTCTTCAATTGATCTTCAAATGACTTTAAGGAGTTCTCCTCTTTCGGCTTTGCTCCAGTTATCTGTTGTTTCAATTGTTCTTCAAATGATTTCAAATCATCAGTCATATACATATCCCCTATATGTTGGATTTACATTCGTTATATAAATCAATAATCTTTTGCGTGATCTCTTTTTTATATTTGATGTCTAGATCACCGACATACTCATTTATCAATTCTGGAACCGTCTGCACCTTATAATCGCCGCTTGTGGACATACTGAAATTATTTTCAATCTTCACATTTGCGGGAAAGGCGGGTCGATAGGACTCAACTGTCGAGAGATAATCCTGAAATTCTTTTTCATCATAGTCCTCATTAATATTCACATGAATATCGACTATATTTCCTCTAATCTTATTTACATCAAAATCCTCTGGATAATATAATCTCTCAAATCGGATCGATATATCGTTATTCACGAAGTGATATTCAAGCGTCTCCAGATCAAGAACACAGAATCCTCTATCAGAATCTATATCATGCCTAGTGAGATGATATGGATTTCCAAAATATTGAATTATACTATCATTATATTTCTTGTTACTTCTCCGATGAAAATGTCCAGACATTGTGAGAGTATAATTGTTGAAAAACAATTCAGGAGATAACCCCTCCTCACATACCTTTGCCGAGTTTAAAAAGAATCCCGCGGTCTCAAAATGACCTATACATATATCACAATGTATATTTTGATCTGCAACTTTCTTTTTAAATCTCTCATGATCTGTTTGCCACGGAACAAACAAGATTGATCTTCTAAACTCATTATTGTTATGTAATTGTATATTATCAATTACATTAATATTGGGCATCTCACCAATTAGTTTTAAGGAGTGAGTCTCTATTGAAGATTTAAAGAATGTGTCATGGTTGCCAACCAATATGTACAATTCAAAATCTTTTAGATCCTCTGTTAGAAGTTTATGCACCTCATTTAAAACTTTGATGTTTATGTTATTTCTATTATCAAAAAAGTCACCCGCATGAACAATAGTTGAAATTCCATTCATCTTACAATGAGGTATAAGACACTCCCTAAAGAATCTTAATTGTGAATCCAGAAATATCTGGGACGACTTGTATATACCAAAGTGGGTGTCGCCTATAAGTGCGATCTGTTTATTCATTTTAAAAATCCTTTTAATTTACTTTCTTTTCTCTTGATCGTAAATTCATCCCAAAAGTTGGTCTCTGATTCGTTGCCCCATACATCCCAACCCTTGATCTTCTCTCTGGAAAAGAGTTCTATTCTTGGGAGATTCCCCATCAACCTGACTATCCTGTCACGTACAATGTTGGGTTTCTTACTATGCTCCATGACCCGTGCACTGATGACAGAGTTTACATCGGCGTTCTTTCTTCTTATCTTACCCTTCACACCAAGGAGGCAAAGCTCCGCATTGGAGCGCGTCCAGCTTCCACAACCAGTAAACCAGTTTCCATTCTTTGACCTCTTCACCCATGTAAAGGCATTAGTCTTATATGTAAACCCCCATGTCTCCATGAGATTAAACGCACTCTTTAAATGAGGCATTGTCGCCCACATGAATAGGGCGCAATCGTCGGCAGCAATATTCTGCACTGGTATCTTTTTAATTTCCTCTATGTCCATAACATCATACTTATAACACGCACCCCTATTGCCAGACATTTTATCATTGTATGCCCAGGGCGGATCCGCATATATGATGTTATATTTTTTCAATTTAATATCCTTTTCTTCCATCCCCAAATCAAATCACATACATGGTCACTTTCATCTGTTACATTTAATTCGCAAAGGTAATGGATAAAAACATGATTGACATAATATTCAAATGTATTAAAATTATCAAAATCTTTGATCTTCTCTACATTCAATCTTACCTGATTAATATCCGTTACATCACAAGGATCAGTCATCAGGGCGGGTTTTATGGACGGAATGGTAACATCACACTCCTTACATAATTCGATAAAACGATCCTTTGCTTTATTAAATCTATCTATCATCTCCTGATCCACGTATGACCCCTCTTTTCTTACGGTCAAATAATTTTTCAACATTTTGTTTTGCGACCTCTTCAAGATCAAGATCAAGCTCCGTACACATATTAGATACATACCAGAGAACATCTCCTATTTCTTTGGACAAATCTTTTCTATGCTGGTCCGTGATGACCCCAAGATCATCACGGATTATCTTCTTGACCTTGCCCTGTATCTCACCGACTTCGCCAAGACCGTTTGCTACATAGGACAATGCGACTATTCGATATATGCTCTCCTTAAGTCCAGGATTTTTCTTCTCAAATCCTTTCATGTATATGGCGGTCTTTCGAGCTTCCTTTTGATATTCTTTAAAATCCATCTTCTATATCCTCAATCGCTTGATTGTTTTGGACGTGCATATTTTCTATATATGAAAGTGGTTGAAATTTGTCCGAGTATTTGTTTTGCTTGTTTATATATTGAAGAAACGCATGATGTGCAATTGTTGTGAAATAAGAAAATGGGTTTGTCTTACTTATATCATACCTATCAATATACTTACTCATATAAAACGTGGCATCAGATAACATCTCACCTTTCCAATCTCGGGTGTAATTTATAAAGTTGGGTTTTGTAAGTATCCCTGTCCCTATCTTTACGAATATTTGACCAATTTCATTTTTGACCTTTGCTACTCGATTTGCGATCATTCTAATCTCATCTGGAGACTTGGTCTTTTTAGCTTCTTTTAGTATTGTGTTTTCTATATTGTATTGTTTTAGTAATTCATAAAATTCCTCATTATTTACATAGTGCTTACTCTTTGCCATATATCCTCCTCTGTTACAAAGGACATATATTAAATATAATAAACATGCTACAGATTGGGTCGCATTTTTGGATTAAACCCATTAATCGGCCTCTTTGACTATGCTGGAGAAACCTCCGACCTTCTTTGCTACATATTTGTTATGAAAACTTAATTCAAGTGTTCTATGTGACATTATATATAAACAAAGGTTGGGATCTTGAAAGTACATATCTTTAATGGATTCCATGATCTTGTTTATCGCCTGAGCATCTGTACTTCCATCAAATATCTCATCAAATATAAGTACATTGGAACTCCAGTTACTAATAACCTTCGTTGTCTCTATGAATGATAAAAGAATGGCGATGTCAATCCTTTTCTTTTCACCTTCACTAAATGCGAGATATGGAATCTCCTGAAACTTTTCACCAAATACATATATCTTTTCCTCCATAAATTCATTGAAGGTAAGGGATATTGGTAAATCAAATGTTGTCAGATATTCGTTTATCTTTTGATTGAGTATCGGAATTAACTTGGCGAAGAAATGAGATTTTATTCCCTCCGTACCGAGTATGTTACAAATGGTCTCAAACATAGTAAGCTCTTTGGATAGCTCGGTTGTTTTCTTGAAGGTAGTTTTATACTCCTTCTTCTTAGACTCGTATAGTGCACGAATCTTGTCAATGTCAAATGTAAATTGTTTGGCTTCTGTCTGCACTCGGGTCTTTTTATAGTTCTCCATCTGCTCAGTATTCATTTTGAGTTTTTCATTCTCAATCTTTATTTGTTCCTTTATTGAATTGATCTTTTCTTCATTTCTCTTTTTAAGATCAATACTATCCTCGATGGATTTCTTTTCTTTTAATTTGAGAGCAAGAACGCCCTCATCGTTTTTGACCCTTGCGGTTATTCTATTAATATGATCATCCTTGACCGTTCCGTCCTTCAGACTTGCTAAACACACGGGGCAACTATCGTTTGTCTCAAAGAACTTCAGATCCTTTTTACCCTTTCGTATTTTATACTCCAGTTTACCAATCTCCTCCGCGACTCTCTGTCTATCATTAGGTCCAAATTTGAATTTCTTTTCATCAAAGAATTTCTCTGACTTTTGAAGTCTTTCGATTTTACTATTACCTTGTTTGATCTTATATTCAAGTGATTTTATATTCTTGTCTATAAACTTTAATTCTTTTTCCTTGTCCTGTTGAAAATTCGCTTCAGTATATTCTATATCCTTGACTTGTTTACGAAGTTCAAGAATATTGGTCTCAAGCATTTTAATGGTCTTCTGTTGTATACCATAGTCACCTTTTACTCCAGACATATTCTGCTTAACGGTCTTTAACATCACTCCAAAGACTTTTATATTGAATATCGTTTCAACTATGTCCCGTTTCTCTTTTGCAGACAATGATAGAAAAGGCTTGTTTGCGTTTATGGCTAGTGAGATGATCTGCCTAAATAAGGTCACATCAATCCCGAGTAATTTGTCGACCTCTTCTTGCGTCAATCTTTTTGTGGATAAAAGTTCAAGGGACTCTCCATTCTTCTGTATGTCGAATGAATATGGATTCAGGCATCTAGTGATCTGATATCTTTCATTCCTTATTGAGAATGTGACCTGTGTAAATAAACCACGCCTATTGGTTCGATTTATTATTTCCTTGATCCTGACCTTTCGATATGGAACTCCAAATAAACAGAAACATAAGGCTTCAAGAATGGATGATTTACCTTGGCCATTTTCTCCAGAGATAGAGTTTATCCCTTTTTTGAAATCAAATGTGGTTAATGTATTTCCGTAAGAATTTACGTTTTTAAACCTGAGGGTATCGAATTTGATATACATAGATTTATTTAAAGTATAGGAGTCTCCCGGTGCTTCGCACCGGGAATCTATTCAATAAAATTAAAAATAAATAGAATGAATAAATTTTAAGCATAGTTCACCCTTTATATCATAAAGGGTTCCCTGATGGAGTCCTATACAATACTGTTCTCCCTTTACATCATCATACTTTATATATAACAAAATGTTTCCTGGAGGGCTTCACGTTTTGGAACTATTTTAAGTTCGTCCAAAATTCTGTCCATGTAAGGTGGCGTCCTCGGTGGTAAGTTTGTTACATTATAAGTATATATACAACCAAGGAGACGCCATGGAAATAAAGACATTCAAAGCCCTAATGAAAAAGTTAGACTTGGAGCTAACCCTCACTGAGGAAAATCTCATCGAGAAATCTAAAAAACTTCCGATGCTCTATAACGAATATTTGGATATATTTTCAAAGGAACTTAGAAGCCTGAAGAAATTGTCCGCGGATAAGCATAAGAAATTTGGGGAGCTATATAAACACTTCAAATACTTTGATAATCACAATTGGGAGACCAAGGGTGAAATCGAGACTCAGATATTAGCGCATGATGAATATTATGCTTTGGTGGTTGAGTTTAATGAGCAGGAGACTATGGTCAAGCAACTGGAGATGGCGCTGGAAAATATCAAACGGACATCCTTCCAGATTAAAAACATCATAGAATATAAGAAGTTTGTGGAAGTAGGCTTCTAGGTTTTATAAATACTTCAAATAATTTGTTCAACCTAACAGGAGGCATAAAATGACAGTATTGGATAGATTAAACAAGTACCTCGAAGAGGATGAGTCCAAAGAAGAACTCGAAGAAAAGAAGGTGAAGGAGCAGGAAGAGGAAGATAAAGAAAAGGAAGACAAGGAAAAGGATGACGAGGAAGAGTCCAAGGATAAGGACGATTCTGAGGATAAAGACGATAAAGAAGAAGATGACGAGGAAGAGAAGGACGAGAAGAAAAACGAAAAGAAAGATTGTAAGAAGAAATAATCTTGCTCCTTTGTCATATACATAACTATTTCAATCCTATGTAGAGGTTTCTATGAGATTTCTGGATTACATCGGTGAGGCAAAGAGAGGTCCAAACTATTGGACTTTCTCTCTTTATGGAAAGGGGAAAAAAGGTTTTCAAATGAAAACCAAAGTGATCGAACTTATTAAGAAACATGGTGGTAAGGTCGAGAACGATTTCCAGACAGGCGCTGGACGATGGAACATAGAGGTCGAGATAGATAAGAAAAAAGTTCAACACGGTTCACCGCTTAATGATGCGTTAGTCTCTATGGGGGTTAGTATATCAAGCGGAATCGGATAAGAGGTACATATGTCAGATTTAACAAAAGATGCCAGAACATGGATGAATGAGAAGCCAACTGAATTCATCAAAGAGGCAGACGCTTCTGGGTTTGATAAGATGGCTCGGAAGAACTTCAAGGAGGCCGATACATTGATGAAAAATGTTTCAAAGGTGTTATCTACTCTCAAGAAGGAATGGAATACAAATAAACAGTCTGGAACATTACTACGACTCACCCAGGTTCTCAATAGCCTCCGAGATATAAACAGATATACTAAGGGTGATTATTATTCCTCTCCAGAGGCGAAGGCATTTGTTAAGTCTTTCGTTCAGGGTGGCGCCAAAAAAGGTGCGTCTGAGGAAGAGAAGGCATTTATCAAATCATTTGTGAGGAAATAACATGAAGGAATTTATAGATAGATTCATACCAAAGATTCCTAAAGAGGAAGTCATACTTGAGACCACGTTCACCAAGCAACATTTCCAGGCGATGGCCAAGGCGATAAAGGACGCCAAGACCAAAGAGGAGATGGCAAAGATGATGATCGATATATTTGCGAAGGCGAACCCAAGATTTGATGAGGAAAGATTCAAGAAAGCTGCGGGGTTATAATGGGTCGATTCAAAACTTTTTTAAATGAAAGAAAAGTCAAGAAAGGCATTCAACACAAACAGAAACCAACGGTGTTTGTTCAGGATGTGAATATGCTCCTTGCAGATGGAGAGGTCGCAACGATTGAGATAACAAAAGTTAGTGATAAAAATTGGACATATCAAATCAATAAAAAAGTATGAAGTTTACAGACTACGTTACAGAGGGAGTATTCAAGAAGGTCTTTGTCTTGATATTCCAAAGAGGGAGCAACAAGGCGCTTCCTTTTGGTGTATACTATTCAAAGCAGAAAGCTGAACAAGCAAGAAAAGATGCTGCTGATTTTACAGGAGATAAGATAACTGACTTCAGAGTAGAGGAGTCCGATATAAAAGGATAGTCATATGAACTGGAAAGAATATCTTAAAGAAGAACTGAAAGGTAAGATACCTCACACTAAAAATACTCCGATGGATGAATTGAAGGTACAGATTTGGAATATATTCGGAACAGAAACGGATAAAAGATGGGGAAACGATCTGAACTTTTCAAAGAAGAACAGAATCGAGATCAAGGGTAAAAATAATAACACAACTTCAATTGAAATAATGTTAGATAGATACATAGGAAAACCTTTTCATAAGAAACTTAAGGAACGAGGATTTAAGGTCAAAAGAACTTCGGAAAAGATTATTATAGAAAAAGGATAATTTTGGAAAATGAAAGGAAGAAATTATGAACTGGAAAGAATATATTAGTGAGGAATTTATAAATGAGGATATAATTCCTCTTGAGGTCAAGGATCTTGAACCCGATCTAAAAAAGTTTTTCACAAGATTTAAGAGTTCTGTTTTGAGAATAAACTGGATAACCCAAAATAAAAAGATGAATATTGCTCTTGATGCTTCACTTGGAAAAGGAAGTACATTTTACCCCAAAGATTTGAAACAGATAGCGAAGTTTTCAAATCTAGAATGGATGGGCTTTGATTCCTCAACAAACACTATAAGATTTGTTTTTAAAAAGTGATCTACAACTGTCATACACATACATTCTTGGACATTGATATACCAGATAAGTTGCTACCAGCTTACCTTGTAAAAATATTACGCACCAAGCCGGGCAATAAGTTGATCACTGGGTTTCTTAGTGGGCTTATTCCTTTCACTGATAAAGACCTTCTTCATAGATATGCGACATTCGCACGTACTTGCGATCTTGGATCCCAGAAAAAGATATTTGAAAAATTAATCAAGTTTTATCCAAAGGGAACAAAATTCATAATACTTCCTATGGATATGGAACATATGGGAGCGGGCGATGTTCCCAGAGAATATTCCGACCAGATACATGAACTAAAGTTACTTAGAAAACAATATCCAGAACAGGTTATACCGTTCTTTCATGTTGATCCCAGACGAACTGGAGTTCTAAGTGAGTTTATGTTTGCGGTAGAACGACATGATTTTCGTGGAGTAAAGCTATACCCACCTTTAGGATATTACCCATATGATAAGAGATTGTATCCAATATATCAAATTTGTGAGAATAAAAATCTACCTATACTTGCGCATTGTAGTCCATATAATCCGATCCATTTCAAGGGCAAGAAGAAAGAACTAAAGAAATTATTAAGAGATGGAAATTCTAATGTAAAGATTAAGGGTAAGAACAGAAAAGAACTTTGTTCTATGTTCACCAACCCTCTTAACTATCTTCGGGTGATTAAGGATTTTCCGAAACTAAGAATTTGTTTTGGTCATTTTGGTTCTGCATATATGTGGGATAAGTATCTCGATGATCCCGGAATGAAGGGAAACTGGTATCGGATAATAAAGGATTTGATCAAAAGACATGATAATTTTTATACCGATATATCTTTCACATTAAGCGACAGACGATTCTTTCCTTTATTGAATAATATTTTAAATGATAAGAAGGTAAGGGATAAGGTGTTGTTTGGTTCGGACTATTATATGGTAGAGATGGAGTCAGACGAGAAAAGATATGGAGTTGAACTCCGTTCGTTTATAGGTGAAAAGAAATTCAAAGCAATCGCTACAGACAACCCAAAGAGATTTCTAGGCGAGTAATTTTAAAGTATAAATATCCTTATAGTTTGTAAGGGTTGAAGATATGAATGAAATTTTAATTGAAAAAGTGAATCAGGTATATGTACGGGTCAGGTGCCATCTTGATCAGGAATTGGAGCTAAAATCTTTCCTCAGCTGCCATGTTCCGAATTATATGTATCATCCAAAATTTAGAGCAAAGATTTGGGACGGCAAAGTCTCATTCTTTAATATGCAGAATAAGCTGCTACCTGTTGGGTTGCTCCCAGACTTCCATAGATTCTGTAAGCAATTTGGTTACAAATATCGTTTCGATTTCGATACATCGGAACTATGTAATGATGTGACCATAGAACAAGTGGAGTCATTCGCTAATGGGCTTATGGAAAATACTAGGTACGACCCATACGACTATCAGATCGAGGCGGTTACCAATTCTATAAGGAACAAGCGGGGCGTAATTCTTTCCCCCACTGGTAGCGGCAAATCATTGACCATATACATGACAATACGATTACTTCTTGCTCAAGATCCAGATAGAAAAATCATTCTTATCGTTCCGACCACATCTCTTGTTGAGCAGATGTATTCGGACTTTCAGGATTATGGATGGTTGAATATTGACTATAAGGTGACTAAATTATATTCTGGACTAAAGCCAGATTTTAGAAAGAGTGTACTCATAACAACGTGGCAGTCGATACATCGTAAGCAGAAGATTTTCTTTCAAAAGTACGGAGTGTTGATGGTTGATGAGACACATCAGGCGAAGGCGCTTTCAATTCAATCCATATCAAAGAAATGCACTGAGGCGGAATATCGTTTTGGATACACGGGTACATTACCAACAAATCGCTCCGACTTGTTTAATATACATGGATATCTTGGACCTGTTATTTTCAAACAGATATCCAAAGAGCTAATAGATCGTGGTATACTTTCAAAGATTAAAATTGTAAACGTCCTACTGAAGTTTCCAGAGTCCGTTATCCAGAAAAACCGGAACCGCCCGTATAATGAGGAAGAGGACACAATTATAAATCATGTTGGGCGTAATAAGATATTTGATTTAATATTCAATAATATTCCAGACGGCCAAAACTCTCTGGTGTTATGTAGAAAGATCGAACATTTAAAAATGATTCAGGAACATCTTGAGCATGTACTTCCTGACAAGTATATGATCGTGAATATATATGGAAAGACGAAACCCGAGGAGCGTGAAGCGATTCGCCATCTCATGGAGAAGGAGTCGAATATGATCCTTGTGGGGACATATGCTACGATGAGCACCGGAGTAAATATTAGAAAGATGCACAATGTATTCTTTGCGAGTAGTTATAAGTCCAAGATAAAAGTTCTTCAAGCGATAGGTCGTGGATTGAGAACTCATTCAAGTAAAGAAAAGGTTATAATTTGGGATTTTGTTGATGATTTGACTTGGAAGAAGCGAACTGGTAACATTGGACATAATCATACATACAAGCACTATCTTGAGAGATTGAAGTATTATGAGGAGCAGGGATTTACATTTTACAATCGAAAATTCCAAATATAAAAGACCCCCTTTATGGGGGTCTTTCGGGATCAGTTGAATTAATTTTAATTCAAGTTTTCTAATGTCAATGTCGCTGTCACTGTCGCACTCTCAACCCGACCAGTCAGGTATACTCCTATCTGATCATTTGCTGTGGCGGAAACAATTGTTGATCCACCGAGCGTTAGGCTTTCGACACCTTCGTATGTGGCTTTGTCTGGGTCCCAGATTTCTCCACCATGTATCCATCTCATGTTAATCGAATCAAGCTCACCGAAGCCAGCAGATGCTACTGTAACCCCTGCCTGCCTTACGTCCAGAATTAGTTCCTGGTTTACCTTGTCGGCTGGGTTTACTTTAACACTTGCTTCGACCCTAATAGGTCCAGCAGAAATCGTGTTTACTGCGCTCGTTCCGGAAAGAGCAAAGACGGAGCCATTGAAAAACCGAGTAGTGTCGAACGGAACAAACTGTGTGCCAGTTGTTGCTGACAATGTAGTCCCTGTTACTTTGATTATATCGGCCATTGTTTTAATTCTCCTTGTTGAATTGTTATAGCTATATACAGGTTCAAAAATGCATTTTCAGGATGTTGTTAATCATCCAAAAGTATTTATAGATTAGGGTCTGAAAAAGTTTTATAAATACTAATAAACCAGGAGAGTTTCCTTTGATGAAGTGGAAAAAGTATTTGACAGAGAAGAAGATCGTCACTGTCCAGGATTTTGAGGATCCGAAAGACCCGAATGTAAAATATCAGGCTCAGAAGTTTGGAGTTAAGATCAAGTTATTGGATGATGAGGGTATGGTTCGGGTAACTGGTAAGGAAGAGAATGTTAAGAAGTTTATGCGTAAGATGGGATTTCATTCAATTCTCATTGGTAAGAAATGGATAGACCTATAGGAGATGTATATGGACTGGAAAGAATATTTAAAGAATGGGTATGGCCCTCCCACTGATCCATTTAAGGGTGTAAAGGATGTTACTAAACTATCTCCCCAAAAAAGAAAAGACCTTGCAAAACATCTTTCAATGAATAGTATGGGCGATTTAATAAGTTGGGAACATGAATATAGTAAAAAATTGAAAGATGCTAAAAAGAGCAGAGATAAAAATGCAATTAAGATTGCTGATGCAAAATTAAAAATTGTATTTGATGCCCAAGTATTTAAGGAGAAGTTTTTGGAGAGGGATTAATATGGGTTGGTTAAAATATCTTAGAGAGAAATTCTATACATCGGACGTTGTTCGACCTTATGGTTGGAAAGAATATGTGGAGATATTTGAGAATCCTACCAGAAGTGAGATAGAGTCAATTAGTAAAACTGATGGCACGGGCGATGTTAGATTCTGTTTTGACTCAAAGTTAAAAATGTTTGCATGGAGGGCGGATATTCTCCATCATGTTATTCAGAAGAAATTTCTCCGTGATATGACTTATGCGTTTCTACATGAGAAAAAGAAACCATCGGTGATTCAGGTTGATGACGATTCTTATCCTAGTCCGAAGACCCTTTCTGATGCAAAAAAGAAAAAACTAGAGACAAAGATCAAAAAAGTTTTTCCAAAAACAAAACGAATAGTATCCATGTTCACAGGGAAAGGATACAGAATTTAAGGAGATATTATGGAAGGCGAGTTCAAAAAGTTTAGATTAAATTCTAATACCCTCTCAGATAAACAACAATTTAATGATCTTGATCTCAATGAGAAGGATCTTAGGGCTATACAAACAGTTTGCTTAGAGAGTAATATATCCATTGCTGCTTTGATTAATCTTATTCTCCGCCATAAGAACGGAAACGTGATTAAAGAGGAGAATCGTGAGGAACTGCTCATCAGAGGTCTTATAAAGGAAAATGATGATGTATCGGAAGCTGGTGAGATATATATAGAGAGTGATGAGGTCAAAGAACGGTTGAAGAAAATACTTGAAGATGACCAGCAATAAAGATAAGAAAGCAATCGAGGAATATAGAGAGTTCATCAAAGGGGAGAAAAAAGAATCTCCCAAGGATGACGTTGAAAATATTTTCACCTTTCTGGAAAGTCTTGATGTAAAGGTTGAAAATGTAAAAACAAAATTACTTGAACAAATAATAGATGGTGTCTCAAAGAAGATACCAGCTCCAAAAGATCCACCTTCCAAACAGGAAATAATTGAGGATCTTCTCAATGAGATTCCTGCGCCTAAAAATGGACTCCCTGGAAAACCTGGCGCCCGTGGCGAGGCCGGACCTCCAGGAAAAGATGGTCGAGACGGAACCCCTGGTAAGGGTTTGATGTTTCGTGGAATACATCACGAACATCCAAAAAGTCCCAAAGAGGGACACTTCTATAAGAATGATTATCAGAAGACAGTCTACATATATGATGGCAAGAAATGGGTGAGTCTTGTCGAAGATGGACAGGACGGTAAGGGTGGAATGGGGTCGGGCGTTGGACCCGATGAAGCACGTAGAATAGCCACCGATGTACATAATAGTCTTGGTGCTGGACAATCAAATACAGCAAGTAATGTTGGCACTGGTGTTCAACTTTTTAAACAAAAGACGGGAGTAGATTTAGAATTTCGCACGTTATCTGCAGGACCCAATACTCAGTTAACCTCTGGGTCAAATGTTGTTACAGTTAGTGCGTCCTCTTTTTTAAATGGACCAACTTCACCCATTAATGGAGCCACAATAGTCTGGGATGACATTAATGGCTATTGGGATGCCACTAATAATTTATTAATAACCTCTTCTGGGCTTATTGTTCCTAAGACATCCGGTTTTGGAATCAAGGTCGATGTAAACAATCCCACATTTGGATATAGAGATTTAACGGGTGATATGAAAAATAGACCCGATGCTGGCGGCGGTTCTGCTGCAAGACCAGACTATGTTCAATATAGAGGAAATATATACGCATATAGATTTGGAACAGCAAATCCAAATAATCATTTACATGAAACTTTTATCGAATTTCATATGCCCCACGATTATGTTCCGGGAACTGATATGTTTATTCATGTACATTGGTCTCAAATAACAGTAGACACGGGAGGGCCCGCCTCGGTTCCAGGAGTATCAGAATGGACATTTGAGATATCATATGCAAAAGGATACGGAACACCCGGAGGAGTTGCTTCGGCTTTTAATGATCCAAAATCCGTAACAGTTACACAACAGGGGTCAACAACACAATACGGACATATGATTGCCGAGGTTCAGTTTACATCGGGGTCGGATACTTCATCTACTTTTGATAGAAATGATATGGAAATAGATGGATTGTTTTTAGTTAGATTAACAAGAGATCCTGGGTCAGCAAATGATACATTAGATCAAGATACGTTTGTTCATTTTATTGATATACACTATCAGAGTACGAATATTGGAACAAAGGATAAGAACGCGCCGTTCTATATTTAATTTTTATAAATATGAGTAACAGTTCATTTTAAAAAGGAGAAGTGAAATGTCTGAAGAGAAGAAAAAGGAAGAGAAGGTCGAGGAGCAGGAAAAGAAGGTCGATGTAAAAGGCGTTATTAAGTCCCTCGGTGAAACGGATTGGGGCAAAGACAATGAAGCCCAGATGAAGGCCGTTCAACTTCTAAAGGGTATCGCACTTTCAGAGGATCCCCTCAGTAACAAATTCATGAAACAGTTGAGTGATGCTTCAACAGTCATCGCCCAGAATTTGCTGAAGGAAGCAACTCAGAATGATGCCCAGAAGGAGGTCATTGACGAAGCCAGCCGTTATGTTTAATTAAAATTGGGAGTATATTATGGCTCATGCTGCTTTTGACAAATTGAAGCAATTTGTTTACGATGTGGGTGTGGATCTCACATCGGCTAATGCTGTTGGTGTCGCACTCGTTCAAGAGTCCAACGCAACTATAATAACGAGCGCGGCGACTGTCGAGGACGTGATGTCTATTAGTCCTTTAGGGGATACATCGTTGCCTCTTACACAAGTATCTGGTACTGGTTATTCATCACCGGGACAATATTTACAGAATGTGATAGTATCTGCAACAGGCGGAATCGGATATATTGATGCCGATGATCTCACATGGACAAATTCAACGATCTCTGCTGGCGGTGCTTTGATGTATCTAAAGGGGGCGACACCCGAAACGGGTATTCCACTTGCGTATTATGATCTCTCAGTGACTCGTATATCAACAAATGGCCCATTTACTCTTCAGTGGAATAATGAAGGGTTGCTCACGATAGAATAAGGATTCAATGATGGCGAAAGAAAAGAAGAAAAAGAAGGCAGACAAGATCGATGTATCGAATGAGGAGAAGGTCAAAAGTGTTATGTCTTTTATGGTTCTCAAGAAACTAATTACTCCCATCCAGAATTCTAAAGCATTCAAACTGGGTCTTATAGATAAATCGGGAAAGATGATAAAGGAGCCAGAGACAAAGGAGGAGCGTAACGCTGTTACTTTGTTTGATCAAATAATGTTTAAGGTCAAGGCTCTTTTAGGTTCAAGGGTTGCAAAACTAAATAGGTTCATATATCTACAGACTGTTCTGGATGATGATTTCTATGATAATTTAGTGGTCATTGGAAATGTGGAAAGGCGTGCTGCAGTAAAGAGGGTCAAGCAAGATATCGAACAGCTGATCGATTCATATGATTTTGATTATGATGAATTTTTCAATTTAATGATCGCTGAAGAGATGTACGAGTTTAAGAAGCAGCGGGAGGCTGAGAATGAGGGAGATCAGTGAGTTTTCAAAAAGGGGAAATTTCATAATTATAGGTAACATCCAAGAATACCCAGAACTCCATAAACAATCCCCTTATATTTTTACTTATAGATTCCCTAATGACAACGTATCGGTTGTAGCATGTTATAAGAATAGATTTTACGAAGTCAGACATTTACTTTAATTGAATTATGATTGAAAATATTGAAAAGAATATGTTCCTGAGATTCAGGAAGTTATTTCCGGATGGTCGGAACGTGGATACATCTCAGAGCTTAATGAGTTTTGGTTTTGCTGTTGATTATGGCTGGGCTGGGCTGCTTTGGGAATGCTTTGAGAGATTGGAGAAACTGGCAGGTGATAAATACGCCATAAACTTTATACAGGTCAAAGAGAAGTTTGGCGGACTTAGAATATATTGTAGACCTAGTTCAGAGATAGAGAGAGAGGTTAGGGACATTCTCTTGGAGTTTGAAAATAGATCATATGAGACCTGCGAGACCTGCGGCGCACCTGGACGATTGAGATTTGGGATGTGGAAGAAGGTTAGATGTGATGATTGTGAGATAAAACACGAACAAGAAAGAGGAGGCTAATAATGCCTGCAAATATAATCAAACCGTTCGCAGATAAATCTGGTAAATCAGAGGAAGAGGTTGAGAGGCTATGGAAGAAGGCGAAACAGATCGCAGTTGATGATGGAAGAGCAGAGGAAGATGAAAATTTTTATCCTTATGTAGTTGGTATATTAAAGAAGATGCTTAATATAGAAAGTTCCATGGCTAATATAACGACCACGTCGGTCGGTAATGCAGCAACCCCTGGTGGTTCGGCAAACTTTGCTTTTAGGATGGGAACCCATCGTGATAAGGAAAAGAAAAAGGAAGAGGAATGGAGAAAGTTCCTTAAGAAGTATGCCTAATGCCAGCAAAACCTGACAGAGCAACATATGGTGTTCTACAGAGATATATCGAACATCTAAAGCAATTTCCAAGAACCAGGATTATGCGTCCTGGTTACTTTTATGCGTTTACATATAAGATAGATAGGACGCTTCCATATGAGAAGATTAAGTTTTATGATCTCATGCCTTTTGTGTTCTCCTATGATAAGTATAAGGACAAGGGAGATAACGACATGATCCGAGGTCTAAATTTTCACCATCTTCCAATAGCCGCAAGACAGTTTTGGTTGGATCGTGTGATGGAGGTATCAAAGGAGCAGATAAATGAGGACAAGAGGTTATTAAGACTTATTAGATATCAGAGGTTGCATTTTCTTTATAAGAAAGCAGCGAATGCGTGTACCCGACATTATAGGATGAATAGAATTTTTGCCATGAGAAGAATTCCAAACACCGCTGTCGAGGAGACATTGAAATTTTATGCGAGAACATATTACGGAATAAACATCGGAATCGTGGAGAAGAACTTTATAACGGTTCCGAGGGATTAATATAAATATTAGTGTACATAACAAGAGGTTTATAGATGGCGAGTTTTTTGGATAATCTAAAGTTTGTTAACCCGTTCTCAAAGGCGTTCAGACAAAATGATCTGATCAACCAGGAGATCCAGCGACAGATTGAGAGCAATTCTCAGGGTATGTCTGAGATCGAGTATGACTTCTTTTCACCACATACCAAGTATAATATACCCGGTTATGCCTATGGCGATTACACTAACACGGGTATAAACTTCAATCAAATTTTCATTGACAAGCGACAGAGAATCGCTAAGTATAGGGAAATGTCTTATTACCCAGAGATTTCTGAGGGGTTAGATATAATCTCTGATGAGAGTATAGTCGAGGATTCAGAGGGTAACATTATTCATCTAAACATTAAGAAGGAGCTACCAAAAAGGGTTGAAAAATTATTCACCAAAGAATTTGAGTATGTTTCCAAAGATGTATTTGATGTGAATGAGAATTTATATGACCTGTTTTTGAAATGGCTAATTGAGGGTGAGCTTTATGTGGAGCTAATACTTGATAAGAAACGAAAGAACGTGATTGGATACAAGGTACTTCCTGCGTTCACCACATATCCTGTATATAATCCTACTGGGTCTATCAAGGGATTTTTACAGAATGTATATGATGAACGAACTGGAAAAGATGATCTCAAGGCATTTGAGTCTAATCAGGTTGTATATGTTCATTATGGTAAGTATGGAAGAAATCTACTTGATATTCGTGGTTATTTAGAGACCTCTATAAGAACATACAACCAGTTAAAGAATCTGGAAGATTCGCTTGTTGTATATAGACTTGTCCGTGCCCCGGAGAGAAGGGTATGGAACATCGAGGTCGGAAGAATGCCTTCTCATAAAGCAGAGGAATACATCAGGAAGATTATACACAAATATAAGAGACAGCTTAATTATAATCCCGCAACGGGCGCTATAGACAGTTCAAGAAATGTTCAATCATTATCTGAAGACTTCTGGTTTGCAAGACGAGAAGGTTCTGGAACGAATGTCGAAACATTACAGAGCGGAATGAATCTTGGTGAACTCGAGGACGTCCGTTATTTTCAGGGCAAGATGTATAAGACATTGAAGATACCAAAGACCAGATGGGATCCACAGCTCGGGCAACAGTCTTATCAGTCTGGGCGAGAGATGGATAGAGATGAATTGAAATTTAGTCTATTCATTATAAGATTACAGAAACGATTTAGAAAGCTCATAAAAGATACATTCATGGAGCAATTAAAATTCAAGTTTGGAAAAGATGCCAAGATTAAGAAATATATCAATTCAAATTTCTTTGATGTGTATTTTACACAGGCGAACTTCTTTAAGGAGATCAAGGACTTAGAGTTACTTGAATCCAGATTGAATATACTCGGAACGGCCATTACATATGCCATCAACGAGGACGAGCCTAATAATCCTCTTGCAAGAGAACTGGTGTTACGTGATTACTTTATGATGTCTGATGAGGAGTGGGCAAAGAATCAAAGATTGCTGAAGAAGGAAAAGAAGGCGATTGAGGATATGCCATCCGATGAGGATGAGGAAGGTGATGAAGGAGACGAAGGTGATGAGGAGGGAGGATCTCCAGAAAAGAAACCAGAGGGTCCTGAAAAACCACCTCCGGAGGAAGCTCCAAGAGAACCCGAAGAGGAAGAGGAGTCATTAGAAATGCCTGGCGATAGGTCATATCATAAAAATAGTAAATTGGTCAAGGATTTCCTAAAGAGGCCCAGAAAAACCAAGAAGGTATTATAAATACATTTAAAGTACATTAAAAGGAGTTCATATTATGGAAAATGATGAGAAGAAAGTTAATGATGGTACTTTATTGGGCAAGTTGCATGACAAGGACTTTTCCTCGTTAAAAGACGATGTGGAGTCTGTTGTTGCCAAAAAGATACATAATAAAATCATTGACAGTAAGAAGGAGTTTATCGACAAAGTAAGATCAGGGGTGTAACAATGCTACTTATTACGGAATATATCGAACATCAAGACCTTGACATTGTATGTGAACAGGATGATAATGGAAAAGCTAAGGCTTTTCGGATTAAAGGTCCTTTTCTTCAAGCAGAGGTCAAGAATAGAAATGGTCGAATTTACGAGAAGAACCTCCTTATGAGAGAGGTTGAATGTTTCAACAAAGAAAAGATTAAAGAGAAAAGGTCATTTGGTGAACTTGACCATCCTCCGTCACCAACAGTAAATCTGGAACGTGTGTCCCATCTTATTGAATCTCTTTCTATGGAAGGAAACAACGGGATTGGTGTCGCAAAGATTCTGGATACGCCAAAGGGACGAATCGCACATACATTACTCGAGGCCGGAACAAAACTCGGTGTATCGACAAGGGGTGTAGGTTCTCTTAATGGTCCGAAGGTGAATGATGATTTCAAACTTATAACAGTTGATATAGTTGCTGACCCATCGGCCCCGGATGCTTTTGTTGATGGTATCTTGGAGAACAAAGAGTTCATCATAAATAACAACAGAATCGTGGAGAAGGCAGTCGATACTTTGGAGAATAACGTGAAGAAAAACGGTTCCAGAGAGATCGCGGCAGCATTTAGTGATTTTCTTGATAACATCAAGGTCGGCTGGGCTGGACGTAGAAAATAATAACCCATACATATATTAGTAGCAAAGAATGCTTGGTTGACCCAAAACCAAGCATTTTTTGTTTTTTGGATTTATAAATAATTTTAATCATATATCACTTGAATATGGTTTTAAACTTTTAGGAGGAACGATAAATGAGTAAGATTACTGAAAAACTTAAGGAAGTTCTTTCGCCTGAAGATTTAAAAACAATTGAGGAAGGCATTCAGAAGATGGTGGATGACGAGGTCGCATTGAGAGTCGAGGAAAAGACCAAGGAGCTCGATGAGAAGGCTGAGGAATTTTGCCAGATGAAGATCGCTGAAGGGGTTGACAAGGAAAAGGAAGCACTTATCGCTGAGTACGATAAGAAGATGGATGAACTCGAGGACACGATGGTCGAGAGACTTGACAAGTTCCTAGAGGTCGAAATCTCCGAGCAGATTTCCGAGGAAACTCTCAAGAAGATCGCAATCAATGAATCACTGAAGCCCCTCGTGGACGGTATCAAGCAGCTTTTCGAAGAAAAGTATGTGGAACTGGACTCTGATGGTGAAAAGGCTATTGCAGATAGTAAGGAAGAGATTCAGCAGCTCAAGGATCAGAATTCTGATCTTATGGCTGAGAAGATCGAACTTGCAAAGCTCGCTGAGGGCGCAGCTATTAAGCTCCTTATTTCCGACAAGACCGTTGATTTGACCGAGACCCAGAAGGATCGTGTTTCCGCTTTTTGCGAAGGCAAGACTTTTGAGGATGTCCAGGAAAAGATCGACAGATTTGTAGCCATCGTTGAGGATGACACCGAAGATAAAGGTGAAGAACTGAACGAGGAAGAGGAAAAGGACAAAGAAAAGAATTTCTCTGATGAGGATGGAATTGACGATTCTGACAAGGACGATCTCAATGAGGAAGAGAAAAAGGAACAGGAAGAGGAAGAAAAGAAGGAGAAGGCAGGACCTTACGCCGACTTTTTGAGCTCGGCCAATAAATTATTGTAAACCTTTATAAATATTTTTAACTGATTTAGGTTTGATTTTTTGCAACAAGGAGATAATAAAATGGAAAAAGATTATGTTAGAAAGCTGGTCGAAGATTGGAGCAGGGAAGACATCGGAAGGATGTCAGTCGGCGACATTTCTGATGACTATGTAAAAGAAAACATGGCCATTTTGTTAGAAAACCAAAAGACTGCTGACCTTCAGGAAGAACTTTTTGAAGGTAGTAAGGCTATCACAACTTCTGTGGCTTCTCAGACTCACGCTGGGCAGGACGGTGCTTTTTCGCCGATCTCTCTGGCTCTGGTAAGACGCACATTTCCTGCTTTGTTCGCCAACCAAGTTGTGGGCGTGCAGGCCATGACGGGTCCCGTTGGGCTCGCCTATGCTCTCCGCTTCATTTATGCGGACGATGGAAATAGTGAAGAAGCTGCATTTGATGTTGTGCCTCAGTATTCTGGATACACTGGCTCCGATGCTACTTCTGCTGGTGGTACATCTGGTACAGCTGATGCTGGAACAGGCGTTGACACTTCAGCCGCTGAAGCATGGAACATTGTAAGAAACAACACCGATACATCTCTGATTAAGACTCCGGAACTCGGACTCAAGATTGATCAGACTGCTATCACAGCAAAGACCAGGAAACTGGCTGCTAGTTTCTCACTCGAATCCGCTCAGGACATCAAAGCGATGCACGGTGTGGACATTGAGAGAGAGATGGTGAATGTTCTCCAGTATGAGGTTCAGGCTGAGCTCGACAGGGAACTGTTGAAGGCCATGAAGGACGCTGCGTCTGACGCAGGTACCTACACTGCCTCTGCATCAAGCGGTCGTTGGACCCAGGAGCATTTCGCTAACCTCGCCAACAAGATAATCCTCGAGTCCAATAACATTGGAACCAGAACGAGGCGTGATGTTGGTAACTTTGTTGTTGTTTCAACAAGGGTTGCAACTGCTCTGCAGGCACTGTCTAACAATGGTTTGTTCACTGCCAACAAAGCCAATGTGAATCCTTCAAACACATTCGCTGAGATTGGAACACTGAACGGAACAATTAGGGTCTTCCGTGACACCTATAACACTGATAACAACGTTCTGGTTGGATATAAGGGTCCTGGTACTGCCGATGCCGGTATTATCTTCTCGCCTTATGTAACCGGTCTGTTCAACAGGGCTATGGCTCAGGAAGATTTCACTCCAAGAATCGGGGTTATGTCTAGGTATGCCATAACTAGCAATTTGCTTGGTGCATCTCGTTATTACACGAAGTTCGCCGTTGCTGGTTTGACCAACCTGATTTAATTCTAACATTGGTGATTATTCAAAAGGCGCTCTTTACGGAGCGCCTTTTTTATTTGTTCCCTCGATTATAAATATTAGTAGATACCACAATCAGTAAAGGAGTTTTGGAGATGAAAATTGTCAATACTACAAATGCAACAGTTTCTGTGATCGTTGACGGCGTTTCGATTGATCTTAAAGGACTAAGCTCAATGGAGATTAGTGAAGGTTGTAAATATGTTCTTCCCCAGGGAGTAATTGTTCAGGATAAGAAGAAAGCTGTCAAAGAAAATGAGACACCTAAAAGGGAAATGCTCACAGAGATCGATCCCTATGAAAATCCAAAAAAGGAAACATTGGTTGAAGAAAATAATGAGAAGCCTAAAAAAGGATTCTTCTCACCCTTCTTCGGTAACAAATAATAATGGCTAGAATAACCACACTCGCAGGTATGGAGACATACGTTCTCACCAAATTGGGATCGCCTGTTATTCAAATTGAACTTTCTCAAGGACAGCTTGATCAGGCTATAGAGGATTCTGTTCAATATTTCCAAACTCATCATACGGGGGAGGGAAATTATAGGAATTATTTTGGACTCTCAATAACAAATGGAGTCTCTGCCTATGATGTTGCGGATCGTAATATAGAGGCCACAATAGATACATCGCTTACTTTTGGAGAAAATGGAATAAATGTCCTTTTCTCATCTACGCACTCATTACTCTATGAGGATTGGGTGATACATGGCGGATATCCGGGCGGTCCAGCGGGCGGAGCTTATCTTGATTCTGGGATGGCTCTCGCAGGGTATGAGGTCGCAATTCAATACCTAGAGGATATTAAAGATTTCTTCAATCGTGTCTATCACGCGCAGTATTCCAGTGCTAGACGGGAGATACTAATCACTCCGACACCTACCGCGACAGGTATATTACTCGTGGAGTGTTTTTCGAGAGAAACCGCGGAGAATTTATATAATAATGAGATGGTGAAAGCCCTATCCGTGGCAGAGGCAAAGATACAATGGGGCCAGAATCTCAGAAAGTATAATATGACTTTACCGTCTGGAGGAACGATCAATTGGTCGGAAATTCTGGCAGAGGGTCGTGAGGACAAAGAGAGGTTGATGGAAAGAATATCCGGGGAATCTGAAGAACCGATATTTTTCATCGAGTAAGATTATAAATATAAGAAAGTATTTGAACATTTTAAAAGGAGAGAAATACAATGGCTGTAGGACTTTACACTGACACAAGAAATTATCTTGCTTCTGCCATAGGTAACTTGGTTGACGCTGAGCAGTCTTCAGGGGCCATCAAGATTTACACAGCTAATTTTGGAACCCTGTTGGCAAAGATCGATTTCCAAGATCCGTCATTTGGCGCACCTTCAAACGGAACGATCACAGCTGCAACTCCCCTGACAAACGAGACCAGTGCTCTTGCAACAGGCACTGCAGCCGCTTTCAGGTTCGAGGACTCGTCTGCTAACCCGATCCTTTCTGGAACGGTGGGAACAGATTCCAGTTTCGATTTGGAGTTCAACACGACTTCCATCACAGTGGGTGACGCGGTCTCTATCACATCAGTGACGGTGACGGTACCCGTAACGAGTGCTGGTTAATCGGTAGCTTTTTAAATCTTAAATTGAGAGGTATATAATGGCTAAAGATTTAAAGGACCTTAGAAAAGATCCGTTGTTTAGAAAGTTTAAAAAAGTTATTGGAAAGGGGATCGAAACCAAGGTTAAGGCTGTCGGAATGGTCACGAAGAAGGATAAGGAAAAAGAAGATTAGACCGTCTGGTCCAAGACTACGACGGTTCATATTTGGAAAAGGTATCACGAAAAGTGGTACCTTTTCTGTTTGTGGTGAAAAGGTATAAATATTCATATAGCATATTGAAAAGGAGAATTATTATTAATGCCTGAATTAAAGACAAGTGCGACTGACACAAAAACAAGTGCGACTGACATAAAACCAATCACAGTTACGGAGCAAACAATTGTTGATACTATTGATGGATACACAAAAGAAGAACCCCTTCCAACAGAGTTAAAATTCGTTGATGAATTATCACTCTTAGAATGTATGCGGGTTGCTTATTTTTCTGAACGTGGGCTAAATGAGATTCGTAGAAAACTCGGAGCTCCAAAATATAGGACAAAATAATTTATGGCAGGCGGTCTTACACATACAAGAAAAGCTCCTTTACAGATTCAAGGGTCAGAGGTCACGGGTACTCCCGCTGAGCTTATTTTTAAATTAAAGTGGGATGGTAATCCAGCTACGAGTAATCTTCCAGCGGATATGTTTACCACAAGTACATCGGCACAGTCCGATGGTGGGGATATCCGCGTAACAACAGATTCCGCTGGTGTTAATTTAGTTCCCATTCATATAAGAGATTATTTTTCAGATGGCACTTCAGCTACCGCATATGCTGAGATAGCAGCGGAGATTGATACCACTGGTTCGAATCAAACGATCTGGATATGGTGGAACACCACTGGTACGGACTCTCAACCTTCCAGAGAAACCTCTGGGGGTTCTGAGGGGGTATATAGTATTTGTTTCTATGCGTCACCAATGGATAAAACTGGGTCGACTCCGACCTTTACGGATCAATCGCCAAATAGCGCGGATGCAAATTCATATGGTAGCTTGGCGACAACTGCAACAGGAAATATATCAAGGGTAAGACAAAATTTAGATGGTTCAGGAGATTATTTTAATTTTGCAACAAACGGGCTATCAAATACATCGGAGGCGGTTGTTGTGTTTTCATGTTGGGTTGAGCCAAATGATATTAGTTTATATATGCCAATCTTTGCTTCGGTTGGCGATACTGATACTGGTGATTTTAGTCTTTTCATAGATAGTGAGTATGATGAAATAGGTATATTGGTTGTTGATAATGATGATGGGGAAGGCGGAAATGAATATATAGAAACACAAACATTCAACAGCGGTACAGAATATCACATAGCGATGAGGTATAATAGTACCATAGATCAAACAGAACTGTATGTAAATGGTGCATCTGTTGGAACTGTTACATGGGATACCTCTTATCCCCTAAGGCTTCAGGAGGCCTGCCGTATTGCTAGGGATAATTTCACCGATTATGCAAACATAAAACTTGATGAGATCCTGATCATTGATGATACAAAAGGTGATAATTGGTTACAGACATATTATGATGCATGGGCAACACCTCAGAATTTTATAAGTGCTGGTCCATCGCAGGCGGTCGGGCCCGTTACTCCAGAAGGGTCTGGAGCATTAACATTACCTGCGGTCTCAACCACAATCTCGGGTTCAGTCGAGGTCCCTGTTGTCAACGTGACCAGTCCAGATGATGACGGAACTTATATCGCCGGTCAGACCCTTTATCTCTGTGTCGAGTTTAGTGATCAGGTCTCTGCGACGGGTACACCACAGCTCGATCTTGATGTTAAGGTAGGTGGGAGAAAAGTTGATTATGTAGCCAACTGGACACCATCAGAAATAGTAACATCGGGATGGTGGGACACAACCGATGAAAGTACAATAACAACGGCGGCCGGTGGTGTTAGTAGTTGGGCAGATAAGAGCGGGATGGGCAATTCTTTGATTCAGGCCACGGAAGGGGATAGACCAGATACAGGGGTTAGAGAAATTAATGATTTGAATGTATTTGATTGTGATGGTGATGGACACTTAGAAGGGAATGTGACATTACCTTCTGATGGTAACATGACATTCTTTGGTATATATGTAATTGATTCTCTTGCCAATGCAAACGATTCGGTGTTTTGTGTAGATGCTACAAACGATTTACAGTTTGCATCGGACAGCACAGTAGATTTTGATGGAGAAATAAACCAATCTAATATTGGTGATGATGTTGTGTTATCTGGTGGGCCATTTAATGGCCCGTCCACATTTTCTGTAGTGATGGATTTCACAAGTCAGGTATATTATGTCAACATAGATGGAATAAAAAGAACACCAGATGTTTTATATGATGATACATTAGATACATCACAGACATTTGGGGCATTTAGAAACAGAGGGGGAATAAGACACCCAAATGGCGCATTTGGTGAGTTTTTAATAGTGCCAGATGTATCGACCGCAACAATACAAAAAGTTGAAGGGTACCTAGCATGGAAGTGGGGTCTTGTGGACAATTTACCCAGTGGTCATCCATATAAGACCAAACCGCCTTTGGTGGAGTAATTAATGTTTAAGAAACTATGGTTTAAATATACTATAAGTGCTGGAGAGGCAAGCAATGATCTAAGTTATGTATCCACTTCAGCGTTATCACTTAATGGCGGAACGATAACCCTTTATGAGTCTTCCTCAAAGACCGTCAACCTAACATTACCAACCCCAGGTGAGTCTGGAAGTCTAAGTTTTAATAAAGACCTTGTTATCAGCGCCGCGACGCCGTTGACATCTGGGGCGTTGGATATCAATATACCCGTCCCGTACATCACTGCAAGCGGGCTCGTCAATGATGGCGAGATAGTGATCGATGCCGGGTTTGTGGTTGTCGATGCAGCAGGCATCGTCAACACTGGTACGTTGAATATTGATACACCTGTTCCGTATGTCGATGCAGCTGGTCAGCTTGTCGTATCTGCGACCTCCCTCGATATTAATACAACGGTTCCATACACTAGCGGTCAGGGACAGGTAGAAGTTCAGGGAACGATTGTAATAGATGTTCCTATTCCGTATGTAGATGCTGTTGGGAATTTTGTTGTATCTGCAACTTCCCTTGATGTTGTAATTCCAGCAATTGATGTTGATGTATCTGGAGTTGTCAATAAAGGCACTCTGAATATTGATATCCCCGTTCCATATGTAGATATAAGCGGGCTTGTCAATGATGGCGAGATAGTGATCGATGCTGGATTTGTGGTTGTCGATGGTGAGGGAATTGTAAATCAAGGTAACATAGACATAGATACTCCAGTTCCGTATCTATCAGCAACGGGTATTATTGAATCTGTTGGAACGATTGACATAGACGTACCCGTTCCGTATGTTGTAGCAAGCGGTGTTGTAAATCAAGGAACACTAAACATTGATGTACCGGTTCCATATACGTCTGCGACTGGTTTAATAGAGACCGCGGGTACAATAGCGATAGATATTCCTGTTCCTTATGTGGATATTAATGGTCTTGTCAACGATGGCGAGATAGTAATTGACGCCGGGTTTGTGGTTGTTGATGGCGAAGGAGTTGTGAACAAGGGAACCTTGGACATTGATATTCCTGTTCCATATATCGAAGCCTCTGGTCAATTGGTCGTTTCTGCGTTATCCCTTGATGTTGTTATTCCTGCTATTCAGGCGTCATTGGTGGGTCAACTTGTTGTATCTGCTACATCATTGGATGTTATACTCCCTGCAGTTGATGTTGATGTTACTGGGGTTGTGAATAGTGGCGATGTAACAATAGATATACCAGTCCCATACATTGTTGCCTCTGGGCAGCTAGTGGTTTCTGGAACAGCCCTTGACATAGTAATTCCAGCGGTCGATTCTAATCTTACTGGAGTTGTAAATCAGGGTAACATAAACATAGATATCCCTGTCCCTTATCTCTCAGCGACTGGGTCGACTGAGAAGCAGGGTTCGATAGATATAGATACTGGGTTTGTATCGGTTGATGCCCAGGGTCTCGTCAATGATGGCGAGGTAGTCATAGTTGCTGGATGGGTCGTTGTTGACGCAGTAGGAACTGTGAATAAAGGAACCCTGAATATTGATGTACCGATTCCATACATAGACGCTGTTGGGCAATTAGTTGTTTCTGCTGACGTTCTTGATGTTGTGATCCCGGCGGTTGAGGTTCAGGCGACCGGTCAATTGGTGGTTTCTGGAACAGCCCTTGACATAGTAATTCCAGCGGTCGATGTCGATGTATCTGGCGTTGTTAATCGTGGAACGATTGACATAGATGTGCCAGTTCCATATATAGTTTCTCAGGGTGTTTTAAATCAGGGTAACATAAACATAACTATTCCTGTCCCGTATCTGTCTGCTACAGGCACGGCAGAAACACAGGGTTCGATAGATATAGATACTGGGTTTGTTGATGTATCTGGAACGGGAACAATCTCGACGGTTGGTTTAACTGATCTTGTGATACCCGCGGTCGATGTTATCGCCCAGGGACTTGTCAATGATGGTCAGATAGTCATAGATGCCGGTTGGGTTATTGTTGACGCAGAAGGCGTTGTTAATAAAGGAATATTAAACATTGATACGCCTGTCCCATACATCACTGCAAGTGGTGTATCAAATACTGGTTTAATTGACATAGATACGGGTTTTGTTGTAATATCCTCCCAGGGTATTGTTAATCAGGGTAACATAGATATAGATATACCAATTCCAGAGATTGGTGGTGTTGGTGAAGCAGCAACGGGTGGAACTATAGATATAGACACCGGATTTGTTGTTACATCTGGTACGGGTCTAATAGAAACAACAGGAACGATCACGATAGATACAGGATTTGTATCAGTCGATGTTCAAGGGATCGTAAATAAAGGAATTCTAAACATTGATGTTCCTATCCCATATATTGTTTCAAATGGACTTATTAATGATGGCGAGATCGTAATTGACGCCGGTTTTGTGATTGTCGATGCTGAAGGTGTTGTTAATGGTGGTGTCATTGATGTCGATATACCGATCCCATACATAACAGCAAGCGGTCAATTAGTAGTATCTGGTGGTGCCCTCGATGTGGCAATTCCTTCGATAATTCTAGACATATCTGCGTCAAATAATACTGGTCAAGCGGACATATCAATACCAGTTCCGGAAATTGATGGAACTGGTCAGAGAGTGGTTTCTGGGGATTCTATTGATGTGGACATACCAGCGGTTGATGTTGAAGGTACTGGTCAGCTTGTTGTTTCTGGTGATTCTCTTGATGTCCAGACACCAGTTCCAGAGGTTGACATACAAGGAACAGTCAATCGTGTAACTGGTAGTCTAATAATTCCATTTGTTAGTTGTTCCGGCTCGGGCGTTGTTAATCGTATAACAGGTGATTTAATAATACCTTTTACGATTGTAAGTGGAGTGGGTGCTGTTCCTATACAAGGTGCGATTGACATTGAAATACCAAAACCAACTACTGACATTGATGGTCTACTTGAGAGAAATATAACGACCATAGTGATACCCGCCGAGAGGGAGAATACACAGATATGGGCAGAGGATATATCAAAGGACGTTTTAACAACAGGTTATGTTCTTAATGAGAAAGCTATAAATAATAGCATTGAGAATATACTTTCCACGCTTAGAGGTGAGAGAGTATTTTCACCGTTCTTTGGATCTGTGTTACCACTCACCATTTTCTCACAACTGGATTATGCTGACGCCGAGGCACTGCTTGTCGATCTGCTCAAGGCCATACAGTTCTGGGAGACACGAATAACGGTCATTGAGGACCAGATCGAGATGAACATATTGACGGAAGAGAACGCAATGACAATCCAGATACCATACATCATAAACAGGAGTGGTCTGACAGGTACGTTCTCTAGGAAGATAATTTTATAGGGGTATTGAATGGCGTTTCCTGACGGATGGAATTATAAGTTTAAGTTTACGACTTCGGGTGCCTTCTTCGGTGGAGAGTGGTCGGATGCTCCCTTTGTGTTAACCCATAGAACACTTCCCCAGCATGTATTTGCCAACGCTAGGTCAGATGGTGGTGACATCCGAATCACTTCTGGGGCTGATGGTAGCGGACAGCAATCAATAGAGATAGTTAGATTTGAATCCTCAGCAAGCGCAGAGATTTGGTTCGCTTCTGATCAGTGGTGGCCGGGAGAAGATAATGAGTATTATTTCTGGTATGGTAATTCGTCCGCAACTGCAGAGGCTGTAGATGATCTTTGGGCAAATAATTCAATTGTATATCATGGCGGAACAAGTGCTGGAGAAGCAATCAATAGTTCAGACATTGACGTTGATCCCTTCTTTGGTACATTAGTCAATGTTACAGAAACATCTGGTCATTTAAATTCCGCATTCGATTTCGATATTGATTCTGATGCGTATATTGATGATATTAATGACTTCGGTGGCGAAAATGACATGACGGAGTTTTCAATTGAATTTATAATGAAATTACATTCCATACCCGGCGGAACAGAGTTTTATTCAATATTTTCAAGTGATGATCCGGACGGTGGCGGTAAAAGAATTAATATAGGTATAACAGAAAATGCCAAGTTAGAATTTGATTTGGGTTCAAATTATCATGAGTTTGATTATGTATTCTCCACGGATACTGAGTATCATGTATTGATATCTTTTCAGACTGAAGGAGATTTAATTTTATATGTGAATGGTGTCGAGGAGCAGTTAGAGACGGTCGCTGGAGAAACGGGCATTAACACAACAAGAAATCACACGATTGGTGCAACTTGGATATCTCCTGATTTTGAGAACTTTTTTGATGGCACTATTGATGAATTTCGTTTTTGGGATTGGACTCATGTATCGGGACATAGTACAAGTGCATTGTATTCTGCCATGTTTAATGAGGAGCAGTTCATACAATGGGACGCAGAACCAATTAGTAACTTACCAACTGGAAGTGGAGATTTGATCGTTTCATCTCCGGTTACAGAACTTAGCGGCACTATAAACTCTGGTCAATTGAATATTGATACAACAGTTCCATATACATCAATCTCTGGAACAATTACAACTGCTGGCATATCAACAATTGATACTGGTTTTGTCACTACGACCATTCAGGGAATTATTAACACGGGAATTATAGATATTGATACAATAGTTCCATATACATCAATCTCTGGAACAGTCGTAACAGCCGGATCATCAATAATTGATGCTGGGTTCGTTGTAACGACAATTCAAGGGAGTGTCAATAATGGTGCGATAGATATAGACACGGGATTTGTTGTAACGACTATTCAGGGAATTGTTAATACAGGAACCATGAATATTGATGTAACGGTCCCATATATCGAAGCCAGTGGTCAACTGGTCGTTTCTGGTCAGGCGATTGATGTGAATATTCCAAATCCTTACACACAGATAACTGGAACATTGACCAGTGGCGTGTCTGATTTACTTTTACCGGGCCTGGGTGTTATTAGTGTTGGAACTATCAATAGTATATCAGCAGATATATACATTCCAGCTACATACATTGATGCTATTGTCAAGCAGTTTAATCATGATATGTCCATATATATGCCTTGGCTTAGAATTAACATTCATGGAGAGATTGAGAAATTTACTCTTCCTGTCGATCCAACCCCCGAGGAGATCAAACAGCCAAAATGGGCAATAGATATACATAAGAAAGCGGTATCTGTTGGAAAGGCATATAATGACGATGCAATTAATCAAAGTATAGAGAATATAATTGCGACATTAAGAGGTGAACGAATATTCAATCCAAGATTTGGAACAATACTTCCAATCGTGCCTTTTGAGGTTTTGGACTATCAGAATGCAGTTGATCTATTGGATATTATAGTACGAGCAATAAGGAGATGGGAGAAAAGGATAATAGTTTTGGAGAATCAAATCGAATTAAATGTACTGACCGAGGAGAACGCACTAACTATCCAGATTCCGTATGTGGTGAGGAGAAGTGGTTTGACCTCTACCTTCTCAAGGAAGATTAATTTATAAATATTAACGATAATAAGGGGAATAGATATGGCTTTTAACATTGAACAGTCCACATGCACAGGAAGAGGGTTCTCAGCGACAAACGCCGATGGGCTTCTTGCCAATTTCAAGAACTGGGTCATAAGGACGCCTGTGGCGAGCCCCTCTGCAACTGTTAGTGGCGGTCCGGGTTGGTATATTATTGACGATCAGAGCGATACAAGTGTAGATCCGTCCCCAAATAAGGTTGCATGGTTGAAAACAGATGATAATGGTCTGGGTACAAGTTTTGATACGTTGGCAGAAATAAGTGCGGTTAGTGATGGGGAGTTTCAGATAAGTATTGGCGGAGTCTCACGGGGTGTATCGGCTCTTGATTTTAGTTCAATAACAACCTGGGATGAGGTTGCTGATGTGATTCAGACAGGTATACAATCTGTTAGCTCAAGCCCAGGTGATGGTTTTGACGGAGCCATAGTTAAGCATTTTAGAAAACTATATGTAAACAATCCGTTTTATAATTCACAAACATTAGAAGATAGATTTATCATAGTTGCCGGAGCAGCAAACAAGGATGTATCGTATTTGACTAATCCATCATTGGGTGGAACATACATAGGAGGTGCTGCTTATCTTGATATGGAATCGGGTGCTGGAATCAAGAACGATATTAGTGTTGACCCGTATATAGTTGTATCCGATCAACAGAATCCAACAACATACTCTGGTGCAAAGTTTGTTGAGATTGGAATGGTCACTGGAACTGCCGGACAGATATATATTAAGACTTGGATGAATTATGATACAACTATTCATACTGGTTTTGGAATGTTTGGCGCTCATTCACTTGGAACTGTTGATGCTGGTGCATTTGTTTATGATTTTCGTGGTGGCGATGAATGTATTGTAATTCAGACTAGAGTAGGAACTGCGTGGTCTACATATATTCTTGATGAATGGTTGACTGACTTAAATCTTGTCGAAGCGGCTACAATAAGTGGTACACTTTCTGCAGCGGCCAACGACGGCGACTCAACGATATATTTGAACACAGGAGAGGGTTCTAATTTTACCGATGATAATTTTTATTTCTTATATAATCTTAATCGTTCTGAAGCCATTGATTATCTTCAGGTGACTGCTACGGCTGGAGATACATTATCATTGAATGAAACTTTAACCAAGAGACATAGTTCTGGGTCGTTACTTTCCCCATACTATCAAAGATTTCATGTACTTGGTACAAATATATTGACTGGAGTAAACAATTATGTTAGAATGGGTATTCCCGTTAGAAGTGTTAGACAAAAAGAATTTGGTGTACATGCAACTGATGATTTTTGTTATTCAAGAATTGGCGGTCATGTGTTGGAACAGTTAATAAAAGACTCCGCTCCCAATGATGAGGGTAAATACATAGTTATGAAGCCCGTGGTTGGTGAATATGATTCTAATTCCTCGCCAAATGCCGAAGGCAATCGTTCATATGGACAGGCAAAGAATCTTTATTACACAGCGGTGGGTTCAATGTCACAGATGTTAAATGGAAAAACTATCGTTTCTAAAGAATGGGTTTATTTTCATGCGACCCAACATCCAACAACATATACAACCATTGATATAATAGTCAATGATGCTCAAATTGGAATGATGGTCCCAAACTATAACGAAGTCTAATAGATATGAGTTTTGATGTAGGTATCGAATATACTCCAACTGTAGAGTATAGTGAAGAGGAATTTTCACTTGTTGGTACCGTTGTATATGATGAGACCATAGTCCATACAGCAGATTTTACATTTAGTCAGGAAGAGGTTCCGCTACTCGGAACCGTTCTTGCCGTAGATGAAACTCTTGATGTATCTGGTGCTATTGAGTTTAATGACGATGAATTTGCTTTACTCTCTGAACCCGTTACCTATGAAGATGCCATACCGTTCCGTACGTATACAATGGAACCGTATCCCGGTGACGATACTCAGATCATAAAACTGGATAGTTCGTTTCCGACTATCGGTTCTTCAGTTCTTGATATAATTCTTGGGGTTCTTGTTTCTGGAACTGGTACATCGGTATCCCCTACAACAGGAATTTCTAACCTGAATGTTCCTTCAATCGAGATTGTTACACAAGGACAGGTTCAAAGTGCCGTTGGCATTTCCACGACACCTTCACCAAGTGTATCTGGTGTTGGAACGGTTGTAAGTCCAAAGATTGGAACTATTTTATTTGATATTCCAACCCCGACTATTATAGCCGCGGGCAAATCACAGAGCGGCTCCGCAAACATAGTTATTGCCAACCCATACATCGGAGCCATTGTTAAACAGTTTAATGAGATCGTAGATATAAATTTACCGCTTCCTAGAATAGGAGGTTATGTAGAAGTTGAACAGATTTCTTTAACACTCGGTCTTTCTGAGGACGTGATACAACCCAAATGGGCGTATGATATACATAAGAAGGTTATATCAGTCGGAGAAGCATATAATCAGGATGCCATAAATCAGAGTATTGAGAATATACTGTCCACATTAAGGGGTGAGAGGGTATTTAATCTTAAATTTGGAACCATTCTTCCAAGAGTTCCATTTGAGGAAATTGGGTATCAGGATGCAGTGGATCTTCTTGATCGTCTTGTTAGGGCTATAAAGAGATGGGAGAAACGTGTCATAGTTTTGGAGAATCAAATAGAGATGAATGTACTCACAGAGGAGAATGCAATAACGTTGGTGATACCTTACATGGTTAAAAGAAGTGGACTAACATCCACATTCTCTAAAAAAATCAACTTATAAATACTAATAAACAGGAGTAAATATGCCATCAGGATCTGGACAACCAACATCACCTTTTATAGAATCTGATTCAGAAGGTACTGTAGCGAACTGGACGACCAGTAGGATCTCCACTATAGATCCTATGCCTAATCAGTATTTTCAGTTTTTCCAGAATAAGAGATATGATGCGGATCGTGGATTATATGATGTTCTATTGTCTGAGGCAAATAACATTCACGGCAATCCGATGATGTATTATCGTGTGACCTACGATGTTAATTATGATCCCCTTTTTGGTGAGGACGATGTTCGAAGAATAGAGAGAAGATTTCCTGTAAAGGCAGTGTTTGAATTACCCAAGCAGCTGGAGCTATACGCCAAATTTGGTATTGAGGGATTGGACAATTTTCCGATGTATGTTAGTAAGAATCATTTTGCAGAGGCCTCTAAATATCCAACAAGTGGTGTCGCATTATATCCACCTGCTCAACAATCACAAAGGAATGTATATGGAGCATTAACGCCTAAAGTTGGTGATATAATTCGTTGCGAGTTTAATGGTGTATATTATGAGATAATTGATGTTGGCGAGGAAGATGAGATGTTCCTTCAGGGAAAACACTCATGGACTTTCACTGTGAGAACTATGCTTGATCAGAAACTTAGCCTATCGGCAGACACCAGCGCCGCTATGACAGAGATAACGGGTGTCAATGATGTTGATGACTATCTTGATCAGAGTGATTACATTACCAACAAGAAGGATGATGTATTGTATACAAGTGGTTCAAGCGAGGAGAGTAGTAATCAGCCTGGCCTCGGTGGATGGTTTGATTAAGGAGTTAAATTATGGACTGGAAAGATTTTATAATTGAAAAATATTACATTACTGATATAGGAGAACCTCCTAAAGGACTACCTATTAAAAGATATGGAGTCTGGGACAAAGATGGTAATGTAATAGATACATCAAACGATGTTGAGGCATTAAAGAAAAAATATAATGTATCAAACGTGGTAAGGACAAAACGATAAATGGCATTAGTACCAGATAATTTTAGACCAAGAACCATAAGGGGAATAATTATCGCCTTGTTAAATGAGTTCAATGGACTCGTGGTTGAAAACTTTGAAACGGGCGATTACCTTGAGACCACAAAAGTCAAGACCATACCAGTGTCCCTTCAGTTTGGTCATATGAATAAATATCATGAGATCATAAAGAGGGGAGAACCCTCTGCACAGAAGTATATGCCTTTGCCCAAGATGGCCCTCTCATGGGATAGTATAAATTTCGCAGGAGATAGGGCGGCGGGTCTTTCTGAGGTAAGAACGTTTTACAACACTGCTCTGGGATTGAACGATATTGATAGGTTTATATCGAATCTAAATCCACGACCATATGATCTCGGTTTTTCACTTGAGATAAGAACCGAGAGTATGAATCATTTTACACAGCTAATGGAGAATATTCTTCCTTACTTTGATCCAGCACGATATTTAAGAGTGAAGGAATTTTCATTTCTAAATATAGAGAGGGATATAAAAGTCATTCTTGAAGGCATATCTCCAGATTTTCTTGTTGAGCAAAACGAGGACAATATTAGATATGTACGTGGTGTACTTCAGCTCAACGTCAAGGCGTTTTTATATAGAGAATTATCGGACGATGGTTTAATTAAAGAGATCAGAACGAGATACTATCCGGGAACAATGGGTCAAGGATTGTCCGCGGTCGGGGGAGCAAATACATCTGGATGGGATTCCAGCTCCACATTTACCGCTCCTTACGATATATCTGGAAATACCCAGACCCTTACAATGAGCGCAACATTACTGGATTTCGATTATTTTATCGACTTCATATAAATATTTGGTAGAGCATTATGGAAGTGAAACAAAAAATACAAACCGTCTGGGGTCTGTTCGCTAGGTTCAGGCTGCTCAGGTGGGGTCTGTTCTTTTTATTGTTATGTTTAGGTATTTTGATACTATCGGCGTCAAGGGTTTCATTCTTTGGCATAACCATCGAGAGGGACGTGGAGACATTCCAGCCCTATGAAGTGGAAGGGCCACCGAGAGAATTTCTTGAATTCGATGAAGATTCAATAGTGGGTGATATATATGCCGAGGAAGAAGAAATTAGAGACTAACGACTCGTTTGAAAAGATAAACGAGATGTTGGAGACGACCTTTGATGGTGAAGAGGTCGAGGAGGTTAAGACTGTCCTAAAGAAAAAGGAAAGTCTTGTGTCCAAAGATTTGTCAGGAATGACTTTGGAAGAAGCCGAGTATATGAAGAAGGAGATCAAGAACTGTGTGTCCAATCTTAATGATGTGATCACCAAGCTCGGAAATGATATAAAATTAGGTTCTCCCCCAAGAATGTTTGAGGTGTATGCTACCCTCGCCAATGTAAAAATCACAAGTATAAAAGAGCTTCGGGAGCTCGACAAGACCATAGTTGAACTAAAGTTTAAATTAGCAGGACCGCTGGGAGGTCCAAAGAATTTGACAGTGAATAATTTTCTATCGAATAAAGAGGTCGCAAAACTCATTGAGGATGCTAAAAGTAAAAACTCTCTAAATGAAATCAAGGCGGATTTCAAGATAACTGACGAGGGAGGTATATGTAATGAGTAGGCGTAGTTTCAAACAGTTCTACCGACAGGAGAAGGAAGAGAAGATTTTTGAAAAGACTTTTGAGAAGTTTTATAAGAGAGGTCATTTTGGAAAGATTAAGAAAGACCTTATCCGTGGACAACAGAAGGACTGGTATGATAAATTGAAAAATCTCATTGACGATAGAGACTATGGATCATTACTAATGGCCGTCGGACATAGAAAGAATAAGGTGTCAAGGGAACTATTTAGTAGACTGACGGGCATAAACATCAAACAGAAAACCACAAAGATAATTGAAAAGACATTGAAAGATTTTTGTCTTAGGGAGAGTCATTTGGATTTTGAAAAATTGAAAGAGAATAAGAAAACTCTCACCGATGATGAGAGAAAGCTCTGCATAGATAAGAAGGCGATGTGGCATAATGGACCAAAGGGTCAGGCAACGCCCGCTGTTTGGAAGAGTATAGATGAGAAGGGAAACGTAACCTTCGTCACCAATACACATAGGGCGTTTAACACTGCAAAGACTTTAGAGGGTGCTATAGAGAGGTTTCATAAGTTTATAAAAGGGACGGCATGAATTTTCGTCAACTCATAGTCGAGGGTCCAGCTAATAAGGTAGAAATGATCAGGACCGATGTACTCCGAATGTTTAGGGAATACGACCGAAGTAATCTAACCTTTAGTAAACATTCGCCAGAAACATATCAGAAATTAAAAAAGGACATACTCAAGAAAGGTATAAAGGTACCACTTACCATTACATATGATTTACACCGGGAATGGGCGTTGGTCACAGAGGGGAATCATCGAATTCAGATAGCCATAGACACTGGCATTAAAAAGCTCCCAGCTACCGTTTGGTTTCGCGGAGACCTAGAAAGGGGCGCCGGGGTACGAGGTTATCAGAAGGAGTTCGGACATCCCCCAGAATGGGTCAAGCCATCAGAGATCGGAATTGTAAATAACGTGGCACAGGTGAAGAAATTCTACACCAAACCCAAGGCCTCGCCCAGACCCAAGGTGACCAAGAAATTATTGGAACCAAAGAAACCTCCAACGATGAAACAGCGAAGGCAGAAGTTTGCCAAACTGGTCAAGATTCAGCCAAAGAGCAAGAACAAAGAAGATATACTTTCCCAAATAATTAAATCGTTTGAAATATAAAGGAGAATTGAAATGAAATTATTTTTAATTGCGATATTACTTTGCTTAAAACTTGGTTTGGGTGATAGTGTATATGTTGATACTATTCCGAAATATGATAGAAAAGATTACAAGCATTGGGTCGATGAGGATAAGAATTGTAGGGACACTAGACAAGAGGTCTTTGTTGATGAACATTTTTACTACATAGGTGAATTGGAATTCAAGACAGACAAGCAGTGCAGGGTCACATCGGGGCTATGGTTTGATCTATTTACTGGTCAGTGGTTCACCGATCCAAAGGACATAGATATAGATCATACAGTCCCCCTAAAGGACGCACATATATCGGGAGCCTGGGCATGGAATTCAACAAAAAAGATGGAGTATGCCAATTACTTACATGATCCGGATCATCTGATAGCAGTGTCCAAATCGCAGAACCGATCAAAAGGTTCTAAAAGTCCAGACAAGTGGTTGAAGATTCCGGAGCGATTGAAACCGCGATATTGTAAGAAATGGAACAATGTAAAGGTTAGATGGGGACTCACCGTGACCCAGTCTGAATTGGACACTTTGAAGGTGTATCTCAAGGATGAAAAAGGAATCAAGTATCCAGAAGTCCGTGAATAGTATAAATAGATAGAAAGGGAGAATTGGATGAAGGACGCAAACTATTGGTTACAGGCGATGTATGGCGAGGGTCGCTTTGAACCCCTGAATGAAGGGTACGCAGAGGACACCATACTTTATATCAATAGAGCCCTGGCCGAGATAGGTAGTGAAACAAAACAGTCCAAATTCCTGGAGGATCTCAAGAAGTATTTGCAGAAGAACAACCATCTGACAGATGGTCAACAGCAAGCTCTTGCAGATATTACTAGGAATATGTCATTCGATAAAAACGTGAAAGGAAAAGGAAAGGAAGGCGATACAGCGGAGAAGCCAAAAGAGAAAGAGACTAAAGGAGAAGAACCCGAGGGTAAGGAAAAGGAAGAAAAGGGTTCCAAGGCGGTTTCTAAAGAGCAGTTAAAGAATACAAAAGCTGCGGTCGCCGGAGCGATGAAGTCACTTGGCAAGGGTCTTGGTTCTGGATTGAAAAATATTGCAACCAAAATTGACCCTGCACTTGTCGGTGCTGTGGAGAAAGGGGTCGAGGCTGGAAAGTCTGTAAAGGACGCAGCAAAGGACGCCATCAAGGCAAGAATCGAGAAAGCAAAAGAGAGTATTAATAAAGAGATTGAGAAGTTGGAGAAGCAGAAGGAGGGGACTGAGAATAAGGACAAGCTCGCTGCTATTGACAAGGACATTGAAAAACTTAAAGCAAAACTTGGTAACGAATAACACAGGAGATACATCATGAATTTTAACCAATACCTAGTTGATCAGCTTTGTGAGGGTAGTACAGAGGACGCAAAGGGCGCACTCGAGGCTATCATAGGTTCCCTCAAGAAGAATGACAATCTTGAGAAGGATGGGAAGGAGATGCTGAAGATGGCACAGGGTATCATGGACTATTACAAGAAAGAAAAGTCCTTCTCACCCGATCAGGCCAAATGGATCTTCAATACCTCAAAGTCCCTTTTTAAATAAGGAGTAGTTTATGAATAGTGTTAGTGCAACAGTAGACGGCCAGTCCGTAACTATTGTTGATGTAGCGGCTAATGGTGGAACTGTGTATATGACATACATAGACGCCTCAAACGAGCTTAAAGTGAGAAGGGATGCTATCTCACCAGATTTGTCTGCGACAACGATAGCAATTAGCGCAACGACTTAATATGTATAATGGGGATCCCACTCTAAGAGGGCCTGGCGAGAAAGTCGCCATGCCACCGAAACTACTTGCTGAATACATCAAGTGTAAAGAGGATGTAATGTACTTTGCTGAGAAGTATTTTTACATTATTGATGTAGACAAGGGTAGAATGAGGATCCCGCTACGTTACTATCAGAAAAAGATTTTAAAAGCCTTCATTAAACCCACAAAGAAAAGAAAGCATGTGATCATGCTTAGTGCTCGGCAGTCTGGTAAGACAACCATTGCCGCACTATACATACTTCATTATGCCTTATTTAATAGGGATAAGACAATAGCAATACTTGCCAACAAAGAGAAGACCGCGCACGAGATTTTGCTTAGGATAAAGACCGCATTCCAGGAACTTCCATTATGGCTTCAGCAGGGCATTGAGGAGCAGTACGGCGGTTGGGCTAAAGGGTCAATTGGATTTGAGAATCACGTAAGAATCATTTCTGGTTCAACGGCTGGATCAGCGATGCGTACATACTCAATCAATCTTTTGTATCTGGATGAGTTTGCTTTCGTTCCCCAGAATATAGCAGACAATTTCATGCGTTCTGTGTATCCCACTATCTCATCTGGTAAAACAACAAAGATCATTATTGTATCAACGCCGAATGGACTTAATCAGTTCTATCATATATGGCGTGCTGCGGTAAGAAATGAAAATAACTTCATGCCAATAAAGATCAACTGGGACGAGATTCCTGGTCGTGATGCGAAATGGAAACAGGAGCAGATAAATGACTTTGGACCGCAGGCATTCGCCCAGGAGTATGCTTGTAAGTTTCTTGGATCGACCAATACATTGATAGACTCCGATCTATTGGAACGTATGCAGATGAAAGATCCCAAGACCCTCAAGTTGGGTTCGTTTCTTACCATATATGAGGAACCTAAGGAAGGGGAGATGTATATGTTGGGTGTTGATAGCGCCAAGGGCACGGGAAAGGATTATTCCGTTATTCAGGTTTTGAAGATATCATCGGAGAATGATATAGAACAGGTCGCGGTATATCGAAATAATTTGATTGAGCCACATGACTTTGCGCAAATTGTTATATCGGTTTCCAAATATTATAACGACTGTTACATGATGGTCGAGAACAATGATGTTGGTGGAACCGTCGCCGAATCCATTTGGTTTGAATTTGAGTATGATAAGATCATTCTTTGTGATAAGAAGGGTATAGGTATACGGTCAACAAGAAAGTCCAAATTAGCTGCTAACATTCTACTAAAGAGATATATTGAGAATGGTTGGTTGGAGATAATTGACAGGAATACAATCTATGAACTGAGTAGATACGAGGAGGTCACTCCGAATGTTTTCAAGGCACCGCGCGGTGGAAATGATGATTGCGTAATGGCTCTGATTTGGGGATTGTATTTTGTTTCAACTGTGCACTTTGATGGAAAGAATACCAACATAAAAAAGATAGATAAGAAATTCCTAATTGATGAGTCCAAACAAGAGGACGATGCACCAGTAATGTTCTTTGATGATGGAAGTACACCAGACTCCATAAATGAGGAGGATCTTGATGAGGGTTGGGGTTACGATGAGGGTCTGAAACAGGACGATGACCCTATGTAATTTAAAAAGCATTGGAATTATAAATAATATTAGATAAACAAATTTGATAAGTGGGTGAAATGTTTTGATTAATTTTATTGTTTTTATCAAAAATACACATTAAGGAGTTTTAACATGGCGAGAAAATTTACAGCACCGGGAATTGAGAGATTAGAAACTGATATTTCTGAAGTTGTTGCTCCGGTAGGTACCTCAACAGGCGCTATTGTAGGCGGAGCCACAAAAGGCCCGGTTAACGCAAGAACTCTGGTTGGAACGGATAAGGAATTCATAGAGAAATTTGGAAATCCAAACCCTGATTGGTTAGCTTCAAGAACGACAGACACCGTGGACGCAGGAATATATGGTGCATTAGAATTTCTCCAAGAGTCAGGTGCCTTGTATTTCACAAGGGTTGCGGATGGAACAGAGGTTTATGCTAACAGAATTCTAACAAGTGATTCAGCAAGCGCAGCTACAGATTTTACTGCGACATCGGCTACGGCTCTTGTTGCTCTTGGAAGGGACGCAAACAAGGCTAACGAGATTTACGACATTGATAACTATGGATCAGGTGGATTCAATATTGCTTCAATAGGCCCTGGTGCTTATGGTAACAACGTTGGTATCAAGGTGACCACTTCTGCTAGTCATTCTAGCACGTGGACCTCAGCAACATCTGCCTTTGTTGAATCAACAAGCGCAAATGTCGATTGGGATTTCTTTTATGACAATCCAGAGACCGATGGTTCAGCTTCCAGTGCGGCAGACGCCAAGTGGAAGAAAGTTTTCAAGATCGAGGTGTTTACAAGAACAACGACAGCTGACTCATTTCCAACGACAGCAATCGAGGAGTTCTACGGTTCATTGGGCGACCTACTTGGACCCGATGGAAGCAACCTCAACATTGAACAAAGAGTCAATGGAATTTCCAAGTATATCTATGTGAAGAACTACGGTTTGACCGCGGGAACCAATCCAATGTATGTTAGTGCAACGACTGCTCTGGCAAACGGAGCGGATTCTTCGACTGTGATGAATGCATCCAACCTTGAAAATGGTTGGGAATTTTACACAGACCGAGAGAAGGTTACTGTCAACATACTTGTTGGTACTACATATGGTACGACAACTGGTTATCAGACGGCCATGAAGAAACCCGTAGAGGTAGCTGTTTCAAGACAGGACTGCATCGCAACTATGCAAGTTGGTAGGACATCGGTGATCGATCCTACTTCAATTATTAATGAGAGTAATGGACTCACATTTACGATTCCATCATACGGTGCTAAGTATGCTGGATGGTCTCTTGTATATGATTCATTCAATGATAAGAATGTATATATTCCGAACTCATTGTTTGGTGGTGTTATCATGGCAAGAACAGATAGAATCGCAAATACATGGAACGCACCTGCTGGTATAAGGCGCGGTGTGTTGCCAGTGCTTGGTCAGAGTGTCAAGTTTAGTAAGACTCAGATTGGTAACTTGTACGATGCAAACATCAATGCAATTAAGTTCATCAATGGACAGGGTAATGTTATCTGGGGTCAGAGAACTGCTCAGAAGACAGTAACGGCTCTCCGTGAGATCGCTGTTAGAAGGTTACTTCTGTTCTTGGAGAACACCATAGAGCCAAGTCTGTTGTCTTTCATTTTTGAGCCTAACAATGACTCAACACGTTTGAGGATCTTTAGTATAATTGATAGTTTCCTCTCTGGTGTTCAGTCTGGTGGTGGCTTACAACAGTATAAAGTTGTTGTTGATGACACAAACAACAGTGCAGATGACGTGGATAACAACATCCTGAATGTTGACATATATGTACAACCTACCAGGACGATTGAGTTCATCCAGCTTCAGATGGTAATCACCAGGTCTGGTGTGTCTCTTGCGGAAGTAACGGTTTAAGTTTGGATGGGTACCTTCGGGTACCCATTTTATAAATACTTGTATAAATACGAGTAAAGATTTAAAAGGAGAATAGCATGGCGAATTTTACAGCAGAAGGAAGACTCGGAAACTTGGGCGATGTCCAGAAGGTTTTTCAATGGGAACTGTTCATCCCTAGCATCGCCGAACTCGACATGGATGACATGGTCCTGAGAGTAAGGAACGTGGTCATCCCTGGTAGAACCATACAGCCAATTGAAAGTTTCTTCATGGGAACCAAACAGTTCTTCCCTGGTCGTACCGATTACCCTGGAACATTCTCAACCCAGTTTGAGGAGTTTGAGGATGGAATCGTTTTTAAGGCGATAGACTCATGGATGCAGCTGATCTTTGATCATTCAACTGCAGCATCCGGCGGTAAACAGGGAGCACCTACAAAGAGAGATATATCAAGGGATGTGACTCTCAAGATGTATAAGGGTGACGGAGACTTGGTTGGTTCAGTGAAGTTTTTTAATACATGGCCTCAGAATATCGCTGATAGTACCCTGGATTACACAGGTTCTGATAGTGTGAAGTTTGATGTGACGTGGCAGTACGATTTCTGGCGTCCTGAATAAGTCAATGATCCTAAAATAATGGTTTTAAGAGAGGGTTTTCTGTAAACCCTCTTTTTCTGTTATAAATACTTTTGAATGAATTGAACGGAGATACATATGCCAGTAAGACCAGAACTATATAACGATTTCTTTAAAGGTGATAAGACGATCCAAAAGACGGACAAGTTTGTTTTGACCATTGTTCCAGATAAGATCGAGGAGCCGAATAAGAATCCAAGAATAGCAAAGATTAAAGAGAAGATGGACACCCTATCAGGCCCAATGCCTAATATAAGAGAGTTCATGGTCGTGAACATCACGGTTCCAAACTATGACTTTAAGAAAGAAGTTTTGATGGAAGGTATATTTCCATTCACCTTTCCCGTGTTTGGACATGAGGGGTTTGAGATCGCAGTGATGTTTGAAGATGATAATAAAGGAACCATGTCCCGTTTTGTTGATTGGGCTCAGAAGAGAATTATTGATGAAAATGGTATCCACTTTCCAGCCATCCTTAATAGAATAGGAAGCCTTGTGTTTGAGGCTCTGGATGAGTTTGATCAACCAACTTACCGATATGTATATAAGGATGCTTATTTTCTTAGGGCGACTCCATTAACATTTGATTATTCTCAAACGGCTGCTCAGAAATGGTCTATAACATTTGGCGCAGACTTTAGTGAATATCATGGACCATCGGAGGTTGCTGGGAAACAGGAAAAGGAGTCCCAGAATTTCATAGCGATTGAAAACCAGGGCTTGCCTATAGTATAAATACATTCAGTAGAACTTAAATTGAACCTTGAACAGGAGTATATGACATGAACAAATCAATTAAGATGGAAGAGTTCGATCCAAAGAAAAAAGAACAACCACAGCAGACACAACCAGAGCCAGCAAAGGAAGCGCCAAAGAAGGAATCTCCTCCCGTGGACGACGGTATGTATGTAACCATAACAGACCTTCCTACTAAGGGAAATTTTTATCCAGAGGGAACAAAGATCCAGGCCAGGTCTCTAAAAGTCATGGAAGTAAAGCATCTTTCTCAGTTGACTGCCGAAAATGCAAACGATGTGATTAATGATGTATTAAGAAAGACGATTAGGGGTATTGAAGTTGACGAATTGTTCACCGCGGATAAGATGTATCTGGTGTTTTGGCTTAGGGCCAATACATACAAAGATTCTGGCTATCAAGTGAATTTTAATTGTATGAAATGTAATAAACCTTCAACATTTAATTTCGAACTTGACTCTCTAAAGATACAGGATTATGAGGTTGAGAGATATGGTAAGTTTACAAGTGAGGTAAGACTACCTTCTGGACATACATTGACCTTTAAGTTACTTAGGGTCAAGGACGAGGATCTCAATGAGAGATTTCTAAAGCAGAATGAGAACTCCATGATGGATTTTGATAAGGAGATAGTTTCTTTATGTCGGATGATCGAGACAGTCGATGGAAAAGAGCCTGGCATGATTGAGAAATATTCTTTTGTCACTAATTCACTTGAACCCGCTGACTTTGCATACATACAGTCCTTTGTTGAGGATTGTGGAATTGGCGTCGAGCCAACTATTGATGTAAAATGTAATAAGTGTGGAGGTAGCACTGAAACGGTGCTTCCGTTTCGACCAGACTTCTTTCTTCCCAAAGTACAAACTTGAAGATATTTTAAAGTTCCAGTTCGAGCTACTTTGGAACGCCAAACATCAGATTAATGATCAGCAGGACTTTCGAGAGTTCATCTGGTTTTATGAGATTATGGCAAAGAGAATACAGGAAGAGAATGATAAATCGGGCGCCTCGGTTGAGGATTTTAGGAAAATGATCAACAGGTGAGCAGTATAAATATTAGAGAATAACATAGATAGGAAGTAGTATGCCAGAAGATATCAAACCTACCATTTTTGGAAAGAAACCTACCTTTCTCCAGGAGCTGCCTACTGTTCAGCAGGTCGAGGATGAGGAGACTAATAAGTTATTAGTCACAAATAATGATCTACTTGACAGAATTGGTCAGGCTGTTGTAGAAACGTCCAAACTCCAGGCGAAATTTCTTAGTAGTGATGTACTAAAGAATCTTACCAATATTCAGATTGAACCGAATGGAAAAGAAATGGTTAAAAGTTTATCAGACGTTATTGGTGGAATGATTCGAGGAATTAAAGATAGATTGACCGGAATTTTTAGAAACATAACCGGATCAATTGGGGGCGCTGTTCATAGGGCCCTTGAGATTGTCCGAAATCCTTTCGAGACGGTTGGTTCATTTGTGGGTTTAATGGGCGAGGGTGTGAAGAAAACATTTGGTAGATTGATTTTTGTTTTAACTGTGTTCTTCACTAAGTTTGGAAAAACGTTTGGTGAGAAGTTTAAAAAATTATTTCCATTCAAGGCAAAGGATCTAAAGGAGCCCGCTTTGGCGACTCAGGAGATACTTGAGCAACAACAGGTTCCAATAATGGAAGCGTCCTTAAAAACGATGATGGCGATAGAGGACGGGATACTTGAACTTCAGGACAAGTATGATGAGAGTATGGGAATGAATGCATTTCAGTTTAATAGAACACGGGACGCAGAGAGAATTAAGAGACAGAAAATGACCAACGAGCTGTTGGGTAAGATTGCTGCAAAGAAAGATGAAGAGGAAGAAGGTCGGGCTGGGTTGTTGTTAACCCTTCTTGCTGGTGTTCTTGTTGGTATACTCAATAGATTTAGAATTGGTTTAAAGATAATAAAAGGCATCGCAATTGATCTTCCAAAATTACTTAGGCTCGGTGTGATTAGAGCATTTGCAAAATTAAAAGACCTTAAATTCATTAAAATGCTTACTTCCGGATTTGCAAACCTCGCAAAAATGTTTCGGGCTGGAGGTCGTTTAGGGTTCATAGGTAAGATACTAAAACCAGTCGGAGTTCTATTTAAGATATTTGATAAATTCCGAAAAGGATTTGGAATAGTCGGTAAGCTCATTGGTTGGCTGGATAATCTTATTAAGCCTCTATTAAAGATATCCAGATTCGCTGGTCCCATTGGTCTGGCGATCACTGCAGTGATGTCTATATTTGATGGCATACGCGGTTTCTTTAAGGCTGGGGAATTTTTTGGTCTTGGAGCAGGCGAGCAAGCGACAATTGGACAAAAGATATCTGGAGCAATTGGTGGTATCATAGAGGGACTGACGTTTGGTCTTATGGGTGATGCCAAGACATGGGCGACCGGAATATTCAAGGCTTTCACAGATCCGCTTGAGTTTATAAGGGAAAATGTATTTGGCGGCGAGGGTCCGGTTAAGGGAATATTCAACCGAATAGTTGATCTACTTCTTATGATCCCTACTATACTTGCAAAGGCAGTCGATGGTATACTTGGATTCTTTGGCGTTGACTCTGACTTCTTTGGATTTGTATCTGGTTTCAAGGATGGAATAAAGAATATATTTTCAAATGTTGTTGATTATATTACCGATTTATTTTCTGCAGAGGGTACACTTCTTGAAAAAGTCAAGAATGGATTTATGAAGTTTGGTGATGGTGTGATAAACATCATAACTGGATTTTGGGATATAGTGAAGGAGAAAGCACTTGCCCTGGGAGGTCTTGCTGGAAGACTTGCCAAAAAGATTTTTGGTAGACGGGAACCCGATGCACCACCTACCCCAACGCCAGCCGCTATAGTGGAGACAAAGACACTAGCGGAGACGGCCGAAAAGACAGAGATAAAACAGAAACAGAAGAAGGTCGCTGAAGAGGTCAAGCAGAGGGAGCCAGAGGTTGCCGAATTTGCTATAGATAGAAGTATGACCGAAATAGAGAGAATGGCTAAGTTCATGGAATGGATGGAGGGTAGTTTCTCGACAGTGATGGCCAAGAAGATCGAGGCGGCGAGAAGAAAAGATCCTGTGGACTCAATCAAGGGTTCAAAGATAGTGATAAGTTAATGGAGATGTATAGATGGCAAGAATAGAAAAGAGACCATTGATAACTGCACAGGGTAGGCGAAATAACAAGGCGACACATGAGATAGTGATTCGGGGAACGCAGGGTTCTGGCGGTGAGAGATTTAGTATAGTGGGAGACATGAAAAATCAATTTCAATACTCACTAAGTCCAGAATGGGCAAACTTGTTTACAAACCTTGTACCCGGTGCTGAACTATTGCAGAAGATTGGTGACGCAAGTTTGGTGACAGGTCTTTTCTCAAGAAAGTATTTTAAAGGAGGCGGTCATCTTGCGATCAACGCTGAGTTTAGAATTGTAGATAAGGGTAACCTTAGTTATAACCCCATAGTTAATGCTGCCAGAAATTTATCAAACATGGTCGCTCCTCCTCCGTTCGATTGGGAAAGAACGTTGGAACAAATAAAGTCAAGAAAAGAATTGGCGTCTGGAGAGTTTGCGCAGGCAGTTGAGGGAGGTCTTGGTGCAGGCGAGCTAGCACAAGGAGCCTATAATTTTCTCAAGACATTAACGACCAGTGGTAGGACTGTCGATTGTAAGATTGGTTCCTTCTTCCGTTCAACGGCCATGATAATCACGTCCCTTAATGTAACATACTCAAGGGAGATAACCCATCAGGGTCCATTGTTTGGAGATTTTACTGTTGGGTTAGAGACAGTTGAGGCTCTGGTACAGGGCAAGAATGCAAGCGTTGGTGTCGATGGTGTCTTAAAGGCAGGTGGGTTCAACATAATGTTTGATGGTCAGGATGCTCAGACAGGAGGATAATAATGTCAACCAAGATGAACAGAGCGAATTTTATGAACCAAAATCTTATTGATGGTAACATAGAGAACGATCTACCTTTTAACAATTTTGATAACTTTCAATTTAAGAGACCGAGAGTATACTTCACCGTTACAGAGAAATACATGAAGAGGCCTGACCTGATTAGTTTTGAAACATTAGGCAAGGTCGATTATTGGTGGGTAATAATGAAACTAAATGACATTGATGATATATTCAATGATTTCACACTAGGCAAGGTTCTCCAGATTCCGGCTCTGGCTGATGTTGAGGAGTTCTTCATTGAAACACGCCGAAAGGTTGATATGGAATAATTATGGCCGTTGATGAAAAAAGCCAAATCAAGAAATTAAATGAGAGTGGAGAGAATCCGGTTGTAAACTTTTTTCTAAAGATCAGCATCAAGGAAGTTGATCTTGTTTCATCGTCCATCGCTTCAATATTCATCAAAGAATGGATATTCGATACATTACCAAGAATCGAAATTGAAATGTCAGATACCGGTTGGTTTACTGACGGATTTCCTCTTGAGGATAATGATACAATCAAAATTGAATTACACTTTCAGAAGGATGATGATCCGATAGTTAAAAATGAATTCATCTTACAGGATTACGAGATACTTAACTCGGGACCGGGTAAATCAGAACAGGCCGTTATACGACTATCCGGTTTCTTAAAGACCGATGGGTTTCCATTTGAACTAAAGACCAGGGCATTCTCTCAGATGAAGTCTGAGGAGGTGTTCAAGAAACTTTCAAATGAAATTGGGTTCAAAGACTTCACATCAAGGGTTAGTTCAAGAGATAAGATGACCTGGCTTCAGGCTAATCAGAATGATTTCATGTTTATGAAGCATGTATTGGAGAGGGCATATGTGAATGATGATGATGCACCGTTTGCCTATGTTGATCGAGATGGTAAGATGACATATACATCATTAAAGACCGAGATGGAAAGGAAACAACAGGTCAAGCAGGCGATATTTGATCTTAGGGCCTCAATGCTTAGTAATATAACCATATCTGAGGATGAGTATGATGAGCAGTTGGAGGAGCTAAAAGAGACCCATGGTGAGGAGAATATTATATTCTATAGAAACTGGGGTTACAAGAACTTTGCTGGAACGGTCAATAAGACAAATTCATATGGCAGGGCCGTTAGTTACTATGATCTTGAGAACTCAAAAAGGACTTCTATAACAACGGATGATCATCCCCTGTCCATACATTCATTGAAGGAAAAGTCCAAGATTGGCAAAATAGTCGCCGATGATGAAAATGGACTCTTTGACTCCACAAATATGCACGCCAGCTACATGCTAGCTCAGAGCCAGAATAAGTACCTTAGAGAGAACTTTTTTAGTAGCCACCTTGTGATATACGCTCGCCCCGAAAGCGACCTTAGACTGTTCGACAAAGTGAATGTATGGGTCCCTAGTATGTTTCCCGTGAACTCAAAGATGGACGATGTCCATTCTGGGGAATATGTCGTGGGTGGAATAATCCATGAAGCCCAGAAAAACTCCATATATACGATGGTCGTGGTCCTTTATAGAAATGGACTTGATATTCGAGGATTTAAGAGTGACCTTACAAGTAGACATAGTTCAGAGAAACTTCTGAACGCAAAGATAGATAAGAGGACAATATTTTAGGAGATTGAAATGGCTGATGATTTGAGAGATAAAGGTTTCCAAAAAGAAATTGGGGAATTGCTGAATGACTTCATTAAGAATCGGCTCAATGAAAGAAGGATGACGATGTTCACCGGTAGGGTGGAGGACAACAATGATCCTGATAAATTGGGTCGATGCAGGATACGGATCTTTGGAGTATTTGATGAAGGAAATATCCAGACCTCCGATCTACCATGGGCAAAGCCGGATTTTCAGTTCATGGGTTCGACTGTTGGGTCATTTGTTGTTCCACCCGTTGATTCTCTGGTAAGAGTTTATTTTGATAAAGGCGAAGTATATAGCCCAATGTATACAACCAAGGTTCTAAATGTAAATCATCTTCCATCTGACAAAGATGTGGATTATCCCAATGTGATGGTATTTTTCGAGACAGACGAAGGAGATTCTTTTTTTATAAACAGAAGTACATTTGAATCTGTATACACCCATTCAAGTGGACTGGTTCTTAGAATAGATAAAGACGGAAATATATCACTAAGTAACACAAAGACAAGTACAGGAAATTTCTCAATAACAATGAAGGGAAGCGTGACTCTGAAGTCCGAGGAAGGTGATATTAGTATAGAGGCTCCCAAGGGTAAGATACTACTTGGTGGAACTGAAGCAACTCAACCAGTATTGAATGTTCCTTTAAGTGATTTCACAGGAGCTCCGCAAGCGGTTGGACGTCAGCTTAACGGAACCCCGGGAGCGACTTATGTTCGGCCATAAACTTATAAATAGTTAGGTAGAATGATCATTCAAGGAGATAATTATGGACTTTATTAAATATCTGACGGAAGGAAAGAGAAAACAGATTTTCAAGAAATATATTGTCAAGGACAACACTTTTCAACCCGTCGGTGAAGTCGTGACTGAACCAACAATACCCCCTGGTATATATCAGATCGGTAGAAACATGCAAGGTATATTCTTTGAGCAGCATGATATGAACACCGATGAGATTCTTAGATTTGAGGACTCAAGATATAATAAGATACTCGAGGAGATAGATAAGTTCTGGGGACTGAAGGACGATTACAAGGGACTAGGGTTTACACATAAGAGAGGAGTTCTGCTTTATGGTGTTCCGGGTTCCGGAAAATCCTGTCTGTTAAAATTGGCAATGGAAGATTCTATAAAGAAGGGTAACGTAGTTCTAATCGCAAAAGAGGGAAGACTCCTTACCGATTCTCTTGGATTGATCAAAGATATAGAGAAGGATAGAAAGATTCTTTGTGTGATGGAAGATATTGATGAGATCGTTAGATATGGTGAACATTCTATACTTGAATTGTTCGACGGAGAGAATCAGATGGACAATGTATTGTTCTTGGGAACGACCAATTACATAGAAAAACTACCTGCAAGGATTCTAAGACCCTCAAGATTTGATAGAAAGATCGAGATAGATAATCCACCCGTCAACGGACGTATCGCATATCTTGAAAGTAAATTGAAGGGTCAGAAAACCACCAAGGAGATTAAGGCGTTGGCTGAAAAGACAGATGGATTCTCATTTGCACAGCTGAGAGAATTGCTTGTTGGTGCATTTTGTCTCAAACAGGATGTCGATGAAGTTATTGGAAGATTGAAAGGCGGTCTCGAAACGACTGTCTCCGAAAACCTTAAGAATTATCTGGAAGGATAATTGAATTGAAGTTCAAACAATACATAATATGTGAGACAGAGGGAAGTGGTTTCGGGAGTCTTGAGACTAGAATCAATGAATGGATGAATTGTATCGAAGGACAACTTCGTGGAATACTAAGTGAGAATATTTCCAACTCATTGGTCGAGAAACTTAGTGATGCATTGAGTTCATTAAGAACGGGTAATGTGAAAGACTCTATTGGTCGTGTTATGGACGCTTATTATCTTCTTGATAGGGTGATCGATGTAGCCCTTGGAGCAAAGAGATATTTAAAGGTTGAACGGGAATTGAAAAATGGTATTGATTATATTAGTGAACTTCATAAAGAGATTGTAGAATACATATCCTCGAATGATATGTTCAAGGATCATAATGCTACTCCAGACAAGACCGCTGAGGTGGTGTCTGTCACCAGATAATCATTACCATACACAAACTTTTGAAAGGTAAGGTTACATGGCTGGTGAAGTATTTGGAGAAAGACTACTCCGTCAAGGAATGAGTGGGGACGATGTAAAGGAGCTCCAGATTCGTCTTGCTGGGTTTAAAAACGCTACAGTTCCTAATGGAACGTTTTCCGCAAAGACCAAGTCATCGGTGATGGCATTTCAGAGAGACTTTATGGGAATAACACCAAGCGGTGTTGCTGATCGTCAAACATTTGATGCGACCGATACATTTGCAATACAATATCCAATATTTACTAGATTTCAAAACACAATTAAATGTCCATGTAATGATCCAGCATGCCAGACTACAAATAATGGTTTTGGACACAATGATTTTAATGGTCAGTATAGATCGGGAAAACCCCAGATAGAAGCATATCACCAAAAGGAATATCTTGGTATACATCGAATGTTACTATGGGCTGTTCGTGCAGTGTTCTTTTATCACCCTCAATATAACTGGACGTTAAACTCGGGTTATAGATGTCGAATAGATAATCAGGCACGAGGTCGTCAGAGTACAAATCATATGGGAAAAGCCATAGACATTGATCCGGGAGGAAACACAGAATGTGATGATTGCAGAAGAAGGGTTGTTGAAAAGATGAACGCACAAATTGGTTGGAACAATTCTAATAAGAAGGCACTTGAGCCTGCAAGAATAGCACCGACTTGGGTACATTTTGATGTAAGAACATTAGGAAGTCAGTATCTTACTGACGAATATTTTGTGACAAATGAAACAGATTTGAATCAATCACAAGTACATACAGAGACAGAGAACTCAGAAGAGGTTGCCGATGAGCCGTTACTCGACTCACAGGAGACAGTGATACAGAAACAAGATGCACGAGGATATGAAACATCGATCCCAACGGGAGCAACAACAAATAATCAGATCGTGACTCAGAATACTAATTACGGTTGGGAGGATATAGCTCAGGGTGTATATGAATACATCACAACTGACGAGAATTATGAATTGAAGGCAAATTGTACTGGAACTGTTATTGTTTCGCCAGGTGTTCCGACTCCTGCAGCAGGACCTCTTGCGGCGAGATTGAATTTTAATCCAGAGAATACATTATTACAGTTCTTAAAAAACACTACTTATGTTGGTCTTGCCCAGGGCGGTGTTGATAGATTTTTTACTGGACTCAATCAATGGTTAAATACACCTCCATTTACAATTGGATTAAGTCCGACAACTGGACCCCTGGCAGCCCTCTCTATAGTTCCGCCAGATCCGGGAACAGGTCCTGGACTTCATGGGTTTGTTTCTTTTCCAGCGGTTATCGCTCAGGGGAAAGCGTGTGCAAATCAGATAGCCAATACATCATTCTCCGATGATTCCAAAACTAGAAAGAGAGAGGTTTGGGAAATAATGAACAAATATATCAAACTGGCTTTGAATATGAATGTAATTGCTCCTATACCAACTGTCGGTTCATTACCGTCCCCAGGACCAGGACCGTACACGGGAGTCACGTTGGTGACTTATGCTTATGAATAAGGATTGAATAATGGCCGGATATATACTTGACCCTGTTCCAGACTACAACATATTGTTGAATAGTTCCACAGGTCTGTTTGAAAAGAGTACAGAGAGTATTTCAAACATCGCTGGGGATCTTGTGGTATATAATTCAATTGGTCTGGCAGTGATTGCGTCGGCAGATACAGAACTTAGTGCGAGTTTAAATCATCAGTTATCTCTTTCGGCTGATAATATACTTGCAGATGAGATTGCTTTTCCAGTTTCCACAGATAATGTTTCAGCGGGCGGATGGTCTGAAGAGGAAATTGGTCTTGACGAGGAAGAGAATGATTATACAGGAGGCGAGGGGCTTAATGAAACATTGACTGATACAGAGACCTACTCAGAGTACACATCGGCCAATGATCCTGATATAAATACAATAATAGATGAGGAGACAATTGATATGAAGGTTACTTTAACATTGACATTAAAATCACCAGTTGTGAAAGCTACATACAGGCCGGCCGAAAGTACATCCAAGACCGGTGTGGTTAAGAGGTAACGAATGGCTTCACCTGATAAACTTTTTTGTTCTGTTGCTGAGAGACAATTTAACGCCATAGTATCTCTTATTGAAGGGATTTTGTTTGCTAATTTGTTTGCACTTAAAGCAATGAAGTCTCAGATCAAGAGATATGAACAGCTTGTACTTGTTGCTAATGAAACTATACTCAAAGGTCTTGAGGAAACATTATTATCACTTTTGGATCTTAGAAAGGTTCCAGGGTTTAGTAACATAGAGGCAACACAGAGATCATTATGTCAAGCGGCCTATGCCTGTCGTGCTGTGAGGGAGACATTATTTCCACCAGGCGGAGACCCAGCTGATGACCCCGTATTTGTTAAGATGATACCAGTGTCCACAAGAAATAAGATAAGAAATGGAGATTCTGACGCGGCAGAGGAGTGGGCAAAATGGGTATGTAAATTAAGTTTTAGGGATATACTCGATCAGTTTATTGAAGATTATCTCAATTGGCTTGAGGAACAGCTTGATGCTATTCTTGATGCATTGATTATTGGTTTTTTGGATCAGCTTATTGCCGAATACATCGAGGCGATAGCTCCCATATTGAGGGAACTTGCCGCGCTGGAGGTGTTTGTCAACTGTGTGTTTGAGATTTGTAACTTTACAGCGACTGCGTTGAATAAGAGAGATGATTATGCGGACAAATTAAGTGTGGAAAAACAGGGACCTGGTTGGACGTTCAAGATCGATTCATATATTCAGTCTGTCTATGATTATGAATCAGACATAAGAGCCAGAACATTGAAGTTAAAACAGGACATTCGTAACACCAAGGTGTCCTTCCAGAGGGTTGATCCAGACGAGACCGTGAAAATACCTTCTTAGTATAAATATTAGAGAATATTACACTATAGATTGAGGAAAGTATATGGCAGCTAACAAGAAAAGGAATCCCCTGAATTACACAGGGTTGGACTATGATTCGATCCGTAGTCAGATTGAATATGAATTAAATCAGGATCCCAATCTTGAAAACTTTAGGGATTCCACAATAGCAAAGACGCTTCTTGACATTTTTGCAGCAACGACCGATATAACAAATTATTACATAGAGAGAAGGGCGGAGGAGCAATTTCTGGACACCGCACGGTTAAGGAGCTCTGTGATTCAGCTCTCTAGAATGCTCGGGTATTCTCCAACGAGACCGATACCAGCAAACTCGGCTTTGAGTATTGTTCTCAAGGGTCCTTTGCCTGGTGGACTGGTCGCTGGCGATACAATAACATTTCAAAAATTGGACGCATTTGAGGGAAATGGAATACCCTTCATTCTTAAAAATTCATATACATACACGTTTACATCTGATGATATAACTGGAGGCGCAAGTCAGGATTGGTCAAAACAGATTGATTATGGTGTGGTGCTTTCGGCAAGCGATGCACCAATTCCTCTCGATGTAACTGGTGGAGTTGATACAAGATATCTTGTGGACATTGAGCTTCTACAAGGTGAGATGAAAGTGGAGACGATTCTTGGTGGGTCTGAGAACTCACAAGTTGGACAACTATTTCAGAAATATAAGATCGATGATACCACATTCTCCAATTTCTATGGCGAGGAGGATCTAGGATACGATGCTGAGACAGAGGAAGAGAGTCTTACAGAGAATTTGACAAAAGTTGGTATTGGTCAGACTCAAGCTGAGGCCCTTACTGCAACGGGTGATAACCTGTTTAGTATAGATAGACGGAGCCTTGTAAATCCTGATAAGATTTCTCCAGACAATTCAACTATACCTAGAATAGTCTTGATCTCCTCTAATATGCAGGAGGGAGTAAATCTATATTTCGGTGATGATCGATTTGCGTCTAAAGGTCTATCCAATACATCACAGAACATATATATTCAGTATCTATCGACTCTGGGAGCGACTGCAAACGAGGTTGGTATAATTGGAAACGAGATCACGACAAGTGAAACATTCATATCTCCTGAGAATAATGTAAACCTGACCAATAACATAACATTCAAGTTTAGACGAAATATAGTGACAGGATCCGACTTTGAAAAGGTCGAGTCAATGAAATTAAATGCCCCTGCATTGTTTTACTCTCTTGATAGATTGGTTACATCAAGGGATTATATCTCATATTTAAAGACACAGACAACTGGAGGTACTGGGGGTCTAATAAAGAACGCCCTGGCGTGGGGAGAGCAAGAGGAGATTCGTAATAGAAATCAACTTGGAAACTTTAGGTTCTTTAACATAGCATTCTTTAGTGCACTCGGAGAGCTTTATAATTTTCCTTCAGGTGGAACATATACCATACTCCAGCCTGCTGATTTACATAATGCATACTTAGAGCAGGAAGATGATTTCTCTCAGGTTGTTGATTCATCATCTGGCGTTGTATCTGGTGATGGATTTCCAGAACAGGCTTATTTTAATATTCTTGTGAAGGAGAATCCGCAACCAGAGGTTGAGAGAGTTCAAGATTTTAGAGAGAACAATGACGATCATCCAATAACACAGATGCTTAACAAACTAGATAAGAGATCAGCTCAGACAGTTAAACATTTATACATTTCACCAATCGTTCAACAGATGAGACTTAAAGGTACCGTGACTATAGGAAAACTCGAGGACAGAACACTTGTTCAACAGACGGTAAACAACTCCATCTATGATTGGTTGAATGAGAATGCGGACTTTAATGTCAATATACATCGTTCTGACATATATGATCTTATTCACGATTCCAGCGAGGTGAAACATTCAAGTATATACTTTGAAGCAACAAAGCCAGATCAACTAATAACAGATTGGGCAAGTGACCCGGACGTTACATCCGGTGCCGCGGTACCGTCGGCAGTCACAACAGTATTGAATACATATATTAATAGCTATCTCTCAAATGCTGGATATTCATTAGTGACAAATCCTCAGGGAACAGAAGATCAGTTTTCGGTTTTCAATAGACTTGAAACCTCCGCGGGGCAAGTGTCTGGTGTTTGGCAAAGTAGTTATGACACGGTTCCTCCGTATGTATTCAGATATCGTGATTCAGCAGATTATATATCTGGTAATATAACGACCAAGACATTTTATCAAACATTGATGAAGAACATATATGATAACTTAGATCCTAGTCTTGGATCATTCTTGGATATCAATGGAGAACCATGGAGAGATTCACAGTATTTTAAGAACGTGATGTTTAAGATGTATAGTGATCTTTCACCAGCAATAAGAACGGCCATCATTGATGAGAATGGTGACTTGACAAACTATTCACTTAATAATGAGATAGTCCAATTGGAAATTAATCTCAGCTATGTATTTGGATAATATATGACAACATTTGATGATCAATACTCTGCTGAAAGAAGATATGTAAACACTGACATCGATCTGGTAAGTTACTTGCCAGATCACTTGTATAATTCTGAGGTGTATAATTTTCTAAAGTTCTTTGAAAACTTTCTCAAACAACTTTATTATCATAATGCTACAGATAGAGGAACAAATTCTTTATTTGAGATAAGCGCCGCAAATACACCTAAACAATACTTTGAGTTGGATACATCGGGAAACGGACTTCCAGCTTATGATCAGTATGGTACACAGACAAGAACGTTTATAACATCCGCTGATGCTATCTCAATTGTTGAGAAGGTGAAAAGAATTACCAATCTCCATGATCCCGATTTGATAGACATAGAATACATTCAGAGATTGGCTGACTATATGGGTTATAACGTGGAGCTAAGTCGTGCACAGGTTGGAGCGTTTGCCACATCATCTACTGACGATGAAAATAAGTATCTAAGATTTATTGTGAGCAATCTTCCAAACTGGTATAAGATTAAGCAGACCAAAAACGCCGTAAAAGTCTTGATGTATTCATTTGGATTGATCGCAGACATATATTTTAGATGGACATCAGACGAACTTGCAGCATCTATCAATCACCCAGAACAGGGTGGATATGGAAACACAGAATCGCTTTGGTTGACAGAGGATATTAGTCTCTCTGGAACAGATGCAGTGAGTCAGATACCTAAAAACTATTTCACAACACCTCACTTTATTGTGAGAATAAATACGGACGTGTCTGCACCATCGTGGATAGATAGAATGGATGAGATAGTGAATGCTATTGAGACGGTGAGACCGATCTGCGATGTGTTTGAGGGGTTATCCGCATTTCTAACAGCGACCCTTCCAGCAGTTCTAATACATTTGGACACATATTCAACAATCAAGATGGATTTTCCATATAACACGTCCGCGCCATTACCAAGTTCTTTTGTTGAGGCGATTGTAGAGACCGGTGGTGGTGATATTTATGTTGAGACCGGATCAGCGGGAGACATTATTGTTGAGTCATAAAGATATAAATAATTCAAGATATTGAATAGGAGAGTATATGGCAAACCAGAGAACCACGATTATTACACAGGAAGGAATTAATGAGATTTACAATGGCGTCTTAGGTCCTTATTTTGCGCTAAAGTATTTCTTACCTGTTTACGATCCAAGAATTGATGATGTGATCCATACAGAGGATCAGGACACAACAACGGCTACGGGGGTTGAGGTACAACATCTTTCAGCTACGATAGATGGAAGTGACACCTATTCAACTCTTGAGGGTGAAAAGATATTCAATCAAAACTCACAATATGTTAGGGACGCCTATGGCGTTTCATTGGCAACTGATGTTTATTCAATTGCTTCAGATGCCTCGTTTGTCTATACCAGTGCGACCAACGTGTCAAATCTTGGATATGGGTATTCCGGAAATCCAACTTTTGATGGTTCTTCAATTTCGGGTTCTTCTCAATATATCGGTGTAAGAGCTAATCTTATCAATGGAACAAGCGCAATGTCTGGGTTACTCTCCGCAGCGACCTTGTCTGGTGATAACAATGGTAATTTTTCTGGATCCCATGTTGAGCTTTCAAAGTTCACAGAGATTCCTTTTCAATTAGAAGGCGGATTGAATTTATCCGCAACGTCTATGCTTCATCAGGTATCTGGGTACACGAAGATAACCAGTGCCGGTGCAGGAGTTGATGCTGGAAGATACACATTGGTCTTAGATTCAACCAAGGGAAATTTTAGATTTAATAAATTTATTCTATTTGCGTCAAGGGTTGACGGAAACGGTGACGAGGTGACAACTGTTCTTCCTGTACCATTCGCAGAGGTTGCATTTGAGGGTACACAGACAAAGAGAATGACTGATCCAAGCGGTAATAGTCTTTTATGGGAAGGTATAGTTCAACTTGTGTTCACGACCGAGACAAGCGCAAGTAATCTTACTAATCTTGTTGTATCGAATTGGTCAGATACCAATACAAGCGCATTTGGATTAACAACACACGAAAGGGTATACATTTATCAGGCAGGTTCGTCACCTTCAGTTGACACTGGGTCCAAATTAACAGTTGAGTCATCATCGGGTCCGCAGATTGCGTTAGGTACATCTGGAATATTTTCAACCATTAGAACAAATTCCGCAGGGACCTGTATTGTGTCTGCAAACAATGGAACTGTTCATCTTCTTGGAACAACATCAACGGGGGTGGGCGCGGACTCATCTTTCAATGATTTTGTCATAGAAAATTCAACAATCTTTGGAACCGGTTTAACTATACTCACAGCCAATAGCTCTAGCTCTCTGGCAGGAGTAGCATTCGGAAGCTCAAAGGGTAATAAACGGGGTCGTATAACATACAATACGGGTCTGGATGAAATGAAGTTATATGCAGGTAATGTTGCGTTTCTTGAATCAACATCTGCATTGACAAACATTCCTTATAGTCTTGGTGTTTCTGGGGCGGTTGACGTTGGAGGAAATGTATCTATAGACGGAACTGTAAGCATTAATGATAAGATCATAACAAATGTTTTGATACAGGGGTCGACTATAACTGGTGCAACTGCAAGCAATCTAGCAGATCATTTGGTGATTGAGGATGGTGGCGATGGACCGGGTATGTCTTTGTTGACCAAACTTAATGCTGCCAGAATTTACTTCGGAACGTCTGCAGATAATGATGTGGGTTGGATAAAATATACATTTGCAACAACAGATGAAATGGCATTTAGGGTTGATGCCACAACCGTTTTTAAATTAACATCAGCGGGAAATACATCAGAGGTTGATCTAATAGCTAACACATTATTGAAGGCCGATGTCATTCAGAGTATTACTGGTGGTTCCACAATCTCTGCAACAGATAATATGTGGGTTGGACAGGTTGGAAGTACAGGAATGGTTGCTGCCGTAAATGCAGATGAGTTAGTGGTGGAAAGTAATAATGCTTCCACGGGAGCAGGAATAACAATTCTTAATCCGTCTGGCGGAAAGGGAAATATATTTTTCGGAATTGATTCCGATAATAATGCCGGTAGGATAATATACACATCCGTCACCAATCCTGATGAGATGCAGCTATGGGTTAATGCCACTGAATCATTAGCACTAACTTCTGCAAGTGCTATTCTTTGGCCGGGTTCTGGTGGCATCGGTACTGCTGTGAACTTGCTTGATGGAAATAGTGTTAGCACCCTTGCGATTGAGGGTTCTGTGTACGCAGCATTGCAGATTAACACTGGTTCTAATGTTGGAAAATCTTATGCTTTATTTGGGCGCCCTTCTAACACAACAGTTGGAAGAATAGTGTATCAACATAATGATTCCAGTATTAGTGACTATTTTGATTTTTATGTTGAAGGTACGGCACAGATGAGACTCACATCTGCAGCACTCTCAATGAGTAGTGTTTATCTTGATATGCAAAATAAGCATATTGAGGATATTGATTACATTGAGTTTTTTGGAGACTCTCCAAAGATTTCTTGTGAAACAGTTGAGATGGGAACATTAACTGAAGGTATAACTATTTGCGCAACTGGTATTTCAACAGCATATAGAATATTAGATATAAGGGTGATGGTCGATACATCGGCGGTGGCAAGTTACGATCAATCTCATCAAAACACATTAGAGTCTGTAGTTTCGGGTGGTGGCGATGGTTACTCTCTTAGAGCGGTCGACTCTTCAGCAAGTAGTAACTGGGAAGTAAGGCTTGCGATAGAAGCAGGAAGGTTGCCACAGGATTCTGGGTTTTATGAAACAGCATATGCATTATTGTGGTACGATAAGACATAACATTAAATAATGAATTTTGATAAAAGTTTAGAAGATTTCATATATCACCAAATTTCAAAACATAAAGATTGTATTCTTAATGAGTGTGATGTTTTTCAGGTTGATGTTAAATTACTTACCAGTATATTGTATGTGGAGAGAATACAATACAATTTGCCGACCATAAGAAGTAAGATACATAGATTGAAATTATTAACATTGGATCTTGTCGACAGAGTGACTAATCCGAAATACATACTTCCGGAGCAGGCAGTAACATTAACTGATTGGATAAACACATCAAGGGGGTTTTCCCATATCAAGTTCAAGACTGCAAGATATTTGTATCTTAAAAAGGTGATCACAAGTTCTGAGTTATCAAAATATAAATTTAATCCAGAGTTTGCCATAAGAATAGCATGTGCAATTTTGAGAGAACATAAGAAACAGTGGAATGAATTTATTAATGTATTGAATGAAATTAAAATTTTATCAACATTGTATAACATATCAAATTTCAAAAATAGAAATCCTCATCCAAATCCCCGAGTTGGGGGATCAAAGTTACCATGTATCGTAGATGGTAAATACATAGAGGATATTTGTTTTGGTGAGAGATGCGAGATGGTATACAAGTCAAAGTCCATGTATAATTTTTGGAGAAGTTAAGTCCAATAATATTTTAATTTAAATAATTATTTACTATATTTAATTTGAACATTTGAAGGAGGTTTTAAATGAAAGCAAAGAGAAGCGAGTTCCTAAAGATATTTGAAATCCTTACCGGGATCAAAGGTAAACAGGACAAGACATTCGGTATGTATGTCAATCTTAACATAAAAAAGTTTGAGAGCTTCGCCAAGGAGACTCAAACCATCTTCCAGAATTCCAATCCAAGTCCAAAGTTTCAGGAGTATATCACCAAGGAGGCGGATCTCATAAAGCAGTATTGTGAGAAGGATGATAATGATGGTCCCAAGAAGGTTGGTCCAAACGCATTTGTGATCAAGAAAGAATACATTGATGTTTATACTATGGGAATCAACCAACTCAAGGATGAATACAAGGAAGCGATAGACGAGCAAACTAGGGTCGCACAGGAAAGGGACAAGTTGCTTGATGAGGAGATAGAGATCAAGCTCTCACAGATACCATTCTCCGCATTTCCAGAGGAGTTTGATCGTGAGAAAATGATGGAGTTGCTACCCATCATAAAGGATTTTGAGGAATAATCGCCCATCCGAACTTTCACCTCGTTTTTATAAATACTTACAGAGTATTTTAGATTAAGAGGATATTTTATGACATCAGCGAATACGGACGTAATCAGGCTTTGGACAACATCTGCCACCGCGTATAGCGGAATACTTAGACCTGGACAAAAGGCATACATAAATGATACCCAGTTTATCACAGAGGTTCATCGTGATTATGGCGGAAATTATTATGAGACTACATCTGATCTTGGTCAGACGCTTCTCACCCAGGATCAGAGTGTTAGTGGACACAAGGATTTTGTAACTGGAGTAGGATTTAATACTTATTTTAATCTATCTGCTGATACTGACGATGGAACAGATTCATTGGATCTACATCGGGTTGGTTCATCTTATGGTCGAGTAAGATTATATGATATAAATGATGAAATGAGATTTAGATTTCATCTAGTTGATCAGGGTGGGGCCAAGGGATTTGACATAGTGGACGGTAATGTCCGTTTCTTAAACTCAGATAATATTGGATTACAATTTACAAAAGGTCTAGGGGTTTATAAAACTACTGTACTCTATACATCAGCAAATGAAGGATTAAGAGTAACAAGTAATGATGTCGAAAGTTTATTAATAACATCTGCTAGTGTATCGGCCGCTACTGATCTTATAGTTGGAAATGGTCGTATGGAGTTTATTAGACCTGGGTATCCCGATACAACGTCTTGGGTCGTATCTGCAGCATCGAATTCTGATTTGACATTTGCTGGTATACTTAGTTCTCCACAGTTAAGAATTAAAGATAATACTTTTTCCACAATGTTTAGTTTTCACACAGGAACTGGTAATTTTACGTTGGATTCAGCGGGAAAAATTATCTGGTCTGGGACGGCCATGGATCCGGCGGGCCCATGGAACATGGAGCTATCGGCATCTTCCAACATGGTCACGGTTAAGACGACCGAGGCGGGAGATAATCGTATAGCAACTTTTGAGAGCAGTGCAACAACAATTTATACCGATACATACTTGGACACTAAAATACTTTACTTTCAGGATGATTGGGTGGTTAGTGGTACAGGAGGCGTCCAGGGAACATTTAATATTCAGAGTTTGAACGCAAGTCAGAAACCCGATATTCGTTTCAAGAACATGGATGGTATCACCCAGTTCACATTTAACATGGACGGTACTGGTCAGAACACTAATATGCATACCATAGGTTACGTTGACGCAGAACAGGGATATCAATTCAATGGAGATCCAGGACTTACAAGTTCATTTGATCCAAATTCTGTTAGTAGTATGGTTGTATCAGGAGGAATTATAATTAGTGTTTCATAATTGAAGGAGAATTGAATGATTGTTTATATACCAATAGGACTGGGTCAGACAGTCCTTCCTCAAACATATAAATGCCTTTGCGATCAGCCGATGGTTGATGATATTGTTACTGTCTTTGAAAAAGAGAGTTATCCTCGTGAAGATTTAAGAAGATATCAAGCAATAGGTAAGGCAAGGAAACGATGTATTGATCTTGCCAAGCATGATCCATATGATTATATGTTCTTTAGTAATTCTGATCTTATACACAATGGAAATACGGTCGAAGATGCTTTCAATTTTATGGAGACCCATAAAAAGTTCGGTGCTGTGTCGTATTATCTTGGAATAGATACAAATCCTTTGAGATCGCTTGAGCCTGGTTATGTTCAAGTTGGTTGTTTTATGGTAAGAAGTTCGGCGCTTAATGATATTAATTTTGATGTAAAGGATGGAGACACGTGCGACGGTATAGCCTTTGCCGAGGAGATTAGAAAAGCAGGTTGGCGCTGGGGATATATGTCCAGAGAGGGCGGACGTGTTATGAAACATTTGGTACTAAAAAAGTTTAATAAGAAATACGATTTCTCCGAAGCATTAAGTCTATAAATATTCTCAAGTTTATTTTTAATTGAAAAGGAGTTGAATTTTGAAGATCAATGTATATGCTGTTTGTTGGAATGAAGAACAACGGCTCCCTTACTTTTTAAGACACAATGAGACCTTTGCTAATAGGATCATCATATATGATAATATGTCAACGGACAGGTCTCAGGAAATAATTAAATCACATCCGAAGGCCGAGCTTCGTACTTATGATACGGAGGGTAAGATTCGTGATGATGTATATCTTTTTATAAAGAACAATGTTTGGAAACATGATGAGTACGCCGACTGGGTTATTGTCGGTGATGTGGATGAACTAATTTATAATAAAAATATTATTCAACGATTACGAGAGATTCAAGAAGGGGGATACACCGTTGTCGAACCAAAAGCCTACAAATTCTTTAGGAAAGAGTTTCCAGATACCGAGGGACAAATATATGAACAGGTATACATGGGAAAAGAGTGTGCCACAAAACTATGTATCTTTAAACCAAACGAACTTGAGGAGATTGGATTTACCCCAGGGTGTCATTCCGCCTTCCCAAAAGGTAATGTAAATGTATATACGGCAGATGATATATTCTTTCTTCACTTTAACTTTATTGGAAAAGAGTTCATAGCCAAAAGACGAATTGAGTATTCAAAACGATTAAGTCCACAGAACATGGAACATGGTTGGGGGCTTCATTATCTTGATGCTGACAAGGGTAATGAACAGCGATTTATCGACATGGCAAATGATCCTCTTTACAAGGACATGAGGGGGATAATATTTTGATAAAGATAATCTCTGGTTGGTCGAACCCGGGAGGATCGACTGTTGCGTTTATTAATCTCTGTAATCTTTTCAATGAGAAAGGATATACCACAACATTCTATGGGCCACATCAGTGGCATCTTGATAAATGTAGTGCAGATGTTATAAACAACATTCAATTGAATTCGGATGATATTATCATATATCATTTTTTAAATGTATTTGATAAGAGACCTCCGGTAAAGAAGTTTGTTCTATCGTTACATGAGAAGGACTTGTATCCGTTAAAAACAAAACCTTTGGAAATATTTGACTCTATACATTTTTTAAATGAGAAACAGTTTAAGTGGCATGGTGTACAACCAAAGAGTTATTTTTTCTGTCCCAATGCGCATGAGGATTTAAAACCATTTGAGGGACAGAAGGTAAAGTGTGCCGGTATAATCGGCAACATTGATAGAAATAAAAATGTCCATATATCCATCCAGAGGGCTCTTGACGATGGACATACCAAGATAAGATTATTTGGCAACAATCACGACCCACAATACTGGCAGGAACTTGTTGAACCCTTAATTAAGGCAAACTCAGACACGGTTAAGTTTATTGGATTTGTCGAAAATAAGAAGGACATATACGATCTGGTCACCGATGTATATCATAGTTCTACTTCAGAGAATGCTAGTTTTATAGTTGATGAATGTAAATTGGCTGACGTAACGCTGCATGGAAATGAACAGACGATTGCACAACCATTAATACCAAATGATAACGTTTTTGAAATTTGGAAAAAGGAGATATTATGAGAAAGGTATTGGTGGTGGCAGATACTACTGGTTGGGCGTTTGATAAGATATATAGAGGTCTAAGATTCAATTGTGAGGATTGGTTGCCGGATGTACTATATCTGCATAATCAGAGACCTGTGAATTTTGATGAGTATGATCTTATTTTATATCTTTGTGATAATTTTCCTGAACCTCTTATACATTGGGTTAACAAGGGATTGAATAAGGACAAGGTACTACTGGCAGTTAGATCAGATGTAAAACATCCGTTATACTATAGAGCCGAATTGCTTGATCAAGTATGTAAATGTATGGTATGTTCTAATTACAAGTTATTTGAGAGATTTGTTCAACTTCATCCAATGGCCAGAGTTGCAGAAGGAGGAGTTGACACAGATAAATTTTCATTCAAACAAAGAACATATGATGGTAAGTCGGGCATGAGAGTTGGTTGGGCTGGTAACGTGGGTGAATGGGGACGGGCGTTTCGTGGGCTCGACATTATTCAGGATGCAGTTGATTATTTTGGAAGATGGATGAAATTCACACCTGCTCTCCGTGATGACAAATGGCGCACAGAGGAAGAAATGGTTGAGTATTATCATAACGACATTGACATATACATTGAGATGAGCGAGTCCGCTGGAAGACAGAATGGACTTATTGAGGCCGGTTCTTGTGGAGTGCCATGTATATCTTATGATTGCGGAATTGCTTCCGATCTCTTTGATGGAACAAATGGAGAGTTGATCAAAAAAAGAAATAAGGATGATCTCATATTCTCCATAAAACAGGTACTTGGAAATTATAATGATTATTCAATTAACATTAGGGAAACTATAGAGAAGAGGTGGTCGTGGAAGGTTCACGCCAAGAAGTTTGAAAAGATATTTGAAGAGGTTTTATATGATTAATATATTGTATCTTGTTAGTAAGGATTATTATAAAACAAAGATGAGCCGCGTTCGGTTTCATTCTATGGATGCTATTGGTAAGATTGCTAATCTTACAGTTTGTGGTATCGGATGGCGAGGTTGGGATAATGAAAAGACTTGTCAGGAGAATGTGGATCTGCTTTATCCCGAAATGAATTTTGATCTTGTTGTGGGGTTCAAACCTCTGGAGATGAATTGTTTCGGTGATTTAAAGTTTAGGAAATGCCTTAGATACAATGAGATGTATGACATGGACTGGACGATATCAGAAATAGTTAGGTCTGGAGTAGATGTTGTTGTATGCCATCACTATAATGATTATGTGCAGTACAAGGATCTATTTGATAAAGTCGAAGGACCAAAGAAGATACAATTTCACCATATACCACACTCCGCCGAGTCCACAATATTTAAACCCATACCAGTGGTGAAAAAAGAATATGATGTGATACTTGTTGGTGCGACAAATGTACAGACTATGTTGGGGGATCATTATCCTTTGAGACATAGAATGCAGGTTCTTCTTTCAAGTAAAAACAAGTTGACAGATAATTACAAGACAGCGGTCGTGCCCCATGTTGGTGGGTCTTTTGATGACGCCCATACGGATGTATATGCCAAGGATTTTGCAAAGACGATAAATTCGTCTAAGATAGTGATCACCGATTCCGGATTACCAAATTCCAGGTTTGGAAAATACATTGAGATACCCGCTTGTGGAACGGCCATCGCAGGGGATGTATATGATGATCGTCCAGATGATGTTAAGAGATTGAAGGAATTTCTCATTGAGATAAATATGAGCATGACCGATGAGCAAATAATGGATGTATTGATACATTATTTGAAAAATGAAAGAGACCGATTTGTTAAGATTGAAAAAGGTTTGAAGTATGCAGCGGACTTCACCCATGAGAAGTATGCAGAGAGATTTTTAAAAGAGGTGTTCTAATGAAAAAGTTTGGATTGAATGATTTTTTTAAAAAGATAAACTATGATTGGAAAGCCGATAAGGATGTCATCCAAGAAATATGCCGTTTGACAAAGACCAGAGTCAAGGACCCAATACCTCCTGAGATTCTTTCTCCCGGAATGGAGCAGGCGTTCTTTCTAAAGTCAGTGACTGATTTTGTTAGACCTAAGAGAATACTTGAGATAGGTACGGGCAGAGGAACTGGTTCGTATTGTATGTCATTAACAAATAGTGTAGAGCATGTAACCACTGTCGATGTGATTCCTTTTGAGCAAAAACAACAGACGGCGATAGGATATCAGGCAGCGATTGCATCCAACTCTGATTTCTTTACTCTTGTTCAGACGAAGGAAAAGAATAAAATATCTTTTCAATTGAGATATGATTTTAGTAATCCGAACGGGTTTGATTTTGCTTTCATTGATGGAGATCATTCAAACAAAGAGGTGATTCTTGATGACTTTAAGTTATGTGAGCATGTATTGGATAATAACGGAGTCATTGTATGGGATGACTACAGCCTTGTTGAGGATCATTTTGAAGTTAGAAATGTTGTCGATGAGATAGTCCGCGATAAGGGGGTCAACGTGTTCATGGTTGAGTTTAGGGGTCATCTATTCGGCGGGGAGCCTGAGAAGGATTCAGGAGAGGTGTTGATGTTTAAGGATGGAGTATTGAATGAAAATTTATATAAATAACGCAAACGAGAACTGGATAGTCGATAGGCTAAAGGAGCAGTGGTATCAATACTTTCCAGATACTATTCCAAAGGATCTAAATGATCTTGATGTGTTTTGGTTACTCGCTCCGTGGCAATGGCGGGAGCTTGAAAGTGTTCTTGAAACTAAGGTGGTTGTGTGTACTATACATCATGTTGATGAAAATAAATTCAATGAACAGGAGTTCAAGCAACGGGATAAATACGTTGATTATTACCATGTTCCAAATAAGTTCACTCATGAATTTATAGCAGATTACACAAAGAAACCAATCGTTCAGATTGGCTATTGGTTTGTTTCTGACATATGGTATAATGATGAAAAAGATTATAGAGGTCAGTTTGATCTTAAAGAGAATGACTATGTGATTGGGTCATTTCAAAGGGATACTGAGGGACATGATCTAAAGTCTCCTAAACTATGTAAGGGTCCCGATGTGTTCTGTGATTATGTTGAGGCAATAAAAAAGATACCTAATCTTGTCGTTCTGCTTGGAGGTTGGAGACGGCAGTATGTGATTAAGAGACTCACAGACGCTGGAATAGATTTTAGATACAAGGAGCTTCCAGACCAGGAGACTATACGAAGGATGTATCAGTGTTGTAACTTGTATGTGGTCGGGTCACGAACAGAGGGTGGTCCCCAGGCTTTGTTTGAGGCGTCCAACATGAAGATACCGATCATCTCTACCGATTGTGGAATGGCGAGTCAGGTTCTTTCTGAGAAGTGCATATTCGATATGGGAGTCAATAATAAATATTGGCCGAGTCAGGAAGACATTGAATTTAATTTCAATAATGTCAAACAGTTTGACATAAAGGATCACGGAGAAAATTACATTCATTTCTTTGAGGAGATAACATGAACTGGTATGATGATCTTTGTGAGTATTATAATGTGACTGCAGAACAGGCGGAGGAACTTGGCACACGAAGAACTGGTCGTAGACCTGACTTTCCGCCGTCCCCTACTTGCTCAAATCCACCTCGGGGTTTGACGTTTGAGGAGATATGGGATGGTAAGCCAAGAGACACTATACAACAGAAGATGGATTTCTACAAAGACCTAGGACCGTGGCAGTGTTTTAGACAGACCATATATAGGCGAGATTTTGATTATAGTGTTTATTTTAATTTCTTAAATTTCAATTCAAACAAATTGGTCATAGTGGAGTATGGTTGTGGCATATCCCATTTAATCAATCACATTGTAAATCTAATGGGCGGGAGAATACCAAGTGGAGTAAAGTTTATACTTGTGGATGTCGCCGGCGAGCATTTGGAATTTGCCAAGTGGAGATTGAAAAAGAAGGCCCCGGATGCCAGTTTTGAATTCCATGAGATAACTTCCGAGTACCAGGTACCGAAGTTTAATGACAAGATAGATTTCACTTTAATAACAGATGTCCTTGAACATCTACCAAATCCATTTGATGTGATAACGAATATAACGGAGAGCAGTAGTCCAAAGGCCAGACTTGTTGAAACATGGATAGATCATGAACATCATGGTTATGCCGATTTGGAGGAGGCCTATCTTGAAAGGGATAAGACTTTAAAATATATGAATGAAAAGTATACAGTGATTAATAGACTAGGAGCCGGGGACGTAAGAGTAAGGGAGTTAAAATGAAGATACTTGTAACAGGTTCAAAAGGTGTGATTGGATCAAATCTTGTCGCCATTTTAAGAGCAAATGGACATGATGTGTTTGGTCTTGATTTATTCAATGTAAATGATTTGTATGGGCACGGTCTTGGTAAGGTCGAGGGCGACCGATATTTTAGATGTGATATAGGCGAATACCGACAGCTTCGATACATTATTGATTATGTTAAACCTGACTTGGTGTATAACTGTGCTGCGGAGTTTGGGCGATGGAACGGAGAGTATTTTTATGAACAGCTCTGGAAGAGCAACGCAATCGGGACAAAGAACGTGATACGGCTTCAGGAGGAGAACGGGTTTAAACTTGTGCATTGTTCGTCCTCTGAAGTATATGGGGATTACAATGATGTGATGTTTGAATGGGTTACAGACAGAGTGGTCATAGATCAGATGAATGATTACGCAATGACCAAGAAGGTCAATGAGATGCAGATTAAGAACTCCAAGGAACTATACGGGACAGAGACAGTCATAGTTAGATTCTTTAATACATATGGCGCTGGGGAGTGGTATCATCCTTTTAGAAGTGTGAACTGTGTGTTCTGTTATAATCTTTTACATAGACGACCGGTTGTTGTGTATAAGGGGCATACACGAACAAGCACATACATTGATGACGCCATTAGAACGTTTGCTAAGATCGCAGACAACTTCAAGCCCGGCGAGGTGTATAATATAACAAGCGATTATGAACATTCTATTGAGGAGCTGGTGTCCAATGTTCTTGAATCCACGGGAGCAGATCCTTCGTTGGTTACATATAAAGATAATAATGAGGTTCTAACTACAGTATTTAAAAGGGCATCATCGGAGAAGATAGAAAGAGATTTTGGGCATACCAATTCTGTTTCTCTTAACGAAGGTGTTAAACGAACAGTTGATTGGATGAGAGATTATTATAGATTATAATGTCGGAGTTCAAATGAAGATATTTTTAAATAGAAAACCAGTTGGCGGTCCGTGGGGAGGAGGAAACAAGACCATCATACTTCTTACTGAGAAGTTAAGACAAAGAGGTTATGAGGTTTGTTTTACATTGAATCCCGATGTGAATATTATTGTATGTATCGATCCAAGGCCGACGGATCATACATTTGAAGATTTTATCAATCATAGGGAGAGGTTTGGAAGTAAGATATTTCAGAGAGTTGGCGATCTAGGATTACATAGTAAACCGCAATTAACAGACCTTGTTTTAAAAACTGTACCAAAGTCCGATTATGTAACATTCATTAGTACATATGCTTTCTATCATATTGAGGCGTATGGTGTGTCCCCGAATATTTGTTCTGTTGATTATCTTGCACCGTTGAAGGAATTTTATAGTAAAAGAAATATTTCAATGAATTTTAATAAACCAATTAGATTGGTGACGCACCATTGGAGTCCTAATTATAAAAAGGGATGGGATTTCTATAAGTTTCTTGACGAACATTTGAATTTTGATCACTTTGAATTTATGTTCATTGGAAACTTACCTCCAGAGATAAAGTTTAAGAATATTAAGTATCACACACCAATGACCCAGGAGCAGTTGATTGATGAACTTCCACGACATGATATATACATATCTGGTTCAATCGAGGAGACGGGTGGGAATCATGTATTAGAGGCAATGGCTTGTGGATTGCCTGTGTTGTATCATGCAAACGGAGGTGGAATAAAAGATTACTGTGAGGATTATGGATATGAGTTTCAAAGTACGAATGGTCTAATGGATGGCATTAATTTGATCATAAATAACTACAAGATGTTCAAGGAGAGAGTTCTTACATACACAGCAACCCTTGATAATGTCATAGAGAGATATGTCGAAATTATTGAACGATTGAAGGAGAATTGAATTGCCAAGAGAAGATTGGAAAAAGAATCCAGTACATATGATTCTTAGGAAGAATGGGCTATGGCCGTTTGCGGACGATGATAGAAAGACGGTGCTTGATGTTGCGTGTGGTCTATCTTTAAAGAGCCAGTATCTTCCAAATGCCCAGATACTTGGAGTTGATATACATGAACCTTATCTCAGGGCGATTGATTTTAAGGGTAAGTTCATGATCGCAAAATGTAATGTGAGGTTTCTTGATTGTATGTTTCTACCAGAGTCCTTTGACCTGGTGTATGCCTTGGACATTATTGAACACCTGACAAAGCAGGAGAGTAAGGAGCTTATACGGATGTGTAAGAGCATCTGTAGGCAGGCTGTTGTGATAGAGACCCCAAATGGATACATACCACAAGATATGGACATTCAAGGATTTGGGGCTGATCATCTACAGACACATAGATGTGGTTGGTCTGTGAAGGAGCTCAAGGAGCTCGGGTTTAAATGCGTTGTTAGAGATTACATGATGTCTGATGTAAAGAGGCATACCAAACAGGATGTTGATCCTAATATTGAACTTATAGATGGAATTTATTTAAAATGAAAAATCTTACAATACTAACACAGTCGTTTCACCAGAAGGTGTTTACCGTCAACTGCATAAAGAGTCTTTATCAATTCAAACCCGCGGATCTAAAACTGACAACGATCATCATTGAGAATTCCGATGATGTATCGTATAAGGACGAGGTGACCGCGATTAGCCCTAATATAGTTTGGATAAATGATCCTACCAGATACTCAAAATCCATGGGTAACGCAATGTGTATAATGAACGGATTAAAAGAGGTCAAGGATGAATGGGTTGTTCTACTTCATAATGACACTTGCATAACACATGAGAATTTCTTCAATAGTTTGATCAAGAAGGCGGAGGAAGGTTTTGAACTGATTGGCACAGTGAGGGACGCACATCCACAAAGACACAATTCAATAATAGTTCTAGGATGTCTCGTTAGGACAGAGCTTGCAAAGAAGGTAGACTATAGACCAAAGGGTCAGAATGAAAAAGGATTTGATTGGGATACTGGGGAGAAGTTAGACTTATACTGTAGAGAGCATAACATACCGACCTTTTGTTTTGAAAATTCATTCAATGACAAAATAGAGGAACGGCTTCCAGAACATTATAGGGATCTGAAGTACACCATACGGACGATTGATGAGTTTGGTAATGTGATATTTTTGCACTTCGCCCGGGGCACGGAAAAGACCCAGGGTAGTTATGGTAAACCTGGAAGGAGAACTATACCCCAGGTGATTGAGTTTTGTAACAAACATATATTCAACGAGAATAGATGTGAACGGATTGAAGATGAAAAGTTTTTTAAAGACGGTCAGCAAGAACAATATAAATCGGCTCAGATCAAAAATCATGCTGTTAAGAAAAACAAACATAGAAATCCAAATGAGTATAAAAGATGCTATGATGAGATTGAGAGATATATATCAGAACAGTCAGAGATGATATGTTTGGGTACAAGAAATAATCATGAGAGGGACTGTTTTAAAAAGTTTGGGAGCAAATTGAAAAAGGTATACTCGTTGGATATCGCTCCACTTTCCAATGCAGACTTTATTTATGATTTTAATGAACTACCTAAAGATTGGAATGATCGCTGGGACGTTGTATATACCAACTGTCCCGATCATACATTTGATACTACCAGAACTTTTTTTGAATGGTTAAGAGTTACAAAACCCAGAGGTATTTTACTTGTAGGTTTTTCCAATGTGAATATTAAAGAGAATTTAAACTCCTATGGCTGTTGTACATTCAATAAAGAACAGTTGGACGATTTCTTTAAATCAAGTAAAGATTTTGTTCTTCTAAAAACATTTTCAGCACAGTATAATTATTATCTTATTCAGAAGATATGAATTTCATAGTTTGTAATTTTCAATATTTATTTCATTTTCTACCCTTAATCATTGAAGGCAATAGAAGAGGATTATCGTCAACGGTATTTTTAAAGAAGCATGCAAAGTATTGTTGCCCATACAAATTTATTAATAGAATCAATGAACTTAAAAATGAATTTAAATTCAACGTCAAGGACATTTCCAAGGTCAATGAATATCCATCATCCGTAACATTCTTTGTTGAGGGGTGTGAATTCAAACAAGTTACATACAAGACAAAGAAAGTATCATTCTCTAACTGTACAGATTTTACTGTACATTATAGTCGGTACATAGATGCGATGAATCATGTGTTCTTCCTTAGTGAAAAGGTGTTTAGAGAGAATAACGTGGCGAAGGTGAAGGACTCAGACAAGAATCATTTCATAGGGCTACCCAAGTATGATGTATCTATTGACCCAAAGCATGTTCTTGAGAAGTTCAACATACCAGATGAGAATAATGCGCTTATCCTTTATCCAAGAACCAGGGATGAAAACAAGATTAATTTAAAAATGCTATATGAACATTTAAAAGGATGCGGATTAAGGGTGCTGGTCAAATCAAGGAAGAAAGACGTATGTAATCATCCAGGAGATAGATTGTTTTATGATTCGACGGTGTTTCCACATACGACTATGGAGTTACTTTCGGTGTCAAGACTTGCCGTTAATTTTAATTCTACTTCAATTGAAGAAATAGTTATGTGCGAAAGACCTGTTATTAATTTTAACATAAAACCATTTGGATTAATATTTCCTTTTCTTTATGAATATGATTTTTGTAGAAAGATGCCGACCAATTTCACAAAGGAACAGATACGTGGAGTAATTATGTATCTAATTGAAAATAAGTTTAATTTTAAGACGGCCATATCTGAGAGCCTTTCTATTTGTCGAGGTATCTCAAAGGAGGTATTGAATATAGTTTATGAAGATATTTGTTAGAAACGACTTTGATGTGCTATTAAAAAACCTTGGTCTTGACAATGGTACATATCTTGAGATAGGTGTATGGCGTGGAAGATTCTCCCGTATTATACATTCATGGAATATACATAAGAAGTTATATCTTCTCGATCCATGGAGACAGCTTGAGGGTTACAGGGATGCCATGAATGAGAAATCAAATGATGAGTTTGAGGAGATACATCAAGGGGTCAGAGCATACTTTGAGAATGATGATTCTGTCGAGATAATAAGAGCACGTTCCGAGGATACCATTGATAAGTTTCAGGACGGATCGTTTGATTTCATATACCTTGATGGTGATCATAGTTACGAACATGCTAAAATGGATATAGAGGCATGGGTTCCTAAGGTCAAGAAAGGAGGGGTGTTCGCCGGACATGATTATTTCAACATGGAGAACGAACTTGGTTCGTTTGGAGTAAAGAGGGCAATTGACGAATACATTATAGGTAAACCAATAACGTTAAACATTCTCATACCCGAGGACGCCTCTTGGTATTTTGTAAAGGAGTTTTGATTTGGATATTGTTGCCATCATACCCGCAAAGGGACAATCCAGAAGATTGCCGAAAAAGAACATTCATCCTATCTGGGGTAAGCCGATGTTATACTGGGCGTGGAAGGCCTGCCAGGATTCCAGGTTCCAGATACATACATTTGTGAGCACCAATAGTGTTGAGGTTATTGATTGTTGTATTGGTCTAGGAATACAGACTATAGATAGAGGATCTGGATTGTCAAACGATGACACACCGAAGCAGGCCGTCATCCGGGACGCAGCGAAATTCATATCACTAAGATATAATCCAAGTATCTGGATATCACTTCAGCCGAACTCCCCAGAGATTAAAGGGGGATACCTTGATCAGGCGATTGATACGTTAAATAAATATGACAGAGATGAGGTGTTTAGTGTCAACAGTAATCTCATGCAGAACGCAGCGTTCCGTGTGTTTAGGGGTGACTATGTTTTTCAGAAAGACCTAAGTACCAACTGCGGGGTTGTTGTTTGCGACTTAATGGACGTGCATGACATTGACGATGTAAGGAGATTAGAAGAAAATGGAAGATAGTGTATACATAGTGTCAGAGCTTTGCGGTCAATGGGGTGGTTCTATTAGTCGTGCTGAGCAGATGATACTTCAGTCCAAGATAGCGGGAGCAGATGCGGTGAAGGTTCAGTTTTATGACACCTACCAGCTTCCAGGAGAGAACAGAGAGAGGTGGGAGTATCTATCAATGACCCATGAACAGTTATTGAGATTAAAGAAGTTCTCGGAGAATCTTAATATTGATTTTTTTGCCTCAGCGTTTGATAGAAATAGAATTTCATATCTTCATTCCATCGGAACGAATACATTTAAGATCGCCAGTATGATGTTGGAATTTAAATTTGATTTATGTAAACAGAGTCTGGATATGTTTGAAAATATATTCATATCTTTGGGAGTATGGGATCTTAATAAAAAGGGTTTACCATTTACCAACGATAATGTTACCTACTTTCATTGTGTTGCAGAATATCCGCATAGTTTTGAGAGGGCCATCGAGTTAATGCCAGAAAAGTTCGATGAGATAGAAGGATTTAGTGATCATTCAGTCGGGATAGATGCGAGTATAGAGGCTGTGAAACGAGGCGCCAGATACATAGAAAAACATTTTACTACTGATCATGCACTACAGTCTGACACAGAGGGAGCTCATACCTGCTCTATGAATTTTGATGAACTTAGAATGTTGAGAAAAGAGGTTGATAGAATATGCGTCCAGAAGTTTCATTAATAGTTGGTGTTAAGAATCGGGCACAACATCTTGATCGGACTCTTCCATTCATGTTGTCCCAGGTTGGCATTCCATATGAACTAATCTTGGTTAACTTCTTTTCAGTAGATAACTTTGAAGAAGTTTTCAAGTCACATCTAAACATGATGGTTGGTATCGCTCCACGTGATCTTCAAGAAGTGCGAGTGATAAACATCAAGGAAAATTTACAATATAATCCAAGAAAGGTTAAGAATCTTGGAGCCAGAGTGTCGAGAAGTAGTGGTAGTTATATGTTGGCTTTTTCTGATGCCGATACATTTCTATCAATGGATTATCTAAGTCACTGGTGTAAACGAGTGAAATATGAGGAGACGTTTTTTGTTACCCGAGTCCAAGAGTCCATGGCACATCAATCAAAAAGAATTTCACCAGAGGTTAATTACGGAAATATTATTGTCTATAATAGTGACTTTGCATCCATCGGCGGATGGGATGAGAAGGTGAGTCATTATGGTGGCGATGACGATGATCTATTTCATCGTTTAAAGTTAATGGGTCTTAGGGAAATAAATCCCGCAGATAGGGTTGATGCCAGACAGTTCTCAATACTGCATGGTGATGAATTAAGACTACAGGAATTCGAGGATAAGAGTCGTGTGGATGCAGACGAGGCATTCAAGACGATATACTCAAATAAAGATCCTGTGAATACAAATAATGAGTTTTTTGATTATGAGAATTATGAGGTAGATACATATGATTCCAGATATATCCATAATAGTAACAAATTATAATTACGGTCGTTATCTTGATCGTTGTTTAAGGTCATGTCTAAAACAAAGACGGATTACTTATGAGGTAATACTTGTGGACGATTGTAGCACCGACAACACCCAAGAGATAATTCGACCGTTCTTGAATGAGATTTCATTCTTTCAGACCTCTGAGAATGTTGGAGTTGCAGGAGCGTCTAATGTTGGTATAATGAATGCCAAGGGTAGGTTTGTCGTGAGGGTTGACGCAGATGATTACATAAATGAGGACTTGTGTTTCTTTCTTCATTTCTATCTTCAGAACAATCGTGATGCGTTCGGTGTGTCCTGTGATTACATTCTGGTGGACGAGTTTGAGAATAAGATTGAGAGAAAATACGCAGAGAGGGATAACATATCCTGCGGCATAATGTATAGAAAGGATCTTCTACTCAAGGTGAATGGCTACAATGAGAGTTTTAGACATAGAGAGGAAGAGGAGCTTAGAAAGAGATTGGGCGGATTTTATAATATTCATCATCTTAGATTGCCACTTTATCGTTACAGAATGCACAATTCCAACAAGACAAAGACACCCGGATACATGGAGACAGAAGTATAAATACTTCAAATAGGAGAAGTATATGTCAACAGTAAACCAGGCAAATTCAGATCGATTTAAGGCGGTGTTCTCCAATATCCCAATGCCCGACACCAGGACGACCAGGATAGATATGGAGATATTTAATAACTTTGTTAGATCGATAACACTACCAGATTCCAGTATAGAATTAACACAGTCTGAGTTTATGAACATAGTGAGGCGTTATCCAATCTCCAAATATAACAACGATCTCTCCCAGCTCACAATAGAGTTTTTCGCCGACGAGGATTTGTCGAACTATAAGGCATTCTTTGATTGGATGAAGTTACTTAGATATGGATGCGGTAATAACGCTGACGGAAGGGCGTCATCAGACACAGTGATTGATGTGATAAGTGTTATAATGTTGGACAATCAAAGTAGAAAAACAAACACCCTAACATTTGATAGATGTTTTCTTGTTTCATTAAGTTCGTTATCACTTGTATTCGGAAGTTCAGAGGAGCTTCAGTTTAGTTGTACATTTGCTTTCGATGATTTTAACATAGTGTCCACGACCAAGGTCCTTAACAATTAAGGTATTGTATGAAATTTAGAGATATCTTGGATGAAAAGTTTATGAAGACAGTCCGGGTTGCAACGTGGGGCTCCCCTCAAACGGTTGAAATTTTTGTCAATCCTTCAGCAAGTGAAGTGAGAGAATTAGAGAAAGATAATCTGTACGATTCGGTTCGCGGCGGGATTGTTGATAAAACACGTCCAATCTTTTATGCTTGGGACGCCAGTATTGAACATCGTTTTATGGAACGAAAGTTAGATTTTGATATCGGTTTTGGTTATGATGGAGATAACAGGATCATCTGGACGCATAAAATAAATATGAAGTCAAAAAATATTCAACAGATTTTCAAGAAATTTTATGAGTTATTTCCGAAAGCAACACATCTTTGGGTAACATATCCACGAACAGTTAGCAATCCTCTAAAACGATATGACATTAAAAAATACGCAGAAGGAAAACTTCCAAAGAAAAAAACCAAGCCAAAAACTAGGCGTTAATATAAATACATTTGTATTGAGATTTTATCGAAAGTTTGTTCATTTAAACCGTGAGTGATTATGAAAGAGATTAAGCATATGGTACAGGTTGTACCAAAGACCGACATTAAGATCATCAAAGAAACCCTCACACGAATAGGTATCGCCAACAAACGGCAGAAGATACTTTATCCATCATGTTACCTCTATCAGAATTTTGAGGAGTATTACATTGTCCATTTTAAAGAGATGTTTATACTGACCCGAGATAATGGTTACAATAACATAAGTGATGAAGATATCGAGCGCAAGAACTCGATTATTTTTTGTTTGAAAAACTGGGGTCTAATTGACGTGGTTAATGAGGATGACATTGAGAAGCACGACAAGTTTGTGTATGTTCTTCCCTTTAAGGAGAAGTATAAATGGGTGATCTCCCATAAATTCAATGTAAATGATGTTGAGGTCGTAGATTAGGAGGAATGTATGGGAGGTTATCACGATAGAGAACTTCTGGACTTTCCGGATGATGGCGAGTTTGAGACTATGGAGGATGAGTATCAGGTGATTGGAGATGAGACTGATGACGATGAGCCCAGAGAATTAGACTTTACACATCCAGAGTTCTTTTTATAAATATATAAAAAGGCTAGCAAGGAGAATAGGATGAGAAATTTCAAAGAATTTTACCTCCAGGAAACGAAGGCTGAGGAAGAGATCATTAATGATGTTATGGCTAACATTATAAAGGATGTCGAGAATGAACTTTCTGAAGAGGAACTAATTGAGAAGTATGAGAACCTTTCTGAGAAGACCCTTGGTAAGATATCCAATATCCTCGATGATCAAATCGAGGAAGAGGAAGGAACTGCGGTGTTCTCTGAGCAGGATTGTGAGGACGCCGACCTTAATGAACGGCTATTCAAAAAGATCGTTGTTCGGGGCGGGAAGAAAATCAAGAAGTTCAAATCGGATAGACCTGGCTATAGGGTGGTGCTCGACCCTTCAACAGGTAGACCCAAAGAGGTAAGAATGAAGGCCGCTGAAGTTCGTAAACGTAAGAAGTCTCAGAAGCTCGGCGCCATAAAGAGAAAAGCAAAGCAGGCAACCGCCAGAATCAAACGGGCAATCTCAAAGAGAAAGAGAGCCACGTTTGGACTAAAGAAATAAGGGGGCCTCATGGGAAGATTTATAGATACATACTATGAGGGTAGAAATCCTTGGATGGTGTTCACTATAAAGAAGAACGAGTCCCGCTGGTCATTTAGAAATACAGAGACTGGTAAGCTCAATTACATTAAGGTTAGTGAAAAGGATGCCATAACAACAATGCAGAGATTTCTTGAGGACCTCGGAGCTACGCCGGGTTCAAGACCAAAGACAATGGGACAGATAGACTATAAGAAGTTCGCAGAGGATGTTGTCGGGGGAAAGAAGGCAAATGTATATGTGAGGTCTGGAAAGTTTGAAACCATTCAGAAGACCTGGTTGCTCGGGGAAAAGAATTAAGGAGCCCATACATAGATGCCACTCATAGACATACAGGTTCAAGATAGAAAGGACCCTACCAAACAGGTCACGTTAAAAAGATACGTTATAGACGAAAAGGCCGAACCAACCGCCGTCATATTCGGTAAGTTCTCTCCATGGACAGGACCCAATGGCCACGGAAGGCTAATTACTGAAGCAAAGAAGAAATTCAAGAATGTGATGGTCGTCTCCCCGTTACGCACCAAGACGGAGAAAAAGGGTAAGTATGGAGCCAACATATTCTCACCAGAGCAGAGGGGAGAGATAGTCAAAAGGGCGACAAAGGAGAAGTTCCTGAATGTGAAGGCAACCATCCCAGTGCGCATGTTTACGGAGCTTCTGAATGAAGGGATCACCAGACCGGTGTTTTTGATTGGGGGCGACAGGAAGAAGGAGTTCGGGAAGGTCTTTATCAACTATAATAAGAAGAACAAGGGGGTCCGAGATCCAAATAATAAGAAGTTCGGTATGGGGGAGATGATGGTCGTCAAGAGAAACGAGACCTCTGGCACCAAGATAAGAAAGGCCCTGGTCGATAATGATATGGATACATTTATCAAGATGACTGGTTACGATGTATCCATGTGGAGATATATGAGAGACATGCTAAAGAAGAACAAGGTTGTTAAGGAGGCAGAGACCTGGCTATGAGAAGTTTTAAAGATTTCTACATGACACTAAATGAGGGCGGCAACGTCATAGTTGATGGTGAGCAGGCTCAGAAGATACCCATGGATAGGTTAGATGAACCTAAGTTCAAGAAACTTAAGGAGGAGCTAATGCGCTCCTTTAAGGGTTTTAATGATGCCTTCAATCGTAAAGCAAAGAAACCCCTCTGGGCCGACTTCAAGAAACTGGTCTCCTCGGGTATGATATTCTCTGGCTCGACACGGCTGTTCTTTAACAAACCATTGAAATCTTTTTCAAAGGTTAAGAAGAAAGTTGGAGATATGGATCTCCAGGTTCCGGTCTCCTATATGGGAGACCTTCGTAGTGTTCTTGAAGGTTTAAAAGGTAAGAAGGTTGGTAACTTCAAATGGCGCGGCTTCACCTCCGCGGGACTTCAGTTTAATGGTATACTTGAGACTACACCAGAATGGCACGACATAATAAAGTATATACAGGTCGACTTTGAGGGTACGGAGTTCTCAAACAATGAGCCAACAGAGTTCGCAACGTTCGGTCACTCCAGCTCATGGACAGACATACAGAAAGGCATTAAAGGTCTATTCATCAAGTATCTTGTGAGGGCCATAACATCCTCTATACAACGGGGAGAGGTCGCCATAGTAGGTAAGAAGGGTAAACGCCTCCAACGTCCAGACACCGTTTCCTTCTTTGGGTTCAGTGTGGACAGGGGCTTCAGAAAGAAACTGGAACCTGTACTTGATGATAAGGGAAAAATCATTCAGACCGACGGGCTGCCTACCTATAGAGAGATACCATCAAAGGGTGCAAAGTTCGTGACGGACATACCAAAGATATTCGAGTTCATGTTTGGCAGGTTGCCAAAGGGAGCAGAGAGGCGAGACCTGAAGTCATTTGCTAAGACTTTAAAGATAATGAAGAAAGAATTTAAAGTCCAAAAAGTCGAGCAGATTTTCTGGCTTTTTATTAGATTACTATGGAGTAAGGGGTCTCAGGGAATAGAGAGAAACAACCCGGCCGAGGATAAGAACATAAAGATGGCCGCCTATAAGGAGTTCCTCAAGGTGTTCCCTTTCCTAAAGAAACATGAGCCAGAGATCAAGAAAATGATCGAGGAATACTACAGCAAGTATAGGATGACTTAATGCCAATTCAAAAGACAAAACGGGCAGGGGTCCCGCATTTGGACAAGGAGGTCATGGGGATCAAGACCACAGACTTTCTTGACATAATAAATTTCATAGAGAAGAACGACTCCAGTATAACACCGGAAATTGCATCGGTGACCGAGAAGGCCGACGGTTTTGGATTACGTTTTGGTCTAGATGAGAAAGGAAAGTTTTTCATAGAGTCCTCGCACTCAGGCCCCGTCTTTGATGTAGGGGCCTTTGCTGCTTATACCAAAAAGAAATTCGGCACGGCCAATGAGATAAGTAAAGGTTATGATGATATACTGGAGAGGTTAAGTAAGTTTAAGAAATTACTTGATATACTTAGAAAGTATAATACACCGACGGGTATAAAGATAATTTGCGAGGCATTCTATCTTCCGAACGGTAAGTCTAAAACACCAGTGTCCCAGGACGTGAAGTTTGTGGCAATACAATATAAACGTGATCTACTTGGTAACTGGGCATCGTTCATACTGATTGATGTACAGGATGGGGAGGGCCATCAGCATCCTAAATCCAAAAAGATAATATCCGAAATAAAAGCTATTAGTGATAAGAATATTATTTTTGATGACACCATAGTAAAGGTGTTTAAGAAGGTTACATTAAAGAATGAGATCAAGCAGATAAAGAAAGCGGTTGACGTTATAGAGAAGAAACACAAACAGAAGATCAAGGATGTACTCCTTGATAAGTCTAGGAAGCGCCCTGCCGTTCAGAAGAGGAAAGAGATAAAGGCGGAGATATTAAAGTTCCAGAAAAAGGTTGCCAACAAGATCCGTGGTTCATTCGTTACGGGTAAATGGGGCTCCGAGATGGAAGGTATAGTAATCAACCTATCAAACGGTAGGATGTTCAAGGTCATCACAGACCTATTCACCAAGTCAAAAGAATTAGCAAGGAAGGACAGGCTAAAGGAGAGTAGCTCCCTGGCCGAGTACCTATATATGCTGGAAGAATTCTAATTCAATTGAAAGATAGTTTATGGTAGAGATCGATGAAAAAGGTTTCTATGTTACAAGTGATCTTCATCTTTTTCATAGAAACATTATTGAATATTGTGATAGACCGTTCAAGTCCGTGGAGGAGATGAACGCCGTACTATTTGCAAACTGGAACAGAACTGTGTCTAATGAGGACGTGATATTCTTTCTAGGTGATTTTATTTTCGGAAGAAAAACAAATGCCAAAAAGATTTGGGAAGCCCTAAACGGCGAGAAGTATTTTCTTCACGGAAATCACGATAAGAGATTGGGCAAATTTAGTGAGGATGTATTGACGACAAATTGCCGTCAGAATATCACAGTCCGATACAGAGAAAAGGACATAGTTCTGTCCCATTTCCCCCTTCCAGATTACCACGGTGACATTCTGCTCTATGGTCATGTCCATAATAATGGGGACCCCGATGTGAGGTGTGGGTTTAATGTTTCTATAGAGAATACCCGTTACAAACCTATTCATATTGACGAGATATTCAGGATCTTGGGGATCACCTGAAAATATAAATATATGAAAAGGCCTAAAGGAGAATATTATGGCAGACACATTTAAAGATTTCGTCAAAGAGGACAAAGAGGATATTAAGAAACTCGATAAGGCATGGACTGCTTTTGCAGAGCAAGCTGATACAATAGTTGGCGAACTTGAACTGGATAAGGATGAGGATCCTAATCTAAGATCAATTTATAAAATAGTTGACAATAGCTGGGAGAAACTTCAAAAACAATTTGCTCAATTCAAGAAGGTTGTTGGTAGAATAAAATGGGAGTAGAATATCATGGCAGATACATTTAAAGAGTTTTTAGGTGAGAACAAACAAGAGGCTCAGGATTTTCAAAAGAAAGCAGATCCTCTAATTGATTTTATGGAGGACATACTTCCAGGATTCGAAATGGCGTCAGAGGAAGATTCAAAAATGGTACGCCATTTTAAAGCAGCTAGTAAGGCTTATGATGATATTCAAAAAGGAATTATCAATTTCAAAAAGGCACTACTGAAATACTAAAAGGAGTAGATACATGAAGTTTAAGCACCTACTTAATGAGGAGATGAACACTCCTACACATCAACAGATAGTCGATGCGATACATAACAACGTGGAAGCAGAGCTCCTTGATTGGGGCGTTCAATACACCACTGACGAGTTTGTTCAAATACTTGGTATCACCAAGGGAACACTTGCTGAGTTTATCACAAACCATAGATGGAATGTCGACCACATTACCATTTCCTTCTCTGGCAATCAGGACGAGTATCTTGATTTAGGACCCGATCCTGCAGGACAGATGTTTGGACATGAGGCTCAGAGTTTCCGTATATTCACGACCGATGTATTTGGTGGAGATGAAGGGGAAATGACTATGGACATGGAACCCCTTGAGGAGTCAACTACAGTTGGTAAACTAAATCCGAAGCAGAAAGACAAGCTCTGGAAGAAATACATAGAGGCGTTAAAGAAGGCCAAGAAGAAATTTGATGAAAAGAAACTAAAAAAGGAATTCGATAAGAAGTCCTTGATCGACATTGGGAAGGAGATACAGAAGCTGACCAAATAGACCGGGAGTTACATGAGGATTGAACTCGTTAATACACCAGGGGTCTATAAGAGAGCTTACAGACTGATAGAAAGGTTCCAGAAGAGGAACCTTCTTTCATTTAAGGTTGAAATTAAATTCAACTTTAATTCAAAGTTTCTCGGATTCGTCCGTGTCGATAAACATCCAGAAGATACCAACATATACATCAATCCACTTAACTTCGATGAGAACGATCCTGTTAGAATTGGGCATCCTGAGGATTATAGTCTTTTCTCTGTTCTTATACATGAGTACGCCCACCTAATAAATCATAAGACAGACCTAATAAAACAATACAGGAAGGCAGGATTTTCTAATCAACATTGTTACCTAACACCACAGTCCAGTGATAACTATGATGAGGAGCTGGCCGATATACTTTGCATTTATATTATAAACCCGTACTGTTTAGGCCTAATTGATAATGAGAGGTTTGAATGGGTGAAGGAGAGATTCCATTCTCCAAATCAATGTTCAGAGAAGAGGTTTTATACCTACTTTCATTCCTGGGATAAAAAGACCAGGGACCGATTCGTCAAAAAAAACAACTTGACAAAGTAAAAATATTTACTACATTTTAATCGAAAAGTACCACAGAATGAAAGGATAGATCATGAACCTTTGTTTAAAGAAGATTGTGAATAGTGGACAGGAAGGTGCAGAGCAGGGAGCTCTGGCGGCGGCTTTTTTGAAGGATTGTCCGACGGGCGGTTTTATACCAAAGGATTATAGAACTGCGCATGGTGATCAGCCCAAGCTGAAGGTCTTTGGATTGACAGAGATGAAGACCGAGAAGTTTCCGCACGCCGTTGCGCAGAACATTGAGAACTCCCAGGGAACTGTACTGTTCATAGGGTCTGAGAATGACATAACAAAACCGGAACAGTTTGTGAGAGATATGTGCGATAGGGCGAGAAAGCCCATATTTAATATCTCCATCCAGTCACCAAGCTCCCCAAGGATGATGGTCGACTTCATTCAGAAGAACAAGATCGAGACCTTGCACATCTCAGGTAAGATAGATAAGGCCGGGGATGATAGTGTGTTTCGGTTCACCAAGGATTTTGTCGATAAGTTCCTGACCGATGTTATAAAAGACTCCAAGGTCGGAACAGATGAAACTTTTTCCACAGCACTCAGCGGGAGAAAAGCATGAGAATAGTTGATATACTTGACGAACTGGAGAATACGGCCAGTAAGTTAGACAAGGAGGAGATCCTTAGTGATAACGCCTCCAATAAGGTTCTTGTAAAGATTCTGAAGTGGACTTATAACAAACAACTGAACTTTTATGCCAAGCAGATTCCAGAACCCACAGAGGTCGGAAAGAGGTCTATAGACAATCCTAAAGATTTTAAGGTTGTTGAGGATCTTTTATCCAGGCTATCTGCTAGGTCTGTTAGAGGTCATGATGCCTTAAATGAGATCGAGGTTTTACTAAACGGTTTTGATGAGGAGTCTCAGGAGATTATTGAGAACATACTTGGAAGGAATCTTAATGTTGGCATTTCTTCATCTACAATAAACAAGGCCTTACCAAATACCATTCCGACATTTGATGTGGCGCTGGCTTATCCATATGATAAAAAGACAGCCAAGCATGTCACGTTTGATGGTTCTTGGTTGGTTAGCCGAAAGCTCGACGGTTGCAGATGTATAGTTATGAAGAAGGGTAACGGCTTCCTGTTCTTTTCAAGGAAGGGCAAACCTTTTTATACACTTGATAACCTGATTCCAGAACTTCAGAAGTTACGCATTGGCGGAGACTTTGTCCTTGACGGAGAGATTTGTATAATGGATGAAAACGGCGATGAGGATTTTCAGTCGATCATGAAGCTGATAAGGAAGAAGGATTACACCATCGAGAACCCAATGTTCAAGGTATTTGATGTTCTCACTGAAGATGAATTTGATAACAAGGCAGGCAATACAAATCTTAGTGCCAGACTTGCGACATTGAAGTCTGCCTTTAAGGGTAAGAGTTTCAAGACCATATCATTTCTTGAACAGGAAAAACTCACAGAGAAGTCCTTTGCCAGATTACAGGATGAGTCTGCCAAGAAAGGATGGGAGGGTCTTATGCTCAGAAAGGATAGTGGATACAAGGGCAAGAGGTCTAATGATCTTCTTAAGGTCAAGAAGTTTTATGATGCCGAGTACAAGGTGCTTGACATTGAGACAGGACCTTTTCAGCATACAATCAAGGGTCAGGGTCAGGAGATCACCGAATGTATGACCAATGTCATAATAGAGCATAAAGGTGAGAGGGTTAGTGTTGGCTCAGGATTCACAATTGAACAGCGTGTGAATTGTTATCACGATCCAAAACTGATAGTTGGTAAGATGATCACTGTTCAATATTTTGAGGAGTCAAGAAACAAAGAGGGTAAGGTCTCTCTAAGATTTCCGACTTGCAAATGGATACATGGCACAAAGAGAGAGGTCTAATGCCCAAATATACAATCATCTGTAAACGGATGTACATTGATCTGGTAGGTACCGATCTAAAGTTGGAGTCAAGCTCAATGACGGAGATTGCTGTCTGTTATAAGATAGATAAGGTGCCAAACATCATGTATAAAAAGAAGTTTCTTACATCCAGATTGGGTGATGTGCTTGAGGTCATCACTAAGAAGGAGAAGGCCTTGTTATTCAAGGACGATAAGGATCTTGGTGAGTTGGCAAAATTAAAGGTTAACCATTTTCCAGATTCCATTCCAATCAACTGTATAAAGGAGCTCATCCATCTTACTAAGGCGGGCAAGGAGCTTAATGATAAATGGCAAGATGAGATCAAGATATTTAATAAAAAGTTTGATATGTTCAAGAAAAAGGTATGAACAACAGAGAACAGGTATTCTGTAATAATCTATGGGTGGATATCACCTGTATAGATATGGTAAGACCGCCAAAGGATAGTGATGTTGTCGGGTTTTATCTTCTTGCTGATTTTGGTGGTAAACATATTCAGTTGTTTGGTAGAAAGATTCATGTGAATGAATTGGAGATCGCCTTTAAGATAATATCTGACAAGGGTACCGCCCTGATAAATAAAGACAATACAACACTAGGCTTTCTCGCAAAATTAAAGATAGATATGTTTCCTGACATGACACCAAAGAATCCAGGAAATATAATCATTAAATATATTAATGAGTCACGGGTGTTTAATGAGGTTCGTGATAACTTTAAAAAAGAGTTTGTCAGGTTCAAAAAGAAAATAAAATAATAATTGGAGATATGTATATGGCAAAAAACATCACACCCAAACCAAAGGCAAAAAAGAAACAGATTGAGAAGGTAAAGATATCGGCACAGAGTATAAAGTTACATTTCTTTCCAACCGTAAAGAATGGAACAACAAAAGGGTCTTGTGATATAGAGTTTATAATTGAGTTTGACAAGAAAGGGGCGTTCAGCTGGAAGTGGAATAGAAAAGGTTGTAGTTCCGAGGTTGCCAGACAAATATTTGAAACCTCCAGAAACAAGTCAGTCTGTGCAGTCAATCTTGGTCGAGAGGTTCATCCTGATGTTAGAAGTTTTGCTGAGACCAAGGCGAGTATGTTTCTGGATGAAGTTCCACAGACCAACTTTGCTCAATATTCAACCTGGCTGGATCTTCTTAACAAGGTTGAGGAGTTTAATGAAAAGGCACATGAGGCCGAAAAAGCCATCTGGCAAACCGGCGGAAAGAAGAAGGAGAAACAAACGTCTATTGATGACGTTCAGAAGTTCTTTGATGCGATCCAGGAGAAGGAGTTTGCAAATAAACCAAAGTTCTACTCCAATAGTAATTCAACTGGCATAGTTTTAAACAAAGAATGATAAATAAAAAGATCATAATACTTATTAATCTGCTGATGCTGGCCTATGTGTTTAGTATTGTGTTTAGTGTTCCACTATCACCTTTTGCTACAGGCCTCTGTCTAACATTACTCATAATTCATTCGGTATCATGTATGGTGTTTTTCTTTATTCATGTATTTGTCTGGAGAAGTCTAACGGAAATAATAAGAGTCAAAAACTCCTCTGCAGATATAACTGAGGAGTTAATAGAGAAAACCAAACAGTTATTTGAAAAGTATTTAAACGCAGAGGGCGCCTCCGGATTTTTTGATACCATATCAAGATGGTTATTTACCTTGTTAGGGTTTTCAATGTTGGCAACAACTCTATGGCCTTTTGGTTTGGTGATTTCCTCAACTGTACTCCTTAGGACAAGAACCTTCAATATGATGGTCGACTTTTTGGAAAAAGAGAACAAAAAAGTTTGACAAATCTTTGGGTTTTTATAAATTTTAAATGAAGGCAATCCAGAGAAAGGAGATTCTAATGTCCAAAACAAAAGAACCAGAGTTGGTGATAAAACTATTACATACCTATAAGCATACCTACATCGAGTTTACTGATGACGATGGTTACGGCGGTCGTAAGCAAAAAGTCAAGGCCTTCTTTAAGGGTAAGTATGGTCCCAAGTATGATGAGAGTAGAGGGAAACTAACGGTTAAGAACGCCACAGTGTTTTTGAGGTTTGATAGGGTTAGTGAACCAAATTCTTATTACCGTTCTTGCTCGAGGATTAAGGTCATGGTCGCACGAAGCGAATATGATTTTGGTACGGCCGACAAGGATAAATATCTCAGGATCTCAGAGAAGAAAAAGACCAAGGGTAGGTTGAATGTCAGTAAGTTGATCGAGTCTATTGAGAAGTTTGCAGAGACCAAGGCCGAGATGGAGAAACAGGCAGCCATCCAAAAGAAGAAAGATGAGTTTGCCCTTATGGCTCTCGCAGGAAAGGTCTCGGCCGACATAGGTTTCAATGTAGAGATCGATGAGGGTGAACTTAGAATAAAAGGTTCTAAGGACGCCATCAAGAAGGACTCTCGAAAACAGTTATCTATAAAGATCACACCAAGGGATCTTAAAGAGGGTACACGATACGAGACCTATATCCGGCTTCCGGCTAGATACTCCGGTCTGGAACTCTCCCTTGATAAATTTCAATTAAAGGAGATTATCACGGGATTCATCAATGCAGGTGTATTCAAGTATGAAGAATAGGGAGAAGAAATTAATTAACGTTATAAAGAGTAGATTCCATGGCGTTAAGATGAAGCACGATAAAAGGGGAGAAATCATTCTCCCCTATATTGGTGGTACCAAGACTGCTGTCGAGTTTGTTATCTATGAAGATATGGTCAAAGTTTGGCGTCCTGGTAACAACACTATAGTCTGTTCTAATAACTACAACTCAGATGAACAGTACATACAGGCTGTCAAGAAGGCCATATATGAAAGTATAAAGATACTTCAGTTAAAGAAACAGAAGGCTGAGAGAGAGGAAAAGGTAAACAATATATTGTTAATAGAACTACAAGGTCTATTAGATGAGATGAAAATTGATCATGTAAAGATATCATCTACTGAATCATATGTTAGACTAAACTCCGGGACCCGAGCCTATAGTCAAAAGGGTTCAGATGGAAAGACTTTCTATGTGGCCGAAATGAAGTTGGCCTTTAACAAGGAAAGATTCAAGGAATTCCTTAAGTTTATAAAAGGAGGCAACAATGAAGTGTGAGGTGGAATTCTTCGGTCTGGGTTATCATACAATCATTGGCCAGAAAATCATTGGATGCAAACGTCAAAAAACACCATTTGGTTGGAGGGATGTTGCATCCCAAATCAAAGAGATTAAGAAAAGAAGGTATTATCTATATCTTCAGTTATCCAAGCAGATAACGAAACCTATTATTTTCTGGACGGGTGACTATAAGGCAAAATGGGCGATGGATAGGATAGAACAGATTCGGACCAATCCTGCAAAGGCCCTTGTTCTTATGAGAGACCCGAAACAGATAAAGGCCATACGTGAGTTGGCCAATTACAAAGTTAAGTTTTTTGGTAATGCCGATATACCTATCAAAGCACTTACTGAGGAAGAGATTGATAGGTTTAGTGCTCAACACTGGAATGATAGACCAGCACTGTGTTATATGTTTGAGGACTCGTGGCGTAACAAGTAATCAGACGTCCTCGACACCACAAATAACACCATCAATTTTCCCCTTAAAAGTAGATTGAATCCTATAGAGGAACAAGGCGAGGGCCCTAGGGAACTCGTCCTTTGACTTCATGGCCAATAGGAGTTGTCCACCATCCATCAAAAGATTATTAAGATGGCCTTCCAGGTGCTTTACAAATTTGTTCATGTAGAACTTTTTATGAAGTATCTTTGGAATAGGATAATTCTTTTTGACCTGTATTCCTCTCTCCTGAATTTGGACAATTGATACATTGGTCAGTATACTCTCTTCGGGATTTCCTGAGCATTTCAGGAATGTAAATATGATCTTGTTATTCATAACCACCTCTTCATCAGTATGGGGCGCCGTAGCGCCCCTTTTTTCTATTTATAGTTTCGTAAAACGCCCAGAATTTGACGGCCTTAAACCACCTTTAAAACCGCCGACACGGGTTAGAAAGAATCGCATTTATGAACTTCATTTACAGGTTCTTCGTTGTTATATCCAAAATGATTGAACCAGACCGACTGTTTTATGCAGAGATTTGAGTCAGGTTCGATGGTAAATCGTATCTCATCTGTTGAGACGGATACCTCTTCATGCTCCACGACAATTTGAAAATCTGACCTCATCACATTATGTGCTGGCAATAATCTGGAGTTCTCTGTCTTTTCTGAGACCAATCCGTTCATGGTGATTCCAAAAAACCAGAATGTACCAACCAATATACCTATCGCAACAGGTTCCCCTGCATCAGTTAAAATAGAGATAAGTAATGCTAGAGCAATAAACGCAAGTATACCGAGTCCCCAACCGATGAAGTACCCTAGTATGAAATACTCACCTACAAACATCCTGTTCTCCTTTCGTCCATTCCTCCGGACATTTAATGACATTGTACTTTGGTTTTTTATTTGTATATCCCCAATATGTATAATCAAGACTACTTTCAATACAGAATGAACTATCATGCAAATCGACAAACGCCATGTCAACCGTTCCGACGACTATACCTTTCTTCTCTACGTAAATATTATGTTTGGTTCTCCATACGTTCTCACCCTCCAGTAACCGAGTTGCCCTTCTATTATCTTCAGTCGACCAAACTATAAAGATTACAAGCGTAACAAGAAATGAGAGCACCACAAATAAGGAAAGATTGTCAGAGTCGAATAGAAGTCCGAAAATAAATAGAATACCCTCAAAACAAAATATGGCTCCAAAGGTAAAAAAGAATCCAATTGCAAAAAACTCACCGACGAACATTATTCGCCTCCAAATACATCGCAAAAGACAACTGTTTTCTCATCTATCGTATTTACGCCAAGGGGACTATAGGCCTTACGATGTTTGATACATAACAATGAATCTGGTTCGTCTTTAAATTTCATCTCGATTGTTCTAACAAATTTGTCATCCGTATCCCTAAGCATTATGGCTGTCTGAGACCTTACGATCTCTACTGGATAATAAACCCTATGTATCTTGTGATGATTAGATACTATCCCAATGATAGTGCAAAAGGCTATTGTTACAAGACTTAATGCAAAAAAGACATCAGATAATGACTTATTGTTTCGTGTCAAGAATGACACTAAAAATAAAAAGGCAGCAATAATAGTAACCCATGCTATGAACCCCGGAACTATAAATGAAAACATTTCAATTTCCTTTCATCTAAATGGTTGTTTTAGGGAAGGGATTATTAGTGAGGATGTATTGACGTATAATCTCTTCCCTTGGTTGCCTGGCGGCGTAACCGATGGGTCCGTGGGCATGGGACCCTCATATGTAGTTATAATTCTAATAGTTTCTTCAAACCCTCCACAAGGTCTTTATCTTCAATACTAAATATGTGAGTTCCTGACATGAATCCGTTAAATGAGACGGCATTACATAAAAGTTGTCCAAGTCTAGAGTCTGGATGTTTTTTCCAAACTTGATATAACAGACTAATTATTTCTGGAATTCTATTTGGGTCTCTCATCTTTTTTAATCCTGGTTTAACTTTCCACATCTCTTGTTACCATAAGTAAATTCTATTTCGTATATCCCTGTACCAGTCAAGAATAAAATTCATACCACCTGTCTTCCAGAATATGTAAGTACAGAATAATGTACTTATAGCATTAAGCGTTGATAATGTTGTTAAAAAGATCAGGCAATTTAATAGACCAAGAGACCCCATGAACAATCCGTAAATTAGTAAAATGGTCATTCAAGTTCCTTTGTCAAATTCTCTGCACCCGCCACATTATTTCTTATTAAAAAAGACCTGAATGTCTTATACCTTTTCTCGTTATCAAGAACAAAATTACAAAACACACCATCCGTTGATCTACTTCCAATAAAGTATGGCATCTGATGAAGAAAGAATAATTTGTTAAACTTATCAATGTGATCATTTGGTATGAATGTATGTAACTTGCACACAGTCTTGCCTGAATCAACCTGATACGTCCTTATTTCAAGTATCTGGCTCACAAACATTGTCCACTTTCCTCTTACCGTACTTCCATTTCTCAAGTCTTATATTTCCATCTGTTAAATGCCTTAAAACTTTCAAGTGCTTTTTTGACTTTATGGTCACAGAGAATCTCTCAAATCCTCCCGCGGTATCAGTTAGTGGTCTATCAAATTCGATACCTGCTATAAAGCACATCTTCTTAAAGTTATCCAAATTTCTTTGTGTATCATCCCCGTCTATAGTTAGTGCTTTGATTAGTTCATGATCCACCCACTGACTACCAATTTTAACTTTGAATGTACATTCAATCTCATAGAGACCATTCACCACCTTGTCAAGTCTCTTTATGTTTCTAAACTCTTTTAACTTTTCCTTACTTGTTATCGCTTGGATGAACATACTAAGGAAGGTCTTTTTCTCTTTAGGTTTAGTCAATTCATCGAAACGGCTATTCAGCATACTATGTATAGTTTTAAACAGTTTAGCTTGTGCGACGTCTGTTGGATTTATTTGCTTTTTCATGTATTCTCCGTAGATATCGTTTGAATATTGGTGAACTCATTATCATACCTTCCGTTGTCCCGAGCCAATCCGCAAGACATCTAATTATCCTTTCGTACTTCTCCTCCGTGTTCACAGTGCATTTTATCTCTACAGAATACGAACCCTTCGGCTTGGTGTGTTTTATACCGGCAACAAATAACAACCGAAGAACCTTATCGACTTCTTCCTCGTCAGCGATCTCTATTACCATCTTGAACTTTTCAGGATCAAGTGCCTTCAGTTTCACACTGCCCATAATACTCCGTTGCTTCAAGTTGATGTTTTATATGCTTTAGTTCTTTCTTTATATGATTGTTTCTAAGAGTTCCCCATGTCTTTGTGCTAACATACTTCCTTATTAGATATATCAACCTCTGATAGTCTTTGAGGGTCTTCAGATACACACGAATTACCTCATTCGTTGATCCCATCTCTATAATCTCAAAATCAATTGCGGAGATTAATAATAGACCAGATATCTTTCCTTGAGGCGCCAGAAGTACGACCTCATTAGTGTTCGGCCACACCGAAGAAATACTAACTATGTCTTTTTTCTCTGTCATGATTGACCGGAAACATAAAATGCTCGTTAAGTACATCAGTAGGGCGAACTACAAATGGAAGTATCCCTTTATTTAGATCAATATTTAGTATGTCCACAAACCTATTCAATTGTTTCTTTGTGTTTAGTATTACAGTTATCCTATCCTGACTCATGTTATGCTCAATGGCCGACAGTAGAAACAATTTTGAGGCCTTCTCAAAATGTATTCCGTACCACAGCGAGACCTGTATAGGATATTTGTTTTCTTCCATATTCCTAAATATAGAAAAGAACTGATTGTTTGTCAACAATTAAATTTCACCTATTCTTTGAATCATTCTATCAATGTCTGATTTCTGAATCTCCCTTGTTACCCTAACTGATGTATATCTTTTACCGTATGCTTTTAGAATGAATTTAACGAAGGCTGCTCGATGACTTTTTGGAAATCTCACAAAGAAATATCCTCCGTCATTATTTATTATTTTATATCCTCTTAGAAATAAAAGGTTCTGCACCTTCTCATCCTTAATCAACCAGGCACCTTTTCCATCGCCTGAGAATATGAACTTGCCCACACCCGAACCCTTATTCTTTAATAACAATGTAAGCATGTCTAGATCACATATTTACTATAATGTTTATCAATTTCCTGGGCGTTGTGAGGGAAACGTCTTTTCATCTCATCGAACACTGTTCTAGGAATCGCCACATCCTCGTCCTTTGAGAAAGGTATGATACGAAAATACATATTCCATAATCTAATCTCTGATGACTTTCTTGTTACACCTTTATAGTCTTTATATGACTCCCTATCTTTAAGAATAGCATTCTCCAGAAACCTTTTAAAGACTCCCTCACGAATGTCCTTTGGATTTGGTTTTATTTTACCTTTTTTACATTCTATAAATGAACTACTTGATTTTAGAACCATTTCCTCTATGTTATCGGACGTAGGACTCTTCAGATTTCTTAATCTTGTAACATCAGAGTTGGATCTCCATTTGTCAAGAAACACCTTGGCAGATTTACTATTGACAACTCCCTTTAGATTGAAGCCGCCATCTCTTCCTGAGCTTGGTGTATACATCATATTTCTATCCCAAATTCTCTCGACTTTTGCACGGAGGATCTTCCAGTTTCCTAGATACAATTCCTCCTTTCCAGATCGCATGACATATGTATTTCCTGGTGACATCTGAGTGAATGGGATAAACTTGGCAACTGAACGTTTGGAGTCTAACAATGCCTTTTCATACATCGTTCCATGATCGGGTATTAGTCCTATACTATGATCCATGCAGAAAACAAGATCGCCCATAACAATTCCACCTTTATGTATACCATTGGTTTGCATAATCTCAAGTAGATGTCTATCACGAAGATCCATGATGTACTTATCATTTACCAATACCTTAAACACAGTATTAGATTTTCTATGATTATAGTCAATAACTTTCACATTATTGGTGACGCCATGTATATCCACAATGGGTCCTGGTTTATTTGATCGATATTGAGTAGCCCACCATTTGGCACTCTTTAATGCCTTTGTGTTGCCCTTCTCAATAGGATACGCATGCATGGTACCATCCTTCTCTGGTTTTCTGCACACCATTGTAATATTCTGAATAAGTTTCATGATTTCTTTCCTTTCTTTTTGTTTAATTCTTTAAATGCTTCGGCGAACATCTGATGATCATAGGTTATTTCAACCACGGGATCTCCTACTAATTTGACCATACTCGCAATTAGATCAAAATCTTTCTTGGTCTTACATCTCACAAGACCTCTATCGGTACTAAACAAACCGGGTGCGTTTTCTACATTCACTCCCTTTAGAAATAAGAGTTTTTTTAATTTATCTCCAGATACATATATTGGTAGATGATCCTTTTTAAATTCAAATGACTTTTCCTCAGAAATACCATCATGCGAATGTATTGTTACGAATACTCTATCTACCATGTTATCTCTCTTATAAGTGCCTGTCTAATTTTTGATAAATCCTTTGGAGTATTCTTGTATACCAAATTCCATATGTATAGAAACTGATTGATCTCCATGGGGGTTTTGGCCACTATGAAATAACCTCCCTCTTTGTTTTGATATAGTTCTTGTTTCTTTCTTAGAAATAGTAGATCAACTAATTTCGGATGGGTGATTTTTATTCTTGCTCCAATCCGTCTTTTTTCTATTTCTATCGCTTCATTGTCATTTAAAAAATAATAAGGCTTAGTCATTATTTCACCATATAGATTTATTTTTATCGAGAGAGTGCCTCGTTTTGGTCTATGTTTTTTTAGGAAAGATTTTATCAACTGCGTTCTCCGGTCTAAATCTTATCTGTCTAAGGTTGGGTGTCGATGCGGCCAATACATCACACGCCTTCTTTAACTGACTTCTGGATTGTATGTATATTCTATCGATCTTAACATCAAACCCAGCAAGTAATAGATGGTCCTGTGTTCGTCTACCTAAGTATGGCGGCAGTTTGAAGATCAGACCAAGTTCTGGAGTCCATGCTGTCTCTATCTGATGATTGGAATATCCTAATATTCCACGTTCATATACAAATATAAATTCAATTCTTTTCATAGACATCAAAATCAAATTTCTGACCAAGATACATAGACCCTGTGTATATGATCGGTCTACCCTTGAACGCCAACATCAAGGCCTCACGAAAGTCCTTGATCTGATCCTCTGTTATGTATACATTTGTCAAAAACTTTCCCCTATCTTCAAACGTTTTTATTCCTTTAAGAAATACCAATCTCTTTAGTGTATCATCACTAAATTCTAGATTTATCCAAGGTCCATAATCCGTGACCCTTACATCTGTTAAATATACACCCTCAAGTGTCCAATCATCATCCTTGAGATTCATTCCAATCTCAAACATTCCTCTTCCTTTCGCTGGTAACATCATTTAGTCGGACAAGAATATGTTATCTGAAATCTTTGTGTTCCTCTATAGATCATACATATGACCTCAACAAATTTATCAAAATCTTCCGATGTATGTATATGGACTAGATAATGGCCGGGATATTTGCTTGGTAGAGCAATGCCACGAAGGAAAGCGATTCTATAAAACGCCGAGTCTTTATTGAATCCAAAGTATATTAATCCGCCCGCTCCTGCTTTATCTAAGGGATATACATCGGTTCTAGGAAAATATTCATCTCCATATCTATAATGATCTTTTCCATTAAAACTAGAACTGGTATGTACATACTCGACCTTAAGTCTGCCGCTAATAAGAGGTATATCAGAACCTTTTAACACTCGAAAAATAGCCACTTCATCGTCTCCTGTACAATATTTGTCTGTTAGCATAATCTATCAATCTTATAGATTTACTTTCCTTGTAAATTAAGAAGATACACTTTAAAAATATATTCAATTGTTCCCATGTTGTCAAGTAGAATTTGTAATGACCATGTCCATACTTATCATGTTTCTCGTATTTGATCTTACCTGGCGATAAAAACAATAACCTTGCAAGGGAGTCTCCCCACTTTCCACCAATTATGATCTCCTTAGAACCCTGGGCAGAATCTTTACATTCAAGATACGATGATGCATCATGTTCGTATCCTATACCCATCTGCGTCAACCCTAGCCAGGGCATCTTACCTATTTTCATTCGTTAGTTTCTCGAACTTGTTTATTAACCATGATTCAGAATCTTCATCAATATAAATTATCATGTCCTTGTATTTATGAAATATCACTTTTATAAGTTCATAAATCTTTTCCTTTGTATGTATCTGCTTAGTCTTGAATAGATTATTGTCTGTCCAGGTAGTCGCCGTTTGCGCGACCGATGTTGAAACGAAAAAAGGTCGGGGTCCACGTTCCAGCACATCATAGTTCACGTTCTTTAGAAACACCAACTTACCAAGTTCCGCACACTCAAAATACATCAGATATTTATTATGAATATTTCGAGAGAATATGATCTTCTCATAATGTACCGCCTCAATTAGACCCTCAATTCGATTATGTATAACGAATCCGCCGATGTATGTTCCCTCAATCGTACCAATTAATTCGTCCTTCATAAACATTGCTGTACCTTTTTTATTTCTCTATAAAATGTGTTCACAAACTTAGTTCCCCAATCGGGAATGTTAGTTGATCTACTTATGTTTGCTTTAATATTTCTCCACAGAAAGACAACCTCTTTAATAAGTTGATGTACTTTAGGATTACTTAGACCCTCCACTACCCAAGCATTAGTATCTTGATCAAATTGAATGTTATAACCTTTTAGTAACAATACACGACTAAGACCTTCTATATTAAACCAGACACTATATCTATCGTTGCAGATTCTAAATATATCAATAAATTCAGTACGATTTAGATGAAAATGTATTATATTTCCATCGTTAAGCATTTCTTGCAATAGTTGATAATTTCCTATCATGTAATAATGTCCTTTATCCACTCAGGTGTGTCGGAACAGACGGCTATCTTTTTTGTCCTGAGAACGAACCCCAACATTCCTAATATCTTCTTCAGCTCATGCTTTCTCAATCGTCCCATGTACCACCACAAGTCGTCCCCAACATATTTTGTGGTCTCGCACAACCTCATCCTGGGTCGAAGACCCTTAAGGAGCAGAATTCCCGATAGACCAGCCATCTCGGGCGTGAACCATAGATCATAGTAACCACCCAGTCGCCTAAACACTGTCGCAACGTGTCCTCCAATTATTCCCTTGTCATGGAGGGACACTTCCCAGATATCCTTAGATTCCAACGACCCCATCGTGTCCGTCATCCGCATTTTACCAGCTCCACAAACCAGGGCGGAACGCCCTCAACAAAATGTATATCATCGCAGTGCTTTCTTACAAACTCAGCAACTGTGCAAAGACCAATGAATGAAATCACGAACTGAGGGAGTTTGTTAGTTCGTTTTCTCTCTTTAAAACCGCCAAGTAAAACCAGCTTACCTATCTTCTCGGAGTTTACTGTCATTATAAAGTCTCCTGCATTAATGTCTCTAAATGCTACATAACTGATCTTTTCATTCTCTTGAAAGAACACTGCCCAACATGCGTCCCTGAGAGGATCCATTCTTAGAAACATATAGTCAGCGATTATTCGATCACTGTTTATTTCATTAGGGTTAATCATAACATCGCCCTTCTATAGTCAAAATCAAACCCCACAAAACCAAGATCCCTATTAAGTTTCCTCGGGAAGTCCTGATGCTGTGCTACATATGTACCCCTAAATGCCATTCTAATACATGGTATCACCATCCTCTTGAACTCCTTGTATGTGCGAAACCTTCGGGTGCAATGCTTTCCAGGGGTATAGTAATCGTTTGTGTTGTTTATCTTCTGTATACCTCTAAGAAATATCAACCTGTCGATCCTTTCAGATGTGTATGACAACCGCCATCCAAGAAAGGTGTCCCTATCGAAGCAGACAAATCCATCATTTGTATGTAATATATATGTCTTTCTCATTATATGTTATCCACGAGATGTGGGTTTAATGCAAGTAGATCCCTCTTTATCCATTGTGCAGTGTGATTGTTCATAGCCAAACCTTTATCTATCATTATCATGTCCTTGATTAGAAGTTCCACCATCCACCAGTCCACATAGTAAAGCGGGTCATTATAGGAACCCCTACCAAATATCTTGTATCCTTTTAGAAATATCAATCTGTTCGCCCTCTCATGTTCTTCAGGAACACTTATTAAAAACTTCTTTCTAAATCTTCGAACCAATAGACAGAAGTCACGAAACAAGTTCATGTGTTTTCTAGAATGTAATCCGAGAATAAATCCAATCTCATTAACAGACTTATCTCCATTGAAAAAATCACTCAATATTCAATCTCCAATAATTTGTATATCCATTTTGGTGTGTCTGAACAAGGATGCATATTCATCGTATCATAAGAAGCCTTATACATTTTGAGAACATTAATAAGATCCTTCTTAGTTATGTATCTAAGACAGTAAATATGACCATTTTCCTTATCCTCTAAATTTGCCCAATTATCATCTAATCTCTTTAGAAATAGTAGTTTATGAAGTTTCTCAGAATCGTGCCATACATTATAGTAAGATCCAATTCGTACAATGTAGACCCCACACTCTGTAGAATGTATAGCCCAGATTCGTTTTGAACCAAATGTTTGATCATAGTATTGTAATGAATGTTTAAATTTCATTCTATCCCCGTCACCAGTAACGCTCCAGGAAATCTGGTTGTACTTCTACAATATACATCAAGTTTCTTTGACCATGTATGTTCAAGATAAAGTTCAAGAATTTCCCATAATGCTTTTGTATCTATCCGATACAATATTCCATTCTGTAGAAATTCTTTGTTCTCAAACCTTATGTTCTTTAGAAAGATTAATTTTTCAAATGTCTCCTCATAGATACATATGTAAATATGTTCGTATATTTTTACCTTCACATCAACCGTTAAAAAGAAAGTCGGATTACGGGAGTTTCCAAATGTCCATATATCCTTAACTGGCTTTTTTGTGCCCCTAACAAGTTTACACGTTCTATCTTCCCGATGTTGTTCCATGTCCACGGGCCTTATTTTAAAACTCATATATTGACCCCAGTATCTTTAAAAACCACCATTTGCCTTCCTCATGAAAATTAGGTACACGATTATGATTTATTCTAAATAACTCTTTGAGAATCATGAAAATCTGTTCAAATGTGACAATGTAGTTTGGATCCTGATCCTCATCATAATCAAACACCCTAAACCCCTTTAGAAACATGATCTTATTCATTGATTCACAATTCCTATTAATACACATTAGCCATTGTTCTTTCCATTTCTTGACAAGTATTTCATGCCCGTAATCATATTCTATGAGTTCCCTTCTTTCATAATAGATACCAAATAGAATATCTGTACAATCACGATCAGACCAATATTCGTATTCACCCATAATACATCCTTAGTGAAACCAGTATGATATATTCAATAAACTGTAATGCGTTCATGGCCATTGTGAAGTATAAACCGAGTATGAATAACACAACCACCGATACAAATAACGCCACCGTCGTGGGTATTAGAAACATGAAGGATAGTTGATCAACCTTCTTCATTCGATACACTCTTATTATCTGAGGAAGGATCGACATAGCAAACGTTAGGCTACATAGGGCCAGTATCAGATCAAGTATCATGGCTTAGGGCTATCCCATTTAGTCTCAAAACCTAACGCTCTAATTTCTCTAAGAAACCATTGATATTTACACTCATAAATGTCTATATTTTTATCCATCAATTTTATAAGTTTAAGAAACATCCTAAGTTTATTCCAATCGAGAAGATAACAAAAGTCACCATCATAATCAATACACCATTTCTTGATGCCTTTAAGAAATAATAATCTAGAAATTCTCTCAGAACGAATGTTGACACAAACAATAAACTTCTTTCTCCAATATCTAATCCATGCAATAGAATGATAGCCACCTGTTGGCGAATTTAACATTACGCTCGCAATGAAATATTTAGTCTCTCTATTTATTATAGTCATTCCGTCTTTCATATCGGGCAACCCATAAATCCTCGTAACCATCCATTTACAAGTTCATCGTTCCAGCGTTTCTTACCAGCCGAGCTTCTTTAGATTTTTAATTATAGTACGTACAATAAGGACAACCCATACGAGAGGTATACACCAGAATAGTATATGTCGAATACTTCTGAATATATCTTCATTCAAAAGAGTTTGAATGATGACTGCCATGAATACAAGAAATAGTTGTACAATATATAATGCCATGATAAATCCAAATACTTCACTCATCTTATCTCCTTTCAATTGACTTATTTTTCATAACAATCAACGGCATCCTCGTCATATTCATCACGATTGTTGAACCTTATTCCTTGAAGAGCTTCGTTGACCTCCCATGGTAGATACGAACCGTTCCAGGAAAGTTTAGAAAACTCAATCTTTGATATCTCTATCATACGGGAAACCTGTTTTGTATTTAATCTATATCTCCGTATACCACGTTCATTTTCGTTCGGAAGTTCTCCATATATTCCTTTTAGAAAAGAGTATTTGACGATTCTCTCAGAGCAACAGATGACATTCCATTTACCTTTAACAAAGGCGGCACACAAGAAACAACCGATTTGTTTATCCTCGCATAATTCAAAATATGATTCACTCGACATTATCCACCTCTCCACAAGACACGATTCTTGGATCGGCCTGAAAGAGACCGACTTCAACATTTTTCTTTCTCATTATTAACTGAAGCATCTTCACCACCGTCCGTATGTCCTTTTCCTCAATCATGTATCCAACTACTTTTTCACTTTCGTTTTTTGATCTAAATGGTTTGAGATTTTTAAGAAATAGTAATCGTGAAAGTTCTCCTTCCAGTACAAATATCTTATATCTATTGTTGACCGATTTTTCAATTCGAACCCAAACATCAGTTAGGGTTCGAAATGGAAATCTTGAAAGAAATATCTCATCAGTTCCTTTTTTCTCCAACATTCCTGGAATTTCATCTACATTACATTTGTAATAACCTAGTTCGGATCTCTCTATGAAAGCTCTCATAAAATCTCCTTTAAACAGCGATCTTCCCACCACACTGGTATCTGTTTAAAATTATGACTTTCTTCATCATTAAAACATATCGTCAACTGTACAAAACCTCTGGCCTTCACCATCTTTAGATAGCAATAGAGAAACTTTTGAAGATCCTTACAATTGATACTATAACAGATATGCATCTTGGTAGTCAATACTTTATTCTTTCCAAACCCAAGTAGAAATAACATTCTACTTAATGCCTCATCATATCGGTTTGTCCATAGCCGACCAACATTTGAAGTGAGCCCAAAGATATCTATATCTGTTATGACTGGACTTTCTGCTCGAATTATCCATTTCATGTTATCCGTAAATCCATTACCGAGTAGAAACTTCGTGAATGAATTTCCATAGGCCTTAACTTTCTTTCTCTTTTTCATCAAAACTTCTCTCTTTCGACTGTTATCTCTATGCCTCGTGACATCAGCCTAGGCTCCTATAATATCTAATCACCTTTATGGCATACCAGACGACCCAGACAAGCGGAATGTATAGTCTCAATAATTCCTTCCGTGTTTTTATCGCTGAATCGAACTCATCTAACGCATCGAATAAGGTAAAGAGGGTCACCATCAACCACTGAGCTCCTATGAGAATTCCCATAACTAATAGAAAATCAATCATTTTTCATCTCCTTTCCATCAATTCTTTTTTCTCCTTTATAAGTCCATCTTACATCACTAAGAAATTTTTTGATACCATGCCCCTCCTTCAGGTATATGTCCATCGGGTAATCAATTCTATCATCATACTTCAGACCTCGTAGAAAACAGATACGCCTCAGAGGTTCCCGAGCCGCACCATGACCGACCCTTATGACACCATGCTCCCCAATCCACGGGAACAGTGTAGCCACCCAGTTCCATTCTCTATCGAATATGTCCAAATATATCTCGGCGTTATTCTTGTGAACCCGTCTCTGTGGCACCCTCACAACTCCTCTCAGAGATCGCCCGATACTTCAGTTTCTTATTAATCGCCTTCTCCCTCTTCCGCTTCTCCATAAAGGTCTCAGTCTCCCGCTCCCACTTGCATAGACCCCCCCTAGATCCGCCCTCCCAGGGCGGCCCGCAGGGCCCTCCCCAGCCCCGTCCCATATTCTCCATCTGCGAGATAGACCCCGGGACAGACAAGACGACAGAACCCCACCATCTCTAACATCTCATCGTAATTCAAATCATATCTTGCCCATCGCTGTCTCCTTGAACCAACCCGGAACCCCTTTAGAAAAGCCAATCTCCCCACCCTCTCATCGAAACAGATAATCATAAAGCCCCCATCATAATTAGACCTCACATAGAGCATCCGTGTTGCATCAATCCTTCCATCGTCCCAACTTATATCAAAGTGTGCCATATTCACATTCACCCAGCCGTTTATAAGCAGAAATAAAAGAAGGAACCCAATGTCCCCCTCCAGAGAATATAGTAATACCCGTTTCATGAAAAAGAATAATAATCTCAAGCATCATATCAACCTCAAGATTATTGTATATGTAAAATGTTGATATTTTTGAGGGTCTCCCAGATCCCATACCCTTAAGGAACAAGAGTTTAGAGAGTTCATAAGTAGCCTCCAATCTCCATAAACCAGAACCCGTGTAAAAGAACCAGCTTGTGGCCGTGACTACTTTAAATCTTAAATCAGGAATCAAGATGAATCTCCTTTCAATAACTCAAAACCCCAAATAACCGGTCCGGCGGCTGTCCGATCAGTCCATATCCCGGAGGACCGCCCTGGGCTGCCCTGGACCGGGATATCAGGGTGAAATGACTGCGGCCACGGTACCATTTCGGCGTGTCTCCGGCGAGGGCCATATTTTGCGAGACCACCCCTGAATCTCAGAGCCCTGCCACAAGAACTGAGAATAATACTATTACACCGGGGACGCCGACAAAGAGACCAATGGCCCCTAAGACGGGCCCGAGTTTCTGCATGACGGTCCGTGGCTCCCAGTCCTTGCACTGGCGATTCTTGTTCGCATCCCTGCAATAGTGCATCACAGTTTCATCGCCATGGGGTCTATGTACAATGAATGCGGTTTTTTTACAGCGACCAGTATCGTTGCTTCTGCATGAACTGCAACCCGGGTTGCATGGATCTTTTTCGTTTGTCATAACGGGTTCTCCTTTCTTAATGAAAACATAGTAAAGATTTGGACTTTGTCAAGCTAGTTTCTTTGGACCTCACTTTTGGACCTAATCGTTGAAAGCTGGTCGTTTTAAAGGGGGTCCCCATAGCGAGAACTGCGGGTGTGGCCGGGCTCTGGGTGGGGAGTCTTGCTTTAAATGATGGTGGTCGGGGCGCGGGCTCCCGGCCGCTGATACGAGGCGTATCAGCGGTGTGTGGGTCTTTAGATTATAGGTCGATTAGTATTCCATTCCGTAGTCCGGGAGCTGTTCTGGGGTTATGGTCCCGGACTCGAGGCAGGCGATAAGACAATCGAATTGCCGGATCCCCTGATCAATGTTTTCGGAGTCCCGAATGTATTCATCCCTGTGATTATAACAGTAATTAATAGCCTCTTCTTTTGTCATGATGTTCTCCTTTAATAAAGGTCGATTACTTTCTGAAGTTTCTCTCTTAGTTTTCCTGATTCCGCATACTCCAGTTCTTCCTCGATCTCTTTAATGTAATCTTCCTGGGTCATGAACGGCTTTATTGAGATGGGACCATCGGAAGTTATCATCAAGGGACCAACGCAAGACTCGCCCCATCCTTCGTCCAGATATTCCTGGTCGATCTCGGCAAGTTCTTTTGATTCAAAAAAGATGGGAAATGCAGAACCATCCCCACCATTTCTTATACTATACCAGATTATTGTTTCCATTTTGATCCCCTTAGTTTAATTGTTTGAGAAAATCATCCACAGACTCGGTGATGCCCAGGGATATCTTGAGGTTGGTCATGTCGTCCCTTGTGATGTGACCGCGCTCCCGGCTCCCCTGGGTCTCGCCCGTAAAGAGGCTCCAGAGCTTCGGGGTCCGGGTGGGGCTCATGCCAGCCCTCAATAAGAACTCGGGCTGCATGGGGTCTGGGGTTATTTCGGGGTCCAGAAAATCAGGGTCTCTTGGTGTCATCATTTTACGCCTCCTTTTTGTTTATTTGATACTGCTCAAAGAACGGGTCCGCGGGGATGTTGTCCACATGGGTCCTCACACCATCCCCCCAGAAGTCTGCCTTATAGCGGACCCGCATCGTGTTCTTCTCGAAATGGATGGTCAGGACCTCGACCTCCTTCATCCCCTCCACATATTCATTCTTTTTGTAATCATAACCGATCCCCACCTTTGCTTTAACTTTCAGGTTCATGTTATACCTCCTCTGGGTTAAAATGAATAAGATCATCCCCGGTGAACTCGCGGTGAGTATAACCGATTATGTGCCCGCGGCCATCTTTCATTGGGGCGGTGATGAACACCCGACCGTCCTGCTTCCAGACTGAGAAATCCCTCATAGTCTGGTTGAAGAACTTGAGAGTTTTTCGGGTGAAGAAATGGGGCTGCTTCTCCTCGGTCGCCCTGGCTATGTCATAGATTGTTGGTTTTCTCATATCTGCCTCCCTTTAATTAAGATAATGTCCCCGCAGTGGTCACATTTTAAAGTGGTCGTACATTTACAGGCGGGGCAGTTGTATTCGTAAAGCTCCGTGGTAGGGGTTGCCGCATCGATCAGCTCCAAATACTGTTTGAAGTCAATGGCCCCCTGTTTGACCCAGCCCCAGATTAACTTGAAGCCCCCGTTGGGCCCCAGGGTGTTGGGGTTACGCTGGGCGTTCCTGACCTTCTCTTTTCTTTCCTCAAGTTCAAAGTCCATTATTTACCCCCTATCATTACGGCCCCGGTGTAGTAGGCAATGGCCTCTTTGATACAACCAGTGCACTTGACGGTCTCGGGTTCAAGGGGAATCACATTCATGTCATATCGCCTGACTAACGAATAAGCCTGGGGCACGACTATAAGAATCCAAGCCACCAACCCCACGGTCTTGGTCACATGAATCGAGTCATTTTCGATCACGATGGTGAACCCGTCCGCCCCCATCTCGATCAGATTCTTGGAAACTATTTTAGCCAGTTCTTTCATTACGCTCTCCTTGTTTTGAGTTTAATTTGAATTAAAGTTAAAATCATTTTACAGAAATAAACATCGTGGTACATAACCATGAAGGGCACGGCGAGACCTATAGAAGCGGCAACCCCGAACCCGATCATAGTTATTGAAAAATCTTTCATTTGATTAGTCCAGATTGAATTTCTTGATGGTGTTGTTCAGAGCCCTTGTGAAAGCAGCGGGGTCGAAATCCCGTCTCCGTGCCTGTCTCCGTTGGGCGGCCCGCTGGCGATTATACTCCATTCTATCATTGAGTATCTTTTCAAGTTTCGAGTAGAACCCCGCCCATTTGAGATTTTTCTTCATCACCTTGACCTCAATCCAGTGACGGGTCCGGGTGCTGCGCAGGCTCTTGAGTTTGTAGCAGGGGATAAAGGCGTCATCGGGGTAATTATTGAAATCATATTCAAACAAGGGGCTGGCAACGATTCCCTGGCTATCGCCTGAGTCGGTGGTCCATTCGAGGATGCTGTTAAGTTCAAGTTTCATTATTTCCTTCCTTTGTTAACCTGTTGTTTATACTATAATTATAACAACCTTCTGAATAAACCTCAAGGGAAAAACCTGCCCCAGATCACGGTATTTGAATCAAAAACAGGAATCTAGAAGGTCCCGAAATTCCGCTAATTTCCGGGGCCCGAGCCCGATCCTTCTAAGCCCTTATAGATCAACGGGTTATGATGAATGAAACAGGTCCCCGGTTTACGGTCTAGAATAAGGGTTAATTATTTTTGGAGAAAGTCCATTTTTTTCTTGACGGAAAGGGTTTTTCGTGTTATAATTATAGTAACAGTTAGTTAATTAGTTTTTTCATCAACCACCCTTTATCCGAAAGGAGGCCAACATGGCCAACAAGTCAACCCCCAAACCCCTGTCCGCCGCTCAGAAGTATGCCAAGATGATCGTGGACGGCATCAAGGCCAAGACCATCGTGATGGGCAAGGCCCAGAAAGTCACGGGCAAGGACAAGGACGGGAATGCCCTTAGCGGACTGCGGTTCGTTTCCCAGAAAACCAAAACTGGCGCCGTGATCGAGGTGCGGCAGGAAGAGTCCAAGGCTCTGAAGCATCCTCGTTACACTATTAGCCTGACGGCCAACGGCGTGACCCAGAAGTTTTCTGGCGCCCAGGCCCGGCGTGCCTACAAGGTTCTCACCCACGTTCCCAAGGTTCGTGCCTCCAGCCTCTCTGGTGAGAATATCAGGTTCTGCGAGGAGCACCTGAACTACCTGGGCACCGCTGACCTGAAATAGCGGACGCCACTGCCCAGTCAAATCGCCCCGCCGACATCGCTCTTGTCGGCGGGGCACTGGTGGTAGATAGAGCATCGAAGGGGCAACGGCCCTTTATAAGAGGTGTGTCCCGCCCTGAATGTGGACAAGGTTTCGCCCCCACCTTAACGGGGGCCGTTAATTATTTAAAAGAATTCTGGGCACCCTGACCAGACAAAACAAATCGGGACGCCGCGGCCCCGCGGTTGACAAATAGGGCCCGCCTGCCGTTCGGTGGGCTAAATATAGAACGGTCTTTTTAGGGGTATTAAACATCAACGGAGGTTAAGTGAATGGCAACAATAGAGACAAAGGTTATTTCCAAGACAATGAAGAAGGGGTTTCCCGTAGCCGTCAAGCGGATGGTTTTGGAGACCGCCACTATCAAGAATGGCAAAAAGCTGTCCAGGACCTATCATGAGGTTCTGCGGCGTAATGGAAAGTATCAAAGACGAGATGGCTCCCTCCACTAGGGGGCCTTTCTCTGTTTAAGGAATCTTGGTCGTTAGTTGGGGGTATAATTAAACTTCCTATTATCTGCCCGCTTTCGCGGGTTCATGATGAGGCGACCAAGTAGCCGCTCACAAAGCGGTGACCATGATTACTCTGGGTGGTGCACACGTTGTAACATTAGACTCTCGATAATCGTTAAGCACTGTGCAGTCAATTGATCCGTCCCTCCCACCAACGTAACATGGTTCAGGGATGAGGGTCGCTCCCTCATCCCTTATCTTTTCTTTTAAAAAGGAGATCACATGATAGCGCCAGACACAAAAAAGGCAATAGACAACATGGACTATGAGGTCATGCTTAGGCTCGTCCGCTTCGCCCCGTCTGGAGATTCTATGTTCATCGGGGACACGGGCGAATACTTCATCCAAGTGATGGAAGAAAAAGGGTCCAGATTACCCCCCGGCATGAAAGCCGTAATTTCAAAGAAGATAGGATGGTGAGAAGGTCGAGGAAGATCCTATCTCACATCAGCGGGTGCCCGCCAAAGGGTGGCATGAAAGCGTTCTAGGAGATATACTGAACGACACCCGCACCCACCGGGACCGGGCTGCCACCTCCAACCCCCTACATTCAGGCACCCCGGTCCCTTTCTTTTTAATCAAAAACACAACCCAGAGCCCGGCCACCACCCCGCCAAGGCCCCAGCATCCGGTGGTTGACAAAGTCCAAAACTTTAGTATATTTTCAATTGAGAACAAAACATGAAAGGAAGGAATGACTAAATCTGATTTAATCATAGCATGGATTGTAATCCTGTTCGCCGTGGTGATGATATTCGTAAGCGAGTGTAACAACCGCGAGATTCAAATAAAAGTGCTCGAGGAGCGGCTCCGCCACTGCACATTCCCCATCGACACCACAGGAGGGCCATGATGGACTGGGAGGAGGTAATGTCTTATGTGATTGCTGGCGTCCTGGGGGGTGGTCTGTTTGATCGTGATCGCCGAATGTATAAAACACGACACCGAACAGCATACAGAACGGATGAGGATTGAGAGGTCCATAGGTCCATGCTATGAACCTGACAGCGGGGTGGTCGTGAGAGATACCCTGAATTAAGCCGTTTTTGAAAAAGGAGGGACCGTTTAGAGTTCTCTTCGGCGGTCGTGAAATGGTCTTGCTTTGCGAGGGACCCAGACCCGGACCCAGAAACGTCTTGCCTTGCAGGAGGGACCCAGACCCAAAACCCAGACCCCCTCATCGTCTTAATACCCTCTTTTTTCTGGACAGACCCCGGTCCATATGATAACTTAGGATTCTGGAATATGGAACAAAAATAAATGATTAAGGTAAGACCCGGATATAAGGAGGCCACCTTCCACATTAGTATATTTATTGATATTCTGAAAGGCGAAGGTATGAGAAAGATGTTATTCATCTCTGGTATAGAGTTTCGGGCATCTGGAGGAGGGTCTTATCATGTCATTTATGATCCAGGGAATAGAACCCATACCAGATTATTAAAGTCATTGATCAAGGATTGTTATTCTTATACGGGTATGCCTTAATGGCCTGTTTTTTGAGAGAATCTTGGAACGGGTATGATAACTTAGGATTCTGGAACAAGAAAAATGAAATATGATGTTCGTTATAGGGTCATGCCAGACCGACGGGAGGCATTTGAGAAGGTTCTTTTTCTCTCACAATTGAAAGCATGGTTCGTGGTACCAGAAACACTTCCCTCAGTCTTTGTGGTGGAGGGTCTGGATCTTGATGATAAGAAGGACCGAGCGAAGCATCATGCCCTGCGAAGGCATAGCCTGGTACATTGGATATCTTCTTAGAAACAGGAGAACGAATTTTGGAAAGTTTTAATACGCATGATTCAGCGAATCTTGTTGGTGCACTTCATTTTATGAAAAGGAAAGGGACAATGCATCGAGGGTTTATAATTCTGACGTTCTATAAGAGCCATCATAAGTTCTTGGTCTGTCTACCGCAGGATAGCCCTATGAATACTTTGCTTTTTCTAAAGAATATTGAACAGGTTGCGATTGATAAGGATGACGATCCATGTTATCTTGTTGATAGGAAACAGCTGGAGTTTATTTTAAAGACGATCAAGATAAGGATAATTGGAAGGAGAAGATTTAGTTATCACCCCGATACTAGGCTTTGGTTCAAAAATTTGTATAGAAGGAAATGATATGGATATGATTTTCACAGTCAACATGGGTCCTGATTCAAAGAGGGCGAAGGCATATATGTTTCTTTCGGGTATGCGGCATCTGGAGAGTGGATGGAAGGGAAGGTTTATGATCCGATATGTTCACGGGAAGATCGAACATCGAAACTGTCTGGGGGCCCTAAGAAGATTGAGATCATTTAAGGAAGAGATGAGGGCACGGGATGATCATATCTGGGTGCCCTAGGGGGATCATGAACAAGCGGGTGAGGGTCTATAGGACCGGCGATCTGGCGGCGGACATGGAAAATTTTAGAAGATTGGTCTGGTTGTCTGGGCTGAAGGGATGGAGGGAAAGTTACTATACATTTGCTGTTCGTTATGATAAGGATTCTAAAAGGGATACGAAGATGATAGAGAGATTAGATACCCTTGCCATTTTTGTTGATGAGGACTCCGGGTTACCCTAGATATGAAGAGGATTAGGACATTTAGAGTTTATGATATAACCGCCTTCAGAAGATTGGTCTGGTTATCCGGATTGAAGGGGTGGGAAGAGAACTCTGTCTCTTTCTCTGTGAGATATGATTCAAGGTCCGAGAGGGAAAAGTGGATGTTGAAAAGATTGAACGACCTGGCTATTCAGGAGTGGAATAAGAATGCATATCCAGTGATTGATGTCATATATTTTTCAGATCGTGAGGCTCCGAAACTGGGATAGATATATGGAACGATGGATGAAAAGATATAGAACATATAACATGGAGAGATTTGTCAGTCTTGTTTTGCTGACTGGTCTTCATGGATGGGTGGGAACGGCCACCACATATGTCGTCCTATACAACAAAGAGTCCGAAAGAGATAAGAAGATGATACGAAGGTTGGATGAACTTTGCTTTGTTCCAGAGAGTGACCAGTATTACGATGAAGGAGAATGAGAGGTATGTCTAAACTGTTGGGTAAATGTTCATATCCACAGCCAGGTGGAATTATGGCACATATGACATATCTTGATATGAGAGCAAGATTGTTTCGACAATTATTTCTTCTTGGTATTAGACCGACAAACAAATTTACAAAGTCTTGGTATGAACATTGTTTTGAATTTGATATGAAGATTGTAAAGACCTTATATGATGTGATGGCCGATAATGGTATGGTCTTGACAGGACCTTTTGAGTGGGAGTTTAATGTCCAACGGTTTCTTTGAAGCACTTAGATCGGAGGAACGATCTGATCCAGATTTCTCAGTGGAGGTATCAATCGGTCTATCTGTCACTATTGATCTTAGGTTTGATCCCAAGCGGGATCATTGGGAAACCTATGTTAATAGTTCATGGGTAAAGTCGGATTGTACATTTTCAAGAATGTTCTTTTTATCAAATCTTGAACATGAAGAAGCGGAGGATATGACAATCGTATACATTAAGACTGCAGATGATCTTAGGAAATATTGTTACGCTTGCCATGTAGGATTTAATAATGAAAAAATAAAATATGATAAGAAACTCATTGAAACATTCATAAAAAAGATTAACTGGTAACCACACTTAACAAAGGAGAAAGAAATGAAAAAGATTTTAACCATTCTGGTTGCCGTGGTCCTGCTTACAGCATGCGCCGATCCAAAGGTGCTTGATGGTTTCAAGTATGAGACCTATGGCCTGTTCGATTCTGGAGAGTACAGATCGGACTGTGTCGATTATTCGGCATCTATTGGTAACATCGTCTGGGGCGTCATCCTGGTCGAGACCATAGTGGCCCCGGTAATCATATTCGGGTTTGAGACCATGGAGCCGATTAGGTTGAAACCGAATTGTAATGATAGCGCCTGGCGTGCTCAAAGAGCATGGGGATGGGAATGAAGGATAAAACAAAAAAGCCGCGAAAGGTAGGGGAACGCAGAATGCGTTCTCTTACCCGTAGGGTTCTCAAACATTGGAGAAGAAATGTGATTCTCTCCGAAGAGGCGAAGGAGACGGGTTGCGAGGTTAAGCTCTGGTCAACCGTTAATGGTGGATTCTCAAAACGCGGTGAGGATTGTGCTTATTGTAACGTGTTTGTGCATGACCAGAATATATCCAATAAAGATCATTGTATTGGTTGTCCTATTCGTTTGGACACTGGTAGAGTTGGTTGTAATAGAACGCCGTGGTTGTCTGCAGATGCATGGAAACCCAAGACAATATGGACAGAGTATATGTATCTCTTGAATGTGGCATATAGTCAAGGTTTACAACCAACATTGAAAGAACAGAACGGATGAGGGACGCTTGTAAATTCTATGCAAGAGATCCTCATCTAACGGACTTCTCTTATACTGGACATCTGGAGGGTTACATATACATTGATATAAGTAACATCCATGTCCAGTTATTGAGGTTGTTGTTTCTATCTGGTATTGAATCATTCAGGCAGGAGGGGTTGACTAGGTTTTTTGTCTATAACGAAAACGAGCTTAGAAAGTTCTTTAAGATATTTTCATTTCATCATGAATTCAAGACTAACACAATGGCCAATGATGTGGTGGCCTTGTCACAGGCGATGGGGTGGCGATGAAAACATTTCATGTACACGGCAAAACTAATCGTACACTATTTCGAAAGGTGAATAGTAAACGATTAAGAATTAGGATTGCTTCACGGAATCAAGGTACACACGATAGAATAATAAAGTGGTTATTTCTTGCGAATTATAAATTATTTAAACGTAAAGGTTGGACGTATGTTAGCATTTTCAACCGTGAGGAGTTTTTAAAGTTTATTCAATTCTCAGACAAACATCTAAATGATAAAAGTAGAGTGGAAGATATCCAAAAGGTGATAACAGAGATGGCATGGTAAAAGGAGGAAGGTATGTTATACATTTATGTTTTTGACGATGGAACGATTAAACAGGTCTCACATCAAGCGATACCTGAGGGAGATATTAAAGCCGTCAAGAATGGACTGCTCGATATAATAAGACTCTCACCGAATGGCACATATGAGCAGATGACGTGGAACGGTGCCAGTTTCGCACCCGTGGAACGTGGTAAGGTGGACCAGTCCGAGGGTATATCTTTTACATTCTAATAAATGAATTTAAAGTTACATACCACGGATGGTGATTATCATATTGCTTTTCGTAAAGAGGATGGATATCTTCTTTTGAATTTTCAATGGTCGATTGGAAGAAATATTAAATTTTATAATCTAATATTTCTATCAAAGATAGAGGAAAAACGATTTGGTAAAGATTGTAGTATATTCATCAAGACTCCGGAAGAGTTTGTCATTGTGGTTGATTTACTGGAAAAGGTCTGGGATATTGAATTTGAAATAGATTCACAAAATGAAATAATTGAAATTATGGATTGGTGACATGAAGAATCGTTCTGACATAACGGTCGGTTCAACAGGACCTTGTTTCGATGTATCTTTTGATAGGGAGATTCCTTATATTACAATCGCCAGAAGTTGGTATGAAGATCCTGAATTTGGTTTTTCTAAATTGGTATTTCTTAAAGGTTTAAAATATATTAAAGAGCCAGGAACATATATTTTTCAATTCCCAACAACAGAGGCTTTTGATGAATTTATCTATTGTTTTGAGCCTGGTTATAGATGTACTCTTGACAAAAATGATATTAGTTTGGTGAAGGAGAGGTTAGATGAAATGGTTGACAGATAGAAAACTTTTTACTATATTTGTGTTGAACGGAAATAAAAAAGAAAGGATGAATCATGAGACCGTTATCTGAAAAGGTTATGAAGGTCGCTGGTATTCAATGTGATGCCAAAGGATGTAATTGGGAGAACATGGAGGTTCCTCTCGATGAATATTATAAATGGGTCAACATGGAATGTCCTAAGTGTGGCTCCAACCTTCTCACCATGGAGGACTATCTTAAGGTGAATAAGATAAAGGATACCCTCGACCGTGCAGGTGAGGTTCCGATACTTGGTCATCTACTTCATGGAATCGTTTTTCTTGAAAACTTGTTTCCCAAGAATAGAATCACCATGAAGATGAATGGCTCTGGTCGGGTCTGGAGAAAGGATACCGGCGAGGAAATATTTGAGAATATGTGATGGTTACTATTGGTTTCACAGGAACCCAGAAGGGTATGACTAAAAAGCAACTAAAGGTCTTTTCCGATATGATAGCTAATCAGGATATAACCTTGAGAAATGGTCAATGTATTGGTGCTGACCATGAGGCGTATCTAATAACCCTTGCCATCAATGAGAACAATAGAGTGATATTACATCCACCTGTTGTCGCAAGAAAGAGATTCAAGGAACCCAAGAATGAAAGGGTTGTAACACTTGATGAAAAACCATATCTTGATCGTAATCGTGATATAGTGGATGGTTCATCACTTCTGATCGCAACTCCCGATGGTATTGCCAATAGATTGAGATCGGGAACATGGGCAACCATAAGATATGCGGTTAAGAAAGGAAAGAGGATAATTATAATATATCCCGATGGATACAAAAAGTTTGTCTCGGAGGATTATGAGGCTAGGAAAAATAGTAGGCCTAAAAGTCTTGATCATCCATGGTTTCGAGATGAGAATTAAGAGATAGATTATGTTTTTAAAAAATAGAAAGTTAATAACCTGTGTGAACACAGATTCTGGAAAGAATCAATTTCATATATTGTATGGAAAAAGAATTATTCCACATATAGATATGAACCTTAGTTTCTTTGAATTGGTTGAAAGGATGATTCTTATCTCGGGCATGAAATATAGGGTGACTAAACAGTATGTAAGGATTGAGTTCAGATCGAAAAAGACATTCAAGCGGTTTGTCAAGATCGTGGAAGATCAGATTGGGGAAAAGTTTAGGGAGAAGGATATAAAACACGCACTTAGTGATATAAGGAATAGATGAGACGGAGATCGTGTAGTAATATTGGTCATACTCGCAGATGTGTGGCAAGGGTCATGTGGGAGAACTACAAGGTTCGACAAGTTAGTGGAAGATATAAGACATTCTACTACTGCGACAAGCATGCGTCGGAGATAAGATCCAATCCAAAGATTAACGGCGGTCGATGGAGGAGAGTGGATGTCGTCAGAGTTTAAAAAGATGTGTAAAAGGACCCTAGTTATGTCAGATGGTACAATCGAGGCCAAAGAGGGAAAGATATATCAGTTCATGGATAAGACAACCTTCATCAATGAACATGGGGATAAACATTATGGGGAGCAACAGTTTATAGATGAATATTTCTCTCCGTTTAATGTCAAGAGTATCACCGAGGATTGGAAAGTCAATAAAAATGCCGGATTATGAGTAAGTCATTTCTGATGTTGATTGAGAATAGGCTCATGGCGGATACTAAATCAAATTTTTCGTCTTGGGGTTATGACATAGCCAAGACCAGGGAGGATAAGGGTTTTATTATATTTTCATTCTTTGAGAAGAACCCGTTTGAGTATAGAACTCTGGAACTGGCTGAGGGGATCATTAAGGCAAGGAAGTTGTTTTTACTGAAGAACCTGGATTTCATAATAGTCAATGATGTTTATAGGTATCACATATATACATTCAAACAATGGTTGCAGGTGATGAGGATACTTCAGGATGCTTTTGAATTTAAAGAGATTACATTTGATTATTACAAGATAAAGAAGGTGTTTGAATGCGAGGAATGATGTATATGTTTTTGTTGTCCGCCCTATTGTTCATGGGATGTATCAAAAAGGAATGTGGCAAGGAATATATTGGCAGGATTTCCACGTTTCATATTGTTCCAACGGAGAAGGATCTATCAATATTGGTGTTGGATAATGGATATGTGGTCTCGACCAATATCATATATATGGGTATTGGGGATCTGGTGTTCTGGTGTTCAAAACATAGACATTATATCGTGTTAAGAAGGAAAGCGGATAAGACATGAATTTAGACGTTGAGTTTTTTGGGTTTGCCATATATAAAGGATATGGTCAGTTTGGTAATTATGAGGTTTATGATACAGAGGAGAGTGCTGAACAGCATAAACATAATTACTATGGTCCGATTCAGGTGATTAGTCGTTGTTATTTTGTTCTGGATCTTGGAAGGAATACCAAGAGCCCTATATTGTTCTGGTCAAAGAAGTACGCCAATCAAGATCCGGTAAGGAAATTAATCGCCATATGTGAGAACCCGGGGTTGGCATTAATGAATCAGAGATCATTGAATACACAAGGCAAGCTTTCCATCGCAGAGAAAATGGTGACGACCTTAAAGATGAAATTTGGAAACGAACCAATACCTATAAAATATCTGACCAAGGATGAATGGTTAAATAGGTATAGAAATTTAAGAGATACAATGCAGAAAATACCAAATGAAATTTAAGTGAAAGGTTTTTCAAATGAAGATAGATGTTGAGTTTTTTGGTCTGGCAATCCTAGAGTGTTGGGCATCGCAGAATGCCTGGGCTGGCAAGGATGTATCTGACAAGCAAGAAGGTCCTGCTTTTAAGAAGTATTGGTACTGTTATTTTGTTATGGATTTTGGTGCCGGAACAACACAACCACATCTGTTCTGGTCGATGAGATATAGAACGCCAGGTACTATAAAGAAGATGAGAAACATCTGTAAGAATGCGGGCGTTGCATTGATCAATCGTGATAAGATACATAAATGTTATAGCAAATTTAGTAACGTAGAGAAAATGATAATGGAACTAAAACTCAAATTGTTTGGCACAAAAGATGTACCGATTAGGAATCTCACCATTAAAGAATGGGAGAGGAGATATAAGAAATTGGATTTCTGTCAAAACACGGTTCCGCATGTTTGAGTGAAAGGATTTTGAATGATTATAGATGTTAGATTTTTCGGTGTCGCATATCTCAAGGCCTGGATGGCTGGTAATAATTATTTCTATCTGACCAAGGATGAGGCAGACAAACACACATGGAATACGCCCGAGGAAAAATGGCGCTGTTTCTTTGTTTTGGATTTTGGTGGGACGACCGAGAACCCATTCATATTCTGGACAAGGACAATGGCAAATCAAAATGAATTTGATCGGTTTAAAAGATATTGTAGAAACGAGTCTGATGAACTTCCTCAGGTATATTTTGGGTATCAGTATGAATCACTCATAAAATTAAAGAAAAGGTTTTTCGATGAAAAGTCCATACCCTTTAGGGAGATGACGTTTCAGGAATACGAAAAGAAATATAAGAGGTGG